TATTCATCTATAACTTCGTACTCATCACCAACTAAATCATAAACTTCTTTTTTAAATTGTTCAGTTGTTTTTCTTCTTTCTATAGACCTTTTCTTTTTTAAAATATTTTCACAAATAGGACATCTATATCCTTTATTTTTTTTGCCTTTTGATATACCATTTAAAAAATTTGTTGCGACCATTTCAAACGTCTTTCCGCATTTATTGTGTTTAAAAGTTATTTTACTCAAGGCGCCAGTATATTCATCTATAACTTCGTACTCATCACCAACTAAATCATAAACTTCTTTTTTAAATTGTTCAGTTGTTTTTCTTCTTTTTATTATTGAATTATTTTTTGCACATTTAGGACATTTACTTCCTATTAATATAGATGCTATAGATGTTTCATATTTGTATCCGCAACAATGTTCTATAAATATTCTACTATTTCGTATAATGCTTTTTCTTTCAGCAATGGTTACAATATAATCATCGCCTAAAGTTTCAGCTACTCTATTTAAGTAAAAATCTATATTTTTTCTTTTTTTCATACTCTATACACCTCAACATAAAAATATAATATATTGTTCTTTATTTGTGTAGAATATGTTTTATTGTTACCTAACAACAATCTTTAAACCACTTTTTCGTACATATGTGTAATTTGTAAATTGAGCTTTTCTAGTTCCTATTGCATTTATATAATAATTTCTTAAATTTGAAAATCCATATAAAAAATTATCTTTTATAATGTAAGGAATAATTCCACCTTTCATATCTGGCTTTAGGCCTATGAAAGAAGCAAATTGTGTAAATTGTTTTACGTTTATACCTGTTTCAGAAACACAGTAAGGATGTAACTCTAATCCATGTGCTGATTTATAAAAATTCATTAAACGTTTGCTAAATTCTCCAAATAATTCTTCAACTTCATTAAATTGAAGTCCATTTGGAATATCTGGTCTAAACAATTGTCGTGCTTCATTGTTTCTTGCAATTAAAATAACAAAATCATTTAAAGAAATAGTATTTCCAGCTAACATATTACATGGAACAGATATTCGACTTAATTTATTTAGAAGATCAATAAACTCTTTTCTAAACGTGTCGAATTCCTTTGGGTTTCCATCAGAATAACGTTTTAAAACATAACTGAAATATTTATTTAATGTTTTTTCAGAAATTGCTTCTGGCATAAATATATCTGTTTCAATTAGTTTTATTTGGCAATTTACAAAAAATTGCAATAACATTAAATTTAATAATAATGTTCCAGCATTCATCTTATATTCTTTATTATATAACACTAGGACGCATTGTGTTTTTCTTAAAGAATAATCGGACAAAATTTCTTGTTTTAACTCTTCCTTCACTTGAATATATTTTTCAATATCAAATTGTAAAGAGCTAATATCAAGTTTTTGAACCATAATATTTCCTCCTTTGCGATTATCTCGCACTGCCATAAGATTGATATTACGTTCTTTATTATAATATATAAAAATAGTAATTTTTGAATTATATAAAAAGAAAAAGAGAGTATATAACTCTCTTTTATTTTCTTTCTTGTGCAGCTGCCTCTTGATCTTCAGCATCTGCTTCATCAACATATTTAACACGATGATCATATCCATGAGTTGCAAGTTTCTTTTGAATCTTTTTAACTTTTTCAAGAATTTTTTGTTTTTCAACTGGATCTGATACATTACTATATTTATATGTTAATTTATTTAATTTTTCGCGCCAAGCTTTCCAACGAAGTTTTCCCCAAAGAGCTCCTTCGTCTAAAACCTCATCGTTTAGTTCTAAATCTTCTAAAATATTGTCTAATTTACCTTTAAAGATTAAATTGTTAGCTGCTTCATTAAATTCTGTTTTTGAAATAGGTTGATTTTTAATATTTACTACAACAATTTGTTCTTGTAAAGGTTTGAATAATTTTTCGTTCATATACTCAATTCCTTTCTTTTATTATAGTAATATTTATTCAACTTCTGCTTCTTTAACATCTTCGCCTTTAACTTCTTCAGGTAAAACATCTTCTTTTTCAGCTTCACCAGCAACTTCTTCTGGTTCGCCTTCTTTAACTACTTCTGGAGCATCATTTGCTTCCATTTCTTCAAAAATCATATTGATTCTAGCTTCAGAAACATCTGAATATTTTTCAAGTAATTGTTCTTGAAGTCTAGCTGCTAAAACAGTTGCATTAACCATTTCTACAAAAATACGATCGTTATTTTCTTTTGCAATTGATAAAGCAACTTGTTCAACTAATCTAGCTTTATCAACGTCATCTGCAAAACGAGCTTTACCTAATTCAAAAGCTTCTTCAAGAGTTGTATATTCTTCTTTAATTTCATATGAAGAATTTAAAGTAGTGCTAGCTTGTTGAATATTTGCTTGAGCTTTCTTTAGTTTTTCAGCATTGTCCTTTTGAATTTCAGATTCTTTAGCAAATGCTTTCATACCTTTACTTGATGATTGTGCTGCTGCACGTCTCATAAATCTACCTTGGCGTTTTTCTAATTTTTCTAATTTCTTAGCTTTTTTAGGATCATTTTCAGATTTCATTTGTTCAATTTTTAATTGACGTTTAGCCGCTGCTTTACCTCCAAGACCTAAGAATTCATTTAATAATTCTTTGTCTTCTCTTAAAAGCATAACGTTTTTAATTGAAGGTTCATATTCCTCAGATTCATCTAATAATTCCATTAATTCTAAATCACTAATTTCTTCTGATTCAACAACCACTTCTTTAACATCTTCAGCACATTCTTCAGCTGGGAATACTTCATCGTGTTCAACTTCACCAGATGCTTCCTCAGCATTACCCAATTTAACAACTTCAGGTGATTCATTAGCTTTTAATTCTTCGCTTTCTACTACAACTTCTTTAACGTCTTCGCCTTTAACTTCTTCAGGTAAAACATCTTCTTTTTCAGCTTCACCAGCAACTTCTTCTGGTTCGTCTTCTTTAACAGCTTCTGGAGCATCATTAGTTCCTAATTCTTCGCGTAAAATACTAAAAATATTATTTAAAGATTCTTGAATTGCATCATCAGATGTATCTTCTTTAGCGTCATCTTCAATTTCATCAGTAACTTCTAGTTCAGGATTAATTGGATCAACAACATTGATTTCATCAACATTATCAACATCTGCAACTCTGTCTTCATTTCCTTCGGCTTCGGCACTTGTAGTTTCTGGATTTTGTTCTAATGTATCTTCAGTAACAGAATCTTCAACAATGGCTTCTTTAACATCTTCAGCACATTCTTCAGCTGGGAATACTTCGTCATGTTTAGCTTCACCAGCAACTTCTTCTGGTTTGTCTTCTTTAACTACTTCTGGAGCATCGTTTGATTCTAATCCTTCTGATTCAACAACTACTTCTTTAACGTCTTCGCCTTTAACTTCTTCAGGTAAAACATCTTCTTTTTCAGCTTCACCAGCAACTTCTTCAACATCATCAGTTGTTTTAGCATCTTTAGGGAAATCTTTTTCTAAATCAAATACTTCTTTAGATTTTGGCTCTTCACTTTCTACTACAACTTCTTTAACGTCTTCGCCTTCAACTTCTTCAGGTAAAACATCTTCCTTAGTTGCAGTTCCTTCTATTTCATCGGGTTCTCCAGCTTTAACAGCTTCTGGAGCATCATTAGTTCCTAGTTCTTCAAGAATACTTTTAATTTCTTGTTCCATCTTAGCTTCATTTAATAATGTTTCTAAGTCTTTAATATTATTTTGGTTTTCCATAAGTTTGAGGTCTCCTTTACTTATATATTTTCATTATTTATTATAATTTATTGTTCAAATAAATATTTATTTTTTACTATTTTTTATACTTTTTTATTGATTTTCACACTGTTTCTGTTGAATTTGTGTTAGTTTTGTCTTTATAAACTGATATACTTAAATTTTCAGATATTTTTCTAGTATAATATATCTCGCCGTCTCTAATATTTAATTCATTGGTTTTTTCTACTTTAACTAAATCATTAGCTTCTTGCGTGCCATATAAAATTTTAAAATAATCTATTTTATATTTGCAATCATTTAAATAATTTTCATCATAAAAAAATTGTGTTTCTTTTTGCATATTATCACCTACATAAACATAATTATTTGCTTTTCTGCATTAGCATTTATTGTTAATTTAATAAATGTTTTTTTGTAATTTTCTAATCCAGATACAAAATATATTCCATTTCCACAAGGAATTAATTGTAATATATTCTCATAATTATACAATGTAAAATTACTTGAATCTAGAGATATATAAATATATGGTTTTGCTTTAATAAAAATATCTTTTTTATAATCATATACAGAAAGATCATATAATCCATGTTGTTTAGATATTGTTTCGAAATCGGGAACTTCAGCATTTAAATTTTTATTTATATTAAACAGTTCGGCATAGTTTAAATAATAATCGTTAAAATTGTCCGGTAGATCCATATCTAAAGTTCCATATTGATCTGATCCATATAGCATATTTGGCCTTATAGATTCACCGTCGTAAATAATAGTATGAAAAGCAGTTTTATAATATTTACTTAAATTTTTATAAATATCAGTTGCATTGTTTAATTCGTTTCCGTATTTATTTTCTTCTGTCGGGGGTGTAATAAAATCATATGGAAACAAATCATAAATATATCCATCTTTGTTTATATTATTATATACTAAAACTAAGCCATTATTTGTTGTTATTGTTGTATTATTATATGATTCCGGAATTTCGTCATATTTTCTTCCATATAAATATTTACTCTTATTATTATATTTATCTATTGTATTTACTTCGCCAATAATATATGTTGTTTTTCCATCTTCTATTTTTCTATCTATAATAGCATTTTCAATTTTATTTATATCTATATTACTTATATATGTTTTTCTCATTTAAAACGCTACCCCACAAATTAAATTTTCTTCATTATATATTTTAATATATTCTTTGTTATATACATTTAAAACACCTATTATAACATATCTATTGCCATATGAGTATTTTTCATAATATACTTCTGGATCTTCGTTATAAAAAACTTTTATGTTTTTACCTTCAGAATTAATTGTTGGATCACCATCATATAATAACATAACTCTATATACAGCGTTACCAAAATTACCCGGATAAAAAAATATTTCTTTATAATCATCTGATAATTTATCAAATCTATTTTGGTGGTATGCTTGCTCTACCATATCTAAAACAGAAAAATCTGGCGCTATTTCTAATAAATATTTTCTTTTTTCAAGATCTGTCATAATATCAACCCTTTCTAAACGCTTCTCACAGCAATCGAATAGAGAAATATCCAGCTTTTTAAATTTCGATCGCTCACAGAACGGATTTTTATAATGTATTGTTCAAGATCAATAAAAAATAAACAAAAAAAGAACCACTTTTAGTAGTTCTTTAATTTTTGTAATAATTTAAAACACCGCCGCGTTCATCAATAAGAACTTTTGTTTTTTCTTCTAACTTTGTATAGTTATAATCGGGCATTAAAAACTCTTTTCTTTCTAAATTCAATTCTTTACATTCAGCACAAGAAATAACTAAATCTTTTAGATCGGTTATTAAAAGATTCCAACTAGTTGTTTTTAAATATGCTAAAATATCTTTATTATACATATTAATAAAAACAAATTTAGAATCTTTATAATAATTTTTCAATATATTTTGATATATTCTTTCTTGTTCTTCGTTTTTGGCGTTATATAAAATTACTATGTTTTTAATTACTGATGATGTGAGAAAGTTCGCTCCTGTTCTTATTTTTTCAGATAGTTTTGTTTCTTGTAGAAAATTATTAAATACTTTTTCTTTATTAAAGTATATATGTTCTAATGTAGAGTTTGCTAATTCAATGCGTCCAGGATCGTTATCTCTAGCTAATGTATCAACAATATTATATTTATATGGTCTTTCACTAGTTTTTAACCACACAGGTATTTGAATTATATTTGTGCAAAAATATGGAAAATAGTTTTCTCTAATAAAATTTAGTTCGCTTTGAGAAGTTTCAAATAAAACATCTTCTAATGTTATTATAATAGTAGCATTTGTTTCCATATTATAACCTTATAATATTAGATTTTCTTTTTCCTTTTACACAATAAATTCCTAATGCTCCAAGCATTGTTGTGCCTGCTGCAGTGTTTGATTCAATCATTTCTTCTAAATTTATTAATGGTTTTAAATATTCTGGAATCTCAGCATCTTTTGGAATAGCAATAATCGCCGCACCTTTATCTGAAAAATCTATTGATGGATTTGGGTTATTTTTCTTATAAACAGTTTTTAATATTATTTCATATTTGTCTGGATAATTTTCTTTAAGCCATTTAAATTCTGGTTTTTCGTCTAAGAAAGCAAATAATCTTTTATTATATTCTTCGTCGCTTTCATTTTTATTTTTATTTAATGCATATCCAGTTTTTAATTTTATTAAATTAACATTTTCTGGCGGAACTATTGTTTTTTCTGGTTCTAAGGCATTCCATAAAATAGTTCCTCTAACTTGTGGCATTCTTTCTGGGAATTTATATTCTGTTAAAACACCGATTTTAGAAGGAATTAAATAAGTAGCTTCGCCATTTGTTAATGATGTTTTTACTGAATTTACAATATTATTATATTCTCTAAGAACATCAGACATTCTTATTTTTTCAGGCAATAATATTTCTTCTAATAAATATTTTGTAAATAGTTCTCTCAATGTTTTTGGAACAACTGATTTTCTTATTGGAAGACCTTTTATATCTAATCTTTCTTCTGCTGGTTTATTTATTGGTTTTCCTAATTCTGCTAATAATAATCCAGCATAGTGTTTTTTATTTTTTGTTGTTAAGAGTTTAGAATATACAAATTCATTCTTCATGTTTATAATAGGTTTATATGCATCTTCAACTCCAAGATTAGTTGTTAAAACCCAGAATATCCTTCTAAGAGCTTCTGTTGAAATATCAATAAACATATTCATGACATTTAATTCTGACTCCGAAGAATGCTCTAAATTTAATTCGGTTATAATTTCTTGTATTTGGTTGTCGAAATATAAAAAGTTTGCTTTTGTTTAATAAATTCGCTAAATTTATCATTCTATACATTACTGCATAGATCGGACTAGTTCTACAACCATTTCTGGTTGTGTGCGCTGCCTTCGCTTTGAAGTACCTGGTCTCTGAAGTTACTATTTAAAAATAGTCACTGCTCATTTTCCATTGTCACGGCGAAGAGTAGGTATATTTCAACCCTTTCATTGAAACTCTTCTTACCATCCTTTACCTTGTTTCTGCTCACGCTCCATTTCTGGCGTAAAGGCTTTAGGACGTTCGAGCTTTTCACACATTTTTTAACACACCGATTGCTCGATATGTGATCCAAACGTTAAATCTGTATCGACAACTATTACACTTTTTCTAGTTTGTTTTTTTGCTCTTTTAAATCTATCTTCTAAAATAAAATCATAAAATGAGAAATCACAAATTAAACTTGCAAATTCTGAATCATTTTCATATTTTTTATTCAGTCTATTAGATAAATCATTTTTAAAATATGTATTTTTTAAAAGCAATTTCATAATTTGATTTTTATAATAAATTCGATTTAGCATTTCATCGCCATATTTGTTTTTAATATTTGAAAATATGCTATATAATGTTTCTCTAAATGTTTTCGATTTTTTGTCTGTTTTATATTCAAAATAATCAACTAATTCATTAATATCTACATTTTTATCTAAATATTGTGATATTGTGTTTTTATAATTTACAGAAACTATATTGTTTATATACTCAACTGCATCACTTAAATCATTAAACGGAACATTATCTCCTAAAAACGATTCCATTGCTTCAATTGAAGTTGTAATAATATCTTGTCCTGTAAATGTAGTTGAATTTTGTAAAAACGGATTAAAGAAAGGAGACGATGCAAGACCTGTTATTCCATAATATGAATTTGCTAGAATTTTATAGGTCAATTGCAAAATCTTATAATAAATATAGTCGTCAGAACCTTTCTCGCACTCATTCATTTTTTTCTTGTAAATTTTTCTTTGGTCTAATAAATACTTTAATGCTTTTGCTCCAATATTATCACTTTTATGTGATTCAAATAAACATGCATAACCAGACAAAATATAATCGGAATTTATAAATCTATTTATAAATTGCTCTAGTTTCATTACTTTGTTTTCTTTTGTAATATTAGACATGAAACGACCTTCTGGTTGATAACGATCATCATATACTTTTGTTAAATATTCTTGGATTTCTTTATCACTTAAAACTTCTTTCGAATACCTTAAACGAATTTTTTGAATTTGATCCTTCATCCACAAATATTTAAAACTTATCTTTTTATTCATGTCTCTATTACGAATATCAAAATGTGGCATTTATATCACCTTCCTTAATATTATAATAGATTGTTAATTTCATTATTTTTAAATATAATTAGCTATTATAATCTTACAAACATGAAAAACACCAATGCCATTAAACCTATAATGAAAAACATAAAGAAAATCTCTGTTTTGGTTATCGATTTATTACAAATACCATTTAATGAGCTATAAATCTTTGGGTCATAATCGTAATTTTTTATTTTATTAAATTTAGAAGTATATTCTTTTACATCATCAAGTTGTACAAGCGCTTCTGTATGTAAATCAGATATCTTTTTAAGAGCTTTCATTTTAGCTTTCAATTCCTTCAATCTAAATGCTCTTTTGATTTTATCAATTTTTGAATCTTCTTTCTTAGCCTTTAAAACTTTATATTCTTCTTGGCATACTTTATATTCTCTATATGAGTCTATTGCTTTTTGATACATGTCGTCATATATTTTATCAATTTCTTCAATAGTTGAATTATCGAATTTACAATTAGCTAAACTATCTTCTGTTTGGCCAGCAATTCTATTGAATTCGCCGCGTGCTTCAAATCTATTTCTCTTCATTTTTATAATCACCTTTAAACCTTTCTTTTAATTCTTCGTTATCAAAATCAATTGGATAACCTTTTAATACTTCAACATTTTCTTTTAGTTCTTTCATTGTTGTACCAAATAATTTTCCTGGTTTTAAGAATGGAATAACATTATCAGTTAAAATTATTCTTGATAAACAACCGTTTTCAATACCTTTATAATAAACACAAATTACTTGTCTTATAATAGGTTTATTAGGATTTTCCATTTGAAAAACAATTTTTGTTGAATTATATTTGTTTTTCAAGTTCATATTTTTGTGCTCTTTAATATGCCACATTTTAACATTGTGATATATAGCACGAGCTTCATTTACTAAATTACCTAATTCTTTAATTTGTTGCATGTCATGAGTTTCGGTTAATTTATAACCGCCATTAATAAAATGCCAAAGTTTTTGGCTAATTAAAACTCTAAAACCTGTTTTTTTTGTTTTTAGTTTTTCGTTGTTTTGTTCAACTGGATTTTTTATTTCCATAATCATACTTTCCTTTCTATTTATTTTTGATTGAACCAACTTTTAATATTAAAAATAAACTATTTTATAATTCACTTTTAATTTCGATTTTTTCTGTCATTTTTATTTTTGTATAATTTGTGTAATAATCAAAGCTAGCGATAGGACGACGTTTAAATTCAGTTGATCTGTGTAATTTACTAATTCTTTCAACTGCTAATTGTGTTTCAGAATCTTCTGCAGGAACTCCTCTAATAACAGTATCGATCATAGCATAAGACACACCTAAATTGTCTTCATCTGTTTTTCCACAAAGTCCGTCTGATGGTGTTTTATGAACTAAATAGTACGGAAGGCCTAGTTCATCACCAATTGCTAAAACTTCTGTAACTGTAAAATTACTAAGAGGTGCAAAGTCACCGCATGAGTCACCCCAACGAGTAGAATATCCAACATATTCTTCACTAAAATTACACGTATTTGCAACACGACCATTTAATCTTTGTGCAATGTAATATAAAGTTGTCATTCTCAATCTTGGTGGTAAATTAATAACGGATTGATCTGTTACTGGAACTTTATCTCCGGCATTTTCAAATCCTATTTCAACAGAATTTTGTAAAAATGCAAAAGCGTCATTAATATTTACAGTGTAGTTTTTAATTCCTAACAATTCACAAACTTTTTTAGAATCTTCTATATCTGCTTGAACACCGTTTGGCATTAATACACCAATAACTCTGTCTTTTCCTAAAGCTTGAACACATAAAGAAGCAACGATTGTTGAATCTTTGCCTCCAGAGATTCCAACTATAGCGTTGCAATCTTTTCCGTTTTTATCAAACCAATCACGTATCCAATCAATACATTCTTGAGTTGCTTGTTTTGCATTAAATTCTCTTATCGAATTAATTTTTCCTTTTTCTAGTGTTTCAAGTACCGGATCTGAATTACAAAAATCGCTTCCTGTCACTACATCCTTATTTCTTTTAGATCTATACAATTCTATTATAGATTTTATACCATTTACAATATCTAATGTTAGCAGCACAATTAATAAAATCATAAATAATTCATTCATATATTTTTTCTCCTTTTCTGAATTTAAGTAAAGCAATCTGCAGTTTTGTTTTACTTAATTCACAATAATAATATATAATTTAAATAAAAATAAGTGTAGATATCTACACTTATTATTTTCTTTTTCTTTTTTCGTTTATATCTATACCGTTGATTAGGTTTAAATTAACCATTGCTTCTTTAGTATCAGAAAGAACTTTCATATATAAACTTAAAGTAGCAAATCGAAGCATAATAGTTTGAGTTACATATTTTGCAGCAATAAATAAATCACTAATTTCCTTTTGTAAAATTGAAGGAGCATAGTAATTACTACCTAATTGCATATATTGAGCACGAAGAGATTCTAGTTCTTTTGTTAATCTAGTAAATTTATCTTGTGCTTTTGATAAGTTTTTATCTAATACTTTAGCATCATCTAAACGGTTATTTAAAACTTTAACAATTTCTCCCATTTGTTTATATGTTGCTGAACTTAATAATCTATATGTATCTGGGAATAATACAGATCCTTGATAATTCTTTTGAGCAATAATTTGAAGTACATTAGTAATAATTTTTTGAGTTTCTTCGTATGCTTTTGACAGATTATCTGTATTAACTTTAGTTCTAATTAAATTATCTCTAATTCTATCTGGAGAAACAATATTTAATTTAGATAATCTTCCACCTACATCTGCATATGCTGATGTATCACCATTTTCTAAAGCATTTCTAACAGCTTCAAAATTTTTAAATAAAAGTTCTATATCAGTTGTTTCAAATAATCTTTCGCCATTTGAACCGATAGATTCATCAAATAATTTAAAGAAATGATTTAAAGCTTCTCTTAATGCAAATAAGTCTTTAGATGGGTCTAAATATATAGTTTTAATTGTTTTTGTTTCAACTTTTGTTGCATCATCTTCTAAAATAGTAGATTCTGTTACATTAATTTTATCAAAAACAATATCTTTAAATTTATCATCAGCAACATTTAACATTTGTCTATTTTTAGCATCTGCTAAATTAACATATCCTAAACCACCAAATGAATTAAAACTCTTTTCCATTGCAAAGGCTTGACGTTCTTTTTTAAGAATATCGTTTAAATTTAAAGTTGCCTTTTCAGTTGGAGCAGTATATCCTAAACCAGTGATTCTAGCAAATGTTTTCTTAATAAATTCAATAATACGAATAACAATATTTTTTATCCATGTAATTATTGAAGTTAAGAACATTCTGATATTATCACCTGCTCTAGGTTTTAAAGTCATATCTGGAGCTGGGCCGGTTTGAGCATATTCTGGGAATTCTGCTTTTTTAGGAGCAAATGAAGCAAGTGCTCCGAAAATATCTTTTAAAGTTCCAACTTGCTTTGAAAGTTGTTCAACATCAATTGTAGTTGCTTCTAATAATTTATCAAATTGAGCATATTCAGCTAAAGCAGAAAATTGTTCTAATAATTTATCATAATCTTTTTGAATTGATTCTAATTCTCTTGCTTCTTCTTCTTTTAAAAAGTCAAGGTAAGTTTGTTCAACAAATTCTTGTAAAACAGTATTATTCATATTATTCTTCACCTTCCTTTTTTGATTCTTTTAAATTAGCAATTGCTTTTCTTAAATCTTGAGTTAAGAAATCTTCTAAAATTACTTTTTTAATTGTATTTCCATTTTTTACTTCTGCGTGATTTCCGTCAATGCTTTCTGTTAATAAAACATCTCCTTCTTTTGCAAAGTAAATTTCATTTTGGGCACGAAGTTTTTTATTATAGCCAGCAATATAATCTTCTGTTATAATTGTATTTTCTTCTGCATTGATAGTGAAAATTTGTCCGCTTTCAAATAACATTTGAGCTTCTTGAATTTTTTCTGCACTTGGATTTTCTGAGCCAAACATTGCCATTTTTGTTTCTGGTAATATAGATTGAATAAATGCTTTGTCGTGGCTTGGACAAACAACCCAGTCCCAAGTAACAATTTGCATACCTGGTTTAACTCTATTATATCCTGTCATAGGATCGCGTTCAACACCACCTTGAGCTCTTAAAGAAATACCAATTTTTGAACCTTGTTCGATTAATCCAGCCATATCATGACCAGCAGCTGTATTGGCTGTTTCACATTGACCCATTAATAAATCGCCTTCCCACCAAAGTTTTTCGATAAGCATAGCGATATTTCTTTGATCTATATTTGTTTGTCTTTGAACGGAAAAATCTAGTGGATGACCTGCTTCACCATATAAAGATCTTCCATCGAGTCTTTCTCTTATATAATCGGCGCTTAAAGCTTGTTCCATTATTTCTTTCGGATATATACGTTTATTTCTGTTTGGTCTATTTGCTTCTTGCATGACAGCAATGAAACGTATAGTTCCTAATGGAGTTTTTTCTACATTTCTTAAAGTAGAGATAGTTGCAGATTCTTGTATAATAAAATTAGACATATATCTCAGTCCTTTCTTTTTTGTTGTTCTTTATAATAAATTGTTCTTTAAAAATATAAAAAAGTATAAAAAATAACAAAAAAAGAAATGGAAATTAAATGTTTTCCATGTCTTTTAATATCTCAATACATATTTCTTTTTTTCTTTTTAGCATTTCTGAATATGATATTTCTTCCCCTTCTTGAGGTATATTTATTATTTCAGGTAATACATCTTTCCATTTATTTATAAATTCGGCCATTAATGTATTTTCTTTATTGCTATTTGCATACGATTTATTTTCAGGATTAAAGTTTTTGAAAGTTTCACTAAATACTTCTTTTAGTATTGAGTGGTCAAAATCAAAAGAAAAATCTGGTCTATAAAACATAGTCATAATCGTATATTTCGTTAAAGCATATTCTATTTTTTTAATTGTTTGCGTCAAATAAGAAGGAGATTGAAAGAAATCAAGAGCAAATTTTATAAAAGTATCGTTTTTAGGATTTGTTATAAAATGAGCTGATTGAGTTAATTTATTCTTCCTATCAGTCAAGGATTCTTTTTTAACTTCGTCATGTGGATATACTTCTTCTATTATTTCAATTTTTTGCCATTCAGAAAATGCATTTTTTAAATTAGAAATGAGTTTATTAAACACGTTTATATTAATTAAAAATTCTAACGTATTTAATATATAATTTTCGGTTTCTAAAGTATTTTTTATATAGGTTATTTTATTATTGCCTTTAGTAGAAAAACATGACATAAACGAATAAATATTTTTTGGATATGAGTTTATTAAATAACTAATATAAACATTTTTTGAGAAATTATAAATATATTCAGTTTTTTCATATTTTTGATAATAAATCGGCTCATAATAGTTTGTAAATTTAATAATTGATGGATGACGGATATCTTTATATATGTTTTCAACAGTAATTTTATTAAAAATATCCGCTATATTGTCCGAATCTTTAACGTAATCATACATTAATGCAAGCAATATATTTATAAAATTAACATCTCCATCAAGAAATTCTTCAGTTATTTTATTTATATTTTTATTCATATAATCAACCTCTTTGTTTAATTTTATAATAAATAAACCAGATAAAAAACGGAAATGATTCTTGCAAACCAGCATCAATTTCTATTTCACTAAAATATTTTTTCGCTTCTTCAATAACAATATTAACATATTCTTCAACTTCCGCACATTTTGGACTATCTGTTACTATCATGTCATGAACAATTTTACATATCTCTCTATCAAGATAAAAATCACTATATGGGTCATGAATTTGTCCAGAATATGGAGTAAAATCATAAGAACTAAATCCATTTGCCGTGTTTTTTATAGTATAATAATATGAAATTATTTCAGTATATGGCTCTGGATTTTCAATATTTTTCGGCGAAAAAACTGGTTTATAATTTGGATTAAATACAATAAATTTATTTGTTATAAAATCTTTTATTCCTTCACGTATATCTCGATATACAATATATAAGAAAGATGTTAAATCACTGCAAATAGAAACGTCATCGACGATATTTAAATATATATATAATATATTAATAAAATCGTCTTCAATTTTAAGTTCTAAATTATATTCTTCTTTTAAAATATCGGAAATCATATTTTTATAAAGATTAAAATAAATATTGTCATCAAAACAATATTTATTATATTTTTCTAAAGAAATTATTCTTTGTTTATATTCTTCTTTAGAATTAATGTCATTATATATTTTATATGATTTATTTTCCGTTTTATTTGGAATAGATGCATAAATATATTTGTCAGAATAATCATTGTTATATTTAATTTCTTCGTCAAGCCATATGGCAAAAAATAGAAAGTAAAATATTTTATTATACATGGAAACAACGTCTCTATCCGGAATAGAATTCATTATAAAACAATTGTCTTTTACATGAGTCAAATCTTTAGAAGTTAATTCTTTTCCATTTTCTTTAAATATTTTTAAATTTATATCAAAAACAATTGACATATTTATTTTCCTTTCATTAAAAATATTAGATCACTTTTTTCTTTTACGTCATCAACTGTAAATGGAGCAAAAGTTCCATCATCTAAAATTTTATAAAATTCTTCTATTTTAACAGTAGGTTTATTTATTAAACTACTGCGACTATATTCGTACTTACCAGAAAAAAGAACTGCTTTCTTGTTTAGAAAATCTATAAATAAAAAATTATTATTATTTATATTTTCTGTAGTATTTTCGTAAATAGAATTTACACTTTTACATATTACAGATTTAACTTTATTTGTAAAATTAACAATATATTTACTATAAGGAATATTTGAAACATACTCCTTACTATTTAAAACGCCAAAAATAGCAATTCTATTATTAGAAGGATTAATATATTTTAAAATATGTTCGTAAAAACAATTTAGTGGATTTTTATCTGATGATGGATCTGAAACAACTCCAAACATATCTGTATAATCCGTGTTTAAATTTATAAAATTCATAGGATATATAATTCCTACATTTGGATTTTTTGTTATTATTTTAGTAAGAAATTCTCGATCTTCTTTAAAATATTCATCTTCTGTATCTAACTCTTTTAAAAGAGTTTCATTATCAATATAAAATTTATTTTCTTCCATCGTAATTTCCTTTCTCTTTTATCATAGATATGAATCTCATTTTTTGGTCAAATGTCATTTTGCTAGTTAAGTCTGAGATATCATAATCTGTTGCTTTACATAAAATAATATCTCCTTTTGGATGCGGCACATATAAACGATATTCATTGTTGATACAATCTATTTCAAGAGCATCCTCATCAACAAATATTGTTGCATATACAGCATTGTTTTGAAATATATGTCTATAAAATAAATCTACTACCTTCGATGAACACGAAGATATAGCAGGAAATGTTCCGTTATATTTTAAAAAATCAATATATGATATATAAAAGCATAATTTTGAATCTCCTATTGCATTAATAAAAGATTGTTTCATTACAAAACTATAAAAATAATTAACATGAAGCTTTTTTTCTCTTGTATAAGAAGGAAGTGCCATGTGATAATATTCGTTTGTTATTGGGCTAGCAAAACTGCAAATTCCAGAGTTGTGATAATCATATAAACCCAACAAATATTCTTGTCCATATAAGCGTGTTATCAACCTTTCTGTTTCTTGAATATCATCGTCCAATAATTTAGTGGTATCTTCTGCAATAATAATTATTTTAGGACTCAATAGTTCTTTGGCCGGCATTTTAAAAACAACATCAATATCTTTATAACCAGCAAATGGCGAATCATGTGATTCACTGCTTTTAAATTCTACATGAGTAGTAATTTCTATTTCATTATTCATATTTACACCTCGATGTTTGGAACTTTAGATTTTATAAAACTAATTAAATTTAATTTATTATTTAAATCACTTTGCTCCAATATTTTACTTAATTTATTTTTTGCCAATACTATTTTATTTCCATTTTCTGAAACAAAATATATAATATACGAATTCTTCTTTTTTGAAATTCTCAAATCACTTTCTTTTACATAAACAGTAAATTTATTTTTAGTTGTATCACTTGGTTGATATCGAATATCGTTATATAATTTACTAATTTTAGAATAATTTAAAATTAAGAAGTTCTTTGCATTTATATCAAACACAAGTCTATCTTTCATGTTAAGAAGTTCTTTAAAAATTAATTCTGTACAAGTATCCGATACTTGTGATACATATGCAAAATATTCATCTGCCGTATTTTTACTATAATATTCACTTACAATTGTATCTTGATTTATTTTTTCTTTTTGTCCGTCTAAAAACATTTTCTTATATTCAATATATGCATTTTTTTCATATGCCTTTTGATATGAAATATTACTTTGATTATAATAGTTAAAGAAAACACCAATTGGCTCTTCAATATCTATTAATGTCAAATCATTATTATAACATTTCCCTAATTGTACAATTGGGTAAAACAAAAAATTAGTTGTCGGTTCATTACTAACTATTACTAACTTTTTATCAAAAATTTCTTTTAAATTAAAATTGTATGAGATTTCATCGTTACCAAACAATTTTGCTTTTATTTTCTTTAACATATTATTTTCCTTTCTTTTTATTTAAAATATTATTTTGTTTTAAATACAATTTTATATATTTATATGTATTCATTACTATAATATATTTTTTTCCATTTTTTTGTGGTATTTTAGTGTTTTTTTCACTTTTTTTCACTATTTTCATTTTTTTTAATGAACAATATAATATATATACAAGTGAAAGAAGGTGTGAAGGCATGGAAGCTCAGAAAAATCAATCACCAGAAATTGATCAACAACAAATAGAAATTGCAGATAGTGGTTCAGATGTAGAAGAACCTGTTGATGAAAAGTCTCAATCTGGTGACGTTGAAGAATATCCTAATGGTATCGACGACGAAGCTGGATACATGGACGACCAATCTCAACAATCTATGCCTGCAAATTCAACTTCAAACTCTTCTGAAGAAATGAAGTTACTTCACCTTTTCGATTTGTCTCAAAACTTAATAGATTATGCAAATATTTTCGAAGCGAATTTTGATAGTATTGATTATAGTAGGATTGAAAAAGAAAATATTGAATATTTAGAAAAGCTTAAAGATAGATTTGCTTTATTTAAAGAACGTTTGCAAAATTTTATTATTGATGTTTTTTATAAAGAGACTTACGAAAAAAACCTTTATATATATTTGTCATTAAGACAAGAATTATTAATAATGGTAAAATATCTGAGACAACTATTAAAACTTGAGACTTTAGTAGCCGATCCAGAAGAAAAATCAAAATAACAAAAATAAGAAAGGAAAAATTTTTATGGACAATCTAAATTTAAATTTAAACTCAAAAACTTCTAACGCCGTAATCCATGAAGCTGGTGAATTTTTCAGAGAACAAGGTTATTCAGTTGTTGGTAACGGTTTCGGAGAAGTAGTTGGCGATCCAAGACTTAGCCAATCATACATTAACGCTCTTTGCGAAGGAATTGAAGACGCAAATCGTAGAGCAGAAATGTCTCAACTTTTAAATAACGCTGCTGAACAAACTTTATTAAACGAATCATTAAATGGTATTTCACCTTTAAGTTCATTATCAATGCCAGTTGTTAGAAAATTATGGCCTAAGTGCGTTATGAAAGATGCAATGAAGACTATTGTTGCAACAGCTCCAATTTTCACAATTGCTTATACTAAACCTTATTTATCAAAAATCGATGCCGATGGCGTTGAAGTTAGAAAAGAATTACCTCGTGGTGTATTCACTCACGATGCTGATGGCGCTTATGAAACTCCTTATGCTGCAAGCTGGGGCGAAGATAGAGTTATCGAAAAAGAAATCGCTTTAGCAGCTGCAAATACTTTCGTAGAAGCTGAACTTATTGCAAAAAATAAATTAGCAAAAACTCCTTTAGATAAAGAATTAGAATTAGTAGAAGTTAAATACACAGCTCAAGGTGCTGAAAAATCTGTATTTATCGGTAAGAAAGTAGGTCTTGAACCTGTTATTATCGCTGATATCGAAACTCCTGCTCTTGCTGAAATTCCAGCTGGTCCTACTGGAGATCCAGCTAAAGTTGATGCAGTTAAAGCTATGAAAGGTCAAATTATCGTTCGTGTTGATTTCGCTAATGGTTTAGCTAATGCTGCATTTATTGGTGAAATTCCAGCTGGTCTTACTGGTCTTAAAGTAGTTCTTCGCGCTCGTAAATCAAGCGAATGGAACGAAGAAGGTTGGGATGTTATGATGGACATCGCTCGTCAAGAAGTTACAATCGGTACTGGCGAACATCTAAATGCTCCTATCACTGTTTCTTATTTACAAGACGTTAAAGCTTTATATAATATCGATGCATTAGCTGAAATTGCTGATCTTATGACTAATACATTTGCTCAAAAACTTGACTATGAATTAATCAACTTCATGATCGAATGCTTCTTAAAACGTCCTAAGAACTCTGCTTATCCTGTTGCTGATGGATACCATGCTATGGGCGAACATTTATATCGTTTTGATGTTAAACCTGCTGCTGGCTATGCTGGTTCTCCAACTGCTTGGCGTAGTGAAATCAAAACTGTTATTGAACATGCTGCAACTAAGTTAATGACTGAAACTTATTTACAAAGCGGTACTTTTGTAATCGTTGGTAACCCTCTTGACACAGCTCTATTAAAAGAAACTGATTGGCAATATAAACAAGGAACTTCTGGAAACATAGACGGAACAGACATCAATTATACTACTGGTGTATTCCAAGGCACATATGTTTATAAAGTTATTAGCTCTATCAACTTTGAACCTGGTAAGTTAATTCTTTCATTCATCCCTAGTGGTGACAAACAATTATGTCAAGCTTATTATCCTTATTCATTCACTATGGAAAAAGGTAATGGATACAGATCACCAAATCATTCTCTTGTTCCAAATTTAATGATGACTAAACGTCATACTTATTATGAATTCATGCCTTGTACAGCTCTAATTGCTATTGAAAACAATACTGGTACTGGTCAATTCAATACAGGTAACGTTTATACAAAACAATTTTAATTAAAATAAAACAAAAAAAAAGAAACTAGAAATTAATCTAGTTTCTTTTTTATCAACACATTGGAAGATTATTTTGGCAAAATGTACAAGGAGTGTCTCCAACAATTCTTGAACTATCGTTATTTTTTATAGATTGGTAATATGCACATGATTCACATTTATTATATTTTGGTCCATAAGAAATATTGAAATATTTATCAATTAATTCAGTTGGAGATGGTAATGTTTCAATGTCTTTATCATCAGCTTTTTTATAAAAATGTTCATCTAAATTTTCAATATTTATTTTGTTTTCACATTCTGGACATAAAATATATCTAGTTACAGGAATAGATTTAGTACTAACAATTTCCTCGCCGTCTGAACAGAATTCACATCCACATTTTTCGCAAACAAAATGGTATTTCTTTTTTCCGTGTTTTAAAATTTCAATCATTTTTATTTTCTCCTTTCATATTAATAATATATAATTTATTTATTTATAGTCGTTCTGTAATAAATCGAACGGAGAAATATTCACCTTTTTAAATTTCGATCACTCACAGAAGGGTTATTTTCAATATTTTGGAAAAATAAAATAAGGAAATACCTTATCTTATTTATCTATTCTAGTGATGTCAATTTCAGCTGTATCAACAACAGGCTTATTTTCATTACCCATTTCATACGCTAAAATATTTTCATCTGGTGTTAAACTGTCACCAATAACAACTTTTCTTCCACATTCATCAGATACAAGTTTTTTTGCTTCTTCGATAAATTGAACAGGCAACATGTTATTAATAACAAGAGTTTCTATAATATACTCAGTTTTCTCATCAAATCCCATAAGTTTTTCAATGGTTTCATCTATTCTATCAATGTCTAAAAAATTTTCTCTTTTTGCTTTTTGTAATATATCATACGGAAAAGCATCTAAACACATTCTATATATTTTAGAATAAACAATTAAAGCATCTCTAAGAGACATTTCAACATCGGCTATTTGTTTTAATTCATGTCTAAAAGCGGCTAGTATTTTTTGTTCGTCGTTTTTTAAACAATCTAAAATATAAATAATTTCTTTAAATGTAATAGTTTGTGAATCTAAAACTTTTTTGTCTATAATATATTTAACCTTGTAACCATTTTCACTTCTAACTGGCAATAGAGCTACAATAAAACTATTTGATGCAGAACCTTTCGCTTCTGAATTTATAATAACTTGTGTTCTTAAATTTGTTTCAAGATATTCCTCTAATTCTGAGCATAGAGTAAATTCGGTTATTTTACCAACTTTATAATATTTAAATACTAATTCTAGATCTTTTGTCACAGTAATCATCCTTTCATAAGGGAATTTATAATATATTGTTCTTAAGATTTTTTTATTTTATAATAAAACTAGATGTTTAAACATATTTAATTGCTGTTGAAGGGATGAATTTAAGAAATAAAAGCGAACAATGTATTATATATTTACGTAAAGGAGACTTAACTTAATATGAAAGTTGAAAGAATAGAAGCATCTATAAAAGAAGGTCTTTCTTCTTCAGATGTTAATAGAAGAATAAATGAGAAACAAATAAATCAAGTAAAAATAAAACAGGATCAAACATACTTAAACATAATAATAAAAAACACTTTTACTTTTTATAATCTACTTTTATTCTTAGTAACAGTTTGTTTTATAATAGCAGAAGTTGAAATAACAAAATATTCATTTTTATTATATGCATTAGCGAATACACTAATCGCGGTTATACAAGAATCTAAAGCAAAACACACTGTTGATAAATTAAAGCTTGTTACTTCTCCAAAAGCTAAAGTAATACGGAACGGAGAGGAAGAAGAAATTTTAGCAGAAGAAATTGTATTGGACGATATTGTTAAAATATCTATATCTGATCAGATTCCCGCAGATTGTATATTAATTTCAGGAAATTTAGAAGTAAATGAAAGTATGCTAACAGGAGAATCTAGATCTATAAAGAAAAAACCAGGAGATGTTTTATTATCTGGATCATATGCAGTTGCCGGAGAATGTTATGCAAGAGCAGATAAAATTGGGGAAAATTCTTATATAAACACTCTTCAAATAAAAACAAAAAATGTAAAACAAAAAAAATCAAAATTAATGTTTTCAATAACAACAATTATTAAAACAGTTGGTTTTTTAATAATTCCTATCGCATTGCTAAATTATTTTAAAACTATATCTTGGGGCAAATTAGGAATATTTTTAAAATCAAACGAAGAATTTATAAAAGCTATAAGAAGCTCTGGTTCTCTAGTTGTTGGGATGATTCCATCAGGTTTAATTCTTTTAACATCTACTGCATTAGCAGTTGGTATTGTTAGACTAGTTAAGAAAAATACATTAGTTAGAGATTTATATTCTATAGAATCTTTAGCTCGTGTAAATGTAATTTGTTTAGACAAAACCGGAACTTTAACGGATGGAACAATGTCAGTAGAAAAAGTTATACGATACGATATTAAACAAGGTGCATTAAAAACAATAATGGGTTCATACTTAAATTCTTCAGTTGGAACGAATCAAACAAACTCAGCATTGGTTGAAAAATTTTCGCTTAACACTTATTATAATGTCAAAGATGTTTTGCCTTTTTCAAGTGCTAGAAAATATTCTGCTGTTGATTTCGTTGAAATTGGGGTTTATGCATTGGGCGCGCCAGAGTTTTTGTTAAAAAGAGAAAAATATACAGAAATATTCGAAGAGGTGCAAAATCAATCACAATACGGATATAGAGTTTTAGTTTTATGTAGAGGAAATAGAAGAACAAAAATAGACCAAGAAACCTCTTGTGTTACAGGGAAACTAGACCCGGTTGCATTATTTGTAATAAAGGATAACATCAGAAAAGAAGCTAAACCAACAATAGACTGGTTTAATGAAAACGGTGTTGAAGTGAAAATAATTTCAGGAGATAATGCTTTAACAGTTTCTAAAATAGCAGAACAAGCTGGAGTACTTGGCGCTGATAAATGTATTTCTTTAGAAAACATGAGCGACGACGAAGTAATTTTAGCTTCAACAAGGTTTAATGTATTTGGAAGAGTAACACCAGACCAAAAAGCATTAATAATTAAAACATTACAAAAAAATAATAAAAAAGTCGGATTTATGGGCGATGGCATAAATGATATTGTTGCATTAAAAACTGCAGATTGCTCTATAACAGTATCTTCTGGCTCAGAGGCAGTAAAATCAATTTCACAAGTAGTTTTATTAGACAATGATTTTTCTAATTTGCCTTCTGTTGTATATGAAGGAAGAAGAGTTATAAATAATATTCAATTAACTTCAGCATTATTCTTAATGAAAACATTTTTTATAATGATAACTGCTCTATTCTCTTTATTAACACTTCCTAGCTATGAATTTAGACTTGAGCAATTTATAATAATTCAAACTTTCTGTATTGGGATACCTGGAGTTATTTTATCGTTACAACCTTCTAAAAATCCAATAAAAGGAAATTTTTTAAAGAATGTTGCATTAACTGCAATTCCCGCTGCGTTATTATTAGTAGTACCTGTTCTAATGGTTTATTTATTTAATGCTTTAGGAATAGTTTCAGATGAAACAAAAATACCTTTATCGGTATTATTATCTACTATATCAGCATATTCGGTTTTATATAGATTATGTAAGCCGTTTAATAAAACAAAGAGAATTTTATTTATTACAATGGTTATTGCTGGATTATTATATTTATTCATTGCACCAGACTCGATGTTAATACCGGATTATTTACAAGGAAAAACACTAACTGAAATTATTCGTTATTATATAGAATCTTTCTTAGTTTTCTTACGATTCGATTTCTTAAACACCTCTATATTAAAATATTTTGGAGTAGTAGAATATATATTTTTATTATCAACATTAATACTATGCTGGCCATTCTATATTTTATTAAGCAAAATGGTTTCACATACTGTTAATACAATTGAGACAATTAACCCAAATATTTTAAATGATGAAGATGATGAAGAACAAAAGAAAGAATCTAAATTTAAAAAATTAATCAAAAAAATATTTAAAAAAAGAGAAATCTAGAACTATTCTCTTTTTTCCTTAAACGAAATAAATAGTTTAATAAGATTCTCGTATCTTAACAAACGCCAGCACACAAATAATAATCTCACTTTCTTTTTGCCAAGTGCTGGTTTGGTATATAATAATTTAACGACGAACGATTTTACGTTCGTCTTTTTTAAATACCGTAAGAATAATTTCCCACGGATAAATAAAATCATTTCCAGATTTTATTTCTTTAGTGATTATTGAACCACTTTTTTCTTTATTGTATATCATATTAGCCTCTCCTTTCTAGTACGAATACAATTATATATAGACTTTATATCTATATATTCACAATTATAATATATAAATATAAGTATAGTGAATCCTAGTTAAAAAAAGAATAAGCTTTATTGCTTATTCTTTTTATTATCCAATAAATATTCTTGGAACGTCTCCACTGCGTAATACATTTTCTTGGAATGATTGAAGTAATTGTTCTCTTTCATCATGTGCTCTTTCAACAGACTCCATAAACAAAGAGATATTTCCAACTGGAGAATTCAAAGTTTCAAAACGTTTTCTAATAGGATAGATACTTTCTAAAACATCTAAATATGCTAACTTTAAAAATTCTTCTCTTAAAGCATCTTTTATAGATCTTAAATGTTTTGGGTGAGTCGATTTTAAAGTAATCATTGCCCTATAATCTCCCCACAATCTAGGATATATTTCAATATGAGTTGTTCCTATAGTATGCCATGTTACTCTTGGCATTGTAATACTAGCAAAGTCATTAGATAATTGACTATCATAAGGATTTGTCATTCCTGCGGCTAAATAAGAATTATAAGTATAGTTCCATTGATTGCTAACTAATACTTTAGAAACTCCCATAATTTCCATTCCTTTTTCTTGTGGTAAAACGTAACAAGCTTTACCTCCAACTATCTCGTCTTTTGGTCCAATAATAACTCTATATCTATATGGAAAATATTTACTAAAAACAGGCAATGTTATTTGAAATACTACTCTCATAATTTCGTCGTCTGATAATTCTAAATCATATGCAACTGCTCCTAGCTTTCTTCGTATATCTCTCAATACTATTGATGGTGTTAAACCTGAAAATGACATATAATCAGCCCTTTCTTTTTTCTATGTTCCTTGTCTGTGAGAAGACGAATGGAGAAACATCCGGCTTTTTGAATTTCGATCGCTCACAGAACGGCTATTTGTATATAATATATTGTTCAAAACAAATAAAAAAAGAACTATAAGCATTCACTTATAGTTTTAATAGTTTTTCAGCTGGTGAGACTTTGTCTTGTCTTCCACTTCGTGTGTTCATAATAGCAGAAACAATTTGTTGTGAATTATCTTCACCAATAAGGCCTAAAAAGGCACTTGAAAATTCTGGTATTTTTGTTAATTTAATCATTTTGTAATCATAGTTTTTATTAGGGTGATTATTTATATAAATTCTATACGATTGGTTTAAATTAGATTTTGTTCTAATTAATTCTGATAGTAATAATTCATAACTAACAGAGCTTAACCCCATATTTCCAGATTTAGTTACATCCATTGCTTGTAATAATAAATTTAATATATTCGAATATGAAACAGTAGAAGGTATTTTACCACCTTCAATAATCGTGTTCATAAAAAACATTATGTCTTTTATATTTTCACGGTGATTTGTATCATAACAGAAAATATCGCCTTTATTTAAAATAAACACATCGTAACTATTTTCTGGCAATTCTGGTTTTAATTTTCCTGTGAATTTTTTACGATCAGAATAACTAAATTGAAATCTAATTGGTAAATTTATTTCATATAGTTTTTTATCACATTTAAAATTGAATATTCCTAAAGTTTCAATATTTTCTCCCATAACATCAGCAAAGGAAGGAGTACTTTCTAAATATGATGTTGGAAGATATATTTCCATTTTGTCACCAATAAAAGTTAGTTGATGACGCAAATTAATAACTTCTTCTTTTAAAAAACTAAGCATTTATATCGTCACCTTTCTTTTTATTGTTTTCTGAGATTTTATTGGCAATATTTGTTTTTAAAACACCGGCTGTTGTAAGATCGCCCAATCCAATAGAAATATCTTTTTTGAATCTGAAGACAAATTTTTTAGCATAAATAAAATCACGTTTAATAATAACGAAAACAGGTACTCCATAATCGACTCGAGTAACTTCAATAGAGTATTCTAAACCGATATTATTAATTAAATTATTATACTTTTTCTTCAGACCATCTAGATAATTTCGTATTTGTTGTTCGCTAACCTTTTCACCAACCATGTTTCGTAGAACCATCAGATCATCTTTTAATTCAACTTTTTCTTTACAAAACTCTATGATTTCTGTAAATAATAAATGTTTTATTTTTGGGTAATATATTGAATTTTCAATATCCGTTGGTAAAGAATCCTTAACATCAACAAACATTTCATTTAGATGCTGCATCAAAGGATTTTCATCAACAATGATTACTTTATCTGTTGTATTCATCGATAAAACCTTTTATATAAACAAGCTTTTTTAAATTTTCTTGTAAAGGTTCTTTGTCAAATTTTCCAATAGTTTTTATTGCTTCAACTGCCGATGATTTAGCTTTGCTTGCCTCATCTTCTAAATTTGCTAATTTTTTTCTAAATAACTTTTTATCGTCTTCGTTATTTTCAACACAACATTCTGGAATATCAACTGAATTTATATCGCAAGAATCTCCAAATAAACCATTTACTTTATCAATTGCAGTAGTATCATGAACTTCAGGATGTTCTAATTTATCTACACAGTAAGCACACTTAACTGCTTTTGCAATAGGAAGTTTTAATTCTTTACTATTACAACTAATAACAGCTAATTCTTTTGTATAGTCTTCCTTAAGAAGTTGTTTTACTAATGCGTTTGATTTCAATGTAAAATATTCTGGTGATTCATTATCAATATCTTCGTTTAAAAAAACTTCATCAAGTAATTTATCTATTGTATCTATATTTTCTTGAATTGTTCCACTTATTTCATCTGTTGCTTTACGAACAAGACGAGTTCCTTTTAGATAATTTTCTGATAATATATTAAATTGTTTCATATAGGAGACACCTTCCTTTTTTATCTATGTATAATTAATTGTTCAAAATAAATTTAATTTTAGATAGATATTTTTGATTAGATGGGTGCTCTACTGCTTTGTCTTCAACTAAATATTCAAGTCTGTTTAGTATTAAATTAAATGTGTCTAAACTTTTTGTGGTTACTCCATAAGAATACAATTTAGCCATAAATTTTTTATATTCTGGAACTAAATTACCAAGACCTGTCTCAATTTTTTCTAATCGTACAGAATAATTTGGAAATTTTTTTCCATATTTTTTAAAAAACATTGCTTTTTGTAATGCGTAACCGTTTGTTGTTCCATTAGATAATACTAAATTTTGAGCATTTTTTAATGTTGTGTATCCTGGGTATATTTTAGCGTTTCCTTTTAATTTTTCTTCAATTGCGGCAATAGTACTGTCTGCACTATCTAGCATAATTTCCCAATAAGGAAATTCTTTATGTGTTGTTCCTGTTATATCAAATTCTAATTCTTCATGTTTCTTTTTAAATTCTTCATATGCAAATGAATCATGTTCAGACAATATTCTTTTTAGTTGAATAAAATATCTAAACGGGATATTCGGCAAAAAACTTGGCAATTTGTTAAGCGCTTCTTCAAATGACAATTTTTCTCCTTTTTCTTCATGTGCTTTTCGAATATTTGTTACAGAATTTAAAAGTTCTTCAAAACTAATATTTTTAAGCATTTCCATAATTCTCATCAACCTCTACATTTTCTAAGTATTTTAGCAAAATTTCATTTCTAATTTCAATAAATGTATCTTTATCTTGTAAAATAGCAAAGTACTTCTCAGAAGCTTTTGCGTCAGATAAAAATACAATTCCTTCTCCATAATTTATTAAAAGATCTAGCATTCTGTTATTAAAAACTTCATAAAGATCAAGATTTACAATAGCTTTAAAAAGCTCGTAACCTGATTCATACATTTCCATTATATCAAAAATTATATCTGAAATAAAATTACAAATTAAAACATCGTCAAAATTTTTAAATTTCTTTTTTTGTGTCGTAATAAAAAGATCTTCGTCTTGATCATTATATAACTCCCTATATCTATCGATAAAATATTGACGTTTTGTTATTAGTGTTTTATATAAAATATCCTTAACGTTTTCATAATTACGAACAAAAAAGAATTCATAAAGAGTTTCAATGTCTTCTAAATATTTATAAATGTCATTAGACTCTTCTAAATCTCTTCCGATTGAAACTGAATAATTCTTTTTAAGACCATCTAAAACTGTTGCGATAACTCGTTCTGTTATTTCTCTGATAAATTCTGATAAATCAAGATTGTCGGGATCGGTTCGTGCATCTTCTACTTTTTCACGGTAAGAACTAATATAATTAATTCTTCCTGGCCAAGGAGAATTTCCGCTAATATGATCATTTATATTTGTTAATACTATTTCTTCTGAGAGACTGTCACTTAAAGATAAAATGCGAGACGCAATATCTGAACTAGCAGCTGTTTCATCTTCATCAATCTCATATGCTAAATTTAAATTGTTTGTATTAAATTTCTTTGACATATTATTTCCTTTCATAGTTGATTTATAATATATTGTTGTATTGATTATATTCAAAAATAAATTTTTTAAAAAATAATTAAAGCATATTTCAGCTTTAATTATTTATTCCAATCTGCTATTTTCTTTAACATTGAATTATTTTGAGAATTTGGATTTTCTATTTTTCTATCTAGTTCTTCATATTGCACGAGTTGTGCAATTGATGAATTTGGTTTCATATTTGCTTTTTGTTCTATTCGCTCAATGTTTGCCATCATTCTTAAAGCAGACATTCCAGCATTTTCTTTATCTCCATTTTCTGGAGATGCAATTTTTCCAATTCCAAATAATTTTTGCATGTTTTTACCATAGTATATAGCCCAACGTGCAATTAAATAAGACATTAAGCTATCGTCGTGAAATCCTGGTGCTGCTTCCAATCTATTATTTGGAAGTGTAATTAAGTTTTTTGTATCTTCATATAAATTTGGAGATGTGAAAACCTCTGCTTCTTCATCAACAATACCTTGCAATAAATCAAACATCTCTTTCCTTGATTTGCTTGTTGTATCAACTCCATACACAAGAGTTTTTCTTTTTGATTTTACCGCAATACCATTTTCTGTTATTTTCTCAGCAGTTTTTCCTGTGTATTCTTTATACATTCTTGGTTCTATTTTAGAATTTTTCATTAATGTATCAAGAATATTTTTTCCATATGAATTTCGTTCAACAATTAGAATTCCATTTATAAAATATAAACTCATTAATTTTTCTATTAATTTTTTGTAGGAATCTGTGTCAATTTTTGGATTTTTAAAATCGGCTGTTATATGGAATGTTTTAGGATCTATTATACTTATAGCTGAGTTATCTTGAGAAAGTCCTCCAGATACGTCACAGCTAATAATATATTTTTTTGTAAAATCTGGTTTTTCATAGAAGTTGATTGCATATCCATCAACTAAAATTGTATTTAAAATTGGTCTGACGTATCCGGCTAAATTATCTAGTTGTTCTTCTGTGAAAACTGAATTGTCTGAAGATTTTGGCCATTCAAGATCCAATTCTCTTTTAACCTTAACTCTGTCAGACATTTGTTTTCTCATTGCGTTATACCAGTTTTCATCTCTACCAATTTCTTTCCATGAATATTGTATGAAAACAAAGTTATTTTTTGAATTCATATCAACATATTTGTGTATTTCATCTTCATCCATATCATAAAGCTCGTATATGAACGGACATGCTTCATTGATCATTTGTTTAGAAAATTGTCCTGAATCAGTATCAATATTATTCATTTGTACCTTCGGTTTCCCGATATTTATTAGAGGATTAGACTATATTTTCATCGAATATAAATTCGAGCTCTATCTTTCACTTTCGTTACTCTACTCACTTCGTGTTTATAACCTTATTTTCAAGCAAGATTTTTCTTCTTACTATATAGCTTTCGATAGTCGTTAGGCATTTATTATATAAAATATAAATTTAGCACGGGATTGGCCTGCCATAAGGTTTAGCTTCTCTTACCAGCTTATTACGCTTGCCCGTTTAATAGAGATAATTTTTCTTAAAATTACTTTTAAGCCACCCAAATTTTTACAATAGGTGTTGTTGTAATATGAATACCGTAAGGAACGCCGTTTTTTGCGGCATTTTCAGACGCTGTTTTCCAAGCAGGAACACAAGCATCATAAACTATTTTATTGTGTTTTAAAACTTTTATACCCTCGGTTTCCCGATATTTTATAGGGGAATAGACTATATCATTCTTTGGCTTCCACTTCGATTTAAGGGGATTTCACCCACCATATTTGGCCCTACTCCTGTTGTCCTTTTATTTTTAGATGAACGGACTTAAAGGATAGTCGTTGAACCTTTCTATTTCTAGACTTGGCTGCAGGTTGTCCAATTCTGAATGTTATTACTATATCAAGCTAGTCTCTCTCTAACCTTTTAGTAATTCAGACTCTAAGGAGTTTCCCGAACAATTCAAAAGCGTTTCCGTTAAACCATTATTAATAATTTCTTTAACGCGCACATAATATGATTTTTAATCATATTTTTGCTATCTTTATTATATAATAAAAGACGCAAAAATTTTATGCAAATTCATCTACATAAATAATACTACTAGTCAAACCTCTTCCAAGCTTATCGGCTTGTTCTTCACTATTTGCTGCCGGTTTAACTATTATTTGGTTTTTTAATTTAGCAATATATTTTTCATCTTGGTTATCTTTGTCGCCTCTAGAATCTAAGATCATTGTTAGTAACCAACCGGGCAACAAGTTTTTAATGTTTTTGAAACGTCGTCCGTTTTCAACAGCATCTGGATATTGCTTATTTAAATATATTATCTGGCAGTTTTTACTTCCAAATAACATTGTCCATGTATCATCAGAAACAACCCCAATAGTTTTTCCTTGTTGTCTTGGTAAAATTGTAATGAAATTTAAATTTCTCCAATATGCATATGATTGAGCACAGTTTCCGATGTTTAACCCATATCTGATGCCATCGGTTCCTGTGACGGGGATTCTAATAACCTCTCTTAAATAGTACCATTTATTTAACCGAATTTCTCTATATATTCTAATTTTTTGTTCTTCTGTTAAATCTGGAGAGTATGGATCGACTCCTACAAGTTTCTCATCGTATAGTGTTAGCATAAATTTGTTATTTTTAACACCATGTTCTTTTAATTGCTGTGAGACAACTAAAAAACTCCTATTACTCGTACTAATATCGTAAATCATTCAGCAGTTCTCCTTTCTTTTGAATCTATAATATATTGTTGGAGAATAATATTTATATATTTTTATATATTTTTGCAGATATTTAACATGTTTTAATAAAAACATTGAACAATAAATTATAAATTACAATTAGTAAAATAAAGAAATGGAGGTCATTCAAATATGGCAATTAAAAATATACATCCACATGTTGGAATTGAGTATAATGCAAAACGTCGTGTTCGTTCTGTAACTGTAGAAAATACAGCTCCTACATTGTTTGCTCCTATTGTTGCAAAACGCGGACCAGAAAATGTACCTTATAAAGTATATTCAAACGCTGAATTTATTTCAACTTTTGGACAATTAGAATTCTCTGAACAAGGGCAACAAGTATTAAATATTGGAAACTGGCTTAATAATGGCGGTGCGGTTATGGTTTATCGTATGGCCACTGTTCCAGCTGATATGAAATATAAGAAAAACGTGTTTATTACATATGAAAATAATGTATATAAACAATATATTATTGTAAATGGTGTTTTAACAGAAAACGAAGCAACTGCGCAAACAGAAAACGGAGTTCAATATAAATACAACGAAGAAAAAATATATAAACCAATCAGATTTGCACTTATTGCGGTAAGCGAAGGCGGCAAGTATAAACTAAATAGCAATTATTCAAACAAAATATTTACATATGATGAAAATATACAAGATGGATCAAAATATGTAAAAGTAGAAAGCACTACTGAATTATCAGTTAATACTGTATATTATGAAGAAATTACTATTAAAACAGATACAACCGAAGTTTCAAGTTTAGATGGCGGAAAAGGATTTAAATATTATAAAAATGCTGAACTATCTGATTTGAAAGATGATGCAAATAAATCATTAGTAATTGGAAATAAAGCTTTAAGTAAAGACGATGTATTACTAGCTTGTGCTTACTATGCAGATCCTAACTATCTTATTAGAGCCAAACATTCTGGTTCTTTCTATAATGGAATGCAAGTTGAAATTAGACAAACAGGTGTTGGTGTTTTCAATGTTGTAGTATATGTAAATGGAAGTCCAGTAGAATCATTTGCTCGTAAAACAAAAGAAAATTATAAAACTATTTCTAAACTTTCTGATTATCTTGGAGAATTTTTAATTTCTGAATGTGTTTTAGATCGTTTAAATAGTTATACATCTACAAGTGCAATTAGAACAACTTTATCATTATCATTACCAGAAGGTTATGTTGATAACGTATTCAATGAAGCAAATATTAAAGATGCTATTAAAACAGGCTTAAAAGATAAACTTGCAGTAAAATGTGATTATATTTTAGACGCTGGGTATAAAGCAGATACTAAGGAAGCGATTGCTAATTTAATTGCAGGTGCAGAAGGACAACTTAGAGACGATGTTATTTTCGTTGCAGACACTATTGAATTAACTACTAAAGACAATAAATTTACAAATAAACTTCCTGGAGACGCTTCTGCATGGGTAAATAAAATCAGCGATAGCTCACATGAAACTAGATTAATATCTGTTTATAATGCATATTTAACTACTGAAGATATTTATTCTGCTACATCAGGAGTTGAAACTTATGTTTCTCCTACATATTTCCTTGCAGGATTAATTCCTTATAACGAATTAACTTATGGTTGTAGTTATACTAATGCTGGAAAACGTAGAGGAGAAGTTTCAGATGCATTATATTTATCAAAAAATCCTACTCCAGAAGAAAAAGACGCTTTATATGCAGAAAGATTAAATTACATTGAAAAAGATTCAACTGGAATGTATTTTATGTCTCAATCTACTTACCAACAAGAAGACACAGCTTTGAGATTCTTAAATAATTCTCGTTCTTTAAATGTTATAGCTAGAAATGTAGAACGTATCGGTAGAAATTATTTACATGAAGCAACAACCGTTACATCATTAAATAACTTAACGCAAGCAATTACAACTTATATGAATGATTGGGTTCAAAATAAAGCACTAACTAAATGTGAAGTTGATGTTTATGCTGATCAATTTGACGATACACTTGTTCATATCATATTAAATATTAAATTCCCTGGCACTATTGAAATTATTAGTGTTGAAATTAATATCGACTAAAAAGAGGTGAGTAAGAATGGATTTAACTAAAAAAACAATATTCCCACATAAAGACGGAACATCTCCATTAGAAGCAGTTAAAGGACCATCATCTACTTATTTCACAGGAATAGATGATTTAATTAATCATAAATTTACTAAATTAATTACTGGTTATGCTTATATATATTGGGTTCGTCTTCCAGCATTCTTTGAAATGGACGATGATTTGAAATATTTTAAAGCATTGACACAAAAGAATTTTAGAAGTTTTACAGGTTTAACTGATATAACATTAAATACATCTAGTGAAACAAGCGGTTTTGCTGGAAATGAATATAATACTGTTACTGGAATTAGTAGAGGAAACGTTTCATTTACTATAGAACACAATGAATATTCTGGTTCTCCTATGACAAAGATGTATCAAAAATGGGTTGAATTAATTAGAGACTCAAGAACTGGTATCGCGGTATATCCTAAAAAATATAATATGGAATATAGTGATTATAACCATACTGCTGAATTATTATACATTATGGTTAGACCGGATGCAAATAACACAAATTCAGATATTCTAGAAAAAGCAGTATATTGGAGCAACGTAGTTCCAACAAATGTTCCTCAAGGTCAATATAACTATAATGGTCCAGGACAACAAGATGCTCCAGAAATTCAAATTGAATTTGTTGGAGTTCCTGAAATGAATCCTTACGTTGATGAATTTGCTCGTAAAGTATTAAAAGAACATATATTAAATTATACTTCAGACGAAGATGGTATTTGGGCACCTATTACAAACTATGGCGCTGAAGAAGATGTTCATAAAAATCTTTCTCAAGGAAGACTATATGATATCATGAACTCTGGAGAAGAGCAACAATAAAAAATAAAAAGAATAACAGAAATGTTATTCTTTTTTATATTGTTTAAATTAGTATCCATAATCGTTACTATAATTATCTTGAGAACCAGATTGTGAATCTTCTATTTTCTTTTTAATTTTTTTCTTTGCTGCTTTTTGCTCTACTTCTGCTTTAGCCATTTTTTGATATTTTTCAAAATCAAAGAATGGACAATAATCTTTAAAAATAGCAGCTTTAATTTCAAGTCTTTTGTCGTCAGTAGAACCATCTTGTTTTGGAGGAACTATTATAGCAGAAAGTTCATCTGCCATTGCAGACGCAGTATTGATTTGCTCTTGTAAATTTGTCATATTTAATGAAGCTGGTGATGGGAAGAAAATTTCAATTTTATCTAAATTAATATTTTCTAATAGATTTGATTTTCCATCTTCGCTAAATCTGTATTCGTTCCAATAAAGTCTTTGTATTAATTTTGTAAATGGTTCTTGTAATTCTAATTGATAAGAAATTACTTGTCTTGTAAAATTAGCATTTTGTGCAGATAATTGTCTTGCATAGTCGATATCAGCCATTTGGTCAATTATAGCAGCTGGAATATACATACCGTTCATCATGCTCTTTTTTAGCCAATCTAAGAAAGCGTTGTTTGCAATATCAATATCCATACCTGCTAAAGTATCAATTTCAATTGCTCTGTCTCCGTTAATAGTAGGAATAAAATAGTCGTCTAATGCACCAGGATTTAATTGTAAAATCGTATTTATATCACTATCATTTAATTTAAATTCTTTTGATTTGATCGCTTCAATTGTATTTGAAATTGCTTCTTCAAAGCTTGCGTCTAATCCAGAAGCTACATAGAATACACGTTTATCATGTCCTCTTCCCATGTTTATAACAATCGCATTTGTTAGCATAGCTAAATATAATTTAGCAAAGAATGTTATATTTTTATAAACAGGAGGAACTTTAAAATGGATAACTTCTTCTGGTGAAAAATATGTCATATGAATTTGTTTTTCCATGAAATATTTTTGTTTCACAATACTATAGATAAAATCTTTAAATTGTTTATTATGACGAACATACTCTCTATTAATTTTTTTGCTTAAAGTGTTTAAGAAAACATCAGACACAATTTTAACTTTATAATCTTCCATATATTTGGAAGAATCTTTATCAACAGGAATAGTTGCACCGGTTGCACCAATAGAAACTACATTATTTTGTCCTTGTTGATTTACCATTCCTAAATAATCGCCGGCTTGGCCAACATCTTTAGTATTATTATATTGCTTTTCTTCAATATAATAATATCCATAACAGATATCATCGATTTCAAGAGGTATAACTCTAGCAGGATCTAGTTGTCTAATAACGGAACCGCTAACAAACATTGGTTTATTGTCATTTTTTTCTTTATTATTTTTCTTTTTTCCATATAACTTTTCGTAATCTAAATCACTAACAATTCCGCGTCTCATCTTGTCATATTCATATTCTGCTCTTTCTTGTAGCATAGATAACTTAGAATCAATAACAAAATGCTCGTTTATTATTTTAGCAATGCTTTCTTGAAGAGTTGAATCTTTTGAAATTACTATTTGACTATTGTCACAAAATTCTTGCATAATTACCTTTTGAGATTCATTCAACGAAACATCACTACCAGAAACAGTTATATCAATTTTATCAGTATCATATATATCAATATTTTCTTGAAGAATTCCTTTTTCTAGTTTTGAATCGGACATCATATAATCTAATTCATCTTCTAAAGATAAAACAGCAATATAATTATCACCATATAATAAAGCATCTTTTATATAAGAAATTGTTTTCTTATTTAATTTATATTTTTTAATTAACTCTTCAATATTTTTATATATTCCGTTTTTTGTTTCTTCGTCTGTTGGTGCAGTATAATTATACAAAAATACTTTCTTAGTAAAGTCATCTGGAGACAAAACGTTGTTTGTATATATTCTTAATGCTGTAGAACATTCAGGAATGTGCTTTTCAATTGCTTCATAATTTTGATATTCGATAAATTTTCCAAGATCATTAACAGCTAAATTAATGCCTTCTTGAAATTCTTTATCTGTCATATATTTTTTAAAAAGCTTTTTAGGATCTTGTTTTACTTCACCTTTTGTATTTGAATTTGCTTTATCTGCAGTTGCATCTGCTAATAGAGAAGCCATTCCAATTTCCGTGAAATATCCTAAAGGTCTATTATCTGTTTTATTACCATATTTTTTTGCTGTTCTTTGAGCGGTTTGGCGTAATATATTTCTAAGTTGAATATTCTCCATATCTAAACCCATATCTGTACCGTTAATTGCTACAGAAGATTGATTTCCGGCTTTTTCAACTTCTTTAAAATTTTGTGCTTTTTTATTATTTGCCATAAAATCACCTTATTTCTTTACGTTATAATTTATTGTTCCTGCTGATATTTTTGAAAATAATGAAAAAACACTATTTATACAAGCATCAATATTATCTCCAAATATAGATAGTAATTGCCCAAACAATGGTTCATTAACAAATTGCATTATAATAATGTCGTTAAAAGTTTTTAAATTAATATTATTTATTAAACAAGATAACGTTACAAATATTTGATTATTTTCTATTAACGCTGGTGATTCATTAATTCTACAAAACATTTTATAAAAATAATCTTGTATAGTGTTTTCTTGTAAAGTTTCCGCATATGCTTTTAATTCATCCCCATCAAAATTACTAGTTTCTGATGATTGTAATTTAATATAGGCTGCAATTATATATTTAACAATGTTTTGTTCGTTTTTTGTTAATGTATTGTATATATTTGTAAAAACAGATTTTATATTATCGATATTAGAATAACTAGTAATATCTTGTCTGTGGTGATATACAAATTTTATATAATTTCTCAAATAATATTTTTTTTCTATTATGTTATTTGCATCGACAAATGTTCCTAATATTTTACTACATGCTTCTACTACTCTTTCATAGTTATCATAATTTGAAACAAGATATAGAACGTCATTATTTAAATATATAGATTCGTTATATAATAAGAACATAATAGGAAGATAAAATTTTGAATATCTATTAACTCTTGTTTTATTTTCAAAATTATTAACATTATTATCATTTATATATAAAGCATCAAATAATTTTTTAAACTTATATATAGTATAATTATTTAAATAAAAGTCTAAAAACTCTTTTAAATTCTCTTTTGGAGTTACTATTTTTATTATTTCTGGAATCGTATATCCACTAAATTTTGATCCTATATTCATATTATTGCACCTACTTTGTATCAACTATAAAATTTTTATGATTTACTGCTCTAATAAAATTAATAACGTATTTTTCAGGAGTACAATTGTCTGCAAATCTGTAATCAAAATAGTTAAATCTTTCCATAATATTAGTAGTATCGACAAAACATTGTTTAAATAACATTACAGTATGCCAAAATTCATATACTGCGGGATCGACATCAAAACTTATATCAGCAAATTTTGCTTTATCATCCAATAAATAACTATAATAATTATCTAGTAAATTTAAAACAATAACTAAATATAAACCTTCTTCTTCTGTCATCGAACCTACAGAATTTATATTAAAGAAATTATATATAATATTTTTTCTATTCTTTATTTTATCTAAATCATTAATTCCACCAACATTAAACAAATCTTGAATTTTTTCTATTGTTTGTTTTAAACTATTTGTTCCATCACTTGATGATATTTCTTTCGACAACATATATTCTGTAGAAATTTTATCGCCTGTTTCAGACGACTCTGTTTCAACAATATTTCGTGTTGTAATTTTATGAAAATTTGTATTAGATAAATTTAAAGAAGTTACTTTATATTTTTTATATTCTGGTTTAAGAGCATATATATTTGCATTTTCATTTCCATCTGCATATATATAACTATAATCAACTTTTTTAAATCTATTATTATCAATAATATAAAAATATTCTGTTGATGACATCTTTTTTGTGTCTTCTTTTGTTAATTTTGTAAATTTATATTTCAAATCTTCTTCAGAATATGTTTTTCCATTATAATCGTCTTCATATTCTTCAATATATATGTTTGAACATATATCTGATAATTCTCTAAGCAGTCTTTTTAATTTAGACAAATCATTGGTATAATCTTTAAACAATTCTGATTTAACAGTTTGTTGTTCTATTGTTGTAACATATTTATAAATACTATTATATACATTACCATCACTATCTACTAATTTTAATTTATCTCCAAATTCTTTTTCATTTTTTAAAATTTTTTTAACTTTTGTTTTATCTACAGTATATGTATAATTTCCTTTTATAGCATAATCTAAACCTGCATCTATTTTATTATCATCTGAACCAATAGAATATTTAAAAATACTTCTAATTTTAGCTAAAAAAATATTTTTTAAATCTTTAGCAATAGAACCATATAACTTAGTTGTATTTATTTCTAATAATTCTTTCTCAAAAGTATCATAAAATGATTTACCAGAAGTGTAAAATGTGATAGTGCTTCTTACAGCTGTGGATCCGCTACCATTTCTTATAGTTAAATGTCCATCATTTTCAATATATAGACTGTTTTCGTCTTTTAAAATTTTACTATAAGCATCTTTAATAAAAGGAATTGTCGCCATTTTTTTATATTTGTCTCTTGCTATGTACATTGAATTGAATAACAACTCGTCTAATATAGATTTATTTACAATACTATATTTTTTATCAACATCATAAAATAAAAATTCTTGAGACATTCCATTTTTTAAATATGCGTTAGCATTTTGAATAGAATATTTCAATAAATATATTTTTGGAACAAATTCTCTCGATAAAATTAAATATTCTCGGATATATCTATCATTTGGATCAAAATCTTTAACATCTCCACTTGAATATTCTTCGTCGGTACTACTAAAATAAGTATCACCTCTTGAAATCATAGAATACATGTTTGTGCCACTATCATCCAGAAAATATTTTTCTTTATTAGTTCCACTTTCAACAAAAGAAAAATTATTTCTTTTATTTAAAACAAAGTTAGGATTAAAAAGATTTTCAATTACATTATCGTTTGAATCATTGTATTTACTATATAATCTAGTGTTTTTTGTTCTATTTTGAGAAGAAGAAACTAAAATCCTTTCAAAAGATGATGTTAATGTAACACCGCTTTCTCCAATACAATTTAAAATAAAAGTTTCTTTTGATTCAGATGTTTCTAGTTTCATAAAAACATCTAGATCATTAAGTCCCATATATCCAGTTTTCAACAAAAATATTATATATAAAATATATCTTTTATTTAAAGCTTGCAATTTTTCTGCATTAATACCATAAGATGAAATAAAGTCTTTAATTTCGTCTTTTGTCATTGTTAATGTTGAACTATTTATTTTTTTCTCTAATGTGCTCCCAGATCCAATTGTCAAATCTGAAGAATCTATATTTAATGATGAATATGGCACTTGTGTGATTTCATCTTTTATAATATGCTCAGATATTTCAATTGTTTCATTATCTAATTCTAAACGTAGTATCAAGATCATCACCTAGCCTTTCATTAATATAATTATAAAGTCTTAAATATATTTCTTTAAATTTTAAAGATTCTATTATATATGATTCAACAGTTTCGTTCATTCTACGATTTTCTAAATCTATATTTTCATAAAAATATTTATTCATTATATAGCAAAATAAAATACCTTTATAATTTTCCCAAGTAGTTTCATTTAATTCATTAAAATAATCATATAAATATACTAATCCTTTACTGTTGCTGTTTGATCCATCAAAATCTGTTATATCTACATATAAATTTGATTCGTCTGAAAAAGAACTTTCCTTTTTTGAGTTTATAAATTCAACATATTTATTAAATTCTATAATAAACATTTCTTTTGTTATTATTGTGTTTTTAACATGTGATTTAACATCAAATTCATACTGCAAACTATTTGGAAGTACGTCTGATGTGAAAGGCAAATAATCAAAAATATTTGTTTGTAATGAATTTTCAATACTAGATATTTTAAATATCATATTAAACAATTTATTTGATTTAAATTTTTCTAATTCAACCTTGTTGTCAGAATAAAACTCTTTAATACATTGTAAAACTTTCTCTTTATATTCCCTGTAATTTGAAGGAAGATTATTGTTAAAATATGATATTTTTGGAATTATTAAATAATCTCTGTTCAAATCATTAAATGTATCTATATCTGGTTTTTTGATTGATAAAGTTTCATATGTAACAGTATTTCCATCACCATCGGTTGAAGTTGTCTTTTTCATATAAAACGCTTTTTCAATATTAGAATTTTCACTATTCAAAAAACTTACAAAATTTTTATATGTGGCTCCATCAGTTTGTATATTTTTATTTATTAAATCGTTTTGTAATTTTAATAATGAAGAAATTTTCTGTGTTCCGAAGATTGTTTCTAGATATGAATACACGTTTAGTATATCAAATCCGTTTTCATTTAAATATGCTATTAAATTATATATAAAAGCCTTTTTTCCATTGTCGTTTTTAATAATGTTTATATTATACATTAATAAAAAGAATACAACTAAACTATATGAATCTTCTTCTGTTAAATTAGTAAAAATACTTAATAACTTGTAATAATCATTGTTTTCATCACTAATATTATAATCAGAGCAAGTAGATAGTGTTTTCATCATATTTTGAAAATATGAATATATTGAATTTGTATCATCAGGAAAAATAATTTTTCCTTCTTTATTTATCAATAAACTTAAATCCATATTACCACCTCTATTTATTTTTTGTCTGAAATATAATTTGCAATTGATTTTATTTTTTTCATTTCATCTTCAGATAAACCATTTATTCGCATATATTCTTTATCATAATCGTCTATTACAATATTATTAAAATCTATTGCAACATAAAACTTTTCATTTGGAGATGCAAGCATTATATCAGGATTCTCTTCAATTAAATTATATAGAGACAAAGCTAACTCTTTTTCAAAAGTAGTATCTAGTGAATCTATCATAGAAGCAGCAAGATTCATTTTTTCAAAAGTATCCTTATCATCTGACTTTTTTACAATTTTTTGATCTTGATTATACTTTTCTAATGTTAAACTTTCATCAACCTGTTTTCTTAATTTATACATATTAATATATTGATTTTGTATTTTATCTTGCATTTCAATATAATCAACTCTTAACTCATTAGTATTTTCATCAAATATTGGTTCAAAATCTTTTATATATAAATTTCCTAAAACAATTTCTTCGTAAATTTTTGTAAATAATTTAGGGGTTGCATATGTTACTAATTTTAAAAAAGTGTCATAATCTTTTTCTCGCAATATTAAATTATTTACTGAGTTCAATAATTCGTTTCTTGTCATACACAACCACCTTTACATTCCTAATAATAATTTTAAATTTGATGGAATAATTCCATTGTTAAATACTGTTGAAATTTTTAAATTTTTGTATAGATGAATATAAATTGCATTATACTCTTCAAGAATTTGTTTTACTTTATCATTAGATATAGTAGATATTTCTGTATAATCAGATTTTATTTTTTCATATAAAACATTTAACGCTAATATAAAAACACATATTCTAATATTCAAATTATTTTCTGAAAATTTATATAGATTATTTAAAAATTCTTCTTCTGAGTTATTTGATTTATATTTTAAGAAAATTTGTAATAATTTTGATGCAATTATATAAACAATTTTAGAGTTTTCTAAATTTGTAAAAATATCATCTTCTATATAAACTTTATTAACAAATTCTAGTTCAGGATAATAACTTATTAAAATAGGAGATATGCTTCCTGCGTTTATATTATTTTGAACTTTAAAATCATATGCTTTTTCAAACAAACTTTCTTTTAAAATTGCGTTTTCTATATCCGAATTTATATATCTTGAATCTATAGCGTTTCGTTTGATTAGTTTAATTAAAATATCTAGTATATATTTATTAAAATTGTCATAATTATCAACTCTAAAAGCAGATAATTCACATAATAATATTCTAATTAAATAATATTTTATTAAAAGAAAATTATTATCATAAATATAACCACTTATATTACTATACCAATTGTCAAAACTATATTTTCCAACATTCATAGTAACAAACATATTTACACTAATATTTAAAGCTTCTGAGAAATCAGTTTTTCCTTCATATATTAACATTGTATTGCTCATAGAATTAATTAAATTAGAATAAGTATATTCCCTTTCTAAATTAGGAGCATAACATTCAACTATATCATCAACTAAAGCAGAACTATATAATAATTCATCAATAAGTAATTGTATTTTAGTATAATTGCTTGATATTAAATCAGAAATTTCATTTATATCCGATTTATTATTTTTTATTATTTCAGAAACATTTTCGACTGCAGAAATAGACGATGTTTTTGTATAAACACCAACTATAGAGTTTTTAATTTCATCATACATAGAAGAATCATAACTACTATCATATATTTTTCTAACTCCGTCGGCTCCGCTTACTGTCATAGATAAAGCACCTATTTTTGTTAATAACTCATATATTTCTTTAAATACTGCATCATCAAATAAAGATACAATTTTATTTTTTAAACTCAAAAGAGATTCTGAATCTGTATCTGGTTTATTAATTATGCCTTCCAGATAAACCGTTCCATATTCTGGATTTGATAGAATTTCATCAGGATCAGAGATTTTATATTTAGGAGTAAATTGTTCTATTGGACTAAATAATGTTCCTAAAAGCCCATATAAATAATTTTGTCTAATTAAAATTGTTGATTCACCATCCGCCACTATTTCTATTTTTACTTTTCTTAAGCCATTAGCATCTAGTTGATCATATTTGTATGAATATATATTCAATATCAAAGGAACACTATTTCCAACTGTTTCATTTCCATTTTCTGGAGAAAAAGTTGCTTTAAATGTATATTTTATAACTTTTGTTTTTTGCGAGCTTTCATTTATCTCTTCGATCTCTTCAGATGAATCAGAATTAAATCTTAAAGAAGTATTATAAATATTTGGCAATAAACTAAATGTTACATCTGCGTAATCTGCTAATGTATTCTCATCGTCATAATTAAGAGATTCTGTATCTAATTTAATATCTATATTTCTCCATCTTTTAGATATATAAGTTGTTAGCTTAGAACTGTAATTTCCTACTTTTATATAATCTCCATCTTCATCAACATATTTAAATCTAATTCCTTGAGAACCTTTATCATATGCAGCTTTTTCATACGTGTCGCCGTGTTCTTTTATTGAATTATCTTGCATAGTTCGGTGAAATTTAATCAAATTATAAATTTTATTTATATCTGCTCCAGAACTTTCATCATTTGGATCCTTTAGAAGTTCCTTAAATACTTTACCTTTTTTATCAGTATCTACTCCGCCTTCATATGTTATACCTTCAACAGATAAACCTTTTTTCATATTTACCCTAGTAACAGAGTCATCAAATGAACAATTATATCCTGTTAGCCAGTTCTTTTTAAATCTTAATTCTATACCATAAAAATTTTCTTCATCATTTTCATCTTGAACAACAGCTCTATACACAGTTCTGCTTATTGTTAGCCATAATAATTTAATTTGTTTCGTAATTTTTACAAATCTAACATTATTTAAATTCAATGTTGGACATGATAAAAATATATCCCCAATCTTTCCATCTGAATCATAATAGCCATATATAGAACATTCCAATTTTAAATTATATCCGCTAGAATCAATAAATTTTGTATAACAAGATTTCATATTTTTCTCTATTTTAAAAGAACTAGAACTTGTATCAATTATTGCATTTTCTTCACTATTGAAAGATAATTTATTTGCACTATTTCCAAGCGTATCATTTAATAAATCGCAAATATTATTTTTAAGTGTATCTATTGCATCAGTATATATTGAATCAAATGTTAAATAATAAGCTAGTTTATCTATTAATTTTAATAATTCGCTGTCTTTTTTAAATAAATCAATATATTTTATTAAATCTTTAACTCTATTAATATATTTATATGATGTTTCAACATAATGGTTTAAAATAACCGCACCAATAAGATTTTCATATATTAAAAATTGTTTTTCACATAGTAAATTATATTTCTCTTGTAGCATAGAATAAACTTTAGTTGCTTGTTCAGCAGCATCGCTTAATTCTTTAACTTCTGAATTTAGTTTGCTGATATTTTTATCATCTACAGTAATTGTTTCTAATTTTTTTAAAGAATCTTTTAATTTACTTAAAATATCTTTATTTTTTATAGTTGCCATAGAATCACCTTATTTCTTTGTAGTATAATATATTGTTGAATTAAAATAACGCATAAATAAAAAAAAAGAAGAATAGTTTCCTATTCTTCTAAAAGTACAAATGAGCGTATAATATCGTTTCCATATTTGTCTTTACCTAGACAAACTTTAACATCGCTTGCAAGCGGATCGTTTTCATCAACTGTTGCAATGTATCCAATGCCATATATTGTATTTACACGAAGTTGTTTTGAAATATCAATCGAATTCATTTCTGCTTCATTTTCAAAAGATTTAACAATTACTTGTTTTGTTACAAGAGCGCCATCTTCTTCAATACTGAAATTTAAAGTTGTCATAAAGTTGTTATTGAATATTGCTGAGCCAGTTTCTTTAGAAATAGCCATTGCTTCATATACAGATCTATCAATAAATACATCTATAAGAATATCACTTTTAATTTCTGGAATATCAATTTCTAAAGTTTGTAAATTTATTGAAATTGCGTTTGATATATTTGGAAATATTTTTTTGTCTTTTCTGACTCCTTCTCTGTCAATAACTCTTACATAAATATAAGAAGAAATGTCAAGATTTTTTGAAACCATATATGAATGGATATTTAATAATCTTTCTTTTAAGAAAGGAATTAAATTTATATGTTTAAATGAAACATTATTTTCATATGATAGAGTTTCATGAACGACGTTTATACCAATATGTTCTTCACCAGATGAATCATTAAAATATATTGTATCTTGAGAGTACATTCTAATATTTGGAATAGAAATAGTTTGAAAGCCTTCTTCTTGCTCTAACGAATTCTCTGAATAAATTCTGTCTATAATATCTTCTCCAAGTTTAACATCGTCGTATAATCTCTTAAACTTATTTTTATCAATAGACAATATAAATTTATTTGCAACTGAAGCCGATACTTGAACTCTAAAGTTTATAACATATTCACCTTCTGTTTGTGTTTCTCTTATTATACTTCCAGGTGCATCTAATCCATCTACCATTATTAACAAATCCGTTAAATCATTCATGAAAAAGCCACATCTTCCAGTGCTCATATTTAATTTTTTACGAATAGAGTCAAATCTTCTAGAAGTAGAAATCATATATAAACGAAATCTTTCCATGTCATCTAAATCATCTATATTATATCCTAATAATGTAGAAATGATATAAATAAATGTTTTTGGTATTTCTGTATTTAATGGACATGAATTTAAATATTGAAATAGTCCAACATGTAATTCATTTTTTAAAAAATATAATAAATTTGTGTTTTGTATAAAACTATTAACAAATATTTTAAAGTTGAAATTTACAGTAATGTAATCAGTCGTATAAAACATAGATATTTTATTGTCTGGATCACTTAATAATTTATAATAGTTATCTGCCAATGACTTTCTAAGCCATCTATCTGGACTAGAAATATTTGGATCTGTTTCCATTCCTGATACTGGATTATCTATAGAAAGTTCTGGTGTTACCATTAGTGAAGGATATGGTATTTTATGAACATTTTTATTATAAGTTCTATTTTTATTTGTTAAACTAGATGGCGTGCCAGTATCGATTTGAACATATCTGAAATAATCTTTTGGGAATTTTGAAATTATAAAATTTGATGTTTCTGCGGCAAGAGATGATATTATTGTACTTGCCGAAGCGATTGTATGAACTAAGTTAATTTGATCATTTTCTAAATAAACTTTCATCGACATATAATCACCCTTTCTGTTAGTTATAATAGATTGTTCAAAATTTAATGAATTATATAACTATATAATTCGGATTTATTCTGATTATATATATATATATAATAGTAGTGAATATGATTATAGAGTAATAAAATAGTATAAATTATACAAATTTATTTAGTTTTAAATAGAACAATCTATTATATATGCACGACATATACAAAACTTAAAAGAAAGGGCAGTTAGCGTAAATGAAAAGAATCTTAAAATCAATCACATTAGTTATTTGCATGGTAATAATGCTAACATTAACATCATGCAAAATTAAAAATCCTTTTGCTAAAGATTATAACGAATATAAAGCTATAAATTACGATAAGGATGAAAAAGATCTAGTTTTGAATGTTTATACACCAAAAGAGAGAAAAGAAAACAATTTGAAGGCAGTTTTATTTATATCAGGAGACGATTGGAAGAGTGAAGTAACAGGTAGCGATACTGATTTGTGCAAAGCATATGCTAAAAAAGGATATGTTACTGCAACAATGACTTATAAAAATCTTGGAGTATATGGAAATGACGAAAACACATTATGGACAATTTGCAACAATTTACATAGTGCTTTAATTAAATTAAAATCATTCTGTGCCCAATTAGAAATTAATGTTACAGACGTAGTTTTACATGGAACATATTCTGGAGGTCACATTGCGGCATTCTATGCTTGGGCTTTACAAGGTGAAGGTTCAGAATATCTTTCTCCAATTCCAATTAGATGCGTTCAAGTTATTGCTTCTCCAATGAGATTTGAAGAAGAGTATTGGGCAATTAAAAAATCTGATGGCAATTTAGGTATTAAAACAGCTTGCAAACTTTATGGTTCATATGGTATTGAAGGATATGTTCAAAAAGATGGAAGTGTTGATGTTTCCGCTTTAACAGAAGAGAAACGTAAAGAAATCCTAGAAATGGTTACTCCATTAACATATTTAACAGAAACTTCTGTTCCTATAATTATGGCTTATGGTGCAAAAGATGATGAAATTCTGTATAAACATTGTACTGCATTAGAAGATGCTTTAAAAGAAGTTAAATTAGATTACCATAAATTTGATTATACAAATTCTGGTCATGCTATGATGTTTAACCCAACAGCTAAAGAAGAAATGTATAAATTATTAGATAGCATTCTTGCTGATGGTGTAACTGCAGAATAGTAAAAAATTAAAGAATAACAGAAATGTTATTCTTTTTTTGTTTAAAAATTTAAATCTTCTAAATCATCTTCATCTTCTGAATTATTAGCATCGCTATAATCAATATTGAAAAATAATATTTTTTTAGCAAGTTTTGCATCATTATTTTCTTTTATATTCTCAGATGTACTTGATACTAAATTATCTTGATATTTTTCTATTAGTTCTGGAGTCATAAATTCTTTATATTTATTATAGAAATTATTAAAATTACCATTTATATACTTCAAAGGAATTTGAATTGCTCCTGAATGTGCCATACTATGAAGAGTAGTTGTCAAAGGTATCAATCCAATATTATTTTCATAATGTTCTTTCATTACTTGCTCTGCTATATCAAACCCGCTAACAGGTTCTCCATTTCCATTTTGAATTAATTCTCTAGCTACTGTTTGTGTTATATCAAATAATGTAAATGGGTAATGATGAAATTCTAAAGAAACAGGATCTGTTTTTGTATCTATCCCTGGCATCAATTCACAAGTTGTTAAATCTAATTCATTCTTCAAATAATTGATATAATTTTTATACTCATAGCTTGACCTAATCATTGTTCTTTCTAAATTAAGTATAGCTTTTTCTGTCAAGTCATCTACTGACTCATATCTACATCCATCAGGAGTGAAATTCCCGACACTCATATCTATATCAACTACTTGATCATTGTTTTTTGGAAGTTCATTCATATTTATACTATCTTTATTCTTCTCTTTATCCATCCTGATACCCCTTATTATTAATAAATTGTTAAATAAATTATTTTTAAAAATAATTTTTGATATTTTCTATTGTTAATATATTGTTGCGAAAAACTATTTTTATTTATAAAAAAATTTTTGATAACAAACTATTATATATAAAAGAATTAAAGTAGGTGATTTTATGGCAAGAACAATTAAAGATTTTACTTTAAATTTAGGAAAATATAATAAATTAGAAGAAGTAGATGAAAAAAATGCTTTTGTGTTAGCAGTAAGAAATATTTTATTGAGTAAGCCGGGTAATTTTCCATTGACCCCAAATCTTGGAATGGATATAGAACAATATTTGTTTGAACCTGCTGATGAATATACTTTAAATAAAATAAAAACTGTTTTGAATAGGCAAATATCAGATTATGTTGATAATGCTAGTAATGTAACTGTCGATGTTGTATTGCTAGAGGATACAGTTCCTTTCGAAGATGGATCTTCTCCTATGAGATATATATTAGGAATATCTGTTTCGGCTACTGTAGATAATGATAGAATATCAACAAATTTTTTAATGTATAGAGATAACAATCTATTAAATATTTACAATGAAGTTAATTAGAAAGGATGAAAGAGATGGAAGAAAATCAAAGAAATGATGCTTTTGAAGCAATGAATGAAATGCTTTCTCAAAAGAAAAAAGATAATCAGTTAAAAAAAATAAGCGAGATAGATGACATTGATAAAGAAATTGAAAACAAAATTCCTCTATCTGAAGAGGATACAGAAACAATATCTAAATACGAGGCGAATGAAGTTGGGGAATCTATATATGCTTCTGATAGAGATTATAAAGCAAAAGAAGTAGATGTTAATAATATTCGAATTGTTGAAAAAAGAGCACTTGAGACAAATCAACTTCTTATGAATGCTTTAAAACCACAAAAAAGTAGTTCTAGTTTTGAAATAGTTGCAAGCCAAAGTGGATATAGTTGCAAAGTTTCCCCTTTAAACAATAGAGATAGTTTCAATATTTTAAATAGTTCATCGTCAGAATATGAAAATAATCGTTCTACATATAAAGTTATTTATGATAAAATTATAGAATTTTCTTGCGGTAAAATGACTTTTGAACAATGGTTAGCAAATACATCTGTTGCTGACTTGGAAACTTTTTATTATGGGTTATATTGCGCAACATTCCTAGATCAAGGAAGTTTTAAATTCACATGTCCAGACGCAAAATGTGGTCATCAAACAGAACAAATTATAAGAAATGATAGTTTAAAACAAGTTGCAGATTTTGATGAAATGACAAAATTATCTAAAAAAATCACTGAAGAGTCAAATAGTATTGCAAAAATGAAAGAATTATCTTTATTAAACAATGCCGCTCCTATAGAATTAAAAAATAGTGGTTTTATAATGGAATTAAAAATACCTAGTTTATTAGATTTTTTAGATTTATATAGAACTGTTCCTTCTCAAGATATTAGAACGAGAAGCGACGCTGACATCAATGCATTATTATGTATAAGTGGAATGTTAATTCCTGATGGTAATGGAGCATATGTTCCTGATATTGATAAAAGAGATATTCTTCAAGTTATAGACAATTTATCATTATACGATGCTGCATCATTAAGAAAAACAATTATAGAAATATTAAATAAATACCATGTAACATATAAAATTAAATCAGTAAAATGTGCTAAATGCGGAAAAGAGATCAAAGATGTTCCTATTGATTTGCGTTCTATACTTTTTACGGAGATCTTCGCGAGCAGATCGTAGAGCTTAAATCGTTAAGTCTTGAGGAAATAACTGAAGAAAAGAAAAATACTTATATTCAAGCTGTAGAAAATATATCAAACGCTAGAAAAGTTAAAGCAGATAACGTTGTATATATGTTAGAGTTATTTGGTGGAAAACTTTCCTTAACAGATGTATTAGATACTGAAATACCTCTTTTAAATCAGTTAAGAGAAGCAAAACTTAGACTTATCGAAGAAATGGCAAAAGACAGAAACAAAGGAAAATAGTTTATGTTAAAAAAAGCACTTAAAGATATTTGTACAATTTCAAACGATGAAGAAATTAATACACGAAATTATTTGGATTCGATAGATTATATTGATAATCTATATCATGCTGTTGGAATTTTAAAACAAAACGTTTCAATTAAAAAATTAACGTTTTATCCAACATTTAAAAGCAAATATATTTGTGAAAAATTAGGAATTCCTTCTTTTCCAGAGGAAAATGAACTAAGATTAATAAAAGTGTCGTCTGAAATTTTTCGCGAAGATAAAAAAACAACAATGCAAATTATGGAAAAACTGAAAAATATATGTTACGAGATTACATTAGTGGATAATGTAATAATAATGAAAATTAAATAGGAGATTTTTTACAGATGAAAATAAGAGAGAAGACAAATTTAGACATTTGTAACGATAATGACTTAAAATTAGCGATTTTAACAAATGTTGTAGAAGAAAAAACAACAAAAAATCAAATTAGGGCAACAATGCAATTAATAGCAAAAGCTCTTTGTGGAACTCTTGGTCCTTATGGAAGCACATCTATATTAGAAGATCAAGGTTTAAAGCATCACCTTGTTACTAAAGACGGGTATGACCTATTAACAAGAATGACTTTTGATAATGAAATTTCTAGAACTATTTTAGATATTCTAAAATCAATAAGCAGTTCTCAAGTATCAACTGTTGGCGATGGTTCTACATCGGCTATTGTTGTAGCAAGTTCTTTATATGAAGCAATAACAGATCCGGCAAATAAGGAAATGTTATCTAAAGTAGCTTCTAAAGATATAGTAGATATGTTAAACTATTTAGCTGAAATTTTGGAAGAAGAATTGAAAAAGGCAGCTAAACCAATATCAGAAGATTTACACGAATTGGATACTGTTGGTGCTATAGCTGTGAATAACGACAAAGAATGTGGAAAAATGGTTGCTGATATATATAGAAAAATCGGAAAATATGGATTCATAACAACAGACGCAGTTGAACAAATTCAAAAAGATACTGTTGAATACAAAGAAGGAATTCAATGGAAAAGACCATATTTAGAGGATTATTTTGCAATAAATATTCCTAGTAAAAAAGTTGTACATGAAGAACCATATTTATTTTTAACAACAGAAGTATTAACTCAAAATCATCTTCAATTATTAATGGATGTTATTGGTTACGCAGCAAGAGAATCAAGACCTTTATTAATAGTTTGTTGTGGTGCTGACCAAGATGCAAGAACATTTTTTAAAAAGAATCGTTTGAAACATTTAGCGATGTCAGACCGTAAAACACCGGAATTAGTTTTTACTGTTGTTGATATTGATACTGTGACAGAAACAAGCAAAGCAACTTTGAGAAATTTAGCTCTTTTAACAGGATGTGAAATTTATTCTCCTGTAGAACATGCTGAACATACTCATCCATATTTCTTAGCACATCAAAAACAATTTTATGGAAAAGCAGCTAAAGTTATAGTTACACCTAAAGAAACACAAGTTATTTGTGACACTTCTTTAATTCCAGAAGAATACGATGTTATTAGAAAAGCAAAAGAAGAAGAATTATTAAAACAAATAAATAATGCTTTATCAAAAACCGATAGAACAATGGATGACGAAAAAGAAATTTATTATTTAAAATATGAATATAATAGTTTATTAGGAAACAGTGCTGTATTACATGTTGGCGGACAAACATTAACAGAAAGAATGTCTAGAGAAAGATTACTAGAAGACGCTGTTTTAGCTTGTCGTTCTGCTATTAACTACGGAACTATTTACGGAGGAAATTTAGCTATTCCAAAAATTATTTACGATAAATTTGATTATATTTTAAATTTACTATACACAAAATTTAATTATTTACCTTTTAAGACAGACGAAGAAAAAGAAAAATTCTTTACATATTTTTTAAATATATTCCAAGATGCATTTAAACAATCATATCGTCATGTTTTGGACAATTCATACTTTAATGAACAAGAAGTTGAAGATGTTGTTGATCGCTGTATAAAAGAATCAGTTTTCTACAATTTAAAAACACATAAATATGAAGGTATGAGTGAAACTGGAGTAATCAATAGTGTTGATACAGATACACAAATTTTAAAAGCTTGTATCTCTATTATAGGATTATTAGCAACTTCTAATCAAGTTGTAATATCTTCCTATTGTACTCTAGACGCAATTAAACAATAAAAAATAATCTGAGGTAAAACTCAGGTTATTTTGTTTAGGAACAATATATTATAAAAGAAGGTGAGAAAATGCCAATTAATCATCAACCGTTACATATATCTCTAATGCAGATGATTCAAAACCCAAGTGGAAGCGGTTCTGCATACTTAGCAGCTCGTTATAGAATTAAACAAGCTATGTCTGCGATGTATATAAAAGTATTATCTAAATACAGAAAACAATTTTATGCAGTACCATATTTATACGACGATGGAAGGATTTTATTTCACGTTAAAGTTCCTTCTGAAGCATATAATATAAATAGAATTTCATATGATGTTCTAATAGAATTTGAAAATAAACCAGGTGTTAGATTATCTAATAGAAATGCTAAATTCTTTTCAAACTCTCCTTCATTTATTTTTACATATGCTTATGTTTTTAATCAAAAAAGCATTTTAGTAGATAAATTTAAACAAAAATTGCCAACTCAATGTTTAACCCAACCTCCAGTTATTAGAAACCCGGTTGAGTCTATGGGTTATGAAAAATCTATTTTTATCGCAGGAAAATATTTAGTAGATTCAATGGCTTTATCAGACACTTATATTAAACGTTTTGGTAAAAGAATGAATGCTTTGACCGAGATAGATCTATTAAGAAGAATAGCTGATCCAGACACATTAATCGCTGTTTATCAACATGCTAAATATTTACAGGCAAAAACACATAGAAAACCATTATCTCAATCTGAAAAACGTAGAAGAGATGATAGAAATAGAAAATTTGCTGAAACTCAAAAAAGAAATAGACCAGAAGGAAGAAAAGGTTTATTTGGAATAAGAGTTGCTCCAAGACCTGCTTTAAATGCAAGAAAGGCAAAAAAATATATGCTAAACGGAAATCATAGTCCTAGTAAGACTATAAAACCTAAAAAAGCAACTAAATCAACAAGGAAATAGTTATCTATTTCCTTTTATTATTTTTAAAAATAATCGTTTGAAAAATATATTATAATAGTGGAAAGGAAGTACAATAATATGAATAGAACAAGATATTTTGAAGTTATGAGAGAAGACGGAATCATGCCAAAGAGATCAACAAAGTACTCGGCAGGTTATGATTTATTCTTACCAACAGACTTCGCAAAACCACAACCTGTATTACCAGGAGAAACTATATTCTTTAAACTAGGAATCAGGGCAGCAATGCAACCAGATGAAGTTCTTTTAATTGTTGTTAGAAGCAGCGTTGGAATTAAAAAAGGTTTAGTTTTATCTAATGGAACAGGAGTAATTGATTCAGACTACTATGGAAATCCATCTAATGGTGGAGAAATCTGTATGTCTTTAAGAAATGTTGGACATGAAGTTCAATATTTAGAACCAGGAATGAAAATAGCACAAGGTATTTTTGTTAAATATCTAACTACAGATGATGATGATGTTTCTAGTGAAAGAGTCGGAGGAATAGGAAGCACATCAAAATAATTAATAAAAATATATATTATAGAAATGAATAATATTTAGCACGACAATATTATTCATTTTATTTTAATTAAGGAAGAAAAGGACGGTGATGTCAATGTCTGAAGTACATGACAATGAAATAAAAAACGAAGAAGTTTTCTCAATATCCGATCCGGTCAGCTATTTTAGAATTGCATTTGATCAAATTTTTGAGCAAGAGAAATTAAATGTGTATAACGATTTCGATCTAACTGCAAAAAGACATTTTAAAAATCTATCAGCAGATATTTTAGAAACATATGTTCAACTTTTTACAGAAGATGGAAGATTAAACGATGAAGCAACACTAACCGTGCTCAAATTATTATCATCTCAAACTAAAATAATGACAATTTCAGCAATGCCATTATCTGAATTTTTAAATATATTAGAAGATATTATCAGTTCAGGTGATGAAATATTGCTGCAAATAATTCATAACTTTGTAGAGACTAATTATTCATTAGAATTAGACAAAATTACAGAGAATATGATTAAAAACAAAAAAACTGTTAATGAGGAATTATTTATTTCTGATGAAGCAGCGAAAAAATATCTAGAAATATCATATTTATCTAGATTGTTAATTCCAGTTATATCACAATATTTAATTTATAATAAAGCTTCATTCCCAGTAAAAACTTCAAGTGTAGAAGTAATTAGTGATGAACCAGAAGAAGAATTGATATTTGACGATGTAACATTTTCTATTTTTAAGTATATTTTCGACAGAATTGCAAAAGATGATGCTGAAAAATTACGTAATAAATTATATAAAATGGTATTTGCTAGAGTTATTAGAACAGCATTACCAGCAGAAAGATTCTGGAGAATGGCTAGTAATTTAGGAATGTCAATTCAAACTGAAGTAATAGAAATTTATAAAAAATTACTAACTAACTCTATGACAAAATTAAAATGTACAGAAAATTTAAATATTGTTTCATTTTTCTCTGCAGTTATAAATAAACAAACTGACTTTTTATTTCAAAACAAATTTAAATATCATTATCAAGCAATAGACTATTCAACTGGTGAGAGAATGAATTCTAACGACGATGATGATATGAGCGAGTTTGAAAAAATTGAAATTAAAAATGCAAGAAAAGATGAAGGAGCTTTAGTTTTACAAAATATTGTTATAAAAGATACGATTGATAGACTTCCAGAATTATTAAACGTATCTGTAACAGAAGAAGAAATTAGAGATACAGTTTCAATAATTTCTAAAAATACAATTCAAGAAAAAATTATTTCTTTAATAACAACAAAATATTTTGAAGACACTACAGCAATAAAAAGATTATCTGCAGCGCAATACGCTAAAGTATTATTATGTTGTAAGAAATTTTTAGAAGCACATAAATTTGTATTATTAACTCAAATACTAACATCTAAATGTGAAAAGAATCGCGAAAGAGTTGGTATTACAGGAGTGAAAATTAAACAAAAAATTGAAGAAAGTAAAAAATATAAAGTTTTATTTGCAAAAAAATATAATGCATTTAAAGATTTAATCGATAAACAATTGAGTTCTTTAATTGCAAGTATTTATAGCTCAGAGTTTAAAGACAGCAATAATAATGATTTATTTGACCCTAGTATAAAATTAGGAAATATTGCAGAGGAATTAGTAGAATTGGTATATTTAACATAGTATGACAATTGCAGAAAAATTAGTAAAAGAGTTACGCTCTAAAAATAAGAAAGTTTTATTGCCTAGTTCAGGAACAGAGTTGAGAACAAGATGCCCATATTGTGGAGATTCTAGAAAAAACTCAACTTCTGCTCATATGTATGTTTCATTATTACCTCCATTTATGTTTCACTGTTTTAGATGTGAGACATCTGGAGTTTTAAATTCAAAAGTTTTAAACGATTTTGATTTAAACGATCCGACATTGCAACTTGATATATTAGAGTCTAATAAGAATTATAGAACAAAAGCTGGAAGAAAAACACGAGTATCAGCAAATATTAAAAATAATATTTGTGATTATAGTGCTGCTAAGAGAGGAATAGAATATTTAAATGCTAGATTTGGAGGCAAATATACTTTTAAAGATATTGAATATTTAAAAAATACTTATAAAGTTATACTTGACCCATTAACATTTTTAAAAGAAAACAATGTTAAAACAGACAAATTAATTTTCAATTTTAATGAATCAATAGGATTTATATCTCAAGATAAAACATATGCTATTTTTAGAAATATATCAAAGCAACCTAGTAAAATGAGATATATTAATGTACCTTTATTAGGAATTGATAGTGTTAGTAAAATGTATATTTTAGGTAATAAAATAAATGTTTTAAACGAAAAATCTCATTTTATTTTAACAGAAGGTATATTTGATATTATTGGAGTATATGAACAATTTTATAAAAATAATACAAATAATGACGAGAATTATATTTTTGTAGCATCATGTGGAAAATCTTATCGTTCTTCTATAGATACGTTGATACGATTAGGCTTTTTAGATTTCGACGTTACTATTTATTCAGATAACGATGTTGATTTAACATTTTATAAAGATCTGAAATATAATTCTTCGTATTTAAAAACACAAAATATAACAATATATTATAACAAATTATCAAAAGATTTTGGTAATCCTGTTACTGGTATAGAGTTAAGAAAGGCTGTGGTTTAATGTTTGGAAAAAAGAAAAAAACACAAGAACTAATGCAAAGAGCACAAGTTGCAACAACAAATTATACAACTTGGGAACAAGATTTTGGTTTTTTAACTTTGCTTTTAACTAGAGAAATAAATGCTAATAAACTTTTTGTTTTAATGCCGATGTCTAAACAACTGGACAAAACTTCATCAATACGAGATGAAGATATCGTTGATAGCGTTAGCAGTGTTATAGGAAATATTTTAAATACCCTTTCAGAAAATTATGTTAATTTTCTAATAAATAAGTATTTTAAAAACTATGATGCTTTAGTTAATTTTATTGCTGACTCAGTTTATTTAGAAGTATTTAAAAATGCAAATGAAGAAAATCAAAATAAAATAAATGTTATAAAGTCTAAATCTCTAAGTAAAGCAATTGGAGATTTAAACAGAAGAAAAATTGATATTCCTAATAAATAGAAGAACCTGTAATAGGTTCTTTTTTTATTATTTTTATTTTTCATGCTGTTGAACAATATATTATATACAAATAGCCGTTCTGTGAGCGATCGAAATTCAAAAAGCTGGATATTTCTCCGTTCGATTGCTGTGAGAAGCGTTTAGAAAGGGTTGATTTTAGTGAATAAAGAAATTTTAGAGTCTTTAACAATGCTTGAAGATAAATTAAATTTAAAAAATGTGAAAAATGATCTATTCTTAACAGAAGCAAAAAATAAACCAAATGATATGGATGGAGATCAGCTAGATTACAACGAAAAAAAGCTATATCAAAAAAGAGCTGATTACGATAAAAAAGTAAAAGAGTTTAATGATCAATCTATGGAAGTTGAAAGGTTAAAGCAAGTGTCTCAAGTGAATAAAGATCCTGCCATTGAACAAAATTATGAAAGAAAAAAAACTGCATTAAAAACTTTAAAAGCTGAAAAATCTCAAGCATATTGGGACAAAGTCAATGCCGGAAGAGATTTAAAAAATATAAAATATGAAAGCTATGAATTTGATCAATTAGATGAATCTAGATTACCAAGTGATCCAGACAGAGATCCTGAGTTTGGTGTTCCAGAACAAAAGAAATATCCTCTTTTTGATAGAAAGCATGTTATTAGTGCTATAAAATTATTTGGACATGTAGAACCAAAATATGAATCTCATTTAGCTCATGCGATTATTAAAAGAATGAAAAAATATAATATATCTTTTGATATTGTTGGAGAGGATAATAAGTTATACAAATATCTACCAAAAACAGCTTTAAATGAATCTAAAAAATTCAATATCAACGATTATAATACTGAAGAAGAAATTAAAGATGCTATTAAGATGTATTCAGATAGATTAGAAAATGTATTGAAACACGAAAACGATTATCCAAGTGTAGTGCTTGAAGGTTTAGAAAATATAATAAAACAATTAAAAGAAAAACTTGCAAACAAAAATATTTCAATTAAAGAATCTTTAGAATATGATAATAAAATGAAAATCGCTCAAGCTGTAGAATTTATTAAAAACACTAGACAAGGTAGAATAACTGCAGATGGATCGGTAACAAATGAAGAAGACCCAGAAGGAGTAACACAATCAGCAGAAGAATTTGCAAACTCTAAAATTGGAACTGAAATAGAGCATGCTTTATATTTCAATTCACAATTAGGAGATGGTTGGTTTATTATGTTAGGTGTTACAGGAACAGAAGAACCACATATTGCATATTTTTATAAAGAAGGAGATATCTTTAGAGTAGTTGATCCTGTTTTAGGGGAAATGTACGATAAAAGGTTTTCTGGAAACGTTTCTCCATTGTTTAAATCTTTTGATTCTGTTGTAAGAGAATATAAAAAATTTACAGAGGATACATATCAAGTATTTTCTAATATAGACTTTCTTGTTGGACAACCAATTTCTATGTTCCAGGAATTAATAACAAAGAATTGGAAAAATGGGGAATTAGATACTCCCGAACCAGTTTTTGAAAAAGAAACTGAAACTGTTCAAGAAGCAATGAATCCAGCACAACCAACAACATCTACTAAAGAAACAGTTCAAAACTCTAATATGCAAGCTAGAGAAAAAGCTTTTGACAATCAAATTGAAACTAAAGAAAATCAAATTGATAATGCAAGAGAAAATATAAATAGCATGAAGCAAACAAATGCTAATTTAAGGGATAATATGCAAGCTGCAACAGATGAAGCTGGAAAGAATAATTTAAAAGCTGCTATACAAGCACAAACAAATAGAATTACTAGAGCAAATGTTCAAGTTGATCGTTTGGAAAAACAAAAAAGAGATCTTGAAAAACAAAAATCAAATACTCTTCAACAGTACGAACAAAGAGCTAAATTAGCTGCCGATGCCAACAATAAACAAATTCAAGAATCAGCAAAAATTATTCATGAAGCACTTTCTATTTGTGATTTAGCATTTAGCGGAGAAGTTGGAAAGATTGCAGAGTATTTAATAACAGGACAATCAACAGGAAATCAAGAAGTTGATTACATTGCAACAAAAATTAAAGATTCTGCCGTTATTAAAAATATAATATTCAAATATGATAGAGAGTTACAAAAAATAAATCCAGATAGAACCGTAATATCTAATTTAAAATTAAAATTAAAATCAGAAATTAACAAAATAAAGAAGAACTACTAAGTTCTTTTTTATTTTTTATTAATAAAATAAAAAATATATTATAGTATTGATTATATATAAAACAATGAAATGAAATTAGATATGATTCATTATATTTTAGCAATATTGTTTTTTATTTACATAGGATGCAATTTCGTTGAAAGAATTTTAGAAGTAAAAGATGGCAGAAAGTTTAAAGTTTTTCCAACATTAGTAGAAGCAATATTGTTTTATATTTATATCTATATATTTTTATAAAAGAAAGGAAGAAAAACTATGGAATATATAATTGTTAATATAACAACTCCAAACGATGCTTTGGTGAATAAATATTTTAATTTAATTGTATTAAAAGACGCAGCTTATAATTCTAAAACAAAAAATGCAATGAATAAAACAATGATTTATAGTTATGTTTTAATTCCAGTATTAGTAGAAAATGATGGAGTAAAACGTTCTGAAGCATATAATGCGGCTGTGTCAGAATATTGTCAATTATTAAACGGAAAAATTCAAACATTTGTTGGATCTCCAAGCAGAGATGCAATATATTCTATTGGAAGATTTTTAGAAAAGAATAAAACAGAACCAAATTTTATAGAGAAACTTGTTAGTTTTAATTTCTGTATTGATATAGTTAATACAATAACAGATAATGATTTCTCTTTATTTTATACTGATGGCTCTGCTTCTAATAAAAGAAAAGGTGGATATTGTTGTGTAAAAATCGGAGATGATTTTCCTAAAGATGAAGAAGAATCTGTTGTTGAACCATTTACAGGAAAATTAAAATCTTATGAAATTATTTGTGGATCAATAGAAGATTCTACAAATAATATTGCAGAATTAACTGCTTTAAAACAAGTATTTGAAAATAAAACAAATCGACGTTTCCAAGTAATTATATCTGACTCTGATTATTCTTTAAAATGTTTTAGAGAATATATTTATAATTGGAGGATAAACGGTTGGAAAGGTTCAGATAAGAAAACGATTAAAAATTTAGAATTGATTCAATCAATAAACAATTTATTATTAACAAACAATTGTATATATTTATTCAAATGGACTGAAGGACATGTTGGAAACCAGTTTAATGAATTATGTGATACAATCGCAAAACAATATTCAGAAGTATAGGAAGTGATTTGAATGTTGGCAACTAATTTAGTAGAAAAAGACTTATATTTAAACAAAAGTATTTCATATTTGAAAAATGTAAAAATTACTGAATATGATATGAAAACAGCAGGTTTTAATATAATTCGAGAATTAAAACTTCTAAATCAAGAAAAAATAAATGAATTAGAGCAAATGGAAAAGAAAGATAGAACTATCGCTATTGGTAAAATAATGAAATCTAGTCCTGAGTTTTCTAAGAATTTAACTGAAGGTTTTAGAACATTTAGAAAAAAGTTTATTGAATTAAATAACATTGATGAAGAAGATATTCTATCTATTAAAAAAGATGCTATTTTCATAATTCAAAAAACTCCGAATGTTTTAAATGTTGGTGAATTTGTAAAATTTGTTCCAAAAAATACATATACAAGTTATGTTTATATAAATAGCGTTGAAATGTATTATGACAGTTATACAAAAAAATTAGATGTAAAGAATTTAAAATTAGATTATAATGTAGAACTTCAATATGCTAAGGGAGAAAAATTTGATGATGATATTGAAAACTTTCAAATATTTAAAGATTTCAAGAAAATGATTCAATTAAGTGAGAAACTACCGAGCGAAGAATTATTTAATTATTTTAAAAATTATCGTAAAAAATACTTAGAGAAAAAACTTCCAATTGAAACTTATAGGGAAGTATCAACAGGATTATTTTCTATAGACAACTCAACAATACAAACTAAATTTATTGATGAGGTTGATATAGATTTTCTTGATATTTCTCGTAATTTTATAGAGTTTTTAATACCTTTTTTCCAAGTTTTGTTATAGTTTTTAGAAAAAGTTTGAACAATATATTGTGGGAGAGATTACCACTCAAAACAAATATCTCATTCTTCATTCTTCTTCTCTTTTTCTCCTTAAACCCCCTAAGTTAGAAATAGCTTAGGGCTTTTATTTTATTAGTTAAGGCTGAAAAAAGAACAATATATTATAAAGTAAATACAAAGTAGGTGATTTCATGGCAAACTTTAAATGCCCATTTTGCAAGAAATCTTATTTAAATAAAGATGCTTTAATGGAACATATGTTGGATATACATGGAGATCAACTAAATGGTCTTCCACCACAACAAGTTTATTTTAATTATAAAAACAAGTATGCATTGACTAAAGATCACGGTATTTCTGTAATGTCAGGAAAACCAACAAAATTTAATTTAGTTACATGCAGATATGAAAGATTTGCTGATGAAAAAGATCGTCAAGCATATAGAGAAATGTTTAAACAAAGAATGAAAAAAACTTATGGAGTTGAAAATTTATTAAACGACCCAGAGCAACAAAAGAAAATGTTAGAAAATAGACATATTTCTGGAGTATATAAATGGGCCGATGGTACAACAACTACATATACAGGCACATATGAAAAACGTTTTTTAATGTTTTTAGAAAATGAATTATATTGGGAAAATCCTAATGACGTTATGGCACCTGCTCCAATGATTTTCCCTTATAAAGATGAAGAGGGAAATCAACATTTTCATATTCCTGATTTTTATATTACATCTTTGAATTTAATTGTTAATATAAAATCAAGTGATAATAAACATTATAGATTGAGAGATATAAAAATGGAGCATGCTCAAGATGCTGCAATAGCTCAATCAAAATTTAATTATATAAAAATTTATGAGAATGAATTTTCAAAATTTCAAAAAATTATAGATGCGATTCGCATTAATCCAGATAAAAGGGTTTTAGTTGAATCGATGTCTAGTTTTTTAGAAGACAAAGAAGATAACTTAGACCTTTTGGACTAAGTTATCTCATTTTATTTAAAAATAAAAATATATATTATTATATTGAGGTGATACATATGAAAAAAATAAAAATTAAAAAATTAAAACGCGTAACATTAATTCCGCCATACGCTGCATGGTCATCAATTATATTAAACGGAGAATATGTTTCTTTTTCGTGTATATATGACACAGTAGGAGAAATAATAAAATCATTTGAAAATTATTTACATTTTGATAATTTTATGCAACCCTTTACAATTGAATTAGAAAGAGAAGGCGGACCAATTACTTTTTTAACAGTTTCTGAAAATTTTGTATATTTTGAAGAATTAACAGATTCAGCAGATTCAAAGAAACTTAACTTATATCAATTTACGGATAAATTTAATATATATGATTTTATGAATTCTTTATTAAGTAGTATAAATACCAATGTTGAAAAATGGGTAAAAGATGATTACCTTGGTATAACATTTACAACTATTATAGATATTGAAGAAGAGTTAGAAAAAGAAGAATATCAAAAAGAATTAATAAGACTTGTTAAAAATTATATTAGTAGATTATCCAAAGAGATAACAAAAGCAAAAATTACATATACTGAAAAATATAATGAAAATATAGAGGAGGAATAAATTATGTCATCAGTTAATCAAGGCGCAACGCTTATTGCGTTAGCAACATTTTTGGATCTTTATAATAAAAGATCACATTTAACACTATTATTTAGTGGTACTCAAGGAATAGGTAAATCAGAATCATTATACCTAGCGGCAGAAAAGGTTAATGGTTTTGCAGCAACAATTGACGGAAGTGTGCTCAACGATGGAGAACTTCCAGGTATTCCATTTAGAAAAAAATCAGGGAAAGCATCAATTGATGTTGATAGCTATATTGACCAAGTTAATATAGCAATTAGAAAATTAAAACAAGAATTGGAATCTAAAGATATTTCTGAAGATCAATTCAATACAATGAGCAAATTAATTAGTGAAGAATTATTAAAAGCAAATATGGTTCAAGACGAAAAATTGGATTATGCAAAATATCCAACTTTTGCCGAAATGGAAAGACTTCAAGAATATTATTATAATATCGCTCTTCATGAAGGTTTTAGATTACCAATTGGTGTATTTAAACTAGATGAAAATTTAAATGAAGTTATCATTCCAGATAATGAGCCAGAAAAAGTTATTTATGTTAAGAAATATAATAAAGCAGAAGCTGCAGCTGATGGTGGAAAAAATAAATTTGAATTAGGAACAAATCTTGCTCCAGAAGATAAAATTTATTTAATGACATCTGGTCAAATCAAACCGTTCTTAGTATTAATAGATGAATTAAATAGACCAGATCAAAGAACAATGTCAGAAATGATGAACGCAACATTAAATCGTCAAATGACAGGATATAGATTCCCATTCTGGGTTTCTGTATGTGGTGCTCAAAATCCAGCTGGAGCAGATTCAGATTTCGCAACAGCTACATTGGACCCAGCACAATTAGATAGATTCGCATTTATTCAAATGAATTCTAATCTTGAAGATTGGGCAATGCGTTCTTTAAATGGTGGATTACCAGAATCATATGTTTCTGCAATTGCAATAAATGGACAAGATGTTTTCTCTCCAGAAGAAAAGAAACATGTTGATGCCCCTGTAATTACACCATCACCAAGATCTAATACTATCGCAGCAACTGTACTTAAACATTTCGATGAAGTTTTAGCTTTACCATGTTTTACTGATGCAGATAGAAAAGATCGTGATATGTATTTACAAATGATATTATCTGGATTATTAGGACAAAGTGCCATGAACTGTATTCTATCAACTATGAAAGATACAGAAACAATGGTAACAATTCCAGAAATTTTAACAGGTAAATCAAATATTATTGATAAAACTGTTCAAGATAAAATCAATAGAAAAACTACTTTAGGACAAAAGATATTATTACAAAGCTTAATTTCTTGGATTCAAAAGAATTGGCTAACAATCGCATCTTATGAAAAGAGCACTAAAGTAGAAGAAAAATCAAAATATTCAAATATTTTGAGCCAATTAGGCGCTTTATTTAATTCAACAAATACAGCAGTATTAAATTGGTTCTATGATAAAATTGCTTCTACACAATTTGAATGTATTAAACCTGATGGAGAAAAAGTTAATTGTGATTTAGTTTGGGAATTATTTGATATTTTACATTCAACAGAATGTGCTAAAACACTTGAAAACTTTACTTCATATAAAAAATATATAGATTAATAAGTTAAGGAGACTTATATGGCAGATAGAATTGATATAAAAGCGGTTTGGAAAAACTGCGGTGATAATGTTGAAAAAATGATAGCCTTATTTAATAATAAGGAAAACGAAGAAAATATTGAAACCAAAACAAAGGAATTGAAAAGCGTTATTGAATCAGATTTTCGTCAAGTAATAAATTTTATTCAATGCCATATAGTTCTATGGCAAGATAAATTTTACGGATCTGTTTTATTAAATATGTTAATGGAGCCATCTTTTGATATAAATGGTTCCATTGATGTAGATTTGAAATCAATTCCAATGAGAATGCTATTAAATCCAATGTATTTATATAAGTATTCTATTCAACAAATAGAAGCTTTAGTTGCTGGTGATATTTTAGCGTTAGCATTTGATTATCCAACAAAATTTACAGATTTAAATCCAGAAAATAACGAAGAAAAACATAATAATCTTCTAAAAGCTAAAGAAGCTGCTTGTAATGATATGGTTAAGAAAGATATTCGTGTAAGATCTGAATACTCTGGTTCATCTGCAGGTATGAAAATTCCGGTAGATGCATATTGTTGTGAAGATGCTAGATTAGAAACAACTAAAAATTTAACTTCTCATCAAGATATGGAATATTATTATAATGCATTAGATGAGTTCTCAGATCCCGAAAAGAATCCACAAAGTTCAAACGGAGGAAATCAAGGAATAACAAAAAAAGGATCTAATAAACAAGATTCACAAAGTAATCCAAATGGTTCGGCTAATTATGATAAAAGATTTCCATCTATGCCAGGAAATGAAAAGAATAATCAAGGAGTTCATAAATGGGAGAATAGTAATAATAAAGATGAACAAAGAGCAAAAGTTCAATCTTTAATAAAAGAATCTATAAATTCTTTAAGTGAAAAAGATAGAGGAACAATTCCTCAATTTTTACAAGATGCAATAGAAAAGCTTTTAATGCCACCAAAAATTAAATGGCAAAATCATATTAAAAACGCTATTGGAACAATTCCTTTTGGATATCGTTCAACAAATCAAATGCCTAATAGAAGACAACCAGATAGATTAGATTTACCAGGACGTATTAAAAATAGAGTTGTAAGAATAGTTGTTGCTATAGATACAAGTGGTTCTGTTTCAGATACATTATTATCATATTTCTTTAATGAAATTTACCATATTTTCAAAACACAACCAACAGAAATTACAATTATTGAATGTGATTCTGAAATTGGAAATATTTATAAAGTTAAAGATTTAAAAGATATAAAATATACAGTAACTGGAAGAGGTGGAACTTATTTCACTCCTGTAATAGAATACATTAACGAGCACCATTATAGAGATGCTTTATTAATATATTTTACCGATGGATATGGCGAAAGTAGCATTCCAAAACCAAAATGTTTTAAAACATTATGGGTATTACCAGATGAGGCAGATAAAATATCTGTTGAAAATCCATACGGAAAAGTTTTATATCTTTCAACAGATCCAAATTTTAAGAAAAGAGGTTAATGTATGAATTTTATGCAAGATTTCAGTTTTGAAGAAGAACAAAATTCTCCAGAATATGAAAAAGTTCAAAAAGCTCTTTTAAAAGCTATGAAAGAACTTAAAATTTTATTAAATGAATCAGAAGAAAATCTTCTAATTGGTCAGTATGAAAATTATTTAAAATCATTTGCATTTTTAAAGTTCATACTTAAACTAATGGGAGAACTTCAAGAACTATTAGATAAATTTGAAAAGGGTGATGGAAATATTCGCCCATCTGATTTAGACGAATTAATATCAAAAATTGAATCTCATATTTCTCAATATGAAGTTCAAAGAAAAGAAATAAAAATAGCACCAAAAGAAGAATCAACAGACGATTCTGAATGTTGGTAAAAAAATAATAGAAGGTGATTATATGGGAAAAAAGTTTATAAGTGACGCGGTTGAAAAAATATTATCACAATCAACCGAAATTAGTGTTAAAAATAGACAAAATTGGTGCAATACAGCACATGTATTTTGGGCATTAATGAAATTCTTACAAGATAAAGCAAATATCAGAACATTTATTCTAAAAACAGATAACGATGAATGTTTTGTTAAAAATATATTTGGGAATGAGAATTTATCCGACAGTAATATTGGTGTGACTATGAAGGAAAACCAATATTATTTGTATGATACTCCAACAGGAATAGATACTTCTCATAAAGTCCAAACATTTAAAAAGGTTCTTCAAGGACATGATGACAAAGAATATGGAAAAATTGCAACTTCATTTATGAAGATTCTTGATAATTATGGAATAAATTATGTTAATTTTAAACATTGTTTTTTAACTGCAAATAAACCTACTGAAGGCGTTTTTGATGGTGATATTAGTATTCAAAAAGATTATAGTAATTTAATTGAAACGTTAAAAAACAATTGTGTTGAAACTGGACAAACTCAAGATGTTCCACAATTAATAGAAGCATTATTCTCATCAGAATCATATGAATTATTAAAAGTATTTAAATTTCTATCTACATGTATTTTTGAAGAAGATAGACCTAAATTTAACGCTCCAAAACCTTTCGAAGTAAAAGATTTTTATGCTGATATTTTAGAAATGGTTGGTGATATAAATAAAGCTACTTTTATTAAAACATATAAAGATTTAGACTCTATTAAAGAATTAAAAAATATAAACAAAATAGTAAGTGAAAAAGGTTTAAATATTATTGATGTTGATAACACAGTCGATAAAATGGAAATTCAATTGAACTCAGATTCGTTTAGATCTTTAGTTTTAGTTGGCCCTGCTGGATGTGGAAAAACTTCTAAGGTTTATGAATTGGCAGATAAAATAAATAAAGGAGAAGTTTCAGAGCGTCTTAAAAATGTTACTATCTATGAACTTAGTATTTCAAAACTAGTAGCTGGTTCTACATATCGTGGTTCATTTGAACAAAAAGCAGAAAATATTTTAACTGCTGTATCTAAATATAAAGATGTTATTTTATTTATTGATGAAGGTCATACTTTAATAAATGCTGGAGCAAGTTCAGCGAGTGATGGAAGCGATACTTCATTTGGTAATATTGTTAAAACATATTTAGATAAAAACGATATAACTATTATAACTGCTACAACAGATACAGAATATAAATATTTTGAAAAGGATGCTGCTATAGCTAGAAGATTTAAAAAGATTTTAATGGAAGAACCAACTAAAGAACAAACTAGAGTAATTCTTGAACAAATTCTTCCTGGAAAAGAAAAATCATATAGAATTACAGCAGACAAAAAAGATAAAGCTGAGCTAGTAGAAACTGTTTTACTATATGGTGAAAAATACATTCCTAGCCAAGCAAATCCAGCTCGTAGCGTTTATCTATTAGATTCTGCGTTTGCATATGCTTCTAAAATGGATAAGAAAACATTAAGTAAAGAAGATCTTGATGAATATTTAAGAATTCAATATGGTTTAACTATTTCAAATAATAAAGCTGCAGACGCAAAGAAAGAATTAATGAGAAGAATATTAGGACAAGATAATGCAATAGAAAAAATTTCTAACGCATTAGAGATGTGCGAACTTGGTATTATTGATACCAATACTCCATTATATACTTTATTCTTTGCTGGACCTACAGGTGTAGGAAAAACTGAAGCAGCTAAAATTATTGCAAAGGAATATTTTGGTTTTGAAAAGAATCTTATAACAGTAGATATGACAAAATATTCTGAAGCACACACCGCTTCTGGAATGTTCGGAACAACTCCAGGATATATTGGTTATGATCAAGAAACTTCATTTTTAAAGAAAGTTAAAAATATGCCAAATAGTGTTGTTTTATTTGATGAAATTGAAAAAGCACATGAAGATATCTTCCCTAAATTAATGCAAATTCTTGATGAAGGAACTTGTGAAGATAATCATGGAAATACAGTTTCATTTAAAAATACTATTGTAATATTTACTTCAAATTTAGGTTTCGATCACCAATCAAATACTCCATCTGGAGCAGGTTTAATTAAAACAGTTCCAGGAACTTCAAACGTTATGCCAATGTTAAAGAAAAAATTTAGACCTGAATTCATTGGTCGTATTAATGAATTTGTTACATTTAAATATTTAAGTAATGATATTGTTGAAACATTAGTATATCGTATAACAAAAGAATTATTAGCAAATTCTTCTGTAAATTATGAAATTGTTTATACAGAAGATGAACTAAAAGAAATTAAGAAACTTGGAAACATTGAACAAGAAGGTGCTCGTAATTTAAGACATGCTGTTCAAAAAGTTCTAGGTAAAAAAGTTATTAAAATGAGAAAGGAAGAACAATGCTTATGTCATTAGAAAGTGAATTAAGAGGAATAGATGCATATAAAGAACTATGCAATTCTAATATTATTCGTTTAGATGGAGAAGTTAATCTTCAAAACGCAACCCACGTTTGTACTCTTTTAACTATCATGGACGATAAAAATCCAGAATTAGAAGATGAAATGGGAAATAAATACTATAAGCCAATTTGGTTATATATTGATTCACAAGGTGGAGAAATATATCATGGTTTAGCAATTATTGATACAATGAAATCAATTAAATCTCCAGTATTTACAGTATGCTGTGGCATGGCAATGTCTATGGGCGCAGCAATTTTATCATGTGGAGATAGAAGATTTATTACAGAAAATTCAACTGTAATGCTTCATGAAGCAGCTTCTGGAGCACAAGGTAAAATTAGTGAAATGATAGATAATCTTCGTGAAACAGAAAGATTAAATAATTTATTAGAAGAAATTATAGCTTCTAATTGTAACAAAACAGTAAAGGAATATAGTAAATTTGTCTATAAAAAGGATTGCTATCTAGACGCAAACGCTGCTTTAAAATTTGGAATTGTAGATGAAATTCTTCCAAAAAAGGATAAATTTATTCATCCTCAATATATAAAATAGGTGATAGTTATGGCAAATATAAAGAATATGCCATCTTTTTACTTAGACGATGATCAAAATGAAAATTTCCCTAGTGAGAGAGAGGTTGTAAAAAAACCTCCTCTTACACCTTCTTTTATAGTTAATGGAGAAATAACATTAGAGGATTGCCAAAAAGAAGTAGATAGAATAATAAAAAATATCGATTCAATGGAAGATTATGATGTTATAACAAACGCACAAAAAAATATAATGTATGATATATTAAAATCTATTTCTCCATATACTTTATCAGACTTAGGACATTTACCAAAAGAAGAGCAAGATACTATTATAAAAGAAACTGCGTTAAAACTTAGAGAATTTTATCATTCTAATTTAACTCCAGACAAGTTATATAAAGATGTTTCTAGTAGAAAAAACAATTTAAATTCTGTAGAGAGAAATGAAAGAATAGATAGTTCAGACGAATTAGACGATGCAGCATTATCTATATTAGCAAATATTATTATGGAATATTTTGAAAGAAATAATATAGACAACCCATTATCTAAAGAAGATATTAAAAAAATATTAGAGAAAATTACAACAGAACCAGATAAAGATTTATCTGAAATGCCTTTTAATGAAGCAATTAAAGAAGACGTTATATATTCTTCATATTCTGCTATTAGAGAAAAGGTATATGGTCAGGATAAACTTGGAAAAGATATTAAATATCCTCTAGATCCAGAATTAATTGATATAAAATGTTGTATAAAATCTATAGATATTGACACTGGCGATTTATATCTAACATTTTATGATGCTGCAGGAGAAATTTTAGACTATGAGAATTTCTTAAATATTGACAAACAATTTAAAACATTTTTAGCAAAATGGAAAATAGAACCATGTCAAGATAGTTTCATATTTGCAAAAGAAAATGATAATTTAATTGATCAATTTGGCACCGATCCAATTTCTGAATTATCTAAGAAATTTAATATTACTTTCTTTGATAAAGTTAGGGAAATGATTATGAGCTTAGAAAATGAAGCTTCTTTTGGAGATTTATTTAAAGATAAAATGGACAACATGAAACTAATAAATGATATGTTAGCAGCAACAGCTGAATACGTTTCTCCAGAAGAATTTGAAGAATTAATGTCTAGTATTTCTCAAGATTTTAGGCATAATGAAAAAGACGATGAACAATTAGAAGATTCGTATGAACTTTTAAACAGATTGTCTGAAAATAGCAATGCTAGTTTAATAACTTCAAGTTTAGGAAACGAAAACAATAGATTAGACCAATTATTCGATAAAGAAAATGTTGGAAAAGTTGGTGTTAATGTAGCATATCCAGTAAAAATATTATGTGACGAAATCGGACAAATATTTTTATTTGACGAGATTTTAAAAAGAGTTTCGTTTGAAAACTTCTGGCCAAAGAATAAAGAATTATTTGAACAACTTAAAGATTTAAAGAAATGTGTTATTGATTTAGACGATTGTATAAATGCTAAGAATTTTACAGCAATTCCATTGGAATATACAAAAGATAATCAAAATTGTTTTTTCAACGTGGGCGTTGGTATATACAATGAAAACGGTAAAAATGTTTATAAGTTATTTACCCATAGATTTGGAAATCGTCTATCTAAAAATGGAAAAATATTAATGGGTGTAGGTACTGAGCTAGACACATGTTTGAACAGTGAGTTTATTGCCGGATTAGAGTTATTAGTATATCAAGAATCTAAAGATATTAAATTATGCGATTTAGGACATGGAAAAATATTTGTTACTAAAAATACTCTAGACAATAACGAATCTCCTATTTATACAATGATAGGAAAATTTTTCTTCAATAATTCAGAAATAACTAAAGAATTTAAATCTAAAAATAATATTTCAGAATCAGTTACAGATTTGCCATTATATTTTAGTAGTGCATATTTGGATAAAGATGAAAGAGGAACACTTATTTCTATATTATTTGGAACTGCGTACGATTCAACAGATGCATTTAAAAATTCTAGTCCTGTAGTTGTTTTAAATTTAGATGGATCTCAAGGATTATGTTTAGATTTATACATGAATGATGTAATTGAAACAACATTGGAGTACGATGAGTCAGATGACTTATCAGACAACGATGAAGAGGACGAAGAAGATGATTTTTAAGAAAAGGATAGCTCCTTTTCTTTTTTTTGATTATTTTTAAAAAAATATATTTTGAAATAATAGAATTTTTATTTTAAAATATAATCACGGGAACAATATATTACACAAAAAAAGATTCGGAGGTCTTAGCAATGAAGATAACAAAAAGAAATGGCATTAGAGTCGATTTCGATAAATCTAAAATCATTTCAGCTATTACACGTGCCAACGAAGCAATAGACAAAAAGAATAGAATAACAGAAGACGATATTGTTTCTATTGCTAATAAAATTGAGGATAAAGTTAAAGGCAAACGAAAGCTAACAGTTGAAAATGTACAAGAAATGATCGAATTTGAACTAATGGAAATTAAAGCATTTGAAATTGCAAAAGCATATATCGAGTATAGCTATTTGCATAAAATGAAAAGAGACCGATATGAAGATTTCATGGAAGTCATAGACGATAAATTAAGAGCTAAACATGTCCAAAACCAAAATGCAAACGTAGATGAAAAAAGTTTTGGCGGGCGAATAGGTGAAGCTTCTAGTTATATGAACCGAAAATTTGCTTTAGAATACGTTATGTCAGAAAAAGCAAGAACAAATCATTTAAACAATGAAATTTATACACATGATTTAGATCACTATATTGTTGGTGATCATAACTGTTTATCTGTTCCAATGGATAAACTTTTAGCTGAGGGATTCAACACAAGACAAACAGATGTCCGACCGGCTCAATCAGTAAGCACAGCTTTCCAGCTTGTAGCAGTAATATTTCAGTTACAAAGCTTACAGCAATTCGGGGGAGTTAGCGCGACGCATCTTGATTGGACAATGGCACCATATGTAAGAAAAAGTTTTGCAAAACATTATAAAGATGGCTTAATTTTTATAGATGAGAAAAACGAAAATGAAATTGATCATGAAATATTGAATATGCTTAAAAATTCAAAAGAATATTCTATTGACGACGAAGAATATAAAAAATATTCTAAAAAAGCCTACAACTATGCTATGAAAATGACAGAGCGAGAAACAAAACAAGCAGTTGAAGGCTTGTATCACAACCTTAATTATTAGGGCGACTTAATAGTAATATTAAGAACCTAGCTGCCTAAACGGGGGACACCTAAGTTATAAATAATATGGTAATCCCGTGCTAAATTTATATATTTATATAATAAATGCCTAACGACTATCTCCATAGAACGGAGAGTAGAGCCAAGCGGTAGGAGAAATCCTTTAAATCGAAATGGTAGCCCCCTTATATAATAAATTATATTTTATAAGGGTGAAGATATAGTCTAATCTCTACTGAAAAGTAAAGTTGTTCAAATATGAACAAAACAAATGTAGCGAATTTGTGAAACATAAAAATGTAATACATTACAAAGTAGATCAGGGAACCAGCTTCCCTTTACGTCAATAAATTACGGAACTTGTACTTTTATAGAAGGAAGAATGGTAATTAAAGCTTTATTAGATGTTTCTATAGAAGGTTTAGGCGAGTTTCACAGAACAAGCATATTCCCATGTGGAATATTTCAACTTATGTCAGGAGTAAATAGAAAACCTGGCGATCCAAATTATGATTTATTCAAACTAGCGTTGAAATCAACTGCGCAAAGATTATACCCAAATTATGCAAATTGCGATTGGAGTGGCAACGCTGGTTATGATAAAAAGGACCCAAAAACATTCTTTAGCACTATGGGATGTAGGACAGCTAATGGGTACGATATAAATGCGGATCCTGGGGTAAATCCTCAAACAAAAGACGGAAGAGGAAACATTTGCCCAGTAACAATTATATTGCCAACGTTAGCTATGGAAGCAAATAAAAATGTAGAAAAATTTATGAAACTTTTGGATGAAAAAATTCATGACGCGAAAGATATTTTAATCGAAAGATTTGAATACATTTGCTCACAATCTCCGGATTCTGCAAAATTTATGTATGAAAATGGAACAATGAGTTTTTATAAACCAGAAGAAGGAATAAGAAGTGCGTTAAAACATGGAACTTTAGCTGTTGGACAATTAGGCTTAGCTGAAACATTACAAATACTAATTGGAACTGACCAAACAACTGAAGAAGGAATGAAATTAGCAAAAAGAATAGAACAATTATTTAAAGACAGATGTGCTGAATTTAAACAAGAATATCATTTAAACTTTGGCGTATATTATACTCCTGAAACAATATCTGCGGGAGTCATGCAAGTGATTGCATTGAACAAACTTCATTAAACGGGCAAACGTAAAAAGTTGGTAAGAAAGGCTAGCGATATTTTAGTAGCAACGCTAATCCCGTAGGTTAATTTTTATTAAAATTGATCTCTAACGACCATCGAAAGCATAGTTTAAAAAGAAATTTTTAAATGAAGAAGTGAGTAGAGTAGGATTCAAATCCGAAAGATGAAGCTCTTTATATATGTTAATAGTATATAAAGATGAAAATATGGTCTAATCCCCTTGAAAATATCGGGTAACCGAGGGTATTAAAAATAAATAGCAGAAAATTTGTGTTATACTGCAATGACAAAGTTTAAAGAAAAATATGGAGTAATTCCAAATGTTTCAGAACATAAATATTTTACAAATAGTATTCATGTTCCGGTTTGGAAAAAAGTTAGTCCATTTGAAAAAATTGATATAGAATCACAACTAACCGGATATTCTTCAGCAGGTTGTATTACATATGTTGAATTAGATTCAGGTGTTAAAAACAATCTTGAAGGATTAGAAGCAATTGTTAATTATGCTATGGATAAAGATGTCCCATATTTTGCAATAAATGTTCCAGTTGATATGTGTGCAGATTGTGGATATCAGGACGAAATAAATGACAAATGCCCACAATGTGGTAGTTCAAATATTCAACGATTAAGACGAGTAACTGGATATTTAACAGGAAATTATACAACAGCGTTTAACCTAGGAAAACAAGAAGAAGTTGAAAATAGAGTTAAACACAATCGTTTTATGAAAGAGGAAGAAATAAATGAATTACATGGGCATAAATAAATGCGATCTAGCAAATGGTCCAGGTGTAAGAGTTTCACTTTTTGTATCTGGATGTGAATTACGCTGCCCATTTTGTCAAAATAAAGAAGCTTGGGAAACCAATGCTGGACATTTATTTGGGGAAAATGAACTAGCATCGATTATAGAGTTTTTAAAGCCAGATTATATTTCTGGCTTTTCTATTTTAGGTGGAGATCCTCTTCATCCTAAAAACATTAAAGAAACAACAAATATCTGTAAAAAAATTAAAGAAATATATCCGAATAAAACAATTTGGCTTTGGACAGGATACGAATTTGAAAATAAAAGAGAATTAGAAATTTGGGATTATGTAGATGTTTGTTGCGATGGTCCGTTTATCAATGATCTGAGAGATATAACATTAAAATATGTTGGCTCATCGAATCAAAGAATAATAGACATTAGAAAAACAATTTTATCAAGGAACATAGAAATATATGAAGAATTATAAAAATATAATTGTTTCTGAAGAAGTTGCAAATAAATTAAAAGTGTTTGAAGATATAAAGCTTTTAATATTAAAGCATTCTATCTATAATACTAATATAATATTAGAAAATGGTGGAATTTTAACTTTAGATTTCTATAAAAATATTCCTGTTTTTAAATTAGTTGTAGATTTATTTGATAATGAAACTGCTACTATATTTAATATAATATTAGATATTACTACAGGAAATATTTATATTGAAAAAGATAAATTAAAATATCTATGTGAATCTCCAAATGACATATTGAAATATATGAATATATAACTCGGATTTACTCAAGTTTTGGTTATATATTATAATAGTGAAAATATTCATATAAGGAGGTAAATATGAAAAAATATTATTATTTTTATTCTGATGGAAGACTTGCAGGTATATATACCAGCGAGCAAGCAGAAGAAGTTCAACGTCGTCTAAATGAGGATGGTGTTGAAAATAGTGCAGATCAACCTGAATTTTTAATTCAAGGTAGAGAAGCATAATTTTACTACCTAAAAGAGTGTCTATATAAATAGATATTCTTTTTTTGTATTTTTTTGAAAGGATAAAAGAAAAATGTTAATGAAAATAGAAAATGTACAAGTTTTTGGCTTTGCCGGAGCTTTAAGAGGAATGAGAAACCCGAAAGAAAGTTGGGTTAAAAACGACACAACAGAGGATGTAACAAAACAAGAGTTTCACATTGGGGAAAATGATATGCAACTTGCAACAGCATTAATCAATGGAGGAGCAGAACATAGGAAATTTTTAAGAATGATCCATGTGCAATTTGACATAACTTTACCGAGATTTGTTTGGAGTGAATTTGATACTTATCATCACAATACTAAAAATTCATGTTCTACAATGCATAAATTATTAGCAGCTGGAAAACCAATCACATTAGAAATGTTTGACTACGATGATAGTTGTGAAGATATTATAAAAATCGTTGTAGATCGTTTAGAAGCATTAAGAAAACAATATATTAAAAAAGATTGCCCAAATAAAAATGAAATTTTGTTAGAAGCTAAGAGAATACTACCAGAATCATTTTTACAAATGAGAACAGTGGATACAAACTACGAAGAACTTAAAACAATTTATTTCCAAAGAAGATATCATTGTCTTCCTCACTGGCATGAATTTTGTAAATGGGTTGAATCTTTACCCTATGCAAAAGAATTTATAACTAACGAAAAAAAGTAAAAGAAAAAATGTTTATATATTATAATTGTGATATCGAGAACAAATTTAAGTCGTGCTAAATTTAATAAAGATATCAAAGCCATAAAAATAATATTTTATTAGGAGGAATTAAATAATGGCAACAGTAAAAATTATCATGAATTCACAACCAGAAATGGTTGAAGTTACAACTACATTAACACCAAAACAATTTTTAGGTGCTAAAGTTATTTCATTAAAAGATAAAGAAGGAAAACCTCTAGATTTCCGTTTTTCATTAAGATCTAGTGGTCCAACTTCAATTGGTCCAAATTATGTAGAGTTCGTTGGTACAAAACCAAACGTAGCTTTATCAGCAAAAGTTCCAATGGACACTTTTGGCACAAATGAAGAAGAAGTTAGACTAGCTTTAGGTAATATTGTTTCTAATTGTAAAGCTTTAGAAAAACAAATTACTGACGCATATACAGCAGCTATTACAGTAGCTAAGGAAATTGAAGTTGTAAAAGCAACTACAACTACTGAAGCAGCTGAATAATAAAAACAATTAAATAAAATAAAGAAAGAGATTGATTTCTCTTTCTTTATTATTTCTATGTTCCTAAAGTAGGCAGGAAATAAAAATAATAAAATTTAATTTAATAAGGAGAAAAAAATAATATATGAAAACAATTGAAATTGGTTTAAGTTATGATTCTGAAAACGTTGTAGTTAGCGATGAACAAACAGTTAAAGAAGTATTTGCTGAAGCAGGCAAAGAAACTCTTTTAGGTGTTGGTTATACAGTAGCTTTACTTCGTGCAAATTCAAGAAGTATTTCTATCGGTGATACTTCTAAAACTATGGGAGAACTAGGAGTTCAAGACGGCGATAGTATTATTGTAACACCTAACCATAAATCAGCAAAATAGTATAGCATAATAATAGCTATATTATTTTAATATATAAGTAAAATATAAGAAAACTCTATTTTTGAGTTTTCTTTTTTTACTGACGTTTTATAAAAAGAAAGGAAGGTATATTTTATGAATCAGTTAAATATACTTGAAAACACAGAAGAATTTAAAAAGTTGCTGAACGTACAATTTTCAGCATCACAAAAATCTTATTATGATTTATTTAATGATGCGATATTAAGTATAGATGAAAGCAATAAAAAATTAGTAAATAGAAAGAAAGCGTTAGAATTTTTTAATGAATATTTAGAAAAAGCTCCAAAAGTTTCAGAAAAATTAAAAGCAAATTTAAATGCATTGTTTGAAAGTTTAAAAAATAATGAACATGTGAAAAAATTTATGATATTACCGGAAGAAGATTCATATGGACAATATTATTTAATAGTTGAATTAAACGATATCTATCATAAAGATCGTTGTACTACATATATATTTAAAAATGTTCATGTTGTATTTTATTTGAACTTTAAAGACATTAAATTTTTCACATTTTCAAAATCTATTCAACAATCGTTGTCTCAATTTATAGACAATATGCCAAATTGCATAAAAGATGATTACATTGCAGATAGAATAAAATCTTTGCCGATAGACGGATTTTTAGTTGAAAAGCTTGGTTTTGGCGGTATTTCTAAATATGGTCCATCATATTCTTGTAACAGTATTGAACTAAATAGAGTTATTAGTAATTTTAATAAAACATCTGAAAATGAAAATGATATAGATAAAAGTTCAGCGGTAAATTTTGTAAATTATATTTTAAATTTAATTTTAACAAATCCTTTACTCTTCAACGATTGTTTATCTGCATATAGTAGTGCAAGAATGGCTACAGATATCTTTGATCTGGATGAAGTTCTATCTGATTTTACAACTAACGAACTTTCAACAATATATAAAAATGGATATTGTGTTAATATACAGGAGGAAGAAGAGGAATAAAATATGGCGATTAATACATTAGAAAAACTTCAAGTATTTGAAAATTATTTAGAAACTACCTTTGCAAGATCGTGTATATTCGACTCGTATTTGAGTAAAACTCCTCAAATGTATAATAATTATATTAATTCAGACAATCAAGAATATTATTTGAAAACACTAGGTAATAATGACGCACATTATGTTCCAAATTATATAAATCTTAGATCTTATGCAAATTATATGTTTGTAACACAAGAAGATGCTTTTATAGATAGAATTAACAATAGAGTTCGAGGTTACTATGGATTTTATCAAGCGGCTGAACCTGATATAGAAACTTCTAAATCTATGTGGAAAGATTGCGGCACATCGTCGTTATCATTATCAAAAGTATGTGCTTCTCGTTTATTGTTATTGACATTGGCATCATATGCTCTTAATAAAAAATCTTTTATATATTATAATTGTGATGTACAATTGGAAACTATAAAAGAAATACTTGAAACTGATAAATATAACAATAGTTTTCTAGCATTTGGATCTAGTCTAGATGCAAGTAAGTTAAATAAAGAAGTAGATAGTTTATCTGAATATGTTACAATAACAAGATATTCTAATAAAGATTATGATGATTTAATAGAGTTATATGGTGAAAAAATAATTTTTAAGTTTGGAGATTTTATTTATATAAATGATAGAAATATACTTATGTTATTTTCATCTATACATTTATACGATGGAATAGACACATATTTAGACAATAAAAATATATATTTTGGAATATGTAATATTTTAGGTAAGAGCAAAGAAATTGGTAAATGGTTTATTAGAAACTATTATAAAGTATTTAAAAATTTAAATGAAAATTCTGTATCAACTGAAATAGTAAAACCATTTATAAATGATATTATTGATTCATATAACAATGGTTTTGATGAAACAAAAGATTATAAATTATTAGAAGATAATACTGAACTTGCAAAATTATATAGAGAAATTTTCGACGAAGAAGAATTAAAAAACAACGGAATTCAAGTAGCAAATGAATTATTGATGTATCAATACTGCGATAATAGCGAAAAAGTTGATTTTGTTAGAAATAGATTAAATAGTTACATTAAAGCGGCAGAAGATGAAACTAAAAACAATTTAGCAAATTATAAGCGATATAGTGAGGCTGCATTAGCACTTCTATTGGATGTACATGAAGAAGAAGATGTAATACATCCAGAAGTTGAAAAAATGGCTAATTATATAATTAAACAAGTTAAATTAGGAATTATAAAACCAGTTATTTATTATGAAGATTTATCACAAGATAGTTTAATAAAATTTAATACAAATCCATTAATAATGAATTATATTGATCTTAATAGTTTAAGAAAAGCATATGCTAGTTTTGGAGCTAGTAAAGAAATAGTGGAATCTATTTGTAATAACGAAAATAAATATGCATATGTAACAATGCCAGTTCAAATAAATATCAGTTTCACTAAACAAGGATTATATCATGGATATCATTATCATCAAAGAGATGATCTAAATATGGTTAATTATCATATGAATTTTGGAAGCAATAATAAATCAAGAAACGGTACTTGTTATCTAGGAAGAACTGGTTGTTTAGGAAATTATGTAGATGCATTTTCTAATAGTAGAGCATCTGGAAATATAACAAAATATTTTGCTACTATAGTTCAATATATTAAAAGTTTTGATCCACTAGATTATGCTGGAGGACAAACATTATATAACGCTTCTGTAATAAATTTAAATACTGGAGTTATTGTTGAAAATTTAAGACATCGAGACATGCAGGGAATAAAATTATCTGAGTTATTTACTTCATGCCCTGATGATATTAATGAAATGTCGTTTATGAAAGATATAGATTCTTTAAATAGATATCCTACTGATGAGCAGGAATATTTTGCAAAATATGATGAAGACGGAAATTTAAAAGAGGAAGAAAACAATGAAAATTAGCGAATATTCAAGTGTGAAAACACCAAAAATTATATATAGAGAAAAAGCATATTGGAACATATTAGCATTAATGAGTTCTGAGCATGCAAAAACAAAAGAGTTTATGTTTTATGGATTGGTTGAAGGAAAATTTGGAAATAATTTCGTTATTGAAAGATTTGATTTGATTCCAAATAAATCTACAAGTGGAGCGTATTGTGAATGTGATGAAGAAAAATACGCAGACTGGTTTATTAAAACATATGAAAAAGATGAAAGAAAGAGAGTAAGAGTTCATGCACATTCTCATGTTAATATGGGAACTGGTCCATCTGGAACTGATAACGAAGAATTTAAAAAATGTGCCGATCCAATCTCTGATTATTTCATTCAATTAATTGTAAATCATAGAAATGAAAATACTTGTAATATTATCGATAAAGAAGTCGGTTTAAAGTATGAAGAAGTTCCTTGTTATATATTAATCGCAAATAATAAATATGCTTTTGAACAAAAAACATATAAATTTTATAAGTGGAATGAAGAAAAGAAAGAAGTTGGAGCTGAATTAACATTTGATGAAATCCAAGACGGAAATTATGAAGTTAAAGACGGAATGATTAAATTAAATGAAGATATATTCTATTCTCTTAAACTAGGAACAACTGTTGTTGATGGTGAATTCTTACAACTTTCTAGTAAAGGAGATTATACTTTCTATATTTCTGATGAACAAGAAAAAGCAGTTGCTGATAATTTCAAAGAATTAATGAAAGTTACAACTTATGGTTATGGTTCATACTATGGAACAAATACAGCTTCACCAAAACCTGCAAGTTCTTTCCCTGCTTATAGTGCAAACAACTATACTCCTGGAAAAAACAATATAGGTTCTGGTCGTAAAGGTTTTACATATGATTATGATTATAGTAATTATGATGATTATTATTATGGAGAAGAAGAAAGTGATTTCTATAAAAAATACTATGGAGAACCAGTTGTACAAGATACAAAAGAAAAAGAAGTTGAAAAAACTTTAAATAATCTTTCAAAGAATACTTCAAGTACAGATCCAGAAGTTGATGAATATGATGATGTAAAAATTTCTGACATAAAATTTAGAAAGCATATTTTAGGAAAGAAGAAAGGAAAGTTTAGAAAATAATATGAATTTAAATAAACACAGAGAATATTTTGACCCAGAGAAAATTAGAGAAGCAAAAGTCCCTATTCATATTATTGGAGTTGGAGCGATAGGTTCGCATATAGCAATTCAACTTGCTAAACTAGGAATTGAAGAAATAACTGTATGGGATTTCGATACGGTTGATGATCATAATATTACAAATCAAGTTTATACATTTCAAGATATTGGAAAACCAAAAGTAGATGCAATTGAAAGACATATGTCTGAATCTAATCCAAGTATCACAGTTCATAAAAGAGGAAAATGGAATCCTGGAGATATAATTGAAGGAATTGTATTTTTAGAAGTTGATACAATGAAAGTTCGTCAAGAATTTGTTGAAGATAATGAATACAATGCTAAACTTATTTTAGTCATCGATGCGAGAATTGGTTTAGAAACAGGGGAAGTTCATATTTGCAATTGGCAAGATCAAAAAGAATTAGAACATTATATGGAAAAAGTAAATTCTTTCTCTGATGATCAAGCTGTTGTTATTAAATCAGCATGTGGAACTACTTTATCTGTTTCCCCATCAGTATATTTAGCATCTGGTGAAGCTGTAGCAGCTTTTATCAATTATATTAAAAATGGATTATATGTAAATTATATAGGGTACAATGCTTTTTCATTTAAAATGAATGGCAGATTAATGTAAAAAATAAAATAAAAATATATATTATAAATGTGAATAGATACCTCAACCGTGTCTATTCACAAAAATTTTTTAGGAGGAAATCAAATGGTTGAAAGACGTGAAGCAAAAAAAGCTGGAGTAAAAGCTTTATTAAAAATGAGATTAACAAATCCAACAAATAAAGAGTTCAGAGTCGTGGCAGAGACAGTTGGACTTAAACCACAAGCATTAAAAGTGGCATTTAGATTATATTGTACTTATGGATATGTTGATGGTACAGCAAAGGATGGGCATATTGATAGAAAAGTTTCTAAAGAAATTACTCAATATAATAATCGCAAAACAAAATTAAATGGTAAAACAGTCTATGCAAATAGAAAAAATGTTACCAAAAAGGAAATTCAAAGTGCAATTTCTATGTATTTAGCAGGAACAAAACTTGCTCAAATCAGAAAAACTACTGGTGTTGGAACCAATACATTATACAAAGAATTAAGAAAACTTGAGGCTGAAACATATCATGCCCATGATTTAATTTTAGGCAGAGCTAAAGCATTAAAGAAATACAGAATGGGAAAGATTTCTAGAAATTTAGGAAAGATGCATATTACTATGGCAGAAATTGCATATATCAATGCTGCAAAGAAATATGTAAATGAATTAAAACCAAACGTTGCAGTAAAACGTGTTATCTCTAAATCTTTAGATCAAAATAATTGCTTTAAAAAGAAAGCAGTACGTAAAGAAGCTTTCCCAAAATTTTAATTAATTAATAATCTGAGTTAATAGCTCAGATTTTTTTTAAAAATAATTTATATAACAACATATTATAATATAAAGAAGGTGAAAATATGAAAAATATCATTAACCTCAATGATGTAAAAAAATATGAAGGATTTGATAAACATGTATCGGCAATATTATCAATAAACAATATTCCTGAAAATGACCTAAAAGATTGTTTCCCAGATAAAATTGGAAAAAGAAATTTCACAAGTTTTGAAGATTATTTCAATTCAATGGAACGAATTGATGGAACAGACGAGTTTATAAAATTTGTTAAAGAAAATAAAAATGAAAAATCTATTGTTATAAGTGACCACGATTGTGATGGCATTATGGCTTGTGTTATATGTGCAATTGGATTAAATGAATATGGCGTTGATATTCAATATTTATCTACTGATAGGTTTAAAACAGGTTATGGAATGAAAAAATCTTCTATTGATGAAGCAATTAAAAGCGGGGCAAAAGTAATATATACTGTCGATCAGGGAATAACTTGTAATGAAGTTATAGATTATGCTAAATCAAAAGGTTTAAAAGTTTGTGTTACAGATCACCATATCGGAAAAGAAGTATCTCATGCAGACACAGTTATAGATCCATGCTATTTTTTAAATAATACGAAATTTAAAGAAATTTCTGGAGCAACTGTTATATTTAAACTAATATATGAATTATTTAAATCAGAAGGATATGATACAAAATTTTTATATGATTTGGCAGCATTAGCAGGGATAACTGTTCTATCGGATTGCATGGAAATGTTGAATGAAAACAGAATTCTTTATAAATGTACAATGAATTATTGTAATTCGCAAGTAAAGAAAAATACGTTTATAAAAAGATTAGCAGATTTGTTATGTTTTTATTTGCCTGGTGCAGATCAAGAATTCTGTCAATTTATACCAACAAGAAATTTTAATTCAACACAAGTTAATTTTTATTTTATTCCGTTAATAAACGCTGTGAATAGAATAGAAGGAAATGTAACTTGTTTAATTAACGATATTGTTTATATTTATTATAATGACATTGAACCAGATGGTTCCTTTTATCAAAGATTAAACAATTATCGTAAATCAATGAAAAGCTCTTTGACAAAAATGCACCGATATAATGCCAATGAATCTGTTTGCGTTGAAGCATTTGACACAGGAATATTGGAAAATTATTCTGGAATATGTGGATTGGTTGCATCAGATGTTGTGGAAAATGAAAAGAAACCTGCTTTAATAGGAACAATTGATGCCACAGAAATAGTAAAATTTTCAGGAAGAAGTGTTCAAGGCTATTCATTATATAATTTGTTAAAAAGAATTAAAGAAGATCGCCCAGAATTAAATTTAAATTTTGGCGGTCATGATCAAGCATTGGGTTGTTCTATACCAAAAAACAATATAGATGCATTTAGAGAAATTATTTGTGAATATTATACTAAAGATGCTTTTGAAATAACAGAAACATATTTGCCACTTGATGATGGATCTGTTTGGAAAAGAGTTTATAAAATATTCGCTCCGTTTGGTTCTGGTTTTATTATGCCGCAATTTTACGTAGAAACATCTATTTCATATTTTGACAGCGAAAAAAGAACATTTAAATTAAGTAATTGTGGAAAAGAAAGCATAGTTTGTTACAATTATGCTGATGTTGAATATATGAAATATCTTGCTTATAAAAAGAAGCACGAGGAAAAAATTCAAGCAATATTAGAATTTGTATATGACCAACATGGAGAAGTAGTTTTAAAGTTAGTCAATATTTTAAATAAAAACCCAGAAATTGAAAGACAAATATTAGAAGAAAGGAACAATAGCATTGACTAATGTTCCTTTATTATTTTTGAAAAAAATCAATATAACAATCTATTATATAATTAAGTAGGTGATTTTATGTTAGGAAATATTTATGAAGCAAAACCAAGATATGAATTATTAGACGAACTGTTGGAAGATTATCTAATAAATTTAAAATTTACAAATATTGTTAATGTAATAATTGATTTAAAGCAAGTGTATAGAAAAATATTTAGATCTTCATATTCTTTGGAAACTTCAGAAAATAGTGTTCTAGCAGTTGAAGCACAGAGAATATCATCGGATATTTTAAATATAATTGCACATTATAGAAATTATTTCTACAAAAAAGGAAAATATACAAATTTTTATTTTATATATAGTACAAAAGAATGTGAAATATTAAAACAACTAAATTCAAATTATAAAAAAGATTTTTATTCTAAATATTTACATAGTGAAAAAGATGCAAATAAAATAACAATGCTTAAAAAGGTAAATCATGGTTTAAGTGTTTTATTAAAGGAATTTCCAAATTGTTTATTTATAGAAAGTTCTAAATTTGATGAGCTTCTATATATGAAATACTTAACAAACGCAAAACCAAAGAATGAGTTAAATATTATTTTAACAAATGATGAAAATATATACCAACTTGTTTCTCCAAATACAGTTTGTTTAAATATTTCTGGGATTGATACAAAATTAGTAGATTCCAAATCATTATATAAAATATTAGATATTGATACAAAAATATCTTATAGATTATATAATTTAGTTTTATCAATATCTGGGAATAAAAAATACTCAATTGGTGGAATAAAAGGTTATTCATTTAAGAAAGCATCACAATTAGTTTCAAAACTGGTTGAAGAAAAGAAAATTCAAAATACATTATATAACACATTTCCTATTATTTTAGAAACCTTGAATCCAAACGATAAACAAGAAAACGAGTTAATTAAAAATTATGAATTAATAGAATCAAATTTTAATATATTCACGTTAAATAATTTGTATAATGAAAATTTAATAACTTTACAAGGTGAGTGCTTAATACCTAAAAAAATATACTGTAAATCAGTATTTGAAAAAATAAACGATAAAGTTTTTACTAATTATCCGTTAGATCTACCAAAAATATTGCGAGGTGAATTATAAATGGCGAGAAACTGGGGAAGCGTTGAAGCAGGACAACTATCAATGCAAAAAATTATTAGACTTAGAAAAAAGACAGCATTAATGATGAACGCAAATTTAAAAGAAAATGAGTTGTATGATCCGCTAAAGGATGAGATTGTGCATATAAAAGATGTTTCAAATACTTCATTAGGAAGAATTTATAAATCTTTAAATGCTATGTATAAAGCGTCTGATCCGTCTTTTGTAGAAGTTAGACAATTTATTCTTTCAAAGAAACAATTAATAGATAATGAATTAAGTAAAAGATATGATATATAGAAAGGTGGCAAAAATATGAAAAATTCAGAATTATTTACAGAAAAATTAAAAGAATTAGGGTTTGAAGTTATTGATTATAAAAGTGCTATTCTATGCAGAAAACAAATAAACAAAAATATTAGAGTAGATATTTTTATTTGCGAAGATGGTAGTCCAGTAATGCAAATTATTAAAGGTCATGATGTAATTGCAGTATATAAAGAAGAATTTTATGATTTTGTTACTTGCTTAGGAACTGCTCTACCGATAATTAAAAATTCAAAAGAAAGCGAAGAAACTTCTACTGAAGTAGGTGTATCTGAATGATTTTAGTCATTTCAGGTTGGAGTTGTGCTGGAAAAGATACGGCGCAAGATTTCTTAGCAAAAAAAGGTTGGGGATTTATCGTTTCTACAACATCTAGGCCAATTAGACCAAACGAAGTAGAAGGAAAAAATTATTATTTTGTAACAAGGCAAGAATTTGAAAATAAAATTAAAAATAATGAATTACTAGAATATAGAAGCTATAATACTTTAGTTAAAAATGTTCCTGATACGTGGTATTATGGTGTAGAAACTTGTCATGTTGATCCATCAAAGAATCTAATTGCAGTTTTAGACTCTGTTGGATATGAAGCATTTGTTAAAAAATTCGGTAAAGAGAATGTTAAATTGCTATGGATCGATTTAGATGATGATCTTCGCAGAAAAAGAAATATTGCTCGATTAGACTACGATGAAACAGAATTTAATAGAAGAACTATAAAAGACAAGGAGTCTTTTGGAAATTTAAGAGAAAAAGCAGATTTCATTATTGATAACTCTGGTGATTTTAATAATTTATACGAAAAATTATTGGAAATGAATAAGCAAGTTGCTTAATGAACAATATATTATAATATAAAGAAAAGGAAATAGAAAAATGAAAACACAAGAAGTAGTTGATGCTTTGAAGAAACTTGGTTGGAAAATTTCTTTTGCAGAATCTTGCACTGGTGGATTATGTTCTGCAGAAGTAATATCTATATCAGGTGCTTCAAACGTAATAGGCGAATCTTATGTGACATATTCAAATGAGAGTAAAGAAAAAATATTAAAAGTTAAACCGGAAACAATTAAAAAATTTGATGTTGTTTCTAAAGAAGTAGCCCAAGAAATGGCTATTGGTCTAGCAAGAATAACAGACGCAAATTGTTGTGTTAGTGTTACTGGTTATGCTGGTTCAACCCCAAATCCAAAAATAGAACACGGAACAGTATATGTTGGTGTTTATATGGATGGAATTGAATCTGTATATAAATTTGAATATCCGTCATTACCTAGAAACGAAGTTAGAACTAAAATAGTAGAAAATGTTTTTGATATTCTATATAATGAAATTCAACTTCGCTATAATACTATTTTAAAATAAAAGATTGGAGTGGTCGTTATGGATAAAGAAAATTTACAAGAAGAAAAAAAGACGTATTATAAAAAATGTGAATATTGCGGTGCTAATTTAGATCCAGGAGAAATCTGTGATTGTAAAAAAGAAAAACCTGAAGTTAAATTAGAAGAAAAATCACAGAAAAAAACTAAAAAAACTACTGTTAAAGAAGAAGAAAAGCCAGAACCAAGAGAAGGACAAGACGATAATGGCCGTTATATTTTAACAGATTCAGGTAAAAAAGTTTATCCTGATGACCATTCATTAGACGAATCTTCAAGAGGAATGTCAGCTAAAGAAATGAAAAATGATTTAGACAGCTATAAAAAAATAAAAGAAAATAAAGAAAAAGCCGGCATGAAAATTTCTGATGAAGAAGAAAAGTTTTTACAAGGAAAAGAACGCGAATATAATGATCAAGTAGCTCATGAAAAAGCTTTCGATGAATATGTACAAAAAAGAAAAGAAAGATTAAATTCTGCATATGTTCCATATTTAAGATCATTAAACACAATACTAGAATCTACTGAAGATAGAGCAAAATATTTAAATCATTTAAATAAATATAAAGAATTAAATGAATCTGTTCTTGATCCAATTAATAAAGAAAGATGCCCTGATGTATTTAAAAATGATAAAATGATTCCTAGCGTTAGAAAATTTATTCTTGATATTATAAATGAATTTAAAAAACAAGTTAATTTCGACTTTAAAATTAGAAGAATTTTAATGATAGGAAGTTCTACTGGATACCAATATTCTTCTAATTCAGATATTGATATAAATTTTGAAACAGATATGACAGATGATCAGGTAAGCCAAATTTGGAAGATTATACCAAAAGGAACTTTATTACCTGGTACTAAAAAACCTGTTAATGTCTTCTTACTTAAAAAAGGAGAAGAATATAATTTTGATCATGCTGAAAATGTATATGATATTATCAATGACAAATGGCTAAAGAAGGCAGATAAAACGCATGCTCAAGTTCCATATTCTTATGTTAGAGATTTATCTTTGTTCTTTATGAATGGCTGTGAATTAGCTATTTCTAAATATAATAGAGATGTTAAAGAAGCTAAAGAATACATGTCTCTAGATCCTAATACAATGGAAATATCTGAAAAAGAAAAAGCAGATGCTATTAACAGAAAAATTATTGAATTAAGAAACGATGTTGATGCTATGCGAATGGCACATCATGTTATTAGAAGTTTTTCTAAAGAAGGTTTTGCTGGTATGCCATTTAGAGTAAATATTGAGATGGTTAATCAAGGAGATCCAAGATACGCTATAAATAATTTAATATATAAAATGTGCGATAGATTTGGATATTTTGAAAAACTTGATAATGCTGTTGAAGAGGGATATAAACTAATTGAAGAATTAGAAAAAGAAAACGATGCAAATTAAAGATTTCGTTAAAAAATATATATCTTCTTATAATCATGTATTCCTTTTACCAGCAGAAGTTGAGAGTATTAAAAGAACTATAAATACAGAATTAATTCAATATATTCAAGAATATTTTAACGAATATAAATTTGTTGCTACGGAAACTAAAATTATAAGTTATCCAAGAACACTTAAATTTAAAACAGAAATAGAAAACTTTTACAATGAATTTTGTGATGAATTAGAAAAACAAAAACAAACTGCTGAAGATATTTCTGAAGTTAGAAGTCATGCTAGTATATTTGCTTTTGCAAAAGAACTAGTTTATCAAATAAGTAGATTATATTAAACAATAGAGTTTCTCTATTGTTTTTTTTTGCGATTTTTATTCGGTATGGAACAATATATTATATTAAAACCGCTGTGTGAGCGATCGAAATTTAAAAAGGTGAATAATTATCAATCCATCTTCTCACAGAACAGCAGAAAGAAGTGTGAATAGTACATGAAATTAGATATGTTTGATATAAACCGTTTTATTGAGTTAAATCATGTTGAGAGAGTAACAAATCCAATTTTCTTCGCATCAAATAAGTTACCAACAGAAGATGGATTACTTTCATATAAAATATTTGGATACTCTGAAATGGAAAGAAAAAATAAATTTGGATATATTGATTTAAATGGATATTTTATTCATCCAATTGTATATGCAATGCTTAGTTCTAGAATGGGATCATTAAGATCTGTTATATCTGGAGAAAAATATGCTAAAATAATCGATGGGAAAATATTTATTGTTTCTGAGCCATCAGATGGAGAAGGAACTGGATTAGAATTTATTTATAATAACTTTGAAAAAATAAATTGGCTTAATGAATTAGAAGAAAACGAAATTGCTTCTATTGATAAGAAAACAAGATTGAAATTTTTAAAATCTCTTAAGAAAAACGAATTCTTTGTCAATAAATGGTTAGTCTTGCCTGCTCACTACAGAGAAGAAAGAGATGCTTCTAGTGTTGGAGATGTTATAAATTCTTTATATAAAGATTTATTAGCAGCAACGCGTTCATTAAGATCCGGATTGAGTTTTGATTTATTTGCAAATACAACTAAAATGAGAATTCAAAATTTATTACTACAAATATACCAAACAACAATGAACCCTGTAAGCGGAAAATCTTTAGATACAAAAACAGGAGAGCTAGCTGGACAATCAAAAAACTCATTACTGTCTAGACATTTATTAGCTAAAAATCTAGATTATGGTGCAAACACTGTAATAGTAGCTCCTGTAATTAGCGATTGTGCTTCTATGGATAAATTACCTGTTCCTTTTGGTACAGCATTGTTGCCTTTAGAAACATGTATTGCATTATTTAACCCGTTCTTTATACATCAAATAAATATTATACTAGAACATTGTTCTGAAGTAGTATATCAACAAGTAAAAAATCAAACATCTGGAGAATTTATTTTGGATAGAACACAATTTAATTCAAAAGAATTAGATAAATTAACAGCTAGATTTATAAAATCTAAAAAAGAAAGATTCGATCCAATTAAATTTGTATTGAGATCAACTAAAGACAAAAACATTGTTGCTGAAACGACGTTTATGCTAAAAGAATATCCATCAGAAGCAGATGCAAAAGCAGATAGGAACTTTGTTAAACGACCTTTAACATATTGTGACTTATTCTATCAATCTGCTATTGAATGTCTTAAAAACAAACATGCTTTAATAACTCGTCACCCAGTTACAAATTTCAAAAACATATATCCGGCTTTAGTTATACCAAATTCAACATGTAGAACACATGACGTTTATATGTATGGATTAAATCCAGATGTTTTTAAAAGTAATATAGTTCATTATGAAAAATATCCTTATATTCCATTTGAAGGAGATCCAAATCCTAAACCAAAACCTTATTATGATTTTGTTGGAACCTCAATTATAGGTAATCCAGTATTAAAAGCATTGGGCGGAGACTATGATGGAGATATGATATTCTTAAGAGGATTATTTTCTATTCAAGCAAACGATGAAGCAGCTAAACTAATAGAAGCAAAATCTAATCTATTAAACCCAGATGGTTCTCCAAGTAGAAGATTATCTTTTATTGGAAAAGATGCTGTTGTAACGCTATATGAATTAACAAAAGATTAATATAAAAAGAAACTAGATTAATTTCTAGTTTCTTTATTTTTACAATTTATTCTTTTAAATTTCGTTCTAGTAACGAAGTATAATTATCGCTGAGTGCTTCGTCTATCAATGAACAATAACTTGAGCGCTTGCTTTGTACCAAATGAACATAATTAACAAAATCAAATTCTTTTATTCTATTATAAGCTTCTGCAAAGTCATTCTTTTCTTTACTCATTTTTCTTGCGTCAATTTGATTTGTACTTCCTATTAATATAATTTTGCAATAGTCGCTACAACGTGTAAGAATAGTTTTTAATTGATTCATTGAAAGGTCTTGTGCTTCATCCACAATGAGGATCTTCTGATCATAACTGTGAGATTTTACATATTGAGGTGGCAAACATATTATTCTACTTATCTCATTTTTAGCGTTTATAACTCCGCCAATATCTTCTATTTTTTCTAAATTATCGTATAAACCACCTAAATAGACGCCATATTTTTCTTCGATTGACCCCGGTAGATAGCCAAGACCTACATCACCACATTCAACTGGATTTTTTAAGTAAATGATTTGTCCTCTCTTTCCATATTTTTTATCGATTGAAACAGCTTGCAATGACGCTGCCAAGCTTACAAAGGTTTTTCCGGTTCCAGCGTTCCCAGTACAAAATATAATTTTTGTGTCTTTATCTAGAATTAATCTAGCTAATTCTGTTTGTTCCGGATTGTCTTTTGTTGAAATACCACATAAAGAAATAAAAATCAGCTCCTTACTTTATATACAATTGCGCACTTGTATATAATATATTGTCCCTATTAAACATATAAAAAGTTTAAAATCAATTATTAATAAATATATTCAATATATTATAATTATTTTACACTAGAACAATAAATTATCGCGAGAAATAGTTTGTAAAAATATTTTTAAAAATAATGTATTTAACAATACATTATATAACAAATAAGGAGAAAAAAAGAAAATGAAATTAACAGAAGAACAAATTAAAAATAGAGAGCTAAATCTTGACGTTATTATACCACAATATAAAGAAACAGAAGAAATTATTAGACCGTTACTTGAATCAATAGACTTTCAAGCAGGAGTTAGTTTTAACAAAATTGGAGTTATTATTGTTAATGATAAGTCAGATGTTAAATTATCTGATGAATTTTTAAAAACATTTAAAAACTTGCATATAAGATATATTGAAACTCCTGAGAATAAAGGTCCAGGACAAGCTAGACAATATGGATTAGATAAGTCAGATGCAGAATATGTAACATTTGCTGATTCAGACGATAGATTTTTATCTTGTAATGTTTTTATTGAAGTTTTTAATGCTTTATTACAACATAAAGATAAAAATATAGATATTTTATTTACAAAATGGATCGAAGAACTTCCAACTCCAGATGGTAGATATTTACAAATTGCACATGGAAAAGACCAAACTTGGTGTCATGGTAAATTCTTTAGACGTGAGTTTTTAACAAGCAAAAACCTTCGATTTAATGAAAATATTAGAGTACATGAGGATTCTTATTTTAATACTCTTGTACAAATGAATGCTGAAGTTACTGCCGATGTTGATGTGTTTAGTTATTATTGGTGTTATAATTCAAATAGTTTAACAAGAAATCCAAAATATAAATATAACTATTTAGTAGAAACGGCCGACGATTTAATTAGATCTACAAGCGACTTAATGAAAGAATTAACACAACGTAAAACAGAACACAGAAACGAATATTTCATAAAAGCAATTTTATTTATGTATTTTTTACTTCAAGCACCATATTGGAATGAAAAAATAAACGAAGATCAAGATCTATATCTACGTCGTCGTAAATTTGAATATAGTATGTTAAAACTTATGCAAAAATACTCAAATGTATTTGAAGAAACTCCTCGTGCAGTATTTTTACAATATAAAAATGATGAACGTGCCCAATGTTGCTTAAACACTGGTTTTGAAGACGAACTTGAAACTTGGGAACAATTTATAAATAGATTAAACACATCTTACCCTGCTTACACTAAAACTTGTCGTGAATGTAAATACTATGTAGAGGGAGAACATTGTAAATTTAATTCTGATTGTGTTATGAGTTTAAATGAGGACTATGGAATATATACAATTCCATCTCATTTTGAAGATATTGATGATTCAGAGACAGATAAAGATACAGACTATGATATAGTAGAAGATTTTGACGAATTTGAAGGAACAAAAAAAGAAGAATAGTAATCTATTCTTCTTTTAATTTTTTATAATGCATAGATTTCTATTGCTCCGCCTTCACTAGCATTAAATAACTTTGTAGATATAAATGCATCTGTAATGTCTTCCCCATCTTGATATGCATGTAATTCCATTTTTATTTTGTATCCAACACTAGTATCGCTAATATATTCAATTGTAACGTAAATTACTTTATGTGTTTCAGTATCGTAGATTATTCCGGTTCCAATACTATTTAATCCAGAAAATACTGAATAAGATTTTTTATTAACTAAACCTAATCTAGTTTCAAATGATTCTCCGATACCATAATTATTTTCTGTATAAATGAAATCAACCAGAGTTGAATCTGTTATGAAAAATTTAGAATCTATATCATATTTCATTCTACATACACGATAACTGTGATTTAATGCAGGAACTCCATCATAGTCTATTGCTTTTAATACTTCTTGTCCTTCTAACGGTTCATCATATTTTGGATTCACATCAACATAAGGTGTGTATATGAGTTTATTTAGAGCAGATCTATATATTGTCAATGTTCCAAACAATACACTTAAGAATATATTTGCATTTACGTTTGATACTATTGATGTGTATAATCCAACACTTGGTATATTTAAGGAATAATTACTTTTAAATATTATACTGCCGTTTATACCAGTATCTTCGTCAATATATACCAATTTTAATTCAATTTCGTTATTTTTTAATTTATCATATTCAAGTTCTGTTAAAGGAGTTGTTAAATTGATTATTCCTTGATATAGATCTTCTAAATTAATTTCTTTAACTAATACCTTACTTTCAGAGCTATATTCCTTAACAGGTTCAATGTGAGGATTTAATTTTTTAAATCCTGTTACATTACTAGCAACGTCGTTTAAAACATACGCATTTCCATTATTTACTGCTGATGTTGCTGCTGTTAATGTGTCTATAATTACATCATTAGTTTGAGTATTATATATAGTCATATCGCCTTTTGTATTAGAACCGGACAACCTTATATTCATTTTTTCAATATAAAGTCCTCCAGCGCCGTTTTTTGATGCACTTTCATCGTCTCCGCCTATATATAATCTTGATCCTTGTAATGAAAGATTGCCTGATATATTTAGAATATGTTTATATCCGTTGCCTTTTAAATATATTTCAGAAGCATTAACGCTTGCATCTTCTCCATTACCTATAATTGCAATAGGACAATCATTATTAATATTTAAATCATCATCTAAATATAATGGACTTTTAGAAGCATTGTATAATACATTTACTTTACTTTCATCTTCTAAATCATATACTTTTACTTGTGTTCTATCTGCACTTGTTTGAATTCTTCCTACTATAGCATTGACTAATTTAATATTTACTTTATTAATGACTAAGTCTGTTGTATTAGCAGGAATAATTATTTCTTTATCTGCAAAATTTCCATATACATATATTGTTAAAGCTTTTTTATTTGTATTATATATATAATTGTTGCTTGTAGATAAAATATATTGAGTCTCTGGAAACGAATCAATGACTGCTTCTCTAGTAAAAACTTCTTTTCCTCCAACCTCTGAAACACTATAATATTCAATTTTTGGAGATTCAAAATAACTTGCGAAATCACTATCGTCAATAAAACTCATATTTCTATATATATAAGATTCGCTAACATTTGTTGTAATATCAAAATTTACTTTTTGATTTAATATATATCCTTGTTGATTTGAATCGAAGCAGTTTTGTCCTGATGTTATACCAGATAAATTATACTTTCCGCCAAATATTAAAATGTATCCATTATCACCGGTACCAAAAGCATCGTTAGCTTGTTCTACAGTAAATATGCCATTCCCAGCAATCAATTTTTTACCAGCATGAAATGCGTCGTGGTTTGATTTAACATAAATATTTGGTTTGCCAATAATTTCTAATTCAGAAGCTTTAATACCATGACCTAACCCACTATTTCCTTTAATGTTTTCAATTGTTAAATATCCTGTTCCAGAAATTAACATATTATTAAATGAATATATGGCTCCTCTGAAATCAGTTGTTTCTTTTTCCATTCCAGAAATATCTTTAGTTCCGCAGTAAATATAATTATATGAATTATCTTCTATTTTTATTTTCATTTTTTTCTTTGGAGCTAGATAAACTATACCTGACGTATATGGAGAATCAATATAGACATTATCTAAAATTAATGTTACTCCGTCTCCACCTTTGTCCAATCCATAAAATTCTCGCCCAATTTCAATGCATCCACGTAGATAGCCAGATAATGTATAAGATTTCTTATCTGCTGGTAACGAAACAACACTATCGACAGGATTAACAACTTCCCCGTTTATTGTAAATTGCCCTAAATCCTTCCATGCTTGATTTCTATGAATTACATTTAATTCGTTAATGTTCGCTTGAATGTTCGCTTTTGCTGTTTCAATGTCCGCTTTTGTAGCAGCGTTCTCTTCTGTTACATATTTAGCATCATTATTAAATGTTGAAATAGGTAATTCTTTTACATGTTCTGTAACAGTTTCCAATTCAGTTTTTTCCGCAAATTTTGAATCGGCTTCTGTTTTTGTATATACATTTTCAGGAGAAAAGTTACTTAATTTTGTGTCTATTTCGCCTTTATTGTAAAAGTTTTCAGTAGTATAGTCTTCAATTTTCTTGTCAGTTTCTGTTTTATTATAATAAGATTGCAATTTCTCATCAGAAACTTCTAAATTGTTTAATTTATCATTAATGTCAGATTTAGTATAATAATTTGTCAATAAATTTTCTTTAGTATCATTTGCTAATTTTTTTGTTTCTTTTATATCATTAACAGTAGATTGAATCTTATCTACTTCAAATTCTTCTGGGATTTCTGCTAGAGCTGAGAAAGCATATTTTGCTGTATTACCATTTTCATCTCTAAATCCACGTATTATATTTTTATCGTTTGCCATGTCTTACTCACCTCTATATATTAAAATTCCACCATCATCAACTGATACAGCTTTTAATGTTAATAAACCGTATTTTATCGATCCAACCCCAATTATATCACCAATTCCGTTTTCATCAACTAGAACACGGTTGTATAAAAATTTACTTAACATTTCTATTTGTCTAGCAAGTTTGTCGTATGATTTTCCGTTGTCTCCACAACCACAATCATTTGTTCCATCTGTCCAAATAATTAAAGGTCTGTTTCTATCGCTATAATTTAAAAACTCTGTTTGATGTTCGCATACATCTGTTAATGTATATTTGCGGATATCTTCTTTTGTTAATTTTATAGTTCTAAGAATCGTATCAATAGAAAAAGATCCTTCAAAATTACCTGAATTAATAACTTTTTTATATTCTTCATAGTAACGCGTAAAGTAAGCATCAAATACACGACTAAAGTTATTCACTTTTGCTAATGTCTCTGCTAACTTCCAATTATCTTCAGTCCATTCAACACCATAATCATCAAGAATTTTTTTAGTTACTAATTCAATCATTCTATTCCTAAATTGAATATCACCAATTGTTCTTAATATAAGAGTTCCATTTTCATTGTCTCTTAACTTATTGGCAATTATTTCATCTAGGTCGTATGTTTTTCCTTCGGTAAATGATAATTTAATTCCTGTTTGTGTTGTCGGATCTACTTGTGGTGTATTAGTAGGTTGTTGATTTTCTGTATTCTTTTTTAATTTGCTAAAATCTAATTTCATTATTCATCATCAACCCTTTTTGATAACCATATTTGCCCTATTTTTAAATTTGGAGGATTTGGGCTTCTTTTTGTTTCATCTTCACTTTTTGGATTATATTTCCATACTTGAACAACAAGAGTTTTTTCTGAATTGGTTCTACTATTTTTTTCTAGTTCGTCCAAATCATAATGTGCTCCAGGTGTTCCAACAATATTTGCTGAAATTGTTTTCTTTGCCATATAATCACATCCTTACTAATAAATTTTGTTTATAATTATTGAAATTCTTCCTTCTAAATTTAAAGCATTTAAATTATTTCCGTCTTTAGTAACGAAAGCAAATTTTATATAACCTTGTTTTAATGTATTTGGAGAAGGTTCCATTTCAATACTAGATATATCACAATAAATAAATTTTTTATTGTTTATAACTTTTGTTGTATTAATTTCAACAGTATAATTTAATAAATTAAATGACTCATTTAATATATCATTTGCGTTGTCTCTTTCTAAAATAAATTCATAGGTGCTTTTATTGTAATATAAATTTATTCCTCTACCTGTGTATCTTGATAAAGCAATATATTTCCCATTAAAGTTTTCTGGGATAGACGGTTTAACATTAAATACTCCATATGCAGCAAGTTGATATTTTCCGTCTTCGATAACGCTATTGTCTTGAAGTTCTTCTTTTTCTGTATCAGATGCAAGTTCAACTTCATCTATAATAATATTAGAAATTATTACTTTTCCTAGTGTAAAGAATAAATTAATTTCGTTTGAACTAGCTCTAAAGATTCCATATTGCTCTATAGATTCATTTATTCCTGTAAGATCAGCATCCATAACTAAATCCTCAGCGTCTGTTGTTATATTAATTTTTCTGTTGTCAGTTATTATATTTAATGTTCCAGCAGAACGAGCAGGAATTGTTATTTTATAATATGCACCTTTCTTTAAACCGTATATATTTAAAGAAAATGTAACTAAATCTGGAGTAAATTTTGTTGGTGAATATATTTCTCCGCCGTTTTCTACAGAGTAGAATAATCCATTTTTATATCCGTTTGGTGTAACAACAATTCCGTTATCAAAATCAGTTTTTTTAAATGTTGCAGCGAATGTTGAAACACCTTTTTCAGTGTAAAATTCTTCTTTGTTTTTTACTAAGCAATTGCTAAAATCTAATTGATATATTCTTCGTAATACTTTTTTTACATTAAATTCCATATTATCACCTATTCTTCAAAATATTCTCTATTAGTTTTAACAACAATATTTTTTATTTCGCTTTCTTTATTAAAATCAATTGTCATTACTATTTTAGTTGCTTTACAGTTTTTTAAAACAATAATAAATTCACTATTTTCTGTTAATCCATAAAATTGCGGAATTATTTGTTCTTTTGTTTCCCCATTAAATAATGCAATTTTTTCTTTTCCTGTTGTTGATGAAACTAGTATTTTTATATTATTACAAATTCCATTTTCATCATATATAACAAAAGACTCTGTTGGATAAAATGCATATTTAGGAAATGTATAAGATATAATATCTCTTCCACCAACATATATAATAGAATTTTTGTCAAAATATATTTTATCGTTTATATTTAAAGACAATTTAAACATATCTAATATAGCATTATCTTCAATTATATACACAGAATTATTTACAATATAAATGTTTTTATTAACAAATAATTTTGTTGAATTTGGTTTTATTACATCCATTTCATAATAATCACTTGTATTATTTTGAATATCATAAACACATCTAAATATATTTCCATTAGATTTTATTCCATAAACTAAAAGATTATTTTCATCGTTGTCTATAGTAATATATTGATATTTATTATATTCTAATGCAATATCAACCAAATCGTCGTAATTTTCATAAGATATTTCTCCAGCATCTAATTGCCAGTAATGAATCATATTAATAGGAGCAGAGTTTCCAATATATTTTCCTAAAACATAGAATCCTTTTTCTGTTATAACTGCAGAATCTGGCAATTGGTTGAAATTAGATAATGTATCAAAACTATCAATTTTCTTTCCAGAAACAGCATCGAAAATAATTACAGATTTCTTTTCTGTGTTTGATAAAGCTAAAATTTTTGTAGAATTTAATCTATATAATTTGTTTATCGATGTAATATTTAATTTTAATTCATATATTCCTGTATTGATATTTATATAATAAACACCATTGTCTAAAACAGAAATTAAAAATCCATCTTCATAAGGAATAATATCTAATATTTTTCTTGCAAATAAGTTTTGACAAGCAAAGTTTGTTTTTAATATTGCAATTATATCAAAAACAGTTTGTTCGTTTAATTGTGTTTTAGATATTTTATATAGTTTTCCAGAAGATGTAAATGCATAATAATATGATCCATACATTTTAAAAAATAATGCTGCACTATCTAGTTTGCTTATAAAAGAATAAGACATACTTTTCATTATATTTTTAAATGCTGAATTATTTCTCACTTCATTTTGAAAGTTGTTCGTGTATGAAGAAGTATATAATTCGTTATTTGAAAACAAATTTTGTTTGAAATTGTATAACTCTTCAGTAGAAAAATAAGGAAGTTTTACTTTAACTTCTGGCATTTTTCCAGTGTAGAATGAATTGCCATCATACATGACAATATTGCCATCGTCTTTAGTATAATTTAGACGCATTTCATCAAGTTGTGTAATCTTATCGATCAAACTTTTATCTAGGTCATTTGTTGATAATTTCACAAAAATCACGTCCTTTCCGGTTGTTATAATATAATATATTGTTCTTTGAACAATCCATTATAGAAATAAATAAAAAAAGTGGGTGATCTCATGCCAATACAAGATAATACAAAATCAATTGGGCGTCAATATGATGGTCCAAATGCTATTGTTGCTGCATTAGATACTGAACGTTCTAGAGCAGCGTTTAGACAAAGAGTTAAAGCAAGAGAATCTAAAGCATTAGAACTAAAAGAATATTGTTATAGATATGTATATAGATGGACACTTGAAGAAAAGTTGAGTATTATAAACAGCTATGGGGAAATTAGTTTAGTTCAAAATAGAAATGATGATAATGAAGTAACAAATCAATTAGTTGAAACTTTACTTATAAATTTAAGCGATAAAGAATTAAATCAAATAATTGCAGATGTTAATAAAAATACGATAGAGCTTCAACAAAAAATGAAAACATTCTCAAAAAATGCAGATGCTAGAGGAAAATTAAACAGTTCTCAAGCAGCAGTTAATCTTTATAGACAAAATGCTGGAGCATCTAGAAATGGAAGAATAGGAAGCGCATTTGGAGCAAGTGGTCCAGGACAAGATTATGGGGAAGAAATTAGAAAACAAGATATTTCATTTACTCCAAGTAAATTTAGTGGAAAAATAGCTATGATTCTAAATAAAGAATTAATAGTAATTTTAAAAAGCTACCAAATGAAAGATTTAATTTCTTTGGCTCGTAGGTTACAAATTAGTCTAACAGGAAATTTATCTCCAGAAGATTTGAGACAAGAAATTATTAATTTAGCTCAAATATATGTTACAGCAATAACGGGCGAAGGAGCTCAAGGAAAAATAGTTAATGTTCCTATCAGTGATCAATCAGCGTTAGATGCATTAGACAATTTAATAGGTCAAACATCTTACGCATGGGTTGTTGGAAAACCTCAATTATCACAAGCTGCATTAGCTGCATTACGTAAAAAAGCTAAGAAAAAACAAGCTGAATTTAAAGAACGACAAAAGTTTATTGAAACTGAAATTAAAAAATCAACATATAGTTCTGAAGAATTTGGCCGAATCGCTGGCGTTAAAGGTTCTAGAAGAAGTGTTGAAAGACAACTAGAAGAAAACGATACGGGATTTTTAAAAGATTACACGTTTGAACAACTTGCACAAAAAGCAGCCGAAATTGGATTAGATATAGATCCAAGAAAAATATCTGTTGGTGAATTAAAAGCTGCAATATACGCAAAGTTTGCGGAAAATCAAAAAAGAGAATATGAGCTACAACAAAAGTTAAAAAGATCTCAAGACTCAGATAGAAAACTTAGATTAAGAAATAAACTTGGTTCTGGACAATCTAGTTCTGCTACTCGTGAAATTCAACAACAATTAGATGCAAGCAAATCGATTGCAAAATCTTTAAAAACAACTGCTGGTGAAATGCCTGGTGCAAGCACTATTGCGTCTAGTTCTGGTGCAACACCATTAGTACAATTTGAAGACGGAAAGATTTTAACAAGAAATATAACAAGTGCTGTTCCTGTATTTATTGTAGGACAAACAAACGCAGAAGAACTTTTTAAACAAGGTGAAAAAGAAGCAAAAATAGCTGCACAAAAAGCAAAATCTGAAGCAATGACATACGCAGGATTTGGAGCGGTTGGTCCTTTAGGTAAAACAAAAATCTCTAAAGGAAATCTTAAAAAGTTAGCAAAACAAAAACAAGCTCTTGACAGAGAGAAAGAAAAAAAATATGAAGAACTTGTAAAATATGCAGATGATTTAATTTCAAGAGTTAAGAAAAGAACTAAAAAATTAGATCCAAGTTCTCAAGTTGTTCAAGAAGGCGAATTAATATTACAACATGCAGCAGAAGTTTATAAAGCATACTATGAAAGAATAAACTCTTCACCAGATAAACAATCTTTAGATTTCTTAATTGGAAAATATAAGGATAGTTTAATAGATGAAACAATAACTGGATTAGCAAAACCAACAGATTTTAATCCTATATGGAAAATAAGTTCAGTTACTCCCGGCCAATCTGGCTCTGCTACTAAAATAACAGGAACTTTTGATCCTAGATATCAAACTAGAACTAAAGGAGATCCTTTTAAAGGTAGCTTAGGATATGCTCAAAATCCAAATAATCCCGGTGAAACAGGAACAATTTTAGATAAATTATCCAGAGGTTCTAGAGGTAAATGGGGATTTGCAAATATAGCAAAAGCAGATCCAAGAAATAGAGGCGGATTAAATTCTTCTTCTGTTTGGGATCAAGTAGATTTAAGTGACCCTAACTGGGGAAAAAATACTGCTATATCAGGAACAAACGGCGAAGAAGCTGGAGATACTTTGTTCTTCCACACAGCAGCAAAGAAAATGTTTAAAAATTATGGAATAAAAAGAGAACCAGTTACTCCTGTATATTTAGTAAATGGTTTTACCGAGTATTTAAATAATACAATTGAAGAGGGATTAAATAAAGTAATAGCATCTAATGGTTCAATTTATCAATATTTATCGGCTCAATTACCAGTATTATTTGCCGGACTACAACAAGCAGGTACAGCTGTTAATATAGCTTCACCTACCGCAGCAATGTCTAAAGTATTAGATTTAATTGAACAAGCTGCTGATTCAGCTATGATTGCAATCGGAGCTGGAAGCAAATCTTCAGTTTATAAATATGCAACTGGTGGTACTGGTCAAGCAGTAAATTATTCGCAATTTATTAGTGGTGATTCTAAAACAAGCAGACCAAATCCAGAATTAGTAACTGTTGATTGGGACAAAAAACAATTCAATGTTAAACCTGCTAGTAATCAAGGAAACAGCGTAACAAATAAAACTGAAATGTCTGTCGCTGAAAGAGGTTCTTCATTTAATGTTAAATTTAGCGAAGGAACTATAAAATATCAAAAATCCGGAGAATCAGATGGATCAGATAATACAGCATTAAAAGTTTATCCTGTTACTCCTGGAATACATGATAAAGTAAATATTAATGGAAATTCAATATCTTTAATGGATTACATCGGTGGTATATATGCATCACTAACATCTATTGAAAGTTTGATGGGAACAAATGTTGAGTTAAATAGAATAATTGCAGCTGCATCTGGAACAAAAACATCAACAGATAACTCTATCACAGTTTCAGATACATTTCCTTCAAATTTAGATTCAATTTTAAGAGGTGAGTAATAATTATGGCAAATCAAACAAATGGTTCTATTAGAAATATTGCTCTTGATAATTTAAAAAATGATATACTTGTTTCCGCTAAAGAAACAGCTTCGAATATTGTGTATGGAGATATTGATACAAGTATTATATCTACAGATTATTCACAAACAAATGAATTGGCAAACAATCTTAAAAAATATTTAAATTACCAAACTTCAAATGATGTTAATGAAACATTCAGTGAAAGCAGTAGTGTGCTATCTGGTGTCGGAGATTCAGATTCTAAAACTTTCTGGGATAAACTTCAAAATCAATATCAACAAAATAAAGAAAATTCTGATCAAAGAGTGACTTCTGAAATAATGGGAAGTGGAAACTCTATCAATTCTATATTTTCAAATGCTGAAGCTGCTACAACTGCAGCTGCAACTACTGTAATAAGCGAACTTACAGATATATTTAGCAGTTTAACAGAAAGTGGAGCAGAAGCTATTGAAAATGTTCCTCTAGTTGGTTCTTTAGCAAGTGATATGATGAACAGACTATCTGGATCAATACAGGCTATTTCTGGAGCAGCTAGTACAATATCACTTAAATATAACGATGGATCAACAGAAACTGCATTCGGTCAAAAACAAGAATCTTCTTGGAGAAGATTAGTTCAAGATATAAAAAACAGAAATATTAATTTTAATATAAACAGAATAACAACAACTCCTTTAGATTCTGGAGATTCTCAAGTAAATCTATATGGTACAATGATGCTTGGATGTCCTCCATCATTTTTATCATCAACAGATCCATTGAATAGAGGAATGATTAATAGCTTTGTTAAAGATAGTTGTTTTGTAAGTTTAACTCCAGGAATGCCAAAATATAATGGTTCTAGATATCTTGCATCAACTAAAAATAGCGCATTAAATCAAACTCAAACTTCTAGAGAAATGATAGATTATTTAGTTCAAAATGGTGTTAATAAAGATACGCTATCAAAAGATAAAAGATATTATGTATTTGAAAGTTCTTTTGGAAAGTTTTATTCATATTTAGAAACTATGTTAAATACTGTTTGGATTAAATTAGGATTGGGAACAGAAGATAATAACACATTTAACATGTTCAGTTTCTTTCCTGATTTTGCTACAAATGATAACGCTGAACCAGAAGCACAGTATAAATCTGCAATAGGATTTTATATAAACCCAAACGGAGCAGTAACTGAAAATATTACAAATGAAAGAACTGCTATTGGTGCTGATTTAGCGTCTAAAACAAATAACTTTGCTGACCAATATCAACAATTAGGATATCTTACGGGTATGGGAACAGGTGGAGCTGGAAAAAATCTTGCAAGAACAATTAGTCAAAATGTTCAGATGTTTTCTAATATAAAAGATTTTGCATCTAATGCAGTTGCAAATATGATAAATGGATGGAAAAGCAATTCTGGTATTGTTAGAAAATCGGTTGGTGCAGTTACTGGAGCTATTAAAGACTATGTTAATAATGTTACAACTGAAGACATGGGAGCAGTTTTACAATCATATACTGCTGTTAATGGAATGCAGGTTGTATATCCAGAATTGTGGCGAGATTCAGCATATAGTCAAGCTATAAATATAGATTTTAATTTTACATCTCCTTATGGGGATCCTTTATCAATATTTAAATATGTTTATGTTCCTTTTTTCACATTGTTATGCTTTACAATGCCTAGACAAGCAGATGATAATGGATATGTTTCTCCATTTTTAGTTCGTGCTGATATTCCAGGTATGGCAACGTGTGATCTAGGATACATTTCAAATTTATCATACACAAGAGGTGGTTCATCTGGTTTATTTACAAAAGATGGATTACCAAGAGCTATTTCAGGAAACTTTACTATAGAAAGTCTATATCCTTATTTAGCTATGTCTAGAAGAATAAGCTTTTTGTCAGCTAATCCATCATATACATCATTTTTAGATTCTATGACAGGTTTTGCGGCGGTTTATTCTGATGAATCTGACTCGTCTTCGTTAAATGAATATTTTAAAAACATGCTTAACAGAGTAAATGGTGAAAGCAATCTTTCTGGAGTTAAATTATGGAACAGATTTGACTCATATGGAAGAAGTGCAAACAAAAAATATGTTAATACATTAGCAGATTCAAAATTAATGGTTAAACCAAAAAATATACATTGGTTACGAAAAGTTTAATAGAAAGTAGGTTATGTTATGACAAATTTAAGCAAAGCAATGGCAATTTCTAAAATTCTTGCTGAAAATATTCGTAATTTACATAGAAATTTAGTTGGAGCAAATTTCTTTTCAGATCATGCTCTTTTAGAAGAGTGGTATCATAAAATGGATGATATATCAGACGATATTGTTGAAACAGGCATAATGCTAGGAGAGGAAGAAAAATCATTACTAAATTTAAATGGAGTTTATGCTTCAGTACCAGAAGGAACAAATTTTAGTAATGAAGATGTCTTTCAATATGTTTATAATTTCTTTCACGCATTGATAAATGCGTTGATTGATTGTAAATCAGAAGTTCCTGGAGATGTTTATTCACATTTTGAAGAGTATATTTTCTATCTAAGAAAAGAAGCCGATTATAAAATAAAACACAGATTAGGAAGCAGATAGGATGACAAAAGAAGAAAAAGTTGAAGAGTTATTAGCAAATGAAGAATTGTTAGAAAAATATAAGAAAGAATATAAAGAAGTAACAATATCATTATTGCTGGATGAACCTCCTGTTCCATACGCCAGAGAAAGATATACTAGATTTGGTGGAAATGGAAAAGGTAGATTTTACAATAAAAACGCAACATATATGACTAGAATTAAAAAATTATTTCAAACGCAAATAGAAGACGAGAGCAAAGAAATAATTAAAACAATTATAGACAACAAAGATGAAAAAAAATATTACGTAGAGATTTTAGGAAAATTTTATGTTCCAATTCCTAAATCAGACTCTGTAAAAATTACAGCGATGAAAGAGAAACAATTGATTTTACCAGATATTCGTCGCGGTGATATAGACAACTATGGAAAATTGATTCTAGACGTTTTACACGATGTAGTTTATCATGATGATGCTGTTGTAACAAAAATGTATTCGGAGAAGTTTTATTCACTTCATCCAAGAGTCGAATTAGAAATTACAATTAAATATGAGGTATAAGTATGAAAAGTGCAAATGACCAATTAAGAGAAATTTTAAAACAAAAAGAAGCATCTGCTAAAGAAGCAAAACCATCATGGTTTAACGAAGGCAACCTATTCAAAAAAGAATTTGGAAAAGAAGAACCTAAAGAAGAAGTTGCTGAAGTTAAAGTTGAAGAAGAAAAGGTTGAACCTCTTATTAGCAGAAGAGTTAAAAGAACACATGTAGTTAAACAAGAAGAGGAAGATGAATAATCTTCTTCTTTTTTTATAATTTTTATTGAAGGGAACAATATATTATATCAAATAACCCTTCTGTGAGCGATCGAAATTTAAAAAGCTGGATATTTCTCCGTTCGATTGCTGTGAGAAGCGTTTAGAAAGGCCGTGATTTGTATGTCTATTAATAAAATATACTTGCATGACATTAGAATGGATGCTTTTTTAAAATATTTCAATAATCATACTGTTGATTTAACTCAATTAGAAAAAGATGAATCACCAATAGAAACAAATGTTTATAAATATGGAGATATTGAATTAGTATTACAAAAAGAAAAATATACTGAAAGCCAAATAAGTTATTTAACTAATAAAGCAGGAATTCCTAATTCTATTACTCCTGAAGTTATAAAATCAAATATTTATGAAGTGGTTAATTTAACAAATAGTGTTTTAGATTTGCCTCTCTATAGTTGTTATAAATACTATGAAATAACTTTAGATCAAGAAAAAAATGAAAGCGTAAATCTTAAAATAGAAACTGATCCATCAATGTCAAAAGACTATGAATTAGTAACAGATGTAAAAGATAGTTATTTTTCTTTCTACACAAATACATATAAAAGTAAAGTAAATGGCATAACTACTTATATTATAGAAAATATATTGGTCGAAAACAATCTTGAAATAAATGAAGAAAATGGAAAACAAAATCTTAAATTTAAATATAAATTGCCTTCTGGAGAAATATATTTTACAGATTTCAATCAAGATGTAAAATCAAAAATAGAAGTATATGCGGATAAAATAAGAGAAAATTTCTATAACAACACAAATGAAGAATCTATGATAAATTATTATATTCCAAATAGCTTTCCAAATGAAGTTGATTGTTTAATAAAAATTGGAGACGAAGAAGAGAATGTTATAAAAAGACATTTATCGGCAACTTTTTATAGATATAGTGCTCTTAATGAATCATCAACTGAATTCAATGAAATAAAGAACGATATTCCTTATTTAGAATATAAAACAGAAGTAGTATTTGATAGTTCTAATAAAGCACAATATATAAATATAAGAAGAGATTATACAGTTGAAACAATTGCTAAATTATTAGACGAAAGAGAATTTCAAAGATTAAATGTTTATGAATATGACGAGTATAATGATCTTAATATTCCTAATGCTTTAGACAATGATTGTGTTACTAAAATATATGATTTAGACGGAAGATATTCAAAAATTAAAGACTCAATTAAATGTAAAATAAATAAATATAGATTATGCTTTAGTATAAATGAAAATAAATTTCCAGTATATAGTGATCTTAAAACAACCACTTTTGGTATTTTTAAAAACGATATATTTTGCCCAGTATATAATAAAAATGGATATTGGCTATATCCGTTAATTGCTGGAGATGGTGGTTTAAAAATAGCGGATATTTTGGATACATATGAATCTCTTGAGTATCCTGATTTAAAAGTTGATATTGAAGAAACATCATTCATAATATTCAAATTTATCATAAACAATAAAACATATCAAGCATATCTTGATAGAAACGAAAATAAATATTTTCTAGTAGTAAATTTATCATATATGGAAGATGCAGCTAGATATTCTAATCCGTATTATGGAAGAGTATATTTCGATTCAGAGTTGCATATTAAAAAACTTAACTTAGAATATATGCCAATATCTAGACCAAACACAAATATAATTTCAGATGCATCAGTTATAGAAGAATTAAAAACAGTTTTTGGCTCAGACAATTTTAAAGCATATTGTAATAAGAATGACACAGAATATTATATCGACATTTTAACAAATAAAATAATAAAAAAAGAAACAATAAACTGTGTTTCTTTTACGGAATCAAATAATTTATTATTTAACGATAATTCACAAACAAGCGAAGGAAACCTTATAATACCAGAAAGTTTGACTGAAAATATAGAAAAAAAATATAATGACAAAGGTAGATTTTTAAATTTACAAAATACTAGTAGTAAGACTAGAGGAGATTATGTTTCAAATAAATCATTACAACAAGAAATAACTAGTTTCGCAGTAAATAATATTTGGAATATTTTAAATTCTAATAAAAATACAAATATAGTATCTTCAATATATTCTTCAAACTATCTAAAACAAATGTATTATTATATTTCTGCAATGTACAAATATTATACAGAAGAAAAACGTTTTGATTCTGGTTATAGTGGAGTTTTGTTTAATAAAAATAATTACAATAGTGTTGATTTTAAATATAGATCTAATATAGAACCAAATAAAATTTATATGTATAAAAGAGAAAATCCAATTGCTTCTATAACAGGTGAAATATCTATTGGTGGAAAAAATTATCATTATAATACTGCAAACAGTACTTTAACTACAGTAGAACAAAACTTAATTGATACTATTTTAAATAAAACAACACCATATACAAGACTTTTAGAATATGAGAAATATGCAACAATTAATGAAAAGAGAAAAGCTCTTGAAAAAGAATTTTTAGAAATGAAAAAACTTGGAGAAACAAAAGAAGATACATTAGTTACAGTAAAAGATGATACAACGTTAAATACAAATTACATATATAAAAAAGAAACTGTAAATAAAGATTTTCAAAATGTTTTAAGTGATTTTTTAACTGAGTTTTTTTATAATGATATTTATATTTACAACAAGGAATTTACTTCTCCTGACTTATCCGAATCATTTTATTTAGATTCATTTAATAAATTTTATAGCCCAAAAATAAAATCTGAGTTTATCGACTATGATAATAATATTGATAATACAGAAGAAAAAGATGCAGTTTTAGAATTTGTTACTACTAGTGATGAGTTTAATGCTTATTTTAATGATGTTATGGACAAATATACGAAAGGAATGAGATTTTAATGTTAGAAGAAATAGTTAATTTAATAAACGATTTTTACAAAGTAGAAGACGACTTTATCTTCTATGCCTTTGAGTATATACAAAAATATGAAGATTATAACGCACGAGTTAATAGAGATATAGACTATCTTAAAAAGAAAATTAAAGATGCAATTATAAAAGGAACACAAAATGAATAAACAATTACAATTAGCAATCTTTAATGAAATGAAAAATAAAGAATTAACAACTCAAGAAAAAATAGTTGTTTCATGTATTCTATATGTTCAAGCTGCAAATTTACTAGAGTTAAATAAAAGTTTGAAATCAACAGTTAGCTCTGTTTTATCTTCTTATTCAGGAAACATAACATCTAAAGTACAGTCGTTAAAAGGAAATTATTTGTCATATGATTTAATGTTAAAAGAAGTTGAAAAAATAAATAAAAATAGCTTCTATCAATATACAGACGATGATTTAAATGCAATTTATGCTTTATATCTTTCTAAAACAAAATTAAAAAAATTCTCATCTAGCAGTTTTTCACAAAGCGCATATAAAATAGAAAACCTCTCATATAACGACGATTTAAAATTGCAAAAAATTCATAAATATATAATGGTTCCAATATGTAATTATTTTAAAGAGTATTTTAATATACAAGACAATGATTTGGAAATATATAGCGTTCAAGATACTCCAGACTCTGTTATTGGAAATGAAATAATTTTCTCTATAAAAGGATTGAGTCCATCTAGAATAGTCAGCGTTATAAATTCAAATAAACTTGCGTTAGATATTTATTCTGCAGAAGTTTATAAAAACATGGTTAAAATTTTAATAAAATAAAAGAATTAGGATTTCCTAATTCTTTTTAATTTCTATAGTTTTGTATAACCTAAAACTCTACAAATAAATGGGAAGCTATCTTTTTGTAAATTATATCCTTTTTGTTCTGCTTCACGTCTAACATCTTCAAGCATAACTTTTTTACCATTTCTATCAATGTAATCATAAGTTTCTTGAACAACAGGAGCAGCAGTTTCATTTAAAGATATTGTTTTTCTTTCTGCTTTCCAATCATCAAATGACTTAAATCCAGCGTGACGAGCAGAAGAAACTTGGCTTTCATATAATGAAACTTTTTCTTTAATTTCTTGTTCATCTTTTTCTTCTAGTAAGTTAATAGCATGAGATGATTTTGCAACACGTTTGTTGTCATATTCGCCAGCAGCTTCAAGAATAGCTTTATATCCTTCTGTACCAACTGTAACTAATCCAGTAGTGTCTAATGTTTCAAGTATTGTAATATATGTAATAGCGTTTGCTAATGCTAAATCACTATTATATTCTTTCTTTTCTTGAATCATTTCTTTTGCTTCATTTAATGCTAAAACTTCTAAAACACTTCTATTTGGTTTATCGTTTCTAATTAATAATTTAGATTCTATCATAGCGATTGCATTAAGTTGAGCATCTACTTCTTCAGCTGATCTAGAATCTTTATCAATTTGAGCTGCTACTTTATCCATAACATCACAAGATAAATTTTCTATTTCTTTTGTACATGTATTGTATGAAGGAGCGCCATATTCACCAATTGCATCATTATCAACATCTAATTTAGCTTCTGGTTTGTCAAAATAGTGGTAAGCAGTAGAAAGTTCGGATTCATTTAAATAAATTCCAACTTCTTGTTTTGGTTTTGCTGCATTAATAGATTCTATGATAGCAAGAGTATTTGGATTTGTTATATTTTCATTAATATTTCCTTTTGTTAAGAAATCTTTAATTGTTGAGCGAATAGTTTCTTCATAATTTTCATTAAGTTTTGAATATTCATCTATATCTAATAAAAGAGATTTTTTAACAATAGCAGTTAAAGCTTCTGTTAATCCAATAACATTTACTTTTTCATCATATTCCATTTTACGATTAGCTTCTTGAAGTCTAGTACGTTCTCTATTCTTCTTTAAATTAGCCAAGTCAGAATAATCTTCCATGATTTTTTTATTTTTTTGTTGTTCCATTAACGCTTCGTCTTCTCTTCTTTTTTTGTATGCTTGGAAAGATTCAAATCTATCTGCGTCAAGGCGTTTTTTATAATTATATAATGATTTACTATATTCCATAATTATCACGAATCCTTTCGTTTTATTTTATAATATATTGTTCATTCTTTTATACAATTACTTAAATTGTATTGATGTTTTTAATTTAGATGGATCAAGATTAAAGTATTCTGGTACTTCTTGATTTGAGTCTAATTTGTTAATATATTGAGTGAAAGTTCCGTTTAATCCCTCGAACACAATATGATCAACATAATTTGCATAAGCTGCACTAACCAAAGTAATAATTGTAGAGACACTCAAACATTCCTCATTATTAAATTTATCAACAACAACTCTAATATAATCTCTAATTTGATTTTGAATACTTGTATTAGCTCTATCGACACCTTGTTTTAAATAAATAGTCATCTTTAAATCTAAATTTGTTGTTAATGAATTATATTGTTGAGAATAACCGTAAGTATTCATAAACTTCAAATTAAAAAATGTATTTGTTTCTAATTTCTCCATATTTTCATTTAAAAGGTCTATATATGTAAATAATTGCTTAATAAATTTAGTTTTATTTGCTTCATTATTAAAAAAGCTACTATGAACAACTGGAACTTCTTTTAAAATTATAGATTTAATATATTCCTTTGTTGTTTCTCCTTCTGTTCGTGTTTCTGTGTTAATAACAATATCAGAATTTAAAATAGAGTCTAAAGATCTAAAAACTCCAAGATTTCTATCTGATTCAATAGCAAACTCAAATTTACTATTGTCATGTATTAAATTTAAATCTAATTTTACTCCAATATTTTCAGTTACAGAAATACCATTAAATTTAAATTTTAACTTGCTTCCAAAATCGTTTAAAGATGTGAAATCAAATTCTTCGTCTGCAACATATAAATTTATTTTTATAGATGTATTATATAAAGAACCATCGTCGTCTGACTGAAGTGATTCAATTTCATATGTAAAACTGTTTTCGCCCATAGTAATATTATTATCAAAAAGCGAAAATGAATTTTGAAGTCCATCTGTAGAAGTCAAAGTTAGTTTTAAATCGTTGATATTTTCTTCTGTTAATTGAAAATTACTTGCAAAATTAAATGAAATTGTATAATAATTTGAAACATTATTTCCGTTTAATTCTCTTTTAACTGAAACTGTTAAAGGAGTAATAACATCACTATCTTTTCCACTAGTTGATATAGAACCATAAGATTTTATATCTGTATATTTTAATGATGTTGAGTCGTCTGCTATATTATAAATATATTTAACTTTTTTAATTGGAGAAACCATTATTCTCATATAGAAAGGAATAATGTAACAATCATCGCTTACACTTAAATCTGGAGAATATCTATATTCTACTATATTCTTTGTATTATCAGTAACAACTTCTCTGATTGTAGAACCAAATTTTTTAGAAATATTAGCAGAAACAGGGAATGTAATATCAACTGTATTTGTAGGAATACAGCTTGAACGATATCCTGCTCCATTTGCGGTATTATTGTCTATATCTAGTCCGCTTCTTAATAAAAGATATGCATTAAATGTTCTTTTAATTAAATCGTCTCGTTTTTTAACGAATTTAACTTTACCGTCATTTATAGATTCTAGTAAAGATTGAAGTTTAAAGAAATAATTATTTAAATCTGATTCAGTAACAATAACGTTTTTTGTTGATATTTCAGAAATAATATTTGATTTTATAGTTTGTAGCGATGGAACATCTTTTCCACCATATGATTGATAATCTACGAAACTAGCTGTTATTGCTAATGAACGATAGTCTTCATCTTCTAATGTAAATACTAAATCTGATGTAAAAGAATTATTTCCGCTTGCACCAAATGTTGTGTATAAATCAACTAAAAGTGTTCCACCAACAGATGGCAAGAAAATATCATTTAAAAATTTTATTTGAACTTTGTTGCTATCAGTTAGTGCATAATATGCATATAGTTCTTCTTTATTATCGACACTATCAGAGAATATTAAAGGAATACTTTTTGTTATATTGTTTTTCTTATATTGTAATCTAATTCCGGCTAATTGATCTGTAAAATCAAAAGTATGAATTTTTATATCTGAAAATGAATTTGAAGTTAGTTGTTTTTCAATGCTTGTAACTTTATATTGCCAAGCTCTTACTATGAAAGAAAGATATTGATTTCCAGCAGAAGCCGTAATTGTTGTTTTTAAATATGTTTCGTCCATATCTCCAAATGTTGTTGTTGCAGGTAATTCTGTGTTACAATATCTAACAACAAAACTTCCTTCTCGTTTCTCAATTATAACAGACCTTTCTAATGCAAAATAATAACTTCCAATAATTAAAGGATTTGCTCTATCTATTATAAAAATGTTTCCGCTGTTGTTTGCATCATAAACATCACTCCCAAATTTTTGTAATGACGTTTGATTTCTAGTTTTCTTTGCTAACATTATAGATAAATCATCTACTGAAATAGTTAAGAGAATATCTGCGAATGCTGGTTGAGCTTTTGGAATTTCAATATTAAACATTTTTGCCCAATTATAAACACTTTTTTCAATAATAGCTGTGTTTAGAAAAGATTCATTATATAACATTGTTTTATGTATTGCTGAATCTCTCATAACGCTTGCCATACATTCTGTTATATAAGACATCATTCCACTTTTTAAGAAATCGGTGTTTTCTCCAAAATAATGTTCAGCAAGTCCTAGAAATTTATTATATATGTCTTGTTTAGATGCAGATACTATATTTAAATCTGACATAAAAATCACCTACTTTATAATTTAGATTTGTAATCAGAGAAATCATAATTAAATCTCTCTTTGTAAAATTCATTTTCAACGTCTGTTTCTCCAAACGATAATTCAAAACAATCGTTCATTTTATCATTTAAAGAACTTTGATCATCTGACTTTGTATTTAAAAATACAATTGGGTCTCTTTCTGAAGATGTTGCAATATTAGCAAATACTCCAGATATTAATTTTTTATATGATAGTAAATCTGAATCTCTCACAGATATAAAATCTCTATCTTCAGACACTGTTTCATAATCAAAAGCTCCTAAAGACACACGGTTAAAATCTTCTAATATTTGTGGATTCATATCTTCTTTTAAAATATATTGGAAAGGACAACTAATCTGAGCTATTGTTCTATCTCCTTTAGATTGAGAATATGCTCCGTATGGTATTGTAGTAGGATAACATCCTGTATATCTACACCAATATTTTATTGTTTTTCCATCTGGTCCTAATAAAAAATAATATATAGAGCACATATAATCTAGAATTCCATTTCTAACCATATCTGGATTTGCTCTAAATGTTCCATCATTTATATATTTTATATACTTAACCCATAATGTTAATAGTTTCATTAAGTCCATGTTTGCTGTTTCTGTAAATTGAAATATTAAATTTCCTGCTCCTTCAGATGATGTTGTATGTGTTGGAAGTGGCATTGTGAAACCTTCTTTTGTAGCAAATGCAGAAGAATCTATATCTAATACAGTATCGCTTGGGTCAAAATTTTTACATTCGTTTGTTAATATTTTTATAAAATTGCTTTTAACAGTGTTGTATCCAGGTTCATTTGACTTGTATGATAAATTATATATAATTTCTTTATCTTGTTCGTTTAATACTTGATCATTAAGAAACATTGAGAAAAATGCATCTGTTGTCATATTTTGGTATGATAAATAATCATATGCTTCTGAGTTACTTGGTTTATATGGGTTTAAAAATAATTGTGGTTTTGTGAAGAAAACATAAGATGTTCCTGTTACTAATTTTTGTTTATATAATTGTGGAAAATATCCCTCAAAATATCTAAAATTACGTAATCCGCTAGTATCTTGATTTCTTCCTGCCGTATTTGCTGACATAAAAATCACCTACTTTTTTTAATTATAATAGATTGTTCAACATAAATGATTTTTTAAAACTATATAAAATTTTGCATTTTTATAATATTATGAACAATATATTATATATAAATTATTTTAGAAAGAGGTGCTACTCTATGAATAATAAAGAACTATTAAGCGAAGGTTTTTTCAAGAAAAAATCTTACGAAAATACATTAATGCAAAAATATGCACAATATGCCCCAGTTTCAAATAAAGGTTTAACACAAACTGGATTTAATGCAATTGATGCATCAAACACAGATGAAATGAAAAAACGTTTAACTAAAACATTAGGTGTTGCTATTGGTAGTAATAATATCCGAAATATGGCAAATAAAGCAATTAAACGTTTCCCTATCATTATATCAGAAAATGTAGATCCATCTACAGCCGTTTTATTAAAAAATTATCTTGAAGTTCAATACGCTGAATATTTAAATCTTTTAATTTCTAATCAAATAATCGATTTAAGTGATTACAAGAGAAATTCTCCAGATGGAAATATCGCAATTCAAGCAGTTGAAAATATCACTGGCACAGAATTCGGAAAACAAAGAATTGCTAACAAAGCTATGACAGGAGAATTGTCTGTTGATGATGTTTTCCAAAATGTTCCTATTTTTCAATTACTACGTCAAGAAAGTAAAATAATGACTGGAGACGAAAATCTTGATAATATTTTAGAAAACGCGTTGATAGTAGATTCAAACAATAGTGATAAAGTTTTAAATTACATTCTTAATGAAGCAACTTTATATGATTATGATGAATATGGAAGTTCAACTAATTTCTTAGGATTAAATAAAGCTTTATTTGCAGCAAATACAGATCCAAAACAATATCGTTTTTCTCCAACAGGCAAAAATGGAGGAGCAGTTGATCCTAAATCAGATTTTGCTAAAGAGCTAATAAATTATAACCGCTCTACAGATAAAGAAATACGTAAAGATTTAATTGACCGTGGATATGTTTATACAGATGCCAAAGGATTTGAACATTATGATAAATTAACAAACACTGAAGTTGTTGCTGATCCTAATTTATTAGCTACTGCTATAAACAAAACTGTTGGCGATTTGCTTTCTCAAAATACTCCAGCAGCAAAATACTTAAATGATAGATTCCAAAAAGCAACGTGGTTATTACAATCTAGAATTATTGCTGGATTAGAATATGTTGCATATATCCAACATTTAGGATTACCTATTCGTAAAGAAGTTTATAATGAAGTTATTAAACGTTTCCCTGTTAAAAGTTTAATTGTTACTTCAAGCGCAACAGATGCACCTGGAGTTATATCTCAAGTAGATGCAAAAATGATTTCAGAAGGAAAACGCTATATTCCTAAAGTTGTAGAAGGAATTACAAAAGTTAGACTAAAAGATGTATTTAAAACAAATGTTGCAATCTCTGCTGCTGCCGGTGCTGGTGTTGGTGGAGTTGCAGGAGGACTTATTGCTACAGCAGCTTCTACTGCATTTGTATGGCCTTTAATTCCAGTTGGTGTTGCAGTCGGAGGATTAGGTGCTATTTTAGCAAATCTAATGAAGAGAAGACCAACTAAAACAACTCTTGTAAAAACAGTTCAAAAATATAATTCTTGGGAACGCGTTGAAGAATTAATCAACGAAATGGATGATAGAACTTATAGAATTAAAATTGACGCTGCAAAATGGAATATTAAAAATCAAAATCTTCAAAATGATGATGAGTTTAAAATATTAAATAAAGCAACTGGAGAACTTCGTGCCGAAGAATTATTTGACTTCGGTCAAGAAGCTCCAATATCTGCATCATTAGAAACAGCTGTTAATAATTTCAAATCAGGAATGCAAAAAATTTACGAATCTGTTGAACCAGTTGATTCTTATTTTGAAGAACCATTACATTTAACAGAATCAGATATTGAATTCTATAAAGAAGATACAGAAGCATTAGTTAAATTATTAAACGAAACAGATAATACTCTTATTGAAAAAATTCAAAAGATTTCATTATCTAAACCAGCCGATATTAAAGCAGCTAAGAAACAAATGCCTTTAACCGTTTTAACATATAACGATGACTCTGATTATATTGTTCCATCTTATGCTACAGCAAATATGAGTGCTTACGGAAGTGTTGAATTCGATCGTCGTGAAATCAAAGATAGAAAATACAATACTCCTCTAACATTAAAAGTAACATTTAGAGAAAGATATAGTGACGGAAAATATTCAGATGCTGAAATGACAGCAGTGATTGGTATTTTAGGTGTTATTACACGTGTTCCAACTGAAGAAATGCAAGCTATATTAAATGCAAACTCTCAAGGTACAACTATTAAAGGTATCTTCAGTGGTGAAAATAAAGAATCCTTAGGCGATTTAATTGCTTCATTTAAAGCTAAAACAGATTATTCTAAAATGCCTAATTCTGCAGAAACATGGAAAAACCTTGAAAAAGTTTCTCAATTAGCTATGGCAAATAGAATGGCTGGAAAAGCTTCAAATAATATAGCAAATGCTCACATTATATTCTCACAACAAGAAATCGACGCAGTTAGACAAGAAACAGGTGTTGATTATCTAAGAGATGCTAAGATCAGCGCGGCTTTAATGAAGAGATATTCAGCAATGTCTTTAATGGTTGCAAATGATACATTAGAAAGAGTATTTGTATTCGATGATATCGATGCTAGAAGTTGGAATGTTATTCCATATGATGTAATTAGAGGCCGTGACTCTTCAGACTTAATGGCTTCAATTGCAAGTAAATTTAGATAAGAATAGGATGTGAAACCTATGAAAAATTCAGATAAAATTTTACACGCGTTTTTAGTTGAAAACAAAATGATGTCAGAACGCGAATTTAATAGCTTAAATGAAGATGTAAAAGTTGAATCAATTAGAGTAGTTGCTAGTGAATTACTAAAAAATGTAATTGATGCTTCTAAATATATTGATACAGCTCCAATTGACCAATCTCGTGGAGATATTAAATCTTTTAGATGGCTTCAAGATATTCAACAAGCAATTGCTCAAGTTGAAGCAATTATTGAACGTTCAACAAATATTGTTGCTGCTCCATTAGTTAAAGAGTATATTTCTGTAATTATTAAATCTATATATAATTTAAATAAATTTGCTCCTAACTTTAAAGAAGCATATAGAAACAAGAAAACAATATTAATTTTAAGATATCAATCAGTTGTAGCATCTATTATATCAGCAATTGCTTATTTATTTTCTTCAATTGTTGATTTCTCAAATAATTCTATTGCAATTAAAGATCCAATTAGAATTGAGGAAACATCAGCATATAGAACTTTAGTTCAATTCAATACATCATGTGATACAGGAGAACTTAGAATAATTACAGAAGATGTTGATAGATTCAGAACTTTCTATAATGAAGTAAGTTCAGAGAATATGGCTTCTTTATTAGAAGCATCTGATATTTTCAGTGTTGTTATTGACAGTGCTAAAAACCTATATAATAGTTTAGATCGCGGTGGAAAAACAACTAATTTAATTTATAAAGCAGTTGGTATTATCGTTGCATTAATTTCAATAAGAGAAATATTTAATACACTATCACGCTCTAAATATTCAATTCAAGAATTATTAGGAAATATTAAAAATTTTACAAACTTATCAATGGCGTCTTTACCAAAATTACTACAATTTGGTTCTAGATATAGAGCAGATGCTGAAGAGAATTCTAAACTTGCTCAACGTGATACAATCCAAAATAATAAAGAAATTGCAATTTCATTAAAAGAATTGCCATCTCCATCTACTATAGATTACGTTGAACCAGTTAAAGATAAAGTTGCTCAACCTACTTCAAGCGATGATTTCTTCTTCTAAAAATTAAAATAAGATAACTTAATGTTATCTTATTTTTTTGCTATTGTTAAAACTATAGAACAATTAAAATTCTTTTTATTTGTCGATCCGAAGATATACCTCATTGATTGAATGTAATACGATCCAGATAATTCAGCATCTGAAGATTGAACTTCAACTTTTGTTTTTAAAGTTATTAATCTTGGAGAAATATTTTCTAAAACAACCGTTCCTGTTTTCGTAGGAACATACATAACAGCTTTTTCAAAAATATCTTTTTTAAACCCGTTCCATCTATATCTAATTTTGCTTTCATCATCGTCGTAAGTATAATCTCTTGTAACAAGTTCATATGCAGAACCATATGTTCCAAATATAACTTTACCACCAATAATATTAGAAGCCACATCATCTACTCGTACAATATTAGGATTATTTTTTGTTGTTTTCTTTAAATTGTTATCCTCGTCTATCTCAATATTTTCATATATACCAGAAGCAGATAAGTCATTTTGAGAAACAACAACTAAAGATAGCTTATTTGATGTATAATAGTTTTTATTAAATTGTTTTATTAAATATGTTGCATCGTCGTCAAAAAATAAAGAATATTCGTCATTATATATTCCATAAGAAGATTGTAAATATGAAATGGCATTAGATTTGTTCATTTGTGGTATTAATAAAGTTTCTTCTCTATCAACGTTATCAGACGGGTCTAAATATAAAAGTCGATTCGAATCATATAAAATATCAACTAATATTTCATTCATAGATGCTTTATAATATACAGAATTTATTATTTCATTATTTTGATTATAAACATTTTCTGGAATACATGTTAAAGGAACTAAATAAGTTTGATTAACGTTCGAGTCAGTTCTATCGTCTAGTTCATCATCTGCGTGTTTGATATCGATTTCTTGTAAATTTGGGTCAAATATTTTTAATCGAACAGAAAAAGCTTTATTTGTTACTGCTGGCTCTTCTTGAACTTCTTCTGTAACTTCTCCATCAATTTGGTATTCGTCGCATTCTATAGATATAGTTGTTTTTGATGTTCTCAATATTTCTCTTGTTTCGTAATCACACTGAAGATTTACAATATAAAGCGGAAAAATATTATCAAAAAAATCTTTTTTAACTGCAACCGACGCAATCATTTTATCTAAAGAGATTTCTCTATTATTTGTTTGGTCTTCAATATATCCAGTTAAAAGAAAACCTTGATGTAATTTACTCCAAGCCATTATAAAATCCCCTTAAAGTCGATAGCAACATTATTATCGCTATATTCATTTAATTTTTTAATTTTTTCTTTGCAATCAACAGTTAAACCAGTCTCATATCTTTTTAAAAATTCTTCGTAATTTCCAAATATTTGTTTTTTGTTTATAAATATAGACGATAAATGCGCTAATTCATGATTTGTTTCACATAAAGAAACTAATCCAATTATATTTTGAAAATGACAATCCATTACTTCTTTTGCAATAGAAAAAGATGTTATCTTATCTTGTTTAATAATATGATAGTTCATAACAGTTTCAACTATATCATATAATGTTAAAGGATAATGATGAAGTTCTAGATCTGTATCTGCGAGTGCAATGTTTGACATGATAGAATCGTAGTTTAAAGCATTTACATTTGTTCGTAATTGCATTATATAATTATTATATTCTCTAGATTTTCTAATCAATCTTTCAGTACTTTTAATAAATTTTTTAACATTGTTTTCATCATATACATCTATAAAATAAAAAGATTCGCAAAAAATACTTTTTGAAGACCTCATTGTCATATTGTCATTATTAATATTAATGTTTCCTATTTGTCCCATAGTAATCAACCCTTTCTAAACGCTTCTCACAGCAATCGAATGGAGAAATATCCAGCTTTTTAAATTTCGATCGCTCACAGAAGGGTTATATATAATGTATTGTTATAAAAAATAAAAATATATACAAAAATAATGCTTGGAACAATCTATTATAGAAAGTGGGTGTTTATTTTGGCTACATACTATAATTATAAATCTATAGAAGAATTAAATAAATATGCTAAAAAATATAATACTACTCCACCATCATTTTTGGCAGAGTTAGGCAAAAACACTTTAGGAACATACACCATTCCAGAAGATTCGGTTGAAAGTTTCAACAATATTATATCATTTTTACTACATAGTACTTTAAAAGATAGTCATTTATTAGATGATGCTGATAATGCAATATCTAAAACTTTTAAAGATTTACTTATAAAATACTATGAAAATGAATTATCTGATGATGATATATACGTGCTATTATATTTAGTTAAAACATATAACGATGAGATAGATGCAATATTTAAAAACAATGATGCAAATGTTATATTCTCACTAGATAAGGAGAATATATCTAATGCAGATTATTTCAATAATATTGTAAATAAAATAATTCAAAATGACAAATATCTTATTAATAGTACAGATGGAAAAGTTTCTGATACTCAATCATCTACTGATATCCAAGAAAAAACTTTATTTAAAACTAAAGATTCTTTGATTCCCTTAATTCCCTTAGATAATGCCGAGTTTAAATCGCTTATTGAAGCTATTGTGTATATTTATATATGTAATAAATTAGACGCAATTCCAGAAGAAACAAAAAATAATGCAAATATTAGTAATAATGTATCTGAAGAAACTGTTTTATTTGGAAATGAATTAAATACAAGCGATAAATATTATAATAGATCTAGCGATAATAAATTTTACAAGGTAAAAACAGGTATAACGTATAAATATAAAAAAGTTACAAATAAAGATATGGATAGTGGCTTTTTTATTATAACAGATAAAATTGAAAGAAGAATAGTGTTTAAAAAGTCTGAAAATTCTATACAATTATATATATTAAAAAATTCAATTTATGAACGAACAGATGCATATCTAGAAACAACTACAACGTCTTTTGGTTTAAATATTGATACAACTAACCCATTTAGTGATTTACTTGCTGTAGATAAGTTAGATATAGATTCTTTTATTGAATATATTTCTATTGCTAATTTAGGAATTGAAAAATATAAGGATGTATCAAAAAGAAAAGAAAAAATTTTAATAAGTAATTCTGCTAGTAATATAACATATATAGGAGAAAAACGTGGAGCAAGTCCAGAAGAAGCATATAGAACTAGAATTTTTGATAATGTCTGCACGTTTAATTTACTAAATATTTCAGTAAATCCAAATAGTGATATTATTAATATATATAATGAAATATTTAAAGATAATCAAGCTGTTGCCAATGGAGCAAAAATTAACGATCCGATACAAATTTCTTTTGCTGTTATATATAAAGAATTAAATCCTGAATATAGAAAAGCAGAATTATCTGATGTTATAGATTTTGGTATTGCTTTAAAAGATGATGATAGTTTATTCCCTGGATCAGGAGAATTAATAACAAGTTTAAGTATAGATTTGATGCTTAAAAATTTAGTTGCAGAATACTCAAAAGATGATATTTTCAAAATGCTTCGTACAATAAAAACTAATCCATATTATGCAAGAAAAGCAAGAGAATCTGATATTATTCAATATGCGTCAGGAACATATGAAGATTATGATTACGGCGATGCTGTTTCTACGGAAAATAACAAATATATTGAAAACAAAGAAATAGAATTATTCATGGAAATATATCAAGAAACAAGAGATTATTACTATGCTAGATTGTTAAATAAATCTTTCGTTCATGATGATTTTTATAATAATTTTGAGAAATTCTTTATCGCATTCTACGCTGTTGAAAGATTTATATCTGCAAAAATAGACGTTATACATGATATAGATCATTTTGATTCTGCAGACATTTCTAACTTTTTAAAATCATATGGTTTAGACGTATTAGATGCATCTGCAACATTCTACAACCAAGATTTATACAAATTAAATATAATAAAAGAGTTTAAAAATTTAATTAAAAACAAAGGAACTTCTAAAGTTACAGAGTATTTAATGAAAATTTTTAATGGTAAAAATAGCGAGATTAAAATAAATAAATATTTATTAGCTGAAATATCAGGAAATTCTTCAGATGCAACTGCTAATGATAATTATAATATTACTGATTCAACAAAAAATAATTTTTTCTATTCTTATTATAATGACTCTAGTAAAACAGAATATGATATTAACTATACATATGATAATGGAATTATAAAAAATAACGACGGAAAAGTTATTGGATATTATTATCCAAAAAAAGAATATAGTACAAATAAAAATATAAAATTCATTGAAGTTGATTATAACACAGATAATGAAACAAAAGATATATTAAAGGCTATTTCAAACCAAAAAGATTATAACACATTTGTTGAAGATGATCCTTATTGGGACGAAAATTTATTAACAGAAGAAGATATTAAAAAATTAAATATAAATACTGTTGCTAGTAAATATACATCTTTTGAATACTCTCAAGATACTGCCAAAGCAGTAATTAAAGCAATTTATTCTTTAGAGTTAATGCAATATTTATATGAAAAATTAAAAGATACTAATGGCGAAAAAGTAGAAACTATTACTAAAAACATTGTTTTTACTTTTACCGGAGCAGACAATTTATCTAATTTATCCTTCGATGATGTTTTCAGAGTTTTAAGATTGATGTTTAAAGGAGTTATATTCGCAAAAACAGGCGGCATATCAAATGCATATTCTAATAATTTTATGACAATAAATAGAGAAGCTAATTTAAATACTTTTGTGACAAATTTAAAAGAATATATTGACGCAAACACTACATTGAAAACATCTTTAAAATATATATCTAATAATAATTGGCTAACAAATGATGGAAAATATACAGGCGAAGATTCATATATAACAACATTACAAAATGTTTTTAGTAATATGAGTTATTCTGAATCTCAAAAAGACCTAAAATTTAAAACTTCATTTAACTTAATTGACAAATATTTAAAAGATGTTAATTTATTGTCTATGTTAAATCAAAATATGAATGTTATAAAATTTATTAATAATTATAAAGGTATTAGTGAAGAACAGTTAAAAAATAATTACAATAATGCGTTAGTAGAATATATAATAGATCCAATTTTAGAATTTCCTTATGAGCATTTAGCCGCAAATGGAAATCCAGAGTTTAAAGTAGAGTATGAAGCTGCATATTTAAATACAGATTTTAAAATTTTTACAAATATTCTATATGAAACATTCTATACCAGTAATGACAATAATATTATAACATATGATAATAAAATAACAAATGCTGCAGATATATCAATGCTTGAAGATAGTAATTTTGTTTCTTATATTTTTGGAAATATATGTGAATATAGTGAAAGCATTGTAAAAAATGAAAAAAATGAAGATATTAAAGTTGGAATTCTATCTGCAAAGAATCATACTGCAGACGATGAAGCAGCTCAAATAGAAAAAATAATCTCAATTGGAAACATTTTAATAAACTTATCTAGTTTTTTAAATGTAAATTTCCAAATAGATTCTACTATGGAAAATACAACAAAGTTTTTAATGGCAGCCTTGAGAATGTTTATTTCTTATACAAGCGATATTACTTCTGTTAAATCAGTTTCAAAATACGAGCTTGATGGAGAGAATGTTATTCCAACTGATTATTATTCTGGTTCAACTAGTGCTGATTATGTAGATTCTATATTCTACGATGAATCAGTTGAATATATATTAAATGAAAATAAAAGGTGATGATACAAATGATTGATAATATAAAAATTACAGATAGTATTTCGGGTGTTTTTATCTTACTAGATGACAAAGGAAATATAATTTGTCGCGGCCATAATATGGTAGTTAAAGATGGTCGAAAATTAATATATGATATATTTAAGAAAGCAATGAAAGGAGAAACAACGACAGGTTATTCTTTCAAATTCCATTTCGGTGTAGCAAACAATAATTTTGCAACAAAAGTAACAACTACATATAACGATGTAAAAAATAATTCTGTCGATGTAAATGATGTTTCATTTTCTGATAATGAAGCGAATGCTGTATCAGTTTGTACTGCAACTTTTGATGATGACAATATGGCATTAAAAATAAATATATCGATTTCTGGAACTAGTACAGCAATGACGATAACAGAAGGATTCTTAACTTATACTGGAACAGAAGGACAAGAAACTTTATTTTCAAGATTTGTATTTGATCCACAATATATAACTTCTGGTGTTACATATGCACTAGAGTATGTTATAAGTTTTTAAGAAAAAGGTGATAGCATGAAAGAAATAAATTTAAATGAAAAAGTTTCAGTTATTGATACTAAGAAATATGTAAAAGGTCATATAATTGTAAAAGATAAAGACGGAAATGTTATTATTGATATGGACAATATGATCGTTGAAACAGGAAGAAAATTTCTTCTAAGTAAATGTTTTGGAACTGCCGACTATGCAGGTTATAATATATCAAAGATATTTTACGGAGAAGGTTCTGAAATGACAACGCCGAATTTTACAAAAGACAATCTTGTAAATCCACAATATATTTCATTAACAACAAACGATATAGAACATAATTTTGATAACCTTTATGTTAAAATAACAAATACTTTAACATACACAGAACAAAATAAAACTTTAACTGAAATTGGATTGATAATCAGCAATGGAACAACAGAGGAATTATTTTCTCGTGTAGTACATGACCCAATTGTTTTAAATAACAAAAATAATAAATATACTGTAAATTATTATATATACTTCTAGAAAGGAAAGAAAGAAGAAATGAAAATTTTAAAGAATGAAATTCATAAATGTAAAGATGCGGTTGAAAAAATTGCACCTTGTTTTAACAATATTATAAAGGAAAACTATTTATTTTTCCCTTTAGAAACAAAAGATTACGAACAAAAGCAAGATGATTTTGTTGTTTTAACAGAAACTAAAAATAATTTTGGATACTCAAATTTAACAAAACCAGGATTATTGTTAGTTGATGACAAAGTTAAATTAGCATATGTAACACTAGATTGTCAAGCTAATATTGATATGACAATTTTCGCTAATATAATTTCAGAATTTTCAGATTTTTCTGATTCTGTTAAAGAAGCTTTTGTTGTACTAGAAGATAAAGATGCAAATATCGTAAAACAATCTGCAATTGTTGCTGCATTTAAAATTTAAAGGATGTGATTTAAATGCCAAGAAAATTAACTCCGCAAGAAGTTAAAGAGGTATTGAGTTTGAAGAAAGAGGACATAACATCAAAAAAATTAAAAGATTTTTTCGCTATCTATATGGGAAAAGATGCCCCAAGATTTAATACAAATGATAGATTCGTCCTTTTAAAAAATGATTATTATAATAATGAAAATATTGAGACAACAATAGGAAGATATATTTTTAATTTAGTAGCAATTCCAGAGTCTTATTTAAAAAAGTATGGATATTGTAACGATGTATTAACAGCAAAAAATATAGAAAAATTAGAAAACCGTATGGGGAACATGATGCTTGACGGAGAAATGAAAACAACTAAAGATTACATTTCTTATTTGGATGACGGGGAATTTTTAGGAATGAACATGTCATATTATTTATTACCATCAATGAACTATGCAATAAATACGCCTATTAAAGAAGTAATTCAAAGAAGAGACGAGTTATTTAACCAATATTCTAAAGAAATTGCAGATGGCGACCCAAACGTAACAGAAAAGATAGAAAAAGAACTTTTAGATATTGCTAAGAAAAAACTTGTTGAAGAAAAGAACCCAAGTTATGATTTCTTTGCATCAGGCGAATTTAAATTTGCAAATAACTACAAGAAAACTTCTATTATGGGCGGGGCATTTATTCACCCAAGTACAGGAAAAATAGTTGTATCTAAATCAAACTATTCTGACGGTATAACAATGCAAGACTACCCAATTTTTACAAACTTAACAACTGCCGGAGCATATGCACGTGGTGTTAGCACTCAAGATGGCGGTGCTGAAACTAAGAGATTAAATAAATCACTTCAAGCAACTTGTTTAGATGTTGAAGGTAGTGATTGTGGCACAAAAATGGGCGTTAGAATAGATTTAACGGATAAAAATAAAGAAATGTTTAAATATAGATATTTAATAGACGGTTCTGGTAACTTAGTTTATTTAACCGAAAAGAATATCGGAAAATATGTTGGCCAAAATGTAAAACTAAGATCTCCACTATATTGTAAAGGAGACAAAATTTGCTCTAAATGCGCCGGAGAATTATTTTATAAAATGGGAATTAACAACGCCGGGCTTTTAACATCAACATACTCTGGTGTCCTAATGAATAGATCAATGAAAACATTCCATGATACATCTATTAAATTTAGTAAAATTGATTTTGAAAAATACATAAAGGAAATTTAATCCTTTATGTATTATTTTTAAAAATAATTAACAGAACAATATATTATATATTATAAAGAGGATAAGTCAAAAGCAAATTTCGCCTTAAACGACCAATATGCAAACGCAGGCGAAGTTAGAAAGGATTTGCCGAATGACTATTAATAAAGTTTATGTGGTTGCTCCAGTTATCAACAAGGAAGACTGCAGAAAAAGAACTTTTAGAACCAGAGACGAAGCAAACTCCTATGTTGGAAAACTCTTAGATAAATATCATTTAAATGTTGATCACATTATTAAGAGAAACCGAAAACACAATGTTGAGTTTGTTTGTGACGATTACAGAAGTCGCTTCTTTGTAAATCGTGTTCTAAAATAGCAACCAACAAGTGTGCCTGATGGTAAGAAAATTACCATCATGCTACATACAACGGAAATCGCTTTCATCAAATAGATTTTAGTAAAACCAATTTGAGTTATATATTATAATTGTGTAAAATGGAAGAAAATTATAAATAAAAACACTATAACACCTCTCCTCAAAATTATTAAATTCATTTTACAAAAAAATATAGACGCATTACAGCAATGTAAATTATAATAACATATTTTTCAAGAAGAGAATTAATTTATACTAGCGTCTAATTTATATGATCCGGCGGTAAATTGTTGCGACAATTTATCGTCGGCTTTTTATGATATAACAATATGCAAACAAAGCATATTTTTATATATAATTTCACTATTATTAATAAAAATACTAAAAAAAATAAAAAAATAAAATTTCATATAAATTATAACCTTTACCTAGCATTTAGCAAATTAGCATTTAGCAAATATATCCTATATAAAGTATTTAAATTAATAATAGTGACGAAGCCTTTAACAAGGCTTCTTTTTAATTGGCATATAGTTGAAGAACCTTGCTACACTTATATACCCTTAGTGTGAATTCGCCCACTGAACGGGCCGGGTTTAAATATAGTAGCAAGTCTTCACTTATGTATATATATGATATAATAGTATGTACAAATAAATTAAAATTTTCATATTAATATTTTTAGTAATATTTATACTAATAGTTAATTATTATTCAATTTATAAAAATACCAGTTTTAGTATTTTTGAAACAAAAAATATAAATAACAAATTTACGTGCATATTTTATTATATGTAATCTTCAATATAATGTAAAATAATTATATTGAAGGTTCTCATTATATCAACTCCTTTAAATTCTACCTAAAGACTTAGACGTAATCTTTAGGTAATTATTATTACCTCCACACGTCGGAAGAATATTATAAAAGCTTCAAATGCATCTCCCCAGTGGAATTTTAGCATTAAATTTTTTCACACTCCTCAATGGAATTTAGTGAAAAATTAATGAATGATATATAATATTCTTTTTTTTTATTTTTTTATTTAAAATATAAATTTATATAAGAAAGGGTAAAAAAGTATAAATATGTATAAATTAAAGTATAAAAAATTTGAACGAAAATATAAAAAAGAATTTAAAAAAATTATAAAAAAAGATAAAGCTTGGGATTATGATTATTTAATTAAAATATTGTGTGCTAAAATTAGACAAATGTACGAATATTTTGAAAGTCTTTCAAATGTTGAAGGATTCTCATTAGATTTCGATGACAACGATAAAAAAATATTTCATAATTCTATATTAAGATCTTCCATAGAAGAAGCCAAAAGTTTGGTTGATAAAATTGAGCTTAAAGAAATATATGATATTGAAATAGAACTTTTGCTTAAAAAAAGACTACTTCAATTAGTTCAACAATATTTTGATCTTTGGTGGGATTAATCTTATTATTTTTTTGTTTTATATATTATTATAATGATTTAACAAAGTTATATCATTTTGCGCTAACAGCACAAAATTAAACAATTAAAAATGCAACTGTTCATATTTGAGAGTTGCATTTCTTTTTGTAATAAAAACGCGTAAAGGAGGAATTAAATATGAATAAATTTGTTAAAGGAATGCAAGAAATTGCAAACGAAACCACAACAGAAAATGGAGCTTTTGCAGTTAAATCAACAAATGATTCTATAGTTGATTTGTTTGGAAGTATTGGTGGAATGAGAAGATACTCAGAAGATAAAATTATAAGCGTATTTTCTAAAGCATATGCTGACGATAAACTATTAGCTCTAAAAACTCTTTTCTATGCTAGAGATATCAGAGGAGGTTTAGGGGAAAGAGAAACCTTTAAAATAATTATGAAATATCTAGCAAGAACAGATAAAGAAACGATTAAAAAATTAATCAAGTATATTCCAGAATATGGAAGATGGGACGATTTATACTGTTTTGTTGGAACATCATTAGAAAAAGCAGCTTTTAAACTTATGAAAGAAGTTTTTGAAGAGGATCTAGTAAATGCATATTATTATCGCGAAATAACTTTACTTGCTAAATGGCTTAAATCACCAAATACAAGTTCTAAAGAATCAAGAAAACTTGGTAGATTAACAGCAAAATATTTTAAACTCTCAACTCACGAATATCAACAAGCATTGAGTGTTTTGAGAAAATATTTAAATGTCGTAGAAAGAAAAATGTCTGACAAAGAATTTGAGAAAATTGATTTCTCTAAAATTCCGGCTTTAGCACATCACAAATATCAACGAGCATTTAAAAGAAATGTTCCATCTCAATACGACGAATATTTAAAGAAAGTTAAAGAAGGAAAATCAGCAATAAAAACAGGAACATTATATCCATATGATATAATTAGACCGTTTTATAGAGATGATTCACCTATTTCTGAAACAGACGCATTACAATGGAAAAATCTTCCAAACTATGTTAGCGGAGAAAACGACTATTTAGTAATGCCAGATGTTAGTGAATCAATGTGGAATAATAATTATACTCCAATATCAACCTCAGTTGGTTTAGCAATTTATTTTGCTGAAAGAAATAAAGGAGCTTATCACAACGTTGCTTTACAATTTGCATCTCAACCGGCTTTTATTACATTAAAAGACGATATGCCACTTGAAGCTAAAATCCGTGAATTCCGTAATAGCCGAAATGGATACTCAACAAATATAGCAGCTGCATTTCAACTTATACTAGACAATGCTATAAAGAATAAATTGAAAAATGAAGAATTGCCAAAATCATTAATCATTATTTCAGATATGCAGTTTGATCCTTTTAGTTATTCATTTGGTGGAAAACCTGCTAATGAAGATTTCTATACAGTTATGAAAGAAAAGTTTGAAAAAAATGGATATGATTTACCAAATATTGTTTTCTGGAATGTCGGAGCAACAGATTCTACTTTCCATTTAACAGTTGATAAAGTAACACGTGCTCAATGTGTTTCTGGGTTTAGTGCTTCAACGTTTAAATTTGTAATAGATACACTAGATAAATCACCATATGAAGCAGTATTGAGTATATTAAATAATGAAAGATATGACAAAATAACGTTATAACCGCTCTGTGAGCGATCGAAATTAAAAAAGGTGAATATTTATATATTCACCTTCTTACAGAACGTTTTTAGAAAGGGAATAAAATGAAGATTGATTTTAAAAAATTAAAACTACATTTGAAAACTATAAATGCTCATAAAAGAATGGTTAGAAAATGGTGTTTCAAAATGGGAATACCGATTCAAGGATTACTACACGATATGTCCAAGTATTCTTTAAAAGAATTATCTATTTATAAATACTACACAGGTGTAAAAAGTCCTCACGATGCAGCTAGAAAGGAATTGGGATATAGTCCTTCTTGGTATCATCATAAATGTAGAAATAAACATCATTGGGAATATTGGGTAGATTCAATTTACGATAAAACTGCCGTTAAAATGCCATATAAATATGTTATAGAAATGTTTTGCGATAATGTGGGGGCAGGACATGTTTATAACAAAGAAAAATGGGAACCTTATATGATGCTAGAATATAATAAAACGCAAGATCCAAAAAGAATAATGAATAAAGATTCTTTAAATTTATATAATTTCTTGTGTGATAAAATTAATGAACTCGGAGAAGTTCAATTTGTAAAATGGTATAAGAAAAACAAAAAAAGAAATTAAGAAGAAATATGAAAGAGGGGAAATATAAATGCGATTCAGCCCAATTATTATATCATTATTAGATACTGATTTGTATAAATTTAATATGAATCAAGTAATGTTTCATAAACATACCGATTTAATAGGAGAATATCATTTTAAATGTAGAAATAAAGGAGTTACATGGACAGAAGAGATGTTCGACGAAATCAATGAACAAATAGATCATCTTTGCACTTTAACATTTAAAGAAGACGAACTAAATTATTTAAGAAGTATTCGTTTTATAAAAGATGACTATGTTGAATTTCTACGTCTATGGAGACCTTTAAGAGACTATGTTAAAACAGAATTATCGGATGATGGAGAATTATCAATTATTGTTAAAGGTCCATTATTCAGTGCAATGCAATTTGAAATATATCTATTAGAAATAGTTAATGAAGTATATTTTAGAATGCGTTTTGGTTATGAAGATTTAAGAGATTCAGCAAAAGAAAGATTAAATGCAAAAATAGAAGCATTTAAATCAGGAAAATATAATTTTAATTTTGCAGAATTTGGTTGCAGAAGAAGATTGTCAAGAGCTTGGCAAGATACAGTTGTAAGAAAGCTAATTGAAACAGGGCATTGTGTTGGAACTTCTAATGTATATTTAGCAATGAAATATAATGTTAAACCAATTGGAACTTATGCTCATGAATTTGTGCAAATGTATCAAGGAATTTCAAAAATTCCTCTTGCATATACAAACTATTATGCTATGAAAGACTGGTTTAATGAATATAATGGAGATAATGGAATTGCATTAACAGATACACTTACAACAGACTTGTTTTTATTAGATTTTGATTATTTACAAGCTTCTACATATACAGGATTAAGACATGATTCTGGTGATCCATATGAATGGGGCGAAAAAGTTATTCAACATTATAAAGATTTGGGAATCGATCCAAAAACAAAAACTTTATTATTTAGTGATAGTTTAGACTTTGATAAAGCTGAACAAATTTACCAATATTTTAAAGATAAATGTAAAGTTTCATTTGGTATTGGAACATATTGTTCTAATGATACATCAGCGCTTCCATTAAATATTGTTATAAAGCTTCAATATGTTAATGGAAAACCTGTTGCTAAACTTTCTGATGTTGAAGGCAAAACAATGTGTTCAGACGAACAATATTTAAATCATTTACAAGAAGCGGTTAAATATCGCGTAAATGTAGAAAGGAAATAGATATGGGAAATAATTTATTTTGTGTAATAGATTTGCAAAATGATTTTATAAGTGGAAGTATTGGAAGTGAAAAGGCTATAGAGCTAGCTAAAAGAGTTCCTAGCTTTTTAAATATAGTTGAAGAATCAGAAAACAACTATATAATTTTTACTAAAGATACTCATTTTGCAGATACATATGCAGAGACACAGGAAGGGAAAAAACTTCCTGTTTTACACTGTGTAGAAGATGAAGACGGCTGGAAAATTCCAGATGATATTTATTTCAGCAATAAAGAACCAGGAAAATGTAGAGGAAAAGTTGTTAAAAAGAATACATTTGGTTCTGTTGAATTTGCTGGAATTGTTGAACATATGATTGAAGATTACAATATTGATAAAGTATTTTTATTTGGGTTATGTACAGATATTTGTGTAGTATCAAATGCTTTATTATTAAAAACTATCTGTCCAGAAACAGAAATTTATTGTATATCTGATTTATCTGAAGCTACTTCTGAGGAAGCTCAAAAGGCAACTTTAAAAGTTATGAATTCTTGTCAAGTAAATATTGTAACTTCTGCAGAAGTTCTTGAGATGTTAAAAGAATAATATATTATGGGGGAAATTTAAATGATTACAACAGGAACAAATAGCGAACGATCGTTAGCACATATTGAAAAAGTTAATAAAATTATTCCAATTCCAGGAGCAGATAACATTGAAAAAATCATTGTTTTAGGTTGGGAATTAATTGCAAAGAAAGGAGAATTTAAAGAAGGAGATCCATGTTTATACATTGAGATAGATTCAAAAGTTCCTTCTAATGATCCAAGATTTGCGTTTTTATCTAAAAAAGGTTTCAAAATTAAAACATTGAAACTAAATAAATTTGGAATTATCTCTCAAGGTTTAGCATTACCTTTACAAGAATTTCCAGAATTTGATAAAATTAAATACAAAACAGGAACAGATGTTACCAAAGAATTGGGAATTACAAAAATACTTGATTTAGAAGAAATTAGACAACAAAAAATTGAAAAGTTTAACAGAGAGAGAATTAAAGAAATTAAATTTAATATAGCATGTAAAAAACATCCGAAATTTTTCAATAGTAAATTAGGAAAGAAAATTAAGAAAAGCAATTTTTGGAGAAATGTTTTTGGCTTCTTATTTGGTGGAAAAGTTAAACAGCCAAAGAAGTTTCCAAGTTATATTGTAAAAACAGATGAAGAGCGTTGTGAAAATTTACCTTGGGTAACAACATATAAAAATGCTCTAGTTGCAACAGAAAAAATTGAAGGAACTTCAACGACCTTTGCAATTAGATATAAAAAGAAAAAGAAATATGAAATATCTGTTTGCTCTAGAAATGTTAGACAAGCCGATATATATCAAAAGTGTATGTTTGAGAAAAATGTTTATTGGGACATGTATAATAAATATAAAGTAGAAGAAGCATTAAAGGATATTGCTAAAAAATACAACGCTGATATTGTAATTATACAAGGTGAAACATATGGACCAGACATTCAAGGAAATATATATGAACTTGAAGAAGTTCAATTTTTAGCATATAATTTAATTTTAGGTTATACTGAAGGAAGTAAAGAATTTGAATTAGCTTTAAAAGACTCACTAGGAAAATATAAACGAGTTGGTGATTGTATGCAAACACGAATTGATACAATTACAGCAAAAGGAATTCTTGAGAAATATAATATTCCTTGGGTTCCTATTCTTGACAGAAACTATATTATTCCTGACACGATGGAACTTTTAAAACAAGCAGCAACTGCCAAATCTGTAATAAATCCTAAAGTTTTAAGAGAAGGTGTTGTATATCGTTCTGAGAGCGATCCAATGTTTTCTTTTAAGAATGTTTCAAACGAATATTTATTACAATACAGAAAATAACCCTTCTGTGAGCGATCGAAATTAAAAAAGATGGATATTTATCAATCCATCTTCTCACAGAGCGCTTATACAATTTAAGTTTTAGCATGGGAAGGCACGGGTAATGCCTGAATCCAAATATTCCATTTATGCGAGGTATAGATCTATATGGTTTATACCTTTTTTATTACTAATAATAACCACGTTAAGAACAATTCATTATAAAAGGAGAAAAAACAATGGAATCAAAAACAAGTAATCTTTTAAAAGTGCTATCTAAGCGTTATGATAAACTTTTCGCTAAAAAACATAAATCTCAAAAAGTTTTAACAGAATTAGAATCTTTAAAACTTGCTATTCAATCAATAAATGTTCTGGATGTTTTAGACCCATTTATTGATATTGAAAAAGGAAGTATAATGGTTGATAATATTTCAGAAATTAAGAAAGTTACAACTGCAAAATTAAATCTAAAACAATTAGAATATATTCCTACTCTAGAACTTTTAATGCTAGACTCATGGAAAAAACAATATGGTGGAGTAAAATCAAAAACATTTTATGAAACTCCAAAACAAGAAACTGTTGAAGAAGAAATTAATAATATTGCAGATAGTACTCCGAAATTAGAAATACCATCGGATGAACCGATTGAGGAAGAACAAATTGAAAATTCTGAAGAAGAAACTTCTAAAACAAACGAAACTGAAAGGACTGAATAAAATGAAAAATTTTCTTGTAAAAAGTGAAACAGCTCAAGATATATTATATAAATATAGAGTTTTGTTTTACATTTTATCTGGGTTATTTATCACATTAGGAATTCTATTATTACCATTTAATCCAGAAAAATATATAATGCCGCTAGCAGGTGTTTTTACTAGACATCCTCATATTTTAGCAGGAATTACAATTATAGCAATATCATTAGCATTTTTTAATGCGAAAAAAATGTTAAAATCAGAATATGGAAAAATCGGAAAAGTTAGCGTTATGTTAATATTAGACTCTATTATTTTGCTTATGGGTATTTTATCATTTTTTAGTTTTATGTCTTTACGAGTATCATTTTATATTGTTGCTTTTGCAACTGCTCTTATATGTATGTTTAATACATTTTATTTTGGAGACAGAAATTCTAAATTTTATGAAGTAATAATTGAAAATTTAATTCCAATTCTAATAATTACTATTTCATCTATGCTATTAGTTGATAATAAAGTAATCACAGTTGAAAATGAATCAAACGCATTAGTTCTAACCGTTTCTATTGCAATTATAGTTTTAGGTTTATATCTTTTATTTGCAACTATAGTTACAGAAAGAGTAAATAAATATGTAAGTAGGAACGACATGGATTTGGAAAAATTAAAAGAAGATTTGTCTGAAATAAAAGACGACAAAATTCCAGAATAAAAATATATTATAATAATGAAGCAAGTAAAATATAATTTTAAGTTTATATTCTTTGTATAATTATGCAAAAACTATTTTATAAACAGGTTATATTCGAAAGCTTCATTTTTGTTTTATATATAGAAGAAAGGGGTGGTTAAAATGAAATTAGTAAGAAAACCAAGCCTATTCTCATTTATCCCACATGATATAGTTTCAAATCATGAAATTTACGGGAGACGTTGCAAAAAAGTTGATTCTGCAGGAAACGTAACAGATGAAAGAGCTTTCAATGATGATGGCTTATTCTCAGAAGCAATTTTCGGCAACTTTGAAACAGAGCAAGAATATACTTGCAAATGTCATTCAATGACAGGAAAATTCTATGAAGGATGCGAATGTCCTAAATGTCATACTATAGTTTCATTTGTTGAATCTAATATTAATAAATGTGGCTGGATTGATTTATCTGGAAACAAATATAGAGAAGATGGAACTGTAGCAGAATTTGGTGAAGGCTATAAAGTTATTAAATATGTAGCTTATATGTTTCTTGAACGTCTAATTGGAAAAACAAATTTAAAACAAATAATAAAGACGCCAAATATTATTAATATTGAAGGAGATTTAGACGAAGAAGTTATAAAGAAAATTCAAAACGAATCTCCAGAAAAGAAATATTGGCATATTGGTTTAATGGGATTTTTCCAAAAATATACAGAAGTTTTAACTTATTATTATGGAATTAACAAAGTAAATGATGAGGAATTGTTTAATTTTTTATGTGATCCTCTTGAAGTATTCACGGATAAAATTCCTGTAATTTCTACTTTATTAAGACCAGCAGTTAGAACAGCAGATGGATTAAAGTTAGATGAAATTAATACGATTTATGTTAGAATTATCAAAAATAATAAAATATTAAATTCTAAAGTCAATCAATTACAATTAATTAAAAACTCAATGTTAGAAATGATTCAAGCAGAATATTTTCAATTATCTGAATATATTATTGAAAGCATTTCTGGAAAAGAAGGTTTGATTAGAAAACAAATTTGTGGAACTCGTATTGATTTCACAGCAAGAAATATTATAACTCCAGCAGATGCAAATATAGGCGCAGAAGAAGTTGTTGTTCCATATTTAACATTTTTAGAATTATATCGTTTTGAATTAATTAATATTATTTCTCATGTAAAAAATGTTTCTATAAAAGAAGCTGACAATATTGTTAGAAAAGCAAGAACAACTTTCAATAGAGAAGTATATTTAGTTATGAAGAAAATGATTGCAGACGAAGAATGCTCTATACTATTAAACAGAAATCCAACAATTGCTTTGGGTTCTATTATGTATATGAGAATTGCAGATGTTAAAGAAGATATGAGCGATTTAACTCTATCTGTTTCTAATACAATTCTTACACCTTTAGCTGCTGACTATGATGGGGATGTTTTAAATATAATCTCTGTTAAAGATAAAGAAATGAAAGAAGTATTTAAAGAAGTTATGTCTCCTTCAGCATTAATTATTGATGCAAATACTGGAGATATAAATTATAGTTTAACTTTAGAAAGAGACCAAATTTTAGGATTAAACTCTTTGATAGACTAGTGGGATAGCATTTTGCTATTCCACTTATTTTTTATAAAACAATTTTAATTTATATATTATATAAGTGATACAAGTAGATTATTCATAAGTACTTTTGGGATACCCAATTTTAGTTTTTGAAGATAATTATAATTTTATAGGTATTAACCTTCTGCAATATGCAGGAAGATAGAATCAAGAAGGCTAAACGCGCCGATGATTTGATTGTTTCACAATCCAATTCATCTGCGGCAGTCCAGCTACTCGATTCTTGGCGACCCGTCGCCCTTCGCAGGATTAATTCTGAGTACATTATCTTCGCTTGCATTCGTGTCTGAATGAAAGTGCATTCTTAATAACGTCACTACGAGTACTGATTACTTAAGCCGTCGAACGGAAACTGATCTCAATGCGTGCGCAAGCGTGATAAAATCACGAGCGCAATGCAAGAAGATCGGAATTCCTCACGCGGCAACGTCTTCATTACATCGTGTAACGTTATGAATTCACTTCATTCTTTTAGACACCGAATCGCAAGGCGAATAGTATTTATTGTTTTGAATATTAATATTGTATCTTTAAAAATCACATTAGTAAATCTGAGTTTCTCAGTGATAATTTATAATTTTTACATGTATGATTTACATCGGATGCTCCAAGAGAGTGACAGGTACAGTTATACGGTGATTATTTAACAATGAATCACCGTATCCCAGTAACCTTCACTCCTTCTGGAGGTGTCGATGTAATGGGCAAAACTTGTTCCTGCCACAGCGGAACTTGGTTTTGCATACTCGTAGAAAATCGATTTAATATTTATAATGTGATAATTCTTTTATACCTCCATGCAGCATATTGTGTTACAGCAATTGCTGCTCTGCTTAATAAAAAGTAGAGTAGTTCAGCTTGTGATGGATTCAATCTATTAGCTGCTTCTAGCTGCTTTAAAAGATTGAATCCATCCTGCAGCTTAGGATGCTTCTGGCGTCGCCTCCATTCATACAGAGATATTTATAAAAAGTCTGATAGTATTTTTGAGATACTCAATTTATAACATAATATTAAAGTTAAGATTAATATAACATTTGCCTTCTGTCGTTAAGATAAGGTTGGTAGGCAGATTTTTTATACTTATCTTAACTAAGAAGGTTACAAGGTTTAGCTAAAGCGCCGGGTGCGTTTTATCTAAACCTTGTAATTGAATATCCCTAACAGTATAAGGAGGAGAACTGAATGACAAGGAGGTACCAAGGCGATCATGTTTAACGTATTTAGAATAAATACCACCAACATGATCACATGGTACCTCCAACGTCTTCAGTATCTCCTCCGAATACTGCTACTCGGTTTATTCAACAAAGTTAATAAAAAGTATTTGTATTAGACTTTTAAAAGAACCTACAAGGTTCTTTTTTTGTTTATTTTTTTGTATGTTGTAATTTATTGGAACAATATATTATATAACAAAAAAGAAAGGACTGATGTTTATGTTAAGTCTTATGGATACAGAACTTTATAAATCAAAAGGAATTCAAGCTAGAATTGATTCTGAATTAAGAGGAGCGGTTAGACTTCAATTAATGAGAAATATAGGAGTAATAGCACCAAATCAAATAGAATTAGAACTAGGACAATTAAAACTTTCTGCTAGAAGTAAAACAAATACTCTTTTAAGCGAAGCTATTAATTTATATGAATCAAACGGGGGAAGAATAAGATTGTTTGATCTAACATTTAGTTCAAATTCATCTCCAATTGCAAGACATTTTCCTTTTATAACTGCTAAAGCTCCAATAAGCGGAGGAACAGATTTGGTTCCAGTTGTTTTCGTTAATTTATATGGAATTGGTCAATGGAACGCAGATAATACAGCATATTCTATTGGAGCATATAATACTGATTTAAGAGCATGCTTAGAAGGTGGTTTAATTGCGTATAAACTAACAGATGGAAGAGCTCCAAAAGTATTTTCAAATCCAAAAACAATTCTTCCTTTAACAAAAATATATTCAAGTTTATTTTCAAATGTTGTTTTAAAAGTTATGGGAACTAGATACGGATCAGATATATTCCAAGAAGAATTAGCGAAATTTAATATTGCAAAATTTTTCTTAATGTATTGTATTGAGAATAGTGATGAACAAGCAGTTGAAGAATTTGCATATAAAGCGATAAAAGCAAAAACTCCTTTATTAACAATTAAACAATATAATGAAAACTTACAAATAGATTTCTCATCATTATCAGAATTTTTAAAAACATTTGGTAATGAATTCTTCCGTGATGAAATAAATATCAGTGAATTTTCACGCGCATGGATGCAATTATATGGAGCTGGAACTTTATTCGCTATTGAATTTGTACCATATTTATTATTTTTCTTATGTGCTTCAATGGTTGGAACTACATTAGGTGGAAGTTCTAAATTTGCTCTAAAACGTAAAGAACTAGAACAAGATGGCTTAGGAACTTTATATATGAGTTTAATGAGCGACATCAGATAGTGTGCAACTATGAGAATAAAAGATGTTTATTTAGAAAATGTTCAAAAGGAAGAGGAGTATAGTTCTTCTCTTCCTGTTTATTTACAAATAGTTCAAAACACTGTTCGTGACTATGAGCAAGCATTAGGAACAATTGGTAATAATAACTATGCATATACAATAGAATTGCCAGATAAAAATACTCCAAGTAATGTTACAACTTCTGGTATAGAAAAACTAAAAACAATTTTAGAAAGTTATAAAGTTTTAAAAATTAGCAGAAAAGATTTATTTGAAGATTTCTATATATACCCTATTGTTGATTATGGAAATCAATCTATGACAAAAGGTATTTTAGACTTTATTCCAATATGTTTTAAAGACGGCAAAAAAATATGGCAAAATCATATAGGGTTGATCCGTGCTTATGCCTCAAAAAAAGCTTATATTATTATAGATAAAACAACCTCTTTTAAAAATTCTGACAACGAAAACCCTGTTAAATTATATGAAAATATTGGAAGCATTAATGTTTTAATAAAATTTAGATCTTATTATGACAAAGGAAATAAAGTTTCATTTGATATCGATAACAATAGAAATTATTTAGAAGATTTATCTCCAAAATTTGAACTTGATACAACAGGTAATAGATACAAGGGAACATTTAAAGTATTATTAAGTAAATTATCAAAATACAACTTTGAAGAACTTTGTTTTATTGCGAGTGATGATTATAATAATAAATATGTTTTAAATAATTCAGAGTTAATAAAAAATATTAAACTAGAATCTATTAAAATTAACAATAAAGACGATAATGAAACCGTAAGCAGACAAGATTCTTCTAGCAACAATGACTATTATAAAAAAATAATGGCATTTGTATATGACAGAATAAAAACACAAAAACCCAATACTACACCACCAACATATGATGAATATCATTTACCAGATGTTATTTATATAACTGTATCAATAGATAACATATTTGATGACTTAGATGTAAATACAATATCTTGCCAATTATCTAATGTTCAAAGTAATCTTTTTGTATATAATGAAGATGAATTTAAAAAGCATAATTTTACAGCATTAAATCAATTTATTATATATGAATATGGTAATCCGGGTTTAAATTTTTTTGGAATAACAAAAACTTGCTTAGATAAAGATGTTATATTGAATGAGTTTTGTGAAATATTACCATTAAATTCAGAAGATTTGATATATATGATTAAAGCGGTTGAAGTAACGGCAGAAACTATAGGGAACATCAATATTAATATACATGAATTCTTAAAAGAAAGAAATTTCTATGCTCCTTATGTTGATTTATCAAAAGCAAATATATATTGCTATACATCTGAAGGAATATATAAAAAAGCAAGTATTTCAAATGAAAAAGGAAGTATAAATAACTTATTACCTGGTGATTCTGTAATTATATCAGTAAATCAACTTATTCCTGAAATTACTAAAGATACAACTGATAGAACAACTATAGGATTAGATACTGGTGAAATTATTGATGATGAAAATATATCTAAATTATTAGTTAATATCGACAATATACCAGAAGACCCATATCTTTATTCAAATTCGAAAGCAGTAGAAAACAATGTATCTTCTGATGATGATGTATTTTTATATGATGGAGAATTATTTGAAAATATTGAAAATTGCTTAACTGACGACGAACCATATGTTTATCCAGTTAAAATTGGAGATACTATAAAATTTCTGCCAATGGTCAAACATAAGAATAATAATATTGAAAGTCATGACGCTTTAGAGAAAAGTGTTTTAACGTATTCTTATAATATAGCAACATTAGATGATAAAATTTCAAATATGTATAATAATATTGTAAAATCTAACTATGAGAATAAATATATTCAAGCAATAAACAAAAATATTGATATATTGAAAAAATCATTATTAAAAATATATGAAAACAATAGTACAACAAAAGAATCTGGAAATTCAACAGCTAGTATAAAAATAAATGATGAATATATGTTTTTAGGAATAACTTTAAATAAAAAAAGTGATCATTTTGATTTATTTATTGAATCTGATGGCGCTATTATATTTATAGAAAGAAACTGTGAAACAAATGAAAATGGAAACTATATTCATATACCATTTTACGGTAAAAAAGAAAATATAAAATATACTGCTAAAGATATGTCTGGAAATGAAATTGAAATATTAAAATATTTATTTGTTAAGTAGGTGATTTTTATGCCAAGTAGAAATAAAAACAAAATAACAGTATTGGAAAACGTTGCACTATCAAATAAATGTAGTTTATCATATAATACAGACACTAATAAATTTGATATTCCTGAAAATAAAAAACATGTAATAACTATTACAGTGTCAGATGATATACCAAATTTAAAAAAAGGAGATATAATATCCTTTACAACATCAGTTTCATCGGAAACTAAAGATAAAGATGTTACAGATATATACGATTCTAATAAAAATAATAATAAAGAAGACACAATAAATATTTTAACATCTGATATTTGTGACAATAAAATATATATTATAGATACAATCGAAGATAAAGAAGTTGATGGAAAAAAAACAAAAATATTAACGCTGTCTTCTTATAGTGAAAATTATGAAATTCTTTATTATTATGCAGATGAGTATAATAGAGTTGTCAGCGCAAAAAATGATATGAGTAAAAAAATTCCAAAAACGGATATTTCAATTGCTGAGTCGTTTATAGGATAGGTGATTTTATGGCAAAAATTAAATTTAAAAGAAATTTTAAACTTGGAAGAAACGAAACGCCTTCAGAAACAATTAAAGAAGGTAATGCTAAATTATCTATAACTCCTGGAACTGTTTATTATAATAGCGTTTTTACTACAATTTCATATTTAAACGAAGAATCGTATTTTACAAATATAGAAAATAATAGAAATAAAAATGATAGAAGCGTTAATTCAAGTTATTATCCGCGATTACCATTTAATGAACTTGAAGACATGTTAAATTATAGTATAAATACCGATGAATTTAATAAAAAACTAGAAGTTATAAATAAATATATCGAGTTATTCGACTATAATAACAATAAAGAATATTATGGCGGAAATTTATCAAATATGCCATACGATGCAAATAAATTTGAAAATATTTCAGATGAAGTAGAAAAATTTGCGTTTGCATTTGCTCATAATGTTCCAGATAATTTTGAAGCTTATTTAAATATAAGAGGAATACTTGTTAATATGAAAAAATCTGAAAGTTGTAAAAATGACGATGGTACATATAACTATATTATAGAATACCCTGATTATCTATTAAAAAATTATAAAGAAAATTATGATAGTGTTATATCGGTTAAATTTGAAAATTATAAAAACGGAAAATATTTCCCATATAAGATATTTAATATAAATGAAACAAAAACATATGGTAGCAACATTGCTCCACTAAATTTAATACAATAAAGTATAAATAAATATAAAAATATATAAATAAGTACAAAAAAGTGCTTATTTATATATTATTTTAATGAGAGTAGTTTCAATAAATTTATTCTCATTATTTTATAAAATAATAGAAATAACAATAAATTATAGAAAGGAGAAGTACAAAAATGATAGTAAAAGGACTTTGTATATCAGACATACATTTTGGGCTTCCACAAAGTCAAAGGTTTTACGATGAACTTTCTATTGTTAAAGATTACATTGCAAAAAATAAATTAGATGTAATTTTTATAAATGGAGATTATTTTGATAGAAAATTATCGTTTAATGAACCGGCAGCTTTGATAGCAATGCAATTCTTTTATGAGTTAAGAGAACTATGTATAAAGAAAAAAATAAAACTAAGATTAATACACGGAACATTGAGTCATGAAAGAAATCAAATTGAAATGTTTAACAAGTTTGCATCACCTTATTTGGATATGAAAATATTTAACACTGTTACAGAAGAAGAATTATTTCCAGGGTTTAATGTATTATATGTTCCAGAAGAATATCCAGTAAATGCAGAAGAATATTATAGAGAAGCGCGCTCAAAAGAATATTCTGCAATGATGATGCATTGTATGTGGGATTTTATTGCAATAGATTCAATGTTAGAACAAGCAAATAGAACAGATTTCCAAACAGCACCAATATTTATATATGAAGAATGGAAAAACTGTATAAAACATGGATTTGCAGCATGTGGTCATATTCATAAAAGGCACACATACAAAAAGAAGATATTTTATCCAGGATCTTTTTCAAGTTGGGACTTCACAGATATTTCTGAAAGAGGATTTTTAACTTTTTCATATGATACAGAAAAGAAATATTACAATGTACAATTTGTAGATAATACATTGTGTCCAACATTTGGAACAATTAAGTCTAGTGATTTAGGATTAAATTTAAACGAATGTTCTGTAGAAGATATTAAATCAGCAATTGAACCTTTATCAGAACAATATGACTATTTTAGGCTTGATATTGGTGATATGCCTTCAGATAAGCTAGAGTTGGTTAAACGAATGTATAAAGATAATCCAAAAATCAAATTAAAAATAGAAGAAAAGAAATCATACGTTACAACAACAAAAGATGATAGATTTGCAAAATATGAGTATATATTTAAAAATACTCTTCCGGTAGAAGAAGTTGTTGCAAGATTTATTAAAGAAGAATTGAGTGAGATGGAAGGCGCCGAGAATATTACGCCAGAGCAAATTAAAGATATTATAACAAAGGAAGGTTCTGAATAATGGCTATTTTAGAGGAAAACATAAATTTAAAAAACAATTTAAATAAATTCTTTGAAGATGCAAATGTTGAAATAGATGACGATATTAAAGAAGCATTAGAAGAAGTATTTTCTGAATTTGAATTTATTAGTTTAGAAAACGACGATGTTAGTATTTATTTCAAAGACGATTTAGAAGAATTCGAATCAGATTTAACATTAACAAATGTTTTAGCTATTCCTGTAGATGGAATATCAAGCGGCGTTTGGAATTCAACATACACATATTATGGTGATGTAAATTATGTTGTAAATGAAAAAACTGATTTGGTATATCAAAATAAAACTGTTGAAACATTAACAGATTTTGGTTATGAAAATAAAACAGAAGTTATTGATCCAAATAAATGGGTTATAACAGTATTAGAAAAAATAGACTGGCATGATGGAGATTATGCTAGAGTGCCAAAACTTTACATATATTGCCCATTAAAATCTCCAGAAAATTAATAATAGGTGATGAAATGAGTAAAGCACAAGAAAAAATTGCACTAAAGTTTAATTTAGCAATGCTAGACAGAACTATAATTGCTATATTAACAACAGTTTCAAATAAAAAATTTATATCAAATATATCTAAACTATTTAATATATTAACAAAAGAGTCTTATGTTGTTGAATATGAAAAAGAGTTTAGAGTATATTTAATAAAGAAAATGACAAGTTTAATTCTTTCAAATAATTTAACAACAAAAGAAGAATTATTGAGTGAATTAAACGTTGATGGAAAATATTACGATGCATGTACAAATATATTAAATTTATATCATGATGAATATTTATCGCCTGAAGAATTAGACAATCTAGACAAAATGATTTCAAATCAGTTAAAATACGGAATTATAGAAAATAAAATTGACGATTTAATTGATGGAATAAATATTTTAAAGGCAGAAGCATATGATGATTATAATGAAGAAATTGATAAAATTGATGGAATGATTAATCGTCTTGCTTTGGACTTTAGAGATGTAGAAGATACAATTGCAGATTCTCGTTTTGATTTAGATTTATCTGACACAGCAATATTAACAAATAAAATTCAAGAATGTATTGACGATGAAAATAATCCATCTTCTAAAGTAAAAACAGGGTTACAAATGTTTAATACAATGTTAGATGGTGGATTTGAAAAAGGTCGTGTTTATTGTTTAATGGGTGTTGCAAAAGGGTTTAAATCAGGTCTTATGTTAAATATAGCACTATGGGCAAAACAATATAATAATTTTAGACCAAAAGATCCTGCAAAGATTCCAACAGTTGTATATTTAACATTAGAAAATACAACAAAAGAAACTTTAAGAAGAATTGCAGTCTGGTCATTTGGGGATAATTTTAAATTCAGTGGATATAAAGCAAAAGATTGCGTTGAATTATTAAAACAAGCATCAGTAGCTGGAAATAATAATGCAACTTTACAAATCTTATATAGACAAAATAAATCTATTAGCACTTTAGATATTGATGGAATTTTATCTGATTTGGAAGAAGATGGAAAAGAATGTGTTATGTTAATTGTCGATTATATCACAAGATTAAAACCGGCAAGACCAACAAAATCTGGGGAAGTTAGATTAGAACTTTCTGATATAACAAATGAACTTTCTTCTTTAGCAAAAGATAGAGATATTCCAATTGTTACAGCAGCACAGATGAATAGAGAAGCTTTTAGAATGTTAGAAGATGCACAAACATTTGAAGAAAAAGTTGCTGCCGCTGGAAAAATGGGAGCATCTCAAACTGCTGAATCAATTAATATAATTCAAAACGTCGATTGTGCGATTGTTTTAAATAGATTGACTAATAAAAAATTAAACGAAGCTGGGATTTGTGAATATGAAGATAACTATTTAATGTTAAATATGGTTGCTTCTAGATCTAACTCTCCTAAGATAACAAAATTCCAAACTAGATTTGCCGAAGGAAATCATTTGAGACTAATTGCAGACATAAATGAAAAAGTTCCTGTTAGTACAATAACAACTGAAGAAGGAATTAATTCAAGATTAGATAATTCTACAACAAGAACTGTTCGAAGAGTTTAAAATATAAAGAAACTAGAAATTAATCTAGTTTCTTTTTTTTGTTTATTTTTATAAGCGTTCTGTGAGAAGACGAATGGAGAAATATCCACCTTTTTAATTTTCGATCGCTCACAGAAGGGTTATTTGATAAATTTAGGAGGATTTTTTTTGTTTTCTTTAATGAATTCTTTATTTGCTACAATTATTCTATTAATATCTTTAATTCTTTCTGGATCTAATATTTGAATTTTTTTTGTATTGAATTCAAATATAGATGTTTTCTTCGCAAAATAAAGAACCATGAAATCTAAATCGGCTGTTCCATATGTGTCATATGCAAACATTGCTGGTGAGTACCAATATTTTTTGGGGAGCTCGACTTCTTTTAAAAATCCATTAACTTCAAAATAATCTCTATAATCATCTAGTATATAATTTAAAGGCATTATTGAAATATTATTATAATTGCAATATGTTTGAAGATTGTCTAATGTCCAAATATCAGATGGAAATCTTTGAAACATATCATAAAGCGTTTTTTGTTTTTCTGAGCTATTTGTTGCCATAAAATCACCTACTTAAAATAAAATACGCATAAAGCCGTTTTCATTTTTAGCACCAAAATTATTTGTACTTATATTTCCTTTACATGGAATTGGTAAAACTAATTTATGATTATTGTTTGTTTCATCATATGTAATTGCTAATGTATTTTCTATAAGTCCGTTATTTATATAAGGAACTTGAGACATATCGTTATCGGTTCTATCTATTATCATATTATCTAAATTTTCTGATTTATATGTTATAGTAGGGTCATCATAAAGATATCTATTTGAAAATAAGCATATAAATGAATCATTTGATACTGGTTCTACCGATATACTTCCTATTCCAGAAATTTTAACCCCATATAGTTTAAAATTATCAATATCAATTGAAGAGTTGTGAAATGTGCTAGATTTATTAATAATTATGTTATTTATAGTAACTTCTATATATCCATCTATATTTTTAGTAGATGTTGTCGCAGCACTTATATCTGATTCTATTGTATCAGAGTGTGATATGTCAAAAGTACATTTATATATGTCATAATCCTGTTCAAAAGATTGGTTTATTCTAAATCTAAATGTAGTTGTGCATATAGATTTTCCGTTTTCTGTCGTTAGAATGCTATTGGGCATTAACAATTCATGTTGTATTTCTTGTATATTTGATGAGTTTGTTTTTAATAAACTAGGAATAATAAAATTTAAAGATAGTCTTGCAGAAACTTTATCTTCAAGATTATTGCTACCTGTAATATCAATTCTAGAAATTTCCATAAAGCTTATTTCAGACAAAGCATTATTATCATTTATATTAAAATCAAGTTTATATTGTTTAGATGTAGCACTATCAGTATAACCAGAGCATATAATATGAGTTCCTGTTGTATCAGAAAATTCAACAACAAATTGCAAGGTAGAACCATAATTTATAATTTTGTTATAAAAATTTTCATATTCATCATTATTTATATATGAAGATATTATTATAGATTCTATTTGTTCAAATTTTTCAGCTGTTGTAAATAAGTCTTTTATTTCATTCGTACTATTATTTTTTATTTTTAAATTTATATATTCATGTATATTTCTACTATTCATCTTAGATACTACTGAATATCCATTTGGTATTAAACTAGCTATTGTAGCATCTCCAAGAGACTCAAGTTTATTATATTGTATATTTGTTATATATACTGAAGAGGAGAAACAATTAAACCAAGCATATGTTCCGGTATATTCTCCAGTAGATGTTGTTCCTCCTGGCGATTGAACTTCTGCAACAAAAAATCTATTCTTTTCGCCAGTATCAAATTCTTCAAATACTATTTTATACGGTGTTGTATCATCTTGAGTTGTATATATAACGGTCATTAAAATTCCTAATTCTGGAGATATTTTTATAGCATACACATTATATTTTGAAATATTATATTTATATATAATGTTTATAGAATCAGACGATGATGTAGTTATACTTTCTGATTGTATATTGTTAAAAGCATACTGCGAGCTAATAAGCCCGTTTATGTTTTTAGTTCCTGTACCAAAATCAATATATGAATTATATATAACATCTCTAGAATTTCCTCTTCCATAAAAAATATGTTTTTTAGTTTTTATATATGCAGAAGTATAAGTTGTCATTTTATTTTTAAATCTTACATTAACTGTGTTATCGGCATCTATTATTATATTTTTAGATTCAGAATTTAACGGCGTAATAAAATCTATAATTTTTTCATTTACTGGTAATTTAAAAGATCCAGTATAGTAAAAATAGCCATCTCCGTCTGATATACCTGAATTTGTAATATTTACAAGATGTTTATATTCATTTTCATCATTGTATTCTTTTTTAAGATGTGAAAATTTATATTTAAAAGCACATGGGTTATATACAGGATTAAATGGTTTGTTTTTTTTCAAATATAAGTTATCTAAATCTTTTGTTGATGGTCTTAAAACTACTTTATTTGTTGTTTTATCTCGTATCCAAAAAACGCCGTTTATATTTCTAGAGTCGAATCTATCTGTGATTCTTGCATCATAATCAAAATTATAATCAGTTGTTTTATCATAATTATTAATATGTATCAACTTCGATAGGTCTATTCCATACACATTATACTTGCCTTCTAAATTATCTCCTGGAGTAAATTCAGCAATTTTGAATTCAGTTGGATAGAAACTTTTAACTGCAGATGTTATGGTATAAAGATCCGGATCTTCAGAATTTTCTTTTAAAGCATTTTTTAATGCATTTGTCATGTCAAATTTTATTTCAGGATTAAATTGTATTTCAAAAGACATGTTTTATTCCTCTAAAGATTTTATTCTTTCTTCTAACTCTTTAATTTTTGCACTTTGTTCCTTATATCCTGCAATTAATAGATATACTAATTTAGATTCTTTAACAGATAGATATCCATCAGAATTTTCACTTACAAAAGTAAAATCGTCTATATCTATATCTTTTATTTCTTGAGCTATTACACCAAAACATTTTTCATTTGGATTAGATTTATATTTAAATGTATATAAGTTTATATCGTTTATAATTTTATCTACATCTATTAACTTACTTATTGGAGAAATATCTGTTTTTAATCTTACATCTGATGTTGAATTGAAATAGTTTGCTTGAATAGTTGCTGTTGCGGATATAGAATTAACTGATAATGTATTCGTACTAGCAGCATATTTTAATTTATCAGTATATGCTACCATTCCTGTAGATGTTATAACCGGAACATATTCATAGTTTTCACCTGTTAGGTCTGAAGTTGTTATTATAGCAGATGATTTATCTGCATTTCCGGCCGAAGTTGCTTTTCCATTTAAACTTCCTTCAAAAATATTTGCGTATATTTTATTATAATGTGAAGAACTTTCGTTTGTTAATTTACTTTCTAAATCATATACTACTTTTGTTTGAACAGGATTTGTAGATGAGATTAAACTAGATTCTACTGTAATATTAACAGACTTGTCTGATGTATCTATAGGTAAAGCGCTATTGTTTATTTTTATAATATCAATTTTTCCAGTGTTTTCTAATGCTGTTTTTAAACTACTATATGTATAATTTTCAGAAGCTGTTCCTAGATATGTGCTATATTCTGAATTACTAGCATTTATAGCATTGGTTGCGGTACCTGTTAAACTTCCTGTAAATGAATTTGCAGTTATAATATAATCAGATGCTGATATATTAGATCCGGTAACAGTTATATCACTTACTGTTTTAATACTCTGATATTCTTCAGATGATGAAGATACGCCTACTATAAATATACTGCCAGCTATTTCTTTATTAGAAGTCAAAACTTTTGTTGCTTGATTTGCGGTACTCGCATTACCATCTATATCAACACTAAGAACGGATTCACATTGCAATGGAATACCGTTAGCAAAATATATTGGCGTTGCTGGTTCTCCAACGTTTAAATCTCCATCAGAATTTGATAATTTAGTTGCACTTGTAGCCGTAGAAGCATTTCCTGTTATATCATTAGATAAAGCTCCTGTTATTGCTACAGGAATACCATTAGAAAAATAAACAGGCTGAGATATATTTCCAGTATCTGAAATTTTAAGTTTTGACGCACTGGTGGCGTTTAGGCTTAAATCTCCAGAACATGTAACTGGTATTCCATTATCAAAATATATAGGAGTTGATGTATTACCAGCATTTGTTCCTAATTTATCGGCAGTAGTAGCCGAATCAGCATTTCCTACTAAAGCACCGTGAAAAGTTGTAGCATAAACATCAGAATAATGTGCTGAGTCTGCATTAGTTAGTTGATCTTTATGTGTATTTAAAGAAGTTGTTAAATTTGATATATTTTCTTTATTAGTATTAATTAAACCTGTTAAATTTGTATTTTGATTACTTAATTTATCATATATTGGTTTAGAATTAATATTAACTTTATATGATTTACTTTTAGATGTATCGTCCGCATAAAAATATTTGTTATTAGTTTGTTCATCCAACGTAATAGTTATTTCAGAAATATTTTCAGATGCTATTGAAGTATTTGATGATATTCCAGCTAAAGCATTTTGTTCTTGTGTTATTTGCCCAGTAATCTCTCCATTAATTGTTAAATTGCCAACTACTCTTGTATTTCCACTAATAGTAACTCCATTACTACCAATTATTCGTATATTTGAACTTTCTAAATTATTTATTGATAAAGTACTAGCTGTAACATTTCCGCTAACCTTAATAGTAGAATTTTCTCCTGTCATATTTAAATTAGAAACATTTAAATCTGAAGAAGTTGGAATATTTAGGTTTGTAATATTGGCTGTTCCATTTAAATTAGTTGCATTAATTGTACTTGCAGATATTGTAGAAGCCCCTGTGATTGTACTAGTTGTAATACTAGAATTTTCTCTCATTGCAATAGAAGATGCACTGATAGTATTTACACTTGAAATATTTCCAGTTATAATAGTACTGCTTGCATCATTCATACTTAAATTTCCGGAAATAGTTAAGTTACCTTGAGAAACAGTTACATTTCCGTTTATTTTACTTTCTGATCCATTAATATTTAAATCTCTTTCGACAATAACATTGTTTCCAACTGTTAAGTCATTTTTAATATTTAAATCATTACAATTTTCAGCAGAAACCCAAGAACCATTTTGAATTTCGATTTTATTTTTATCAGTAACACTTAAAGAAGGAAGGATGGCGTTTAGTTGTCCATATAAAATTTCTGTTCTAAAAGTAATTTCTGTTTCAGTAGGAGTTTCAATATAGAATCCATGGATTGCGTTATCTAAAGCATATTTCCAATTTCCAGATTGAATATTTGCTTCAATACGTAAAACAGAATCATTTTGAATATAAAATCTTAAATTTCCTTTTCCAACAGCAGAAATATATACATTTATAGCATATTCATCGTTTGATGCAGATGTAACTAAAAATGTACTTTTTTCCACAGTAGAACTAGTTGTATATTCGAGCGTTTTAAATAAGACTTCTTTATTTATGTCTGGCATAAAACCACCATCCTATCGTTTTTTATTTAATATATCACGTAATTGTGCTTGAGCAGAAGTGTATGCTTGATGAGGAGCTTCTGGTTGAGACGCAACAGGATTTTCTTTAGCTTGTTTAGCAGATTCTTTTTGCATTTCTCTTCTTTCCATTTCAAGCTTTTTAATTCTTGCTTTTTCAGCAGCTTCAAGTTGAGCTTCACGTTTCTTTTGTTCTTCTCGTTGTTTTTGAGCCAACTCTTTTTGCTTTTTAGCTTCTATACGTAATTGTTTCTTTTGATTTTTCTTTTCTTCTTTTTTTGCCTTAGCAGCTTGTTTTTCTGCTTGCTTCTTAACTTTTTCGTCTGGATCAACATTTAAATTCATTGCCTTTTTTATATCAGAGAAAAAGTTTTTAAAATAATTTTTAACTGAACGAATTTTGTTTTTCTTAGCTTTTGCAACTTCTTTATCTACATCAATAGATGGATCTAATAATTTAGCCCCAGATGCAACAGCAGCAACTTTAAATTCATCAACACCTTCTTTAGTTTCATCTAATCCTGTTGTTTTATAAACTTCGTCTTCTTTATCTTTTTCAACATTAGATAAATCTAAAGTAACTATTGTAACAAATTCTTCTCCAGCACGACGCAAGCCTTCAATAATATTTTCATCTTGCTCAACTTCTTCGGCTTTTTTATCTCCAATTTTTCCATCTCCATCTAAATCTGTTTTAGTAATAGTTTCGATACGTTTTGCTAGTTTTCCATTTTCATTAAAATACAAACCAGCTTTTATTAACATTATTTTTGTTTTTTTGCTTCTTATATCAGATAAACAAATTCTTTTTAATTTTGTCATACATAAACCGATGACTAATCCTAAAGAAATAATAGATTCTAATACGCTATAAACTGTCATATTTCCGCCAATTTCAGAAATAACATCTTCAATTTTTTGAGATAGATCTCCGAATATTGCTCCAAGTATTGGTGTGCCAGGTTTAATTATTCCTGAGAACGTTAATCCGACGCAAACAATAAAGAATACCCAAAACATTATATATAGATTTTTTACAAACCATATTTTTAGAAGACGCATTCGTAACCCGAATTGTTCTGCTTTGGATAGTTTATTGCTTTTTACTTTTTTTACTTTATCTTTCTTTTTCATAACTAAAGCCATCCTTTCGTTTATGAATCATCTACGTGATTGTTAAGTTATAATATATTGTTCCAAATAGCCTAGTTATAAATAAAAATGAAGAAGACTATTTGTCTTCTTCACAATAGTATTCTTCGTTTTCTTTTTGGTTCATCCAATCTTCAATTGAATCGTATAATCCATCTACTAATCTAAATACGAAAACAGTTTCGTTTGGATTACCATGTTTTGGTTTTAATTTGATTATCTCAAATCCACATTGTAATAAATAATTTGCCAATTGAGGCGAGAAAATAATTTTTGCGTCTTTACTTTTCTTCATCGTTTCTTTAAAATTCTTTCGTTTCAATTAAGAATACCGTTATATTAAACTATTTATTATATAAGTGTTTTATTTTAGATATAATACAGATGTTCTTATCTGCAATTTCTTCACAGGCTAAATCTACATAATCGCCGATTGTTCTATCGCCATGATAATGAACTGCGTATGTATAATTTAATGCAAAATACCAAATAAGCGGGTCTAATTCTGGATGTTTTTCGAAAATTCCATATTGTTTTGCCACTCCATCGGTATCTGTGATATCCCATTTCTTTCCTTCTTTGCCGTCTTTTCTCTCTAAATGTAATATTGCTTCTTCAATAATATCTTCGTCAATTTCGAACGTAAAAGTATCAAGTTCTTTTTTGAAGTCATAGTATATATGTTTGTTTTCTTCTTTTATTTTCTTAAAGTAATCACAAATAAATTCAGAAAACTCTTCCATTTTATTTAAATCTCCATGATTAGTTTCTAAATAATCATAAATCATTTCTTTAATTTTCATTGGGTTTGCTCTTTCGCTTTATCTCCGTATCGCGCTCATCCTCGTATTTTTTCACAAAATCTTTAATTTTATCTGTTACTTCTTTTGTTGCGTAGTCTTTTACAGCTGTTGTATTTAATTGCTTTCCGCCCATAAAGAATATATCAACATATGGATCAATATAATTAAATAAATAATTCTTAATTGTTCCGGAAATTATATGTAGTCCTGGGCAGAGATTATCTATTATTGAGTCAATTTCTCTTCCTAAAAATTGGTATAAAAGTTCTTTTTCATCCATTATTTATTTACCCACAATTGATCTTGTAAGGATTTTATTAATTTAGACATTTCTTCGTTGTTTTTACTTAATTCGTCGTTTTTCTTAATTAAATACTCATTTTGTGTTTTTATAGTCGAGATGTCGTTTGTTAGATTGCTTTGATATTCTTCTTTTTTCTGTTTAATAACGAGAAGAATTTTTTCTGGTGCAGATCCGTATTTTGAACGCAAAAATTCGTCTCCCATACGCTCTAGTAAAAAACTGTTAAAAGCTGTTTGATATTCTATATTTGCTTGTGCATATTCTTGGCTGTTCTCGATAAATTTTTTTTCATCGTTTGAAAGTTCTGCCCACGTGTCATTAATTTCTGTAAAAGCAGTTCTTCGTTTGGCAGATTCGTCGTTCATATTATTGTTTGGTCGAACATTTTCCATTTGTTGCATTGCAGTTTGTTGAGCTTTTAAAGTATCTAATTTTTGATACAGATTCGCTATATCGCTTGAACTAGGTGATTTAGGCCCACTATTTACTAAATATGGGTTACTAAATAAACTATTATTTTGATTGTTATTGAACATTGGATTCTCCTTCTAAGAAAAAAGAATCGGTTACGAATATGATATTAAACTATTAAGCTACTGTAACAACGATTGTTGCAATAGTTAAGCCGTTTATATCTAAAATATTAACCGTTGATGTTCCGGCTGCGACACCTGTAATGGTTACAACTCCATTTAAAACAGTTGCTGTTGCGTATGCAGCATTGCTTGTTGTAGCAGATGCAGCTCCAGTAAATGTATAAGTTGCAGTAGCTGCTGCGGCTAATGTAACAGTTCCAGTAACAACTGGGATTCTATTTACTGTAACACTTGCTAAATATCTGTTTTTTCCACCAGAAGTGATAACCTGAGTATCATATGTTGGTGTTGCTGATGCGGTGACAGGAAGTTTTCCATAATATAGCCATTGATATAACTGTGAATCTAAAACTCCTGTACAGTTACAAACAGATTTAGCATAAGCATCTCCTACGATAAATTGATATTGTAGAACTGAAGGATACATACAATCACCTCAATTCCCTATCGTGTCACAGGTGGTGGAGTAATAGATGATGCTGGTAAATAAAGTTGTCCGGCAATAAAGTTACTATTTACATAATTGATGATTGCAGCGTTAGCTAATTCATTTAATTGTTGATTAAAGCTAGCAGTCATAGCAGTTTTATCGCAGCAACAATCTAATTTAGCATCAAATAAAGCAAATTGATAATCTCTTGCCATGTTGTCATATTGACGGTTTAGAATCATAGCTTGTTCGTTTAATGCGCTGCGTTTATCTAATTCAGCAACTGCGCCGTATAATTCACGACCCATAGCTTCGATCTTGGTATTAGTTTTTTCATTATAACCGATCATACTACGATAAACTTCTGCGCCAACAGAATCGGCATAACGCATTGCCTTTAATTCGGCAATTTGACTTTCTAAAGTAGAAATTGTAGATTGTTGTTCTTCAACTCTATTTACCCCGCCAAAAAGGCCAACACCGTTTCCGTTTCCTGCTGCTAATAATCCAGCTAAACTTGTTCCGATTATGCCAAGAGTTAAACCAGCTTTAGCAACTCCAGAGCTCTTTCTTTCATTTGTGCTTTCCATAAAAATCTCCTTGATTCCTTTACGAAAAGTGTTTTAATAACAAAAAAGGCGAAATATACGTTATAGACACACGTATTATATACTTATTACGTGTTATGCTATATGTGTATATTTCGTTTAAGATTCATTTAAATTGTTTATAAATAAGAAATGGTAATATTTTTAAGTAAATAATCGCATGTATCTAGAATTATGTTTTTATCTACTTAATATATTGTTCAAACTTTTTTTAGACTTTTTAAAAATATTTTTTTGAAAATAATTTTTAATTTTATACTTCATTTAAGAAACCAACATATGCCGCAGTATCAGTAACTTCAATAGCAAATGATTTAAAATTCATGACTCCTTTTTGATGAATCAATAAAATATTTGTTAAGACTGGAGTTGTACTGTCGGAGGAATTAGAGACTGTATCAATATCACAAAATATATAATTTGCAAATTTATTTTGATCTCCATCAGTAAAGAATATTGGTCTTCCTAAGTATTTGTCTTCGCATTTTAAAGGAGCAAATTTTATATTAATACTAAATTCATCAGTTGCTGAACTAGGCTTTAAATTAAATACATATAATCCAGTATTAAATAATTCATATGTTAGAGTTTGATTTGGTAAATAATTCGGATTGATATTAATGTCCTTATAAAATACAACACTTTTTGAATTATTTACTGTGTATGGAGTAGTTGATACATTTACAAAATATACTGAATTTGTAGAAATAGGTGCAACAGGAAATTCTGCATATTGTGACAGCTGATTTCCGATTGTAGGTAAAAATCTATACATCTTTGTACCTACTTTTTCACAAACAGTATCGTGTTCAACAGATGTCAAAACTCCATTTGAACATGGCCCTAGTTGAAAATGTGGAACTCCAGCTATCATTTTAAATCTAGTACAATATCCCATTCGATCACTAGATAAATAAACTTCATAATTTTCTCCTGTTTGCTCACTATAGATATAGTAATATCTATATGGCTGTATTGTAAAATCAGATGTAATTTTTGAATGACCATATTGTACTTCAGATGTACTAGAAGAAGAACTTCCTCCTCCTAATCCTGGTATTGTATAACCATTTAAATTAATAACTTTGGTTGATGGATTTAATGTAATATCACTAAACCAAGGATTTGTGTCTCCTTCTTGATCGCCAATAATAAATCCATAATTAGTATTACCTGACGCGCCGCTACTAGTTTTTATAGCATATGCTAGAGTAGCAGTTTCTGCACTGTTCGCCTGTCCCATGAATGTATCAGCTTGTATTCTATATCCATGAGGAACTTTAATCATTTTTGTACTAGGATTTATTGTTATTTCTGATTTAATAGGAGATTGATTTCCTGTTGAGTTATGAACTAAAATTCCATAATCAGCATTTGTTGTTCCAATGGCACTTATATTAACCTTTGATGCTACTGGAACTGTTGATGTAACAGATAAATTTCCGGCACTATCTGTTTTTAATATACCATTTTTGAAATTTGGTAACTGAATTCCACTAACTTCTCTAAATTGTATATTTTTAACATCATAATATAGAGTAGAGTTAGTCTCTGGCTGTTCCCAAACAATTGCTCCTGCCGTTCCGCTAGCTCTAAAACGCAATCTAGGTGTTCCTGTTGATTGATCAAATCGAAGCATTGTTCCGGAGTTCGCCCCTTCTTTACCAATAATAACTTGTCCTCCGTTTGCAGTTCCAATTATCGCTGTTGCCTGTTCAGTATTTGCCACATTAGCAGGAGGATTAAATTTTGAAATACCATTAACAATAAATTTATATTTATTCGTTCTATCGGTTGAGTAAGTAGTATCACCAACTACTAAATACGTATTACTAGGCGCTTGTAAATGTAATGCTCTATCAGTAGGAGTTTCTATTTTAGCATAATCAATTGAAGCTGATATGTTTTCTATATTTAAACTTGCATTTGCTCCTTGTACAACTATCTTTTTTGTGTTTAGTGTTCCTGTTAAAGTCCCACCGGCTAAAGGTAAATAACTAGTAAATGCATGACCACATGCAACAGGTTTTCCATTAGAAAAATATACTGGAGTTGTTGAAGAACCGGCATTTGATGTTAGTGCTGTAGCTGTGGTTGCGTTTCCAGAAAAAGCTCCAGAGAATGTATATCCACTTGCATTTACAAGTTTTGTACTAGGATTTATTGTTATTCCTGATTTAATAGGAGATTGATTACCAGAAGCATTCTGTACAAGAATTCCGTAATTTGTATTAGACGTACCAATATTAGTTATATTAACCTTTGAAGCATTAGTTGCGCTTGTTGCAGTTGAAGCGTTTCCAGAAAAAGCTCCAGAGAATGTTGTTGCTTGGATTAGATTAAACCCTCCAATTTTAAAAGATCCGTTATCATATTGTATCCAACAGTTTTTTTCATCTTCTGAGGCTTCTGAAGTAGTTATACTAATACCTGATTTATTTACATGAACAGAGCCATGTCTAAGACTATCTGGAAAGTCTAAACTTGATATTGCCGAAGGAACACCATTAGAGAAATAAACAGGCATAGATGCAGATCCTGCGCTAGACGTAGTTAATTTAGATGCACTAGTTGCATTTCCAGATAAAGAGCCAGAGAATGTTGGAGCAACAAATACTCCTGTTGAAGTATCGAAAGATATTTTTGATGTTGCGTATAAACTTTGATATGTTTCTCCAGCAGTTGATACTCCGACTAAATATCCAGTAGTTGAAGAATTCGATTTATTTTCAATTTTTACAGCATTAGCAGAATCAGATGTGCCACTAACTGTTACAGATATTGTAGCTTGTTCAGTTGTTCCATTTATTCTTGTAAAAGTTAAAGTTGCTCCACTTGCAGAGACTGTGCTGAACGCAGCCTTATAATCAGCAGCTGCTCTTCCTCCAAGTTTATTTGAATCTGCAGAAGTTAGACTTAGTGTTCCAGAACATTGTACTGGTTTTCCATCAGAGAAATAGACAGGTAACGACGCGTTTCCTGCGCTAGTAGAAAGTTTTGACGCGGTTGTCGCAGAATTAGCGGAAGTTGCATTTCCACTTAAACTTCCTTCTATGGTTCCATTTACTTTTAATTTTCCATTTATTATTGTATTACTTAATTGAGCCATGTAATCACCTCTTTATATTTCATAAAATCCACCACCATATATATTACCATCTTTTCCAATTTTTGCAATATTCACATCTGTGGTTTCTATTAATTCGTTTGTTTTTATTTCATAATTTTTTGTTGGTAAAACTACTTTTGTTGCAGTAGTTTCTTCTTGTGGTTCTTCTATAAATTCACCACAATATATATTTCCATCTTTATCTATTTGTGCTTTTGATTGATACATTTCTAATATTTCCGAATCTGTTAATTTTCTAGCAAAAACTTTAACATCTGAAATTAATCCTTCGCAATTTGTAAATAATTCAGTTGTTGTTGGCATAGAATGACCGGCAACAGAAGCAGATTTGATATATGCACTTCCAGTATTTACACCATTAACATACATACCAAGTTCTATTTCGCTTGTTGAGGTTGCTGTAACCGGTCGTTTATATGAAAATGCTAAAAAATACCAATTATTAACAGCTAAAGTGCTAGAATATCTATAATGATCGTTATCTCCACTATTTATGTATGTTATAGCTTTATCATTAGATCCAAGTTGTAAATAGTATCCTATATTTAAATTTATCAATTTTTGACTTGATTTAGATTTAGTTTTATACCACCAACAAGTAACAGTATGATCTTGTAAATTTCCATCGTGTAATATACCAGGTAAAGTTACTTTTGTTGATCCGTTTAAAGATAAACTAACTGAGCCAGATTTTGTATCCGTAGAATAAGTTGGAGTTCCAGAAAATGTTCCATGATTATTAAATCCAGATCCATCGTATATTTTTCCAGTATCTTGAGTTGTAAAATCATAATGTAATATACAAGATTTATATATTTCTTCTCGTTCTTTTGCGGAAATTGCATGATTAAATATTCTGTAATCACATTTTCTTGTGTATGGATTTTGATATAATACAGGTGTTACAATATTCCAATTAGTGGATGTTTGCGTTCCAGTTGAGGTTTTCTTTAATTCATTGTTAATATATACATATGAAGTTGGTTTTTTATAAATAACACAGACATGGGTCCATTTATAAGATGGCAATACTCCATATAAGATATCTCCAATAAATGTTCCACTAGCATTATCATTTTGCCAACTCCAATGTAAATCATTACAAGAAGGATATTGAAATAAAGCATATCGTCTATTATTTGGAGGTGTCATCGAACTACTTCCGAAAAGCATCCCTTTATTTGTTTTACTTCCTGTTTCAGCATCTACATACAACCAAAAAGATATTGAGAATTCTTGACTGTTTAATAAACTAGCAGTTTGTTCTGCAGTCCATGAAAATGTTTTATCTGTTCCTTGAAGAGCTTTTCCAGTTTTTCCATTATTAACAAAAATAGACCCAGATGCAGATGAGAATGAAGCATTCCCAATACCGTGGTTTGCTATATCTCCATTTAATGGATACCAAGCCACTAAAGCCATAATATCACCGTCCTTAATTTAATTTCTTAATTAAAATAAAAATATTTATTTTTATCTTAAGTAAAAAAGGGAGAATTATGCGTCTCCCTACGCAAAAATAAATTCTATACACTCGTCAGTTGAGTTATATTTCATATATGCTTTTGGTGTAGTGTCTGATCCGGCCGATTTAACTCCAAGTTGTAAAGCAGATAAATTACCCGTTGAAGTATTATATGAAAGTTTATTTGTTGTTGCAACTAACGGTTTTGTACTAGTTGTTGCAGCGGAAACATTTAGCAAAGCCACGTTTAAAGTATTAGAATTATTAGCATCAACTGCTATATTTGTAGCTTTAGTTGCTGTATCTGCTGATCCAGCAGAAGTAGCTTTTCCAGTAAATGTTGTAGCTGTAATAACTTTGGTTGAACCATTTATTGTTATTCCATTTATAGTTAAAATAGATGTAGATGGATTAAATGTTAAATGAGAATTATATCCAACCTGATTTTCTCCATTATCAAAATATACATGGTGGTTAGAATTTGATGATACGCTGTCGCTTTTAATTTTACTAGATGTACCATCAAAAACAGTTGCAGTTAAAGTACCTGTGCTTGGATTAAAAGTTAAACTGTCTAAAGTATTAACATAATTATATCCTGTGCTACTAGTAGTTGGTGCTCTAGATATCAACGGAATATTTTGATTAGTTGTTCCTGCAGATTCTAATTTGATTTGGTCTGCTTTAGCTGCACTACTTGCAGTTTCTGCAGAATTAGCATGTTTTGCATTTGTTATATTAAACGAAGCTCCTGCTTTATTTCCAGCTTTAATAGTAATTTTGTCTCCATTTGTTGCGTCTGCAGTAGTAGATGCTGTTAAAGCCACATTTGTAGCATTTGTTGCATTGGTTGCATTTGCAACGTTATTTACAGTTCCAGCATCTTTTGAAACTCCATTTAACGTATAAGTAATTTTATTATTATTAACTGAAACAGCTGTAATATATGTAGAATTATGATTATGTTCAGCAGCAGCATAAGAAGTATCTGTTAAATTAGTAGCTTTAACTAAAGTTTTTTTAGCGCTATCCCATTTTAAAATACAATCAGCTGTCAAGTCTTTAGATCTAGTCGCTAAAGGTTGAAGAGAGCTCTCTGAACTTCCAGTGTCTGTTTTTGGTAAAATTGTTCCATTAGAAGAAACATACGTAACATCTCCAACATAAGCTGTACCAGATGAATCAAATACTAAAGCGCCAGAATTAGTTCCATCATATTTTTGAATAAACATACCGGCATAGTTAGTTATAGGGGTTGATGTATTTGCTCTTCCAGTGGCCAATTCTATTAATTGATTTTCAACAGATAGATTTTTTATATTACTAATTGTAGTTGAACCTTGAACGGTTAAATTTCCGGCAATTGTAACACCTGAACCATTAATAGTAGTAATCAGTCCTGATTTTCCTATTGTAATATTAGAAGTTGTATTTGTACCAAAATTATTATTCTTCGTAACATCAACAGTTCCGTCAAATGAATATCCGGTTGCTTTTATAGTTTTAGAACTAGGATTAATTGTTACTCCTGATTTAATAGGAGTTTGGGCTCCGGTTGCATTATGAACTAAAATTCCATAATCAACACTAGATGTTCCAATAGAATTTATACTAACCTTTGAAGCATTTGTTGCATTATCAGCGCTTCCAGCAGAAGTTGCTTTCCCACTAAATGTTGTAGCATGAACAACATTTGCGTAAATATTATCGGTTACTTTTAAAGAACCGTTTATTAAAGTATTTGTTAATCTTGCCATAAATATTAATCACCTCTATAATTCTATAAAGTTTTTTGAAATAAGTTTATCTTCATAAACTTCAAAATAATTTTCGTTTTCTATTCCAGATAATGTTGTGGTGAATCCATTTCCAACAAAATCTCCATTTACTTCCTCATAAAAGCCAACTTTATTGTCTGACTTTCTAATGCATGGAAGATAGCTTCTAACTAGAGTTCCATTATCCCATATTTTAAAATAATAAATTTTTCCTGTAAAATATCTTCCATCCAAACTTCCATTAGTATTGATAGTTCCAATATACATATTAGCAGGAGATTGAAAAGTCACAATATCTTTTGTTTGTTTAACCACTCCATCAACATATAGAATATTTTTATCTGTTTTAATTATTCTATCTGTATTTACTAAATCTGGAGTTGCCGCAGAACTTCCTCCAACACTGTATTGATACCATAAATTTGTACCACTATTTATATATAAACCATAAATATTTTTAGCAGTGCTTTCTCTTCCGCCGCATAACCATTTGCCTGTTCCTGTTACATTTGTTTTAACTTCTACAGTTGTATTATTATTTGGTTTATATCCTGTATCTATCAATTGTGTTGATGTTCCAGTAAAATTTAAATATTCTATTGGAGAGTAGATCCTATATATTGAGTTTTCATCAAAAGCATTTGCAGCCGAAACTCCATTAAAATCTACAACATCAGAAGTATTTCCTTCTATTTCGTCTAGTTGATAAACGAATAATTCGCTTTCATTTGAAACGAATCCTTTTACAGAATATAGATCAGAAACATCTGTTGCAGATAAACAACTATCATATAGTTTTACTAAAGCAATTTTACCATTTAAACCACTAACATTGCTTCCAAATTTATATATATTTCCGCCAATATTAATATTATCCGAAACTATTTTATTTGTTGCTGTTGTTGTAGCAGATCTTGTTACTTTAGCAACGCCATCTATATATAAAACTAATTTTGTATTATCCCATGTTACTATTATATGGTGCCATGCATTTGCGGATACAGTAGTTGCTAAATTCATTGTATTTGATGAACCGCCCGAACTATCCCATTGAACAAATTGAATAGCTGTTCCGGTATATCTTATTTGCCAAGAATAGTTCAAAGTTCCTATTAATTTATGCGGATCTGTTCCATTTAAATATGTCCATATCTCAACACTTTTTGAACTGTTTGAGAATCCCCATTCTTTACTTTGTATTCCAGTATTAATATAATTAGTTCCAGTAAATTCCATAGAATTTAATCCACTTCTTGTATCTTCTGACAAAGTAGATGTTCCATTTATAATTCCAGTATTTGAATTTCCTGATGAATCAAAACATTTATTATCCATAATATAATTAAAATCATAATATGCAAAACAGTCTTTACTAATTTCTTTTATTTCAGATACAGACAAAGTTTCATTATAAACACGAACATCTTTAATATTTCCTTTAAAAAATCCGTCCCATCCACCTTGAGTATTTTTTCCAATAGCAAAAGTATTTGATCCAGATACCCAATTAAATGTCGATGTTACAGAAGCAATTACTAATCCATCCATATATAATTGAGCTTTTTTATTTTCAGCATTATAGGTATATGCTAAGTGTGTCCATGTATTTAGCGGAATTGCTTTATTTGCAGAAACTTCTTTTCCTTCAGATGTTCCCATTATCATTAAAACTGGAACACCTGTTGTCCTTAACCCAATCCCAAATCCTTGTTGTTGGTATTGATTACAACAAACAATTCCTGTTGATGTTATTGGATAAGCGGCTATACTAACAAAAACTGAAATTGAAAATGAATCTCCACTAGAAAACAAATCAGAACATTTTTTATTTGTTGCTAAAAACGCCGAAGTTCCGTTAAAAGAATATCCATTGTTAAATTTTGTTCCTGTTCCAACAGTTGCATTTGAATTTATTAGAGACACTTCATATTGTCCTTTATTTGTTAAATTACCATTTAAAGGAAATCTAAATAATAAACTCATAGAAATCACCACCTTATAATAGTTCTGTGAGAAGATGAATTGATAAATATCCGCCTTTTTAAATTTCGATCGCTGTGAGAAGGGTTATTTTCTCTTTATATAAGATAATATATTGTTAAATGCGTTATTTTCAAAAATATTATCCTATATAAAAAGAGGGAGAAAAAATCTCCCTATGCAAATATAAATTGCACACACTTTTTAGTTGAATTATATTTCATTGTACAACCAGAATTACTGTATGTAGTAGAATTTGCAGTTGCATTTGTTCCTAAAGTAATTCCTTGCCCAAATGATTTTTTAGAAGGAACATTTTGATCTGAGTTAATAGTTACAAAATCACTAGCTAAAGATGAAGCTGAAGGAATGATAGAAGCTATATCAACTGTAACAGTTCCATTTGATTTTGTTCCGGTAACTGAACCAACTGTTCCATTTTTAACTACTATACCTGTAACAGCGTGACTAGCTATATTAGTATTTGTAAGCACTGTAGCACTAGCGTTAGCAACCTTAATAGTTGTACTTCCAGGATTTGCTCCAAATTGAATTTGTCCAATAATTTCTTCGCTTGTAGAAGTTCCTTTATATATTGTTAAAGATTTATTGTCTTCATTAACATAGAATCCACTAACATTAGCAGATGGAGCAGTAACGTTTGTTCTCAAATATCCAGCGTTATTTGCTTCTGTTGCTTTTTTAGCAGTTCCAGTGAATGTTGAAGCTGTAATTGTACTAGATTTACCGTTTATACTGATGTCTCCAATATTTAATACTTGAGTTGAAGGATTAAATTTAAAACTATCATTATAAACAACTTTAGAATCGTCGTTTTCATATGCAAAGAATACATGTCTAGAACTATTGCTTTCTGCACTAGTCGTTACAATAGAGCCAGCTTTCTTAGCATTTTGAATATTTATACTAGCAGGTGTTCCGTTTCCAGCTTTAATTTCAAAGCTATCACCATTTGCTTCTGATCTAGTATGAGTAGCAGATAAATCTACATTTGTAGCATTAGTTGCATTTGTAGCATTAGTTGCACTAGAAGCATTTCCAGATAAATCTCCTGAGAATGTTGTTGCTGAAACAGTATATCCAGAAGCGTTTATAATTGGAGTTCCTGTTGAAGGAATAGATATTAAAATTGGCTTGCTAGATGTTACATATACGGCTTTATTTCCTGTTTGAGATGTAGGAGCTATAACAGGAATATAGAAGTTTCCGCTGTTTGAAACAGTAACTTTTATATTATTCGCATTAGTAGCTGTATCTGCAGTTCCTGCTGAAGTAGCTTTTCCTGTTAAATTACCAGAAAATTCCGTAGCAGTAACACGAGATTTATTAGATGCTAGAGCAGTAAATGTTACATTTCCAGTTGTTTTGTTTGTTCCTGCGTTTGGTGACTCAGTATCTGTATTTTCCATTATGAATTTTATACTAGATGTTGCTTCATCATTAGTATAAGAAACACAGAATGCATCGTCTGTTAAATATTGCTTAACATATTCAGATGAAGAAGTCGTACCATTTCTATAAATATGTAATCCATGCGTTCCACTGTTAGTGTTATAAATTTTAACATCATTTGTAAATGAAACTGGTCCAGCAACTGTTTTTACTCCTTTATTGGCTAAAGGTAAATATGTTTCTGATATATCTGGAATATCACTAGCTACTAATGAAGAAGAACCAATAACAAGACCATTATCATTTACATTTACTTTTACAGCTCCAGTAATTGTTTTAGTTGTTACATCTTTTGGCACATAGGCAGTATCTATTAAATTAGTAGCTTTTACTAAAGTATTTTTAGAAGAATCCCATTTTAAAACATCGTCGTTTGCTAAATTACTATCTCTAGTTGCTAAAGGTTGAAGAGAAGTTTTTGAGCTTCCTGTATCTGGTGTTTTTGGTACAATTATGCCTTGAGAAGAATCATAAGTAACATCTCCAACATAAGCAGTACCATTAGCATCGAAGACTAAAGCTCCTGTATTAGTTCCATCATAATTTTGGATAAACATACCCGCATAATTAGTTATAGCAGTTGTTTCAGTTCTTCCAGCAGCTAATTCTATTAATTGGTCTTTAACTTTAAGTTCATTAGAAATAATAGAAGTAGTAGATCCTTTAACAGTTAATCCACCAATAGTAGCAGTTCCTGTAACATTTAAGTTTTGAGAAATATTAACATTTCCTGTAACAATTAGATTTCCATCAACTGTAGAATTTCCACCTATTTTAGCTTTAATTGTATATTTAGAAGCATCAATAATATTAGTATTAGGATTAATAGTTATATCTGATTTAATTGGAGTTTGATTTCCTGATGCGTTATGAACTAAAATTCCGTATTCTGTATCTGATGTTCCAATATCTGTTATATTAACTTTAGAGGCAGATTCAGCGTTTCCTGCTAAAGTACCTGTAAATGTTGTAGCACTAACTTTTGAAGCCGTTATTTCATATCCCGTAGCATTTATTTTTTTAGTGCTAGGATTAACTTTAATTGGATTTGAACCTGCAACATAAATTTGATTACTTCCGGATACTTTTTCAACAAATGTTAAATTATAATCTTTAGCCGTATCCGTTGAAGAAACTGTAACTTTTGAAGCATATCCAGCTGAAGTTGCAACTGTAGCACTAGAAGCATTTCCTTCTAAAGTACCTGTAAATTTTGCAGCTGTAACATTTCCTGTATTCACATTATAAGTAAATTTTTTATCATTTGTTGCTGTATTTGCTGGTTTTACATATAAATTAGAAGAAGCATTTGCTGAAACAGCATCTCCAAAAATAATAGAGTATTCTTGTGTTTCGTTTGTAGAAGTTCTAATTTGTAAATTTACTTTTTCTGAATTCTTAGCAGTTGCATTTGCACCAAGATAATCCCCAGCATTTTTAGAAACAATTGTTCCTAATTTACCCCAAGTATATCCTTTTTTATCAGCGGTAGATTTTAAATAATAATTACTAGAATCATGAGCTGCATCTGTAGGATCTGTTGTTGGAATAGCGGCGATTGTTTTAATAGCTCCAGTTCCATTTCCTAATAAAATTTGATTATTTGCTAAAGTAGTTGCTCCAGTTCCACCTTTTGAAACAGATAGTGTTCCTTTAAATGAATCTACAGAGAACGTACTTGCGAATGTTGCAAAATTAGATTTTGATAGTAAGTCTTCTGATAACGCAGTGCTTAAATTTTTATTAGTTATAACTTTAAAAACATCTGCTGCGGCTGGTGCTGAGCCAAGTTTTCTATCTTGAGTATAATATAGCTCATCATCTGCACCTACATATAAAGTATTTGTATTTGTACTAGATTTATAGAAATTTATTCCGTTAGCATATGCGTTTGCCGCTGTTTTCGTTGCATTTCCAATATATATTCCATGAATATTTGTTAAATTACTATTATTTCCATTAAACGCATCAGAATTATAACTATCGGTTGTCTTATTTCCAACAAGAGTTAATTTTCCTGTTAAAGTTCCACCTGTTAATCTTAAATAAGGTTCTGTTTGCCATGTTGGTATAGAAGCACCTTTAGATAAAATTAAAGTTCTACTAACTCCGGCGGTTGTTTCACTTGTTCCAAACCAGCTTCCTAAGAAAGAAGTTGCATTTGCTGAAGTTTGATAAGGAATTTGTCCTAAAGCACCATTAGAAAGATTAGCTGCTTTAGTTGCAACAGATGCTGTTTTTGCATTTAAGTCTAATGTTCCAGAACATTCTGCTGGAGTTCCATCTGATTTGATATAAATAGGTTTAGATACACTACCATAGCTAGATGTAAATGCTTTTGCTTTTCCAGCTGTTCCAGTTATATCAACAGCTAATTCATCTCCACAAGCTTTTACACTTCCATCAGTATCAACATAAACTGGTTGTGTAGAATTTCCAGCTGCAGAATTTAATTTGATAGCTTTATCTGCAGTACCTGCTGTACTAGCTTTTCCAGAAAATGTTTCTGCAGAAATTGTATATCCGGAAGGAGCACTAATAGTTTTTTGTTTAGGGTTAATAGTTACTCCTGATTTAATAGGAGATATATTTCCTGTTCCATTATTAACTAAAATTCCATATTCTATATCATCTGTTCCAATATTTGTTGTATTGACTTTAGAAGCACTAGAAGCATTTCCTGAGAAAGTTCCACTGAATGTTGTTCCAATAATAGTATATCCATTAGCGTTTAATGTTCTAGAAGTTATGTTTCCACTAGCATCAACAGTTCTATTAACAAATATATCATTTACGAATCTAGGAGATTGATTTCCGGCAGTTGAAGTTCCAACAAATAAATAACTATTTGTATTACTAGCCATAGCTAAAGTATTAATACCTGTAGCCGTTGATGCATTTCCGTTTAAAGATCCTTCAAATGCTCCGACAAATTTCGTTGCATATAAATCTCCGTTTGGACCAGCGACTATTTCTTTAAAGTATCCAACTCCAGCAGTTGAAGCACTAGTTAAACCATGTGCTAAAGTAGCTGTAGAAGCACCTAAAGAAGAAACAATTATTGGTCTATATGATGTTGTAACATTTGTTTGAGTAACTTTTGTATCTGTATTAGCTGGGTTTCCTGTATAATATGTAACAACTCCATTTGAAACGCCGATACTTGTTACATAAGCACCTGTACCACTTTTACTAGCAGTGTAAGCATATTTTTTATTTAAAGAAACACCATTTTCATAAATATTTTTAGCGTATAAATTATTAAATTCTAAAGTCGAACTACCTAAATCAACAGTATCTGACGCAGTAGGTAAAACTTTATTTTTAACACTAATAGAATCTGATTTTGTTTCTAAAACAACATTTTCTCCAGAATATAATTTTATATTAGAGTAGTTATTTGAACCAGTTGCATTTCCGCCTATATGTAAAGTAGAAGAAGTTGTTTCTTCATTTCCTTGGAAAATTGTTTTTACTTTTCCTGCGTAATCATATGTTTCAATAGTAGCGAGTTTAGCTGTATTGGCCGTAGAAGCAGAAGCTATTTTTAATTGAGAATTAGCATTTACTATTTCTAATCCGCCAGTCATAGTATCTCCAGCTTTAGAAACTTTATTTCCTAAAGCAGTATTTCTTGCTTCAACGGTATCAAGAGTTCCGTTTGAATTAGGAAGAGTTAAATTTGCACTTGAAGATCCTGGTAATATTTTAGATGTTGTAGAACTATTTACTAATGAAATAGAGCCTTTGTTATCTATATCACCTAAAGATAATTCTCCAGCTGTAATGGATCCATATGTATTATATACTTTACGACCAGTACCAGTTGCTTCTAATGTACCTATTAAATAAGTTTTATTAGCTTGTTTTGTATTTATATTTAATGTTTCACTTTGTTTTGCACTATTAACATTTAATTCAGCAGATTTTCCCCATTTAATAGTTGTAGATGTTGAATCATATACTAAAATATCTTTATCTTCTCCTGGTGCTTCAATGAAAGTAGTTGTATTTGCTGCAGATTGATAAACTAATTGATTTTTAGCTCCATTAGCTAAACTATCAGCTTTTGAAGCTGTTCCATCAAATTTGCTAGCTGTTATAGTATATGTACTAGCATTTATTTTTTTAGTATTAGGATTAATTTTAATAGTATTTGTATTAGCAACATATATTTGGTTACTTCCAGATACTCCTTCAACAAATGTTAAATTATAATCTTTAGCTGTATCAGTTGAAGAAATTGTAACTTTTGAAGCATACCCAGCCGATGTTGCAAATACGGCTTTAGAAGCAGTACCAGCTATTTCCCCTTCGATTTTAGCTTTAAGCGTATAATCTGGAGCAGAAATAGTTTTAGCACTATAATCAACAACGATTCCTTCTACAGCTTTAGGAGCAATGTCTCCAGTTGTAGAACTTCCAACTACTATATATCCAGTTCCACTATTTAAAGATGAAACTGTAACTTTTGAAGCTTTTGTAGCACTAGAAGCGTTTCCTGTTATATCATTAGATAAAGCTCCTGTTATTGCTACTGGAATGCCATCAGAGAAATAAACAGGTTGAGAGGCATTTCCTGCATCTGTTCCTAATTTATCAGCTGTTGTTGCTGAAACTGCTTTTCCGTTAGATGCTAAAAACGCTGTAGAAGCTTGATATGCTGCTGAACCTAAATTTAATTTAGTTTGTAAATCAGCAACGTCTATATTAGCATTTAAAGATAATCCGGCTATTGTTCTGGTAGTAGGAACATATGATTCGTCTTTTAAATTAGTAGCTTTTACTAATGTTTTATTGTCGTTGTCCCATTTTAAAATATTTCCATTTGTTAAATCTTTAGATCTAGTTGCTAAAGGTTGCAAAGATGTACTAGAAGTTATAGCATTATCAGAAATTGTTACGTCTCCAACGTATGCTGTGCCTGTTGAGTCAAACACTAGAGCACCAGAATTAGTTCCATCGTATTTATCAACATATAAACCTGCGAAATCTGTTATAGCAACTGGATTATCTCGTTTATATAATTCTATTAATTTATCTTTAATTGTTAAATTTGTAGCATTAATAGTTGTAGTTGAACCTTGAACGTTTAAATTTCCACGAACTGTTACATTTTCAAAAGATTGATTTCCGCTAAATTTAGAATTTATAGAAGATATAGCTTCATTAATAACTTTATTTTCTACTGGGTTAGCAGAAGTATCACTTAAAGAACTATCAACCATAACACCACCATAAGATGTACTAGAAGCCGTTGGAAGAGTATAAATAGTTGTATCTACGTCATTTATAAGAATCTTACCGTTTGAGCTCTTTTCGACTTTAGTTGCTCCATCGGCAATACCAGCTAATTTAGTGAAATTAGTAGAACTCATTAAACCATTTTTAGTTGAAGTTGCTACAGCTGTTGAAGCTTTTCCATCTAAAGTAGTATTAATACTAGCAATAGAATTATCTATATTTGTTAATTTAGTATCTAATCCTGTTATATCTCCTGTTACATGAGTATGAGAAGAGTTTGCTTTTCCGTTTATCTTTGTTGTTAAAGATGTTTCTAAATCACTTACAGATTTAGTAGAAGCTTTTCCATCTAAAGTTGTTTGCAAATTATTTATATCATCAATTACATGAGTATGAGATGAATTTGCCTTTCCATCTAAAGTTGTTTGCAAATTATCTATATCATCAATTACATGAGTATGTGTTTCTAAAGCTAAATTTGGTAATTCAACTTTATTTCCACTATATGATTTACCATTTAATCCGATAGATTTAATAGCTTCTTTATCTAATGTATTAATAGAAGTTTGAAGACTTGTAATACTTCCATCTAAACCTGTTAGTTTAGTATTTAAAGTTGTATATGTATAATTTTTAGAAGCTGTTCCTAATGCTCCAGCATAATTTGCATTTGTTGCTGAAGAAGCTGTAACATTTCCTTCATTAATCCAACTGAAAACTCCATCTTTGCTTTGAAGTAAATGATTTCCTTTTGAAGCAGGTGCAACAATAAATGTAGTTGTATCCTTACCTTGTTGAACTAAAATTTGATTAGCCTCTCCACCGCCAATATTAGTAGCATGTGCAACGTTATCTATTGCAATTGAAACAGGGGAATTATTTTTTGTAACAACTATTGTATCACTAGATGCAGAACTTTTTACAACGCTAGAAACATAATCTTTATTATGATTATGGTTTTCAGAAGCAAATTTTTTATCATTTACCCATTTAGTAGTTGCAACTTGGTTATCGTTACTATTTGCAGAAACATCGTTGGCTGTTTTAATAGACATGTCTGTGCCGATTGTTAAAGCAGTTCCTTCGCTTACTGCGAAAATAATAGGAGTTTCTGTCTTAGTTCCAATTATAGAACTATTTTCTCTCGATTCAATAAATGTTTGAGTTTGAACAACACCAGCTTCAGTTGTTTTTTCTATTAAAATTCCATTATTATCGTTTGTTCCAGTTAATTTTAAAGAAGTGCCTTCTGAGTTCTTTGTAATAGTTTGTCCTGCTGAAAATATATTTCCAACATTTGTTTTAGCCATATATTCATGATCATGATCTTTTCTAGCTAAAACATTTTCTTTACCATTAAATTTATTAGCTGAACCAGAAGTAGCAGGTGATACTAAAGATGAAATTCTTTCCCATGCTATATTTCCTGATAATTTTGAAGAATCTAAAGAAGTTACATTTATATTAGTTTCACCGCTAAAATCAGTTTCAACAGAACCTGTAGCACCACCAGAAAGTTTTAAATTTATTTTATTTTTAAATTTTGTTGCTGATGCTGCGTTTCCTGTATATTCTAAACTGTCTATATATGAAACTTTATTAACATCTAAAAAGATCTTTTCTAACATTAACTGAGCATTTACTTTTAAAACTCCGTCTTCGTTATTTGTTAAAGTTATTCCTTTTTTTCCTAATGTAAATGTTTTGGATGTTGTTCCTGTTAAATTTTGATACACTGACATTGGTGATCACCTACCTTAATAAAAATAAAAAAAGGAAGCACATATAGTACTTCCTTAATAGTAATCACATTCTCCACAGCAAAGGGCAAGTACCCCTTTGCTTATTGTGGAAAAATGTAACAACTATTATTTGTGTTATATGTTAAAATATTAGCAAGATTTGCTATTAGTTAAATTACATTTTGTAAATTATGCTGTATAAACAGTTGGAGCGGCGTAGTCTAAATGAACATAAACTTTACCGGTTGCATCAGCACCTGCAACTGTAACTTCAACTGCGTTAGATGTAAATGTTGTATAACAATCTACAATATAGATTCCAGCATCGTTTAAATCGCTGTCTGCTGTACTCATAACAGTAGTTTTGCCAGAACCACAACTTACACTTAAAGTTGCAGCTTCACCCAAAGGTGTAACAACTTCGGCAACAACTCTGCGAATAACGATATTTTGAGATGAACCTAAAGTTTTACTAATAGTTCCATTAGTTGTAAGATCAAATGTAACTGTTCTAACTGCTTCGGTTTGAAGTTCAGAAACTTTCGTTGTAACATAATTTTGAACTGCTTTACCAGTAGGAACTTCTGCATCAGAGTTACTAGTTGTTGTCGCAATCTTAACATTAGAAGCTTTAAATTTATAAGCTTTTGCATCTGTAATATTTGTATCTACATCAGCAACTAAGATTGTTTTATCGTCTATTGAAGCCGTGCTAGATGCAAATTCTTTTGTTAAAACATCTGTAGTATAAGTTTTAGAGTTAAATGAAACTTCTTTTTGTAGATTATCGGCTTTAAATGTTCCGCCATATCCTAAAGTTGAACCACTTAAATAAAGTTTTCCTGTAGTTTTTACAGCTGGAACTGAAATTGTTGATTTAGATGCTTCGTTAGTAACATTTAAGAAACTTGGAACTGCGATTTCAGTTAAAGCATTTCCTCTAGTATATTCAAATGTAATAGCTCCTGCACCATCTTCAGATGTTTCAGCAATACCAGTAATAAATAATCCAGTTTCACCGGCTTTTTGTGTAATTGCAACATCAGAAACACCACCTAAAGCTCCTAGATTAACAGTAACGGGTTCAGAACCATCAAATGATTGAGTACCAATTGTTAATTTATTAGCAACTTTGCTAGCTGTTGTAGCTGTGTCAGCATTACCAACTAAAGCACCTGTAAATGTATCAGCTGTAACACCTTTAGAATAAATATTATTATATCTCTTTTCAGCTGTACCAATATTATAAGTTTCAGTAGATACTGGTTCAATATGTCCTGATTGAATAGTATTATCAGCTGTTAAAGCTGCAGAACCATCAAAATCATTACCCCAAATCTTAACAGCGGCATTTAAAGCTCTAGCCTTTTCAATAGTACCAGTTAAATATGTTCCTGTAGCATCTGTTAAAATCTTAATAGTTGATCCGGCACCTTTAATAACTGTACCTTTAGTGTTAGCGAATACAGCTAATTCGCCTTCAGCAACTGCTGTTTGAGAATTTGTAAATGTTACGGCACCATCAATATTTGCTTGGGTTACTACAAATTTAGGAGAATCAGTTGAACCGGCGTCTTGAATAGCTGTTAAAATATCTCCAACTTCAACGGTATGAGTATTATTAGCTCCGTCGGCGAAACTAAATCTAGTAACTGCTTTATAAGTATAACCAACTTTGAAACCAGTTACTTCTGTAAAGAAATTAGTTGCAACACCACTTCCATCAATAGTAACTGCTAGACTTGCATTATCAGCTGCGGCACCAATTGTGCCTTTGAAAATCATAGCATCAGAACCTTGGATATAATCTCCAATTAATGTAGAAATATCTTTAAATTCTGTAGTAACTTTATCATTACTATCTAAAGCTTGAGTTAAAACATAGTTTTCATTTTTAGCAATTGAACCAGCTTTAACACCCTTGATAGATGTTCCATTATATACTAATACGCTGTTTTCTGTAACATCAGCACCCAAGAATTTATTTGCTGGAATAGTAGGTAATCTATCTGCTGATAAAGTACCAGAAGAGATATTACTAGCATTTAATGAAGTTAAACCAGAACCGATACCTGAGAAGCTATAAGCTTTAATTGCTCCAGTATTTGGATTAATTGTTGCTTTAGAAGACTTTTCAAGAGTTGTGATATTAGTTCCAGTTGCTCCAACTAAACCAATTTCAGCTGCAGTTTTATCAGCTGCTACTGCAACATTTGCATATGGAATTTTAGCCCAAGTTCCATCTACTGTATAGAATCCTGTATCAAGAGTAGCTGTATTTACAACTTCTGACTTATTAACTAAACCTAGATTATTAGTTGAACTATAAGCAGTTAATTGAGTTATATGTTTTAAATCATCGTAAGCTACTTGGCTAAGTCCTGTGATATGACCGGCTGCATCAATAGTACCTTTTAATAAAGTTGCTGTTGTTATAGCTGTATTATTTGCTAAATTTTCTTGAGTAGCGTGAGAAATTTTACTATCTGTTAATTTGATATAAGTATTATCAACTACAGGAGTAAATGTTACTTTGTGTTCAGATGTTGCTGTTGTGTCATAAGTAATAGTAATACCTGAACCAATAAGGTCTAGAATAGTTTTACCTTTTGCTCCAGCAGCTCCGCCTTCACCTTGGTTTCCACTACCATACACATTATATGTATCAGTAGCTCCACCTAGTTTAAAGCCCCATGAAACATAGTTATCATAAGTTCCGCCTGTGTTGTCTAGGTCAGCTGTTGAAATTTTCTTATAATCAACACCTACGATTGTACCATATTCATCTACTTTGATAGCTGTGATAACGTTTCCGGCGTTACCACCATCTGCTGGTATAAAGTCAGCATATTTTGAAGTATCTGCTTGACCAGTGAAGTAAGCATATTTTGATCCATCTGTTGCTGTATTTGCACCAGCTTTTAATGTAAAATCTGAATTATATGCTTGTGTTTGAGTAATTGTTAATTTGTTATCACTATAAGCAGTTGAAAGATGTCCTACTACTGCAATTCTGCTTTTTAATGCAGTATCAGTATAATCTTTACCTGCTACTAGTAAGTCATCGGCGTACTTTTTATGTACTAAAGCATTTATGTCTGTATCATTGTTAAAGGTAGGCGTTGTAGCATATTTTATTAACTTACTAGAAGTTAAAAAATTTGAGTTTGCCTCTGTTGATAATACGGCGCCGCCTTTTAGACCAATGGTCAAACTATAATTAGATAATCTGTCTAATTTTAATGTTGTTTTTGGCATTTATAAAAACCTTCCTTCTAATTTATTTTAAGAATTCCTCGTCCGCTCTCACCGACAGATATCCCTGCAACAGTATAAAGAGCAACGCTAGTTTGTTTTTCAATTATTTGATTAAAAAACACGGTATAATCGCCAGGCTCATTAACCAACATCTCATTTTCTCCCAAAAACTTCTTCTCTCTATTTTCATCATTTACGTCGTCTCCTCCAACAGTAAATGAATTTTCTTTAAATTTTTCAATTATTTGAACAGTTATACTTTTTAAAAAAGACCCTTTTTCCAAAGCTATTTTCACCGCTCCGGCTTCTATTGCTTTTGCATTAAATTCTACATATGTTGATGTATCAGTTGAAATAGTACTTGTTAAACCTTCCAACGTCCATTCAGGAGATATTGTAAAAACAGTTGTTTTGTTATGATCTTTGTCTATAACAGAAATTAATTGTCCTACATATGCAGAAGAATCATTCATACGGCCATCCTCTGCATACTGAGCAGCTTCTTCCAAACTATTAAAAATTGTACTTTTATCTAGTGGAAATTGATTTTGTCTTTCGAATCCATTAAATGCCGGTATGTATTTAAAGTTCTCTTGCATAAACTCTCCTTTCTAATATTTTAATATAATTTATTGTTCAAGATAATATTAATTAAAATATTCTATAATTTTATAATAAAATCCATTTGTCCTTTTATAGGATATCGTTTATATCCTTGCCATGTATAAATGTAATAAGTAACATCTGAAATTACATCTTCTGTTTTTTTCATTTTATTTAAAAAATATTTGTCATTTTGTTGAAAATACTCTATTTCTTTAATTGGAATAGGAGTTTTAAATTCAAATACTGATATACCACTTGTATTATCTTCAAGATGTATTTTAATTTCTTCATTTTCTTTTGCTTTATTATTTTTATTTTGATTATAATCAACATAAATATAGCCAACATCTTTATAATAACCATATCTATATTGAAATTTGTCATAAACTATCATATCAATTTCATCTGATGCAGTACCAGAAGGATATAATGTATTTATATTTTCTTCGTAATATAAATTTATCCAAAATTTGTTATCAACAGAATTTAATGATGTTATTGTAAAACTAGGTAATGTTATTAAATCTGTTTCATATCTATCAATTACAGAGTTAGGATCGCTTGGATCTCTAGGTATTTCTGTGAAAATTTCAGCTGGTAGAACTTTTGGCTCAAATAATGTTGAACCTACTACTACTTGTTTAATTTTTCCACCTAAGTTTGGATGATATATTATTTTAACTTGCGGAGAAATATATTCTTCTCCAATTATACCTTCAGTTAAATCATGATCATATATTGCTTCTATATATGGAGGCTTTGATTCCATTATAGAGTATATGGATTCTTTCATTTTATCTTCAGTTAATATTGTTAAACTATCATCGTTGCCTATTTTTTTTAAATTGATAAACATACTGTCTTCAGCTTTTGCGCCTCGACCTTCGTTTTCTTCAATTGCTAATTGTCCTGGATTATAAAAAATACCTGGGCCTGTTTGTCCCATAAGATTTTGATATAATTCTTTTGTAATTATACCATCACTATTTTTAGATGCATAATTAATACCAAAATCTACTTTTATCCAATTGCCATCTACATATACATAAGAGATATAAGTATCAGATTCTCTATCATATACATAATACATATCGTGATTTTTAACATCTGATCCACTAGGTAAATCATCATAACTGTCTAATTTACCTTTAAAGTTTATTATTCCTATCGACTCGTTTCCAATAGAAATTTCATCTAATGTATATTTATATTTTTCTATTTCGTTTTCTGAGTTTTGTTTATATGCTGGATTATAAGATACTTTATAAACTTTAGTTACTTTTCTAAGTTTATCATCTACTGAAATAACTTGAGATGGATAAACAACTTTACTTGTTCGAACATACTCAATTGCTTCCGCATAACTTTCGTATAATGATGTTGTATCTAAAGCAAATTGTCCTGCTCTTGTATAACCTTTAAGTGCAAATATAGGTTTAGGTTTATTATTTAAAGAAATATTTTCCATTTAAATCATCCTCCCCTATAAAAATTTTAAAATATAAAACATCGTTAATTTCTGCATCAACATGTAATGTTCGTATATCATAATATATTGGTTTATATCCATTTGCACCGGCAATTTTTTCTAATTTATAATTAAATAAATCATCGACAATAGTTCCTTGATTCAAATAATAAACATTATTAAAATGAATTTTGTTTTCTGCTGGGAAAGCAATAATTATATCATGAGCTTTATTATATGACTTACATTCAACCAGGAAACTTTCCGTTGGAATTTCAGACATTGGAGCACTTCGATATCCTGCAGAAGGACTATACTCACCAATAAAACATTTTCTATTTCCGCTCAAATATTCAGTTGTTTCTAATTCCTGAGCTTTTACAAAATATTTGTTTCCTATATTGTCTAATTTTTGTTTTCCTTGGTCAAATTTTACTTTTAAATCAAATTTTGCAAAAATTCCATCATAAACATCTAATTTAACATTAACATACTCTTCTGAAAACATATCATATTCTTTTTTTGATATTTCTTTATCTTCTTGATATGTTGTAATTGTTAATATCGCAGATAACTTCATTCCAGCATCATTTTTATTAACTTCTGGAGTAACTCTAAAACTTACATTTTTATCTCCAGGTTCATAAAAATCATCTTTATGCTCTTCATCGTGATTTACAGTTATTTTTAAACTAATCGTAGGTTCTACTAATTCTGGAAGAATTTGTTTAGTTAAAAGTTTTTTTGTGAATTGTTGGAGACTAGTATTTAATTCTATAATATCTCCATCGTTGTATCCACCTAAAGAATTTCCTTCTCCAAGATTAACTCGGATAGGCGTATCAAAAACAACATCGGTTGATGTAGAACTTGCATTTCTAACTTTTTCTTCTAATTCTAATAGATAGTTTGTTAAAGGAGTATTGTCTTTATATCCTGGAATAGAAACAATAATAGAATCTGTGTTGAAATCATCTCTTATTTTTTTAATTTCTTCTTCAACATAAACTAAATCTGCTTTTTTATCAATTAGAGTTTTTGTTTCAGAATATAATTTATTAATTGCAGTTTCAAATATTTTATTAATATCATCTTCTGTGATATCATATCCAGGTTCTACTAAATTTGCTAATAAACCAGAAATAATAGAATATACTTCAGATTCTCTAACATATACACCATCATGACTGTGTGAATACATTGCATACCTTTCGTCATGAGTATGCCCAATTTTAGAAAATTGTGTGTGAGTATGTTGTTTATCTGCTTTTCTATCTAAATCTGCTTTTGTAGCATAGTTTCTTAATGAAATACCTTTTCCACTTAGAATATCTATTGCTTCTTCTTTAGTAACATATTCCGAAGCAAGAGTATTTAAAAATCCGCTTATACCATTTTTAATTATTAATAATGTAAGCTTCTCTCCTGCGGTAAATTCATGAGAGTCTGTTAAAGTTATTTTTAAAGAATTATTTTCATATGATGTTTTGTAATCATATAAAAATTGTCCGTCGTCAAATAATAAAATTTGATCTCCATCATCTGGGTTATATTGTACATTATCAATAATACAAGATTTAGATGTTTCAGAAATTTCTAACTGTTTGTATTTAAAAGTTTGAGTTGGAATTATTTTTTCTTTCCAAATATATTTTCCGTTTTCGGCCGTTAAATAAACAGGAGAATTTTTTAATTCATCTGGAATTGGTGGAAGATCTTTTGGCTGATCTACCCATTCTAATTTATACTTCCAAGAAACATCTTCATCTTCGCTTCCATCATTATCTACTTTTTTTAATGTTAAAATTTTGTTTTCATCATAAGGTAAATTAGAAGCGTCAATATTTCCTATTTGGTCTAATATCTCTTTATTTTCGTGACTATGTGATCCTAAAAGAACTTCTCTCCACTCATTTGTATCATGATCGTGTTTATAAAAAGCACTTTGTTGTCTTGTATTACTATTTATAACATTTCGAACATATACAATGATATCTCTATCCGTAGGCAAACCTTGAATAGATTGCAAATCATTAATTGAATTTACAGATGTAAAAAGTTCTATTGGAGCACCGGATACAATTATGTCTTCGCCTTGGCCTTGGTCAGCAATTGAGCTAAATTGTATTGTAACTTTTTCTGCCATCCGATCACCCCTTTTATATTATTTATAATTAATTGTTCAAAATGAATAGATAAAATAAACAAAGAGAAAATTAATTCTCTTTGTTGTTAATTTTTTCTTGTGTTTTTAATTCGTCTAATTTACGACGAATAGTTCTCAGTATAGACTCTAATTCTTCTCTTGTGTTATCTGATAATATCATTTTATCTTTATTTGCATTATAAAAACTAAAAACATCATAAAGATCTCCTTTATTCCATGAGAAAGACCACCAATCAAATACCATTTCAAGAATATTTTCATATGGCATATCTAAAACTTTTTGTTTTCCATCTGAATTTACGATAATCCAATATTGCCAATGATGTTTATTAAACTTTTGATGATGATTCCAAGCTTTTGTAAATTCTCCTGGTTTTTCTTTATCTTTGTTATAAAAATGGTTGTCGTATGCGGGCATTTCTTCTTTAGAATATTTAGATTTATCATGTTTTGCAATTATGCGACGCATTATTTTTTTAGGATCCCCATTAAACTTTGATTCTTTAAATAATTCTGGACAATTTTTTTTAGCCCAATAATATCCTTTTTGAACACCACTTAAATGTTTTTTCAAATATTTTTTATAATCTCTATATTGCCATGGCCAAGTAAATTCTAACAAATTTTCTTCATCTCCTTTATATTCATCCATTAATAAAATATATGTTTCTATTAAAGCCTCTTTAATATTTTCTTTGTTTTCCATATCATTATCTGCACTTTCTACAATATTTTTTTCTTTATATTTTTTAACTAAATTATCCAATTCAGTTAAAAGTTTTGCTAATTCATTTTTATTTTTTACAATAGCGCTTGATGCGTTTTCATGCCCACCGCCATTGAATTTTTTACAAATAGAGTTTATTGGAATTATTCTAGAACGAATTCGACATTTTATCATAGAACCTATATCGTTGCAACTTACCCAAATAGGACTATTCACAATTCCCTCTAGTTCATAAACCATTGCCGCAGCCTCTCCGCGGTTAAAACCATACTGATGTGCTAATTTATCATCAACTAAATAATAACTAACTCCATTTTCTGTTGTTTGGTAATTATTTAGAATATATTTTCTAGCTTTCATTGTTTCAGGAGTTTTCATATACATCTCAGCGTATATTTTTTTATATTCAATACCTTTTTCCTCTAATACTGCTAATGCTAATAATGTTGTTTTAGATATTGAATATTGCAATCTTCCTGTATCTGCAACAATACCTTTGAATAAAAGTTTCGCTGCTGTGTTACTAATATCATAGTTCATTTCTTTTAAAAATAAAGTTATTATAGACGCTGAACTTCCTGCTGTTACATCTTCTATATCAATAAGAACATTTTCTATATTCTCATTTTGATGATGATCTATTCTTGCTAATTTTATTGAAGATTCTCTTAAATAGTTAGCAATCTCAACAGAAGTATTTACTCTATTCCAGTTTCCTAAATCAACAAATATTAGCAAATCTTTATCTGAAATATCTTTTATTTGTTCTATTGTTGTTCTGTCTTTTAATATTACAACATGTTTTTGATGCTTTGCTTTTATTCCTGCTGCTAAAGAAGATAATGAACCAATTGCATCCGAGTCTAGTTGAACATGAGAAACTAATAAAACTTTATTTGACTTTTTTATTAATGCTTCTAGTTTTTTAAAAGACGCATTAAACTCATCTGTTCTTAATGTAAAAATAGCTTCATTCAAAAAATTCGTTTCGAAAATTGAAATTTCATTATTTTGTTCCATAAAATCACCACCTATAGCCGTTCTGTAGTAAATCGAATGGAGAAATATTCACCTTTTTAAATTTCGATCGCTTACAGAAGGGTTATTTATAATATATTGTTCTCAAAAAGTGAAAAAATAAACTAAAGGTAAAATCCTTTAGTTTATTATATATTAAGCTTCTACTTCTGGTTTAGCTTCAGTTTCAGCTTTTTGTTCAGCCATCATTGCATTATGATCGATTAATGCACGTCTCATAGCATAATAAGCTGCTTTAGCTGCTGCGTCTTCAATTAATTTAGCTTTTTTATTTTCTTCAACAAGATCAGCAACCTTTAAAATATGTTCATAAATTTGATCTGATGTAATAGTATCTCTTCCTTCAACAGGTAAGCCTTCTACATCAATTGAGCCATCTGTATTTTCCCATACAGTATAACCACAAACTCTTTCAACTTTAACTTCTTCTTGTTTTGTTTCTTTGTTTTCCATAATAATTTAAATTTCCTTTCTATTTTATAATTTATTGTTGTATTGATTATTTTTAAAAATAATTTTATTAAAAGTCTATTCTATTATCATATAAAACAGACAATTTCATTTTTAATACTCGATATTCTGGATTTTCTCCTTCTAAAAATTTACGATGTTTTTGTAAAATGCTACTTAGTCCTATATAACTTGCGTTTTTAAGAAGAAACTGTTCTGAAACAATTTCATTTTCAACATATGTTACTATTGCAGACCTAAACATAGCGCGTAGATCTGCCGATAGATTATCATTCGGATCAAGTTCTGCTAACTTGTCAATAGTTTCTTTAGCAAATTCAGGATTAAGTCTAATTAATCCTAAAATATATTTTTTAATAACTTCTTCATTATTAATTTTTCTAATAGGTATTGTCACGTAATCTGAATTACAATATGAAGAAGAAGAAAATGTTCCGACTGTTTCAACTGCTGGCATTGTCAAAGTATAACTACCAAGATTATTGGCACTAGTACTGGCATATTTTACACTTATAGTGTCGCCGTCACAATTCACTTCTTCTATCGGTAAAAAAGCCGACGCAGATATAATCTGATCCATATTAATTTTATTATTAGTAGTACTACAAGATTTAGTCATATTATTCTAGTTCTCCACCGTTAGGTTCTAAAGTTTCAATTGGATCTTGTGCTGGTAATAATTCTTCAGCTTCTTCTCTTTTAAGTTTTGAAGATGTTTTCACAGATTGTTTTAATGCTTCTTCACATTGCGCATAGAAAACACTCTTAAATTGTGGATCTGTTGCAAGCTTTTCTTTAAAATTACTCATACGGAATTTAGTTGTTTCTAATCCTTCTAAGTATAAACCAACACCAGCACCTTTAATTAAACCATTGCTCTTCATATATTCAAACATTGATAATTCTGGATCGAATCCTTCTTTTTGATTGTAAATAAAAGGCAAAGCTCTTCCAGCTTCGGCATTACGTGATTTAACAATTAAAATTTCTGATTTGAAACCTTTAATTTTAAAATCTTTATCTTCTTCTAATTTATCTTTAGCTGTTACCTTAATGAATAAATTACATAAATAACCAACTGCAGCACCGCCAGATACAGCTTCAGTATTTTTTAAATAACGTGTTTGTGCTTCTGGTGGAGTAACTCCCATACTCATATTTGTATTTAAATGGTTAATAATTATAACTATAATATTTGCTTCCATACAAGGTTGTAAAATTCTATTTACAAACTCTTTATTATTGATTGCATTTCTTCCGCCAGATGTTAAACCATTTAGCGTATCTCCATCTTGATAGTCAAAAGTTCTCATTGATGCTAAAGAATCTATTAAAACAAAGCTTGGTGGCATAGTGTTATCAGATGTTGTCGCACATAATTCTTTTTCGTGATCTTTTTTAAACTTTGATAATTGTTTAATATATTTTAAAACAGTTTCTGTGTAGATACCAACCTTTTTAATAATAACGTGATCGTTGTAAAATTCTTCGCTCATTCCAGTAACTGATTTGATACGAGATTCTGTATGTGATTGTTCAAAGTCAAATATACATAAATCACTTTCAGTAAATTGTTGCATAATATTTCCAGCCATTTGAAGAGCAAAAGTTGATTTACCACAACCTGCTTTACCAACAACCATAATTATTTTTCCGGCATCAATACCAGTATATAATACTTCTTCACCTTTCTTATAATCCATACTACCATTTAAGTAGTCAAAATTCATAAAACCAGTACTATACATTTTTTGATCGACATTATAACCAAAATTTTTAATATCGTCTTCTACTTGTTTTCTCCATGTCTTCATTATACTCATTTTTATTTTCCATCCTTTCATGTATAATTATAATTTATTGTTATATGCATTATTTTTAAAAATAATTTTTTAATATTATAACAGCTTGAACAATTTATTATATTAAGGAAGGTGATTTTTATGACTTTTCAAGAAAAAAGAAACAAAATAGAAAAATTAGTTTTAGATGTTGTCAAAGCTCTAGACAATAAAAAACAGCTTAATGTTCAAAGGTACGAAATGCTTTTTAAAACAATGACAGATGAAGAATTTGCCAAATGGGCTGGATCAATGGGGCATCAACTAGATGATACAATTCAAATATTTGAACTTCCTTTTGAAGAATGTTCAATGGCACAAATTAAAAAAGCTGCGGATATTTTAGGAGTTCCTCTAGAAGAATATATTTGGTATAGAGATAAAGGAGATACTCCAATCAGAAGTGCTCAGAAAGTTCCAGTTGGATACGTAAATATAAAACGTGTTCAACAAATGTTAAATAAGAAAAATAGATTAGCAACTGCCGCAGATAAACGTGCTTTAAAATCTGGTCAAGTTACAGGTGAAGATAAAGTTGCCGCTGTGTCTGACTTGGAGGCATACTGTTTATTGGCTGTTAATGCAGATTCAATATTTGAAGAACTTTACGGTCCTAGAGCAGATAACTATGCAAAGAAAGCAGATTTTTATCATCAAATTGCAGAAAATGGATACGCCGATTTATCTAAATTAGAAGACGATATAACAAAACACACAACTTTAAATACATTAAATACATATTTACTTGCATCTGGAATTAAAACAGATTTGATAAACGACTCTTTAAAAACTCCATTTACAGCAGAAGAAGAAATTAATAAAGCAGGAAGAAAATAATTATGTTATATAAATTTTGGAGAAAAGAAAATACATATCCTTGTGTTATATATGGGATTAATGTCGGAGAAGAATTAGTTAAATTTATTAATTCAAAAGAAAACAGTAAAATAATTGATGCTTTTAAATCAAGTGAAAAAATATACTATAAGATTTTAAAATATCAAGATCGTAATGTAAAATTAAAACAAGCATATTATGATATATTTTTTGAAGAAGCAAATAGTGAAACACATGTTTTAAATAAAGAAGAATTCAATTTTTTAAATAGTTTTATTTTTGTTAAATCAGATTCAAAATTTGAAAAAAATTTTGACGATATTGGTTGGTGGAGAACTTTAAACTTTTTTACAAATATATTAAATAAAAGAACATATGTTAATTTTGATACTTTATCATTAATAGATAATTGTATGTTTGCATTTTTTAGCTATGCTAGTCTGAAGAAGTATAAAGTTGTTGAATATCTTGTAGAAAAAGATATCATATATACTGATATTGAAACATATTCTACAGTTGTTTTTGGAAGCAGCAAGTTCATTAGAGAACTTATACAAAGTTTAGCAAACATAAAAGATAAAGACGGGAATTTAATCAAAGATGTTATTAAAAAAATGAGCATAGAAGAAGCCATAAACAACAAATGTTTTAATTTTTATTATAAATATGTTCTAGATCGCAACTTAACTTTAGAAGAATATAAATATGTTTTTGAAAATCTTCCAATATTAAACAAAATAAAAGAGAATTTTGATACAGTCGCAAAACCTTTTCTATCTAATGAAGTTCTTTGGGAATCTGGTCCTAATAGTAGTTGGGTCACAATGATTGATTATGCTAATTCTGATTTTTTAATTAATTACGGAATTTATCCTAAAAATGAAATTGGTGGAGTTATGCTTTGTGGCGATTTAGCGGTTGTAAATGATATTATTGTTTCTTATGCTAAAAAAATAGATGCTGATATAGCAAAAAAAGAATATAAAGAACTTTTAAAATTTGTACTTGTTTTATTGAGAAGTGGAGACAGGAGATTAGTAAAATATTATATTGACTCCGGTGATCCATTTTTACAATCTATTGCAGAACAAAATTATAAAGAATAGTAGATTAACTCTACTATTCTTTTTTAGAAAGGAGGAAAAAATAAACCATGATTAATGGTTAGAAAGGAATATTAAAATATGTTCCTCTAGCTCCTCTGAAAGTCGCTTCAGAAAATCCAGAGATTAAATAAAAAGATATGAAATTATCTGGAATAAACTTTTTACTATCAGATTCTCCGTTGTCTGTAACAAATACATTATTTTTATATGAGCCATAAACAACTTCTAAAACTTCATTTGAAGAATTAAATCTACAATAAGTTTTTTTATCATCTGGGTAAAAGTTTCCATCTTGTGCCAACAATATAATAGGATAATATTTCTCTAGTTTAATCCATTCATCCATATTTAAATTATTTTCAGCAATTATAGCTTGAATTTGAGTTTTAGTCAAGTTATCACATCCTTTTATAATACATTGTTCTTTGTAATATTTTTTAAAATAAGAACAATAAATTATAAAAAGAAACGAAGGTGATTTTATGGTTACATCTCAAATTAAATATGTTGTAGAAACACTTTTAAAAGACCAAACAAACGAATATACTTTTTTAAAAAATCTGCATTATTTAGTAATTGATAAATATGAGAGAAAATATTCTGATGATAAAACTTTGTTTTATTTTGACACAGACTTACAAATATTATATATTTATCCATGTAGATTGGTAGATAAAGTTCCAAATCATGATAACTATGAAGTCATCAATAATAAAATTTATGAGTTATTAATAAATAAAGATAAAAAAGTTTTAAAAGATTGTTATACCTTCAACGAAATAACTTCTTTTACATTGCGTTAGAGGTGATAGAATGACAAAGTCTCAAATAGAATATATTTTAGGTGAGTTAAAAGAAGAATCTGGAAAATTAAGCGATTTCCCGAATATAGCATCAGTATGTCTTGACGTTGATAAAATGATATATCCATCTGAGGACAACAAATGTTATTTCGACTCAGTACATGAATTATTTTTAGAATATGTTAAATCAGGAACTTCATATGTATTAAAAAATGTTTTTTCATATGATAATATTTCAATAATATATTCAAAAAATTACAAACATCCTAAAAATGCATACAGAAGAGGAACAGGTTTTTAATTTAAATGAAATATGACGGAATGAAGTTATTAAAAACTGGTGAAACAAAATATTTTATAAATTATAAAGATGAATTTGAAAAACCTTATATTAAAGGTGAAATTGTTGATTTTTATGATTCAAAAATACAGAAACAAATAAATTTGAATAGGGGTGATTCCTATGACAAAAGCACAAATGACGGCTTTTTTAAACACAACAGGAATTCCGGCAGATGAATGGATTAATGGAGGAAAACTTGGTTTATACTCTATAAATCTTGACTCTGACGGAAATGAAATTATAAGTGATACAAACAAATATTATTTTGATTTAGATAGGGAATTAATTTTAGTTAAAGAATATTTCTATAAAAAAGATGTTGGTAGAACATATGTTTTATCTGCAGTTTCTAATAACAACACAGATTATTTTTTGGCCTTTTATAATATTTCTGGCATTAAAATAGGAAATGCAATAAAACAAAAACCAGATCCTTTCATTAGTTATTTATATACATCGGCAGGTAGATAATATGACATCAGCAACAATTAAATATATACTAAATTTAAAAGGTTTTAAAATGAATGAATGGACTAATCTTTGCATTGGAGATGAAAATGGTATTGGTGTTATAGGATTACTTGGAGATGCAAATGTATGTGTTTCAAAATTTGGCAAACAATTCTATTTTGATAGTTCTGCTAATTTACTATATATTAGAAATTTACAAGGAAACGCTGCAGAAGAACCAGATCAATGGAGAACAATACCACTAGTTTATAAAAACAAAACATATTATTTTGCTCCAGATGGGATTGCATACAATGATCCAAATATTGGATATTGGAATGTTTGCGTTTCATTTGATAGTATAGTCGGAATATACGATAAAAAACATAGTGTTTATTTGTCATATTAAAAAAGATAAGAACGTTGTGTTCTTATCTTATTATTATTAATTTTTTCTTTGCTCTAGTTATTGCTGTATATAGCCATTTATTTCTTTCTCCAGAAAAGCATTTTGATTCGTCAAAAACAATTACTTTATTAAATTCGCTTCCTTGAGCTTTATGACAACTAATTGCATAACAGAAATCAAACTGAGAAATTTGAACTTCTCCTTCTGATTTCGTTCTATTCGATAATTCTATTGCAACCAATCTTCTATATTCAGAATCACTCATTTCGCTTTTTTTAGTTAGTGATCTTCTTGGAGTTATTTTACCATTTTCTAAAATGTATATTTTTTGATGTCTATCATATTGAAAATCTCCATTTGTAAAAATTCCAGAATCACAAATTATTTCATCTTCGTTATAGTCCAAAACAAACTCTGAATGAAAAACTATTTTTGCTAGCTTTTCTTCTGGATTCACATTTAAAAAGTTTTTGCAATATCCTATATTTCCATTTACCAAAGGAAACGTTTCGTCATTATCAACAAAAATTTCATAATTGTTTTGAATACAAATTAGTTTGTCTCCTTCTATAGGAAATTCTCCAGAGAATCCTAATAGTGAGCGAATATAATAATTTAAATATATTCTAGTTGTGTTTTTTCCACAGATTACTTGATCAGCATTTACTAAAAGTTTATTTAATGTTTCTTCTTTTATTCTATCTTTAGCAATCACAACAACATTATCCCCATATTTTCCATATGGGATATATTCTCCATTTCTTGCCATTGTTGCTATTTTGATTATTGGATCATCTTCAGATTGTCTAACTATTTCCGTTAATATATAATCTGGGTGATCCAATAAATCATGTCTTTCTGATAATACCGGCTGAAGTTGCCCTGGATCACCTATTGCTAAAATTGGTATATTGAAAGAAATTAAATCTTGCATTATTTTCTTCCCAATCATAGAAACCTCGTCTAAAATAATTAATTCATAGTCAGGCAAAGATTTCTTTTTTATGAATAAAGGAATTGGTTTTCCTCTACTATCTTTACGGCCAGAATCTTCACAAGTATATATTAATCTATGGATTGTGCAAGCAGATGTTCCTTTTTGTATTAATACAGACGCAGCTTTTCCAGTTGGAGTTACAGAAGCAATTTTTTCTTTATCTACGTCTAAAACAGAATTTATTAAATAATTTATTAAATATGTTTTCCCTGTTCCAGCATATCCAGCTAAAGTAAAAATTTGATTCCCGCCTTCTCTTGCTTGTTTAAACCAAGAAACTATTTTATTTTTAGCTTCTTCTTGTTGTTCATTTAACACCTGCTCACCTTCTTTTTATTCTTCTTCCATTTTAACAGCTGCTGGAACTTTTGGTAATCCTGGCATTGTTAATATTTTCCCTGTTATAGGAACTATAAAGTTTGCTCCTGCTGATAGATTTACATCTTTAACATGAATTTTAAAATTTCTTGGAGCATTTAAAATTTTTGGATCATCTGTAAAAGATTGCGGAGTTTTAGCCATGCAAACATATGCTCCACCAAACCCAAGTTCTTCATATTTCTTAATTTTTTCTAAAGCTAACTCTGAATACTCTACTCCTTCAGCTCTATATATTTCTTTTGATATTAGTTCTATTTTTTCTTTAATTGAAAGTTCTTCTCTGTTATATAGTGGTTTAAAATGAGAATTTTCTTTTAATAGCATTGACATTACACTAACAGCTAAATCAGTTGAACCTAAACCACCATTGATGTATCCATCACAAAAAGCATTCTCATAGTTGTTTTTATTACAAAATTCTTTTAATTCATTTATTTCTTCCTCAGTATCTGCTTCAAAATGATTTATTGCGATTAAAACATCAACGCCATATTTTTTTAAATTCTCGTAGTGTTGTTTTAAATTTGCAAAACCATCTTTTAATATTCCATTTCCGTGTTCTTTTAAAGCTCTGATTGTTGCTACTAAAACTATTAAGTCTGGTTTTAATCCTGATTCAGGACATTTAATATCTAGGAATTTTTCAGCACCTAAATCGGCACCAAATCCTGCTTCTGTTACAACAACTTCTCCTAATTTTAAAGCAGCTTTTGTTGCAATTACAGAGTTGCAACCATGTGCAATATTAGCAAAAGGTCCGCCATGTATAATTGCTGGATTATGTTCTTGAGTTTGAATTAAATTTGGTTTTAAAGCTTCTTTCATTAATTTACGGATAGCATTTGATATTTTTAGGTCATTTACTGTGACAGGTTTATCATCATATGTATATGCAACAATAATTTTTTTAACTCTTTCTATGAAATCATCTTCATTTTCAGCTAAACACATTATAGCCATTAATTCTGATGCAACTGTAATAATAAAACCATCTTGTCTTTCAATTCCATTTGATTTTGGTCCTTCGCCAATAGTTATTTCTCTGAGCGCTCTGTCATTCATGTCCAAAGCTCTTTTCCAAACTACTTTATTTGGATCAATATTTAATTCATTTCCTTGATAAATGTGATTGTCGATTACGGCTGATATTAGATTAATACTAGATGTTAAAGCATGCATATCGCCTGTAAAATGTAGATTTATTTCTTCTGTTGGTTCAACGGTTACCTTTCCACCGCCGGTTGCTCCGCCTTTCATTCCAAATACTGGTCCTAAAGACGGTTCTCTTAAAGCAGCAATAGCTTTTATTCCTATTTTGTTTAGACCATCTAACAAAGCAACAGTTGTTGTTGTTTTTCCTTCTCCTGCTTTAGTTGGCGTTATTGCTGTTACTAATACAAGTTTCCCGTTCTCAGTATTTTTAAATTTATCCAACTCAGATAGAGGAATTTTCCCTTTGTAATTACCATATTTTTCTACTTTTATACCTATTTTTTTACTTATTTTATCTATTTTATACAATTTTATATTATTTTGCATATTTTCACCCTTTTTTATAGTTATTTGTATTTTATAATTTATTGTTATTAAAATTATTTTTAAAAAAAATATAGTAGAAAACTAATCCTACTATATTTATTTTACTTAAACTTCTTTAAAAGATCATTTAATTGAGCAGAAGCTGATTGACTTTTAGTTACTGGTTGTTGAACAGATTTCTCTTCAACAACTACTTTAGCTTTAGATTTCTCTTTCTGTAATCGTTTCTCTTCAGCTCTTTGACGCTTAGCTTCTCTCTCTGCTTCTTTTTGTATAGCTCGTTGATCGATAGATTCGTCTTCATATAGAAGTTTAGGACCTCTTCTATGTCTGTTTGATCTTCTATTTGTATAATGAATCGCTTTTTTATAAATTTTATTATATAAAAGTTCTTCAATGATTAGAAGTCCTATTGTAATAGGTACTAGGGTTGGCCATAATTTTTCCCAATTATCTGCTAATTCAGCAGCTCTTCCAAATAATTTATAGAAAATCAATTCAGAAACACCAACAAACCATTCGTACTCGCAGGTATAAAGTGCGAGAACAACAAATACACAAATAGCAAAAAGCATTGTTAAAACATGAAACGCGCGTAATACTTTATATTTTGCCATTGCTTCACCAGTTGCCATCGATGTTAAGTTTAAAATATAAGATTTTCGAAGGCATTCCTTTCTTTTAAGTTTCTTATATAATTTATTGTTCTATAATTAAGAGGAAAGTTTAAAGAACAATATATTATAAAAATAAACGAAACGGAGCTGATATCTTTGTTTAAATTACCAATGATTAGTGTTGTCGGCGATTTAATAGGAAATATTTTAGAAAATAAGGCCGTTCTAATAGCAATTGTTACTTTTGCTGCAACTGTATTAATGCGTTGTGGTATAAAAATTTACAATATGGGACGACTATCTAAAGCAGACCTAATAACACGACAAGAATTTAAAGAATTAGAAGCAAGTATTAGAGCTGATATGAAAGCGTATCGTGATGAAATTTTTAACTCTGTTTGGGAGTTATGTAAAACATATTTGAATACAGAATTAAAAGATATCAAAGATGTAAAGAGAATATCAGAAGAAATGAAAGTAAATTCGGCTGTATTTGAAGCACAAGTAAAATTAGCTACTGAAAGATATAACGAGCTAAAACCGCTTGCACAAAATGTTCAAATACTTGAAAACAAAGTTCGTAGAATTGAATATGGTAACGATAGCCTAGGACAACAAAACGGACGAACAGACGATTAAAGGAAGTGATTCATAAATGAAATTTGTAAGGTTTTTATTAAAATCATTAATGTTTTTTATTATACTTATTTGTACCTTTATAGCATGTTGTGTTGTATCATGGACTTTAACAATCCAAACTAAAGAAAGTACAACAGGATTTGTTATTTGGTCAGTTAAGGACGATAGTGTTGGAATGAATGATGCAATTGGATATTGGGGAACAACAATTAAAGCAAATTATTCAACATATAAAAAAGAGTTATACGAGAAAAAAGAATTTTTAATTTCTGAAGAAGGAATAACTATTCAAGATTTTGAAACAGGTGAAGAAATTAAAATATATACAATTAGAGCCGATGTTGCTGGACCAAAATTCAGATGTAGAAATTGGCTTCCATGGGCATGGTATAAAAATTCTGTTGGAAAAGGATTAGATTATGCTATTGATGCTGTAGCTGCCTTAACTAGTCCTATTTTATTACCAACTATGAATATTAAAAATCTAGAAAAGTTTTATGGAAAACAATTGATAGATTTTAAAGATGAAATTGCCAAGAGTAAAAAAGCCGCAGGTATTCATTATTATGAAGATGCAATTCAAGCTTTATATAATTGCGCAGATGACGATGACTATGGTAAATGGGTTGATAATTATCCTTTAATGTACGACTATATGTTTAAAATTGCTAAGTATAATGCATTAGACAGTGATGGAGAACCAATTTATGGAAAATATTTCAATAAATTTATCGGTGAAGACAGAATGATGAATTCTTCAGTTGTTTTACTATATTACACTATTTTAATTGATTTAATTGTTTCTCTTTGGATGGTTAAACAATTATCAGACGACTACCTAACTCAAAAATTCGGTTATTCGAGCGGAAACGGACAACCAAATCAAGCTAAAAAACCAGGTTTCTTCAAGCGTTTATTTAGAAGACGCAGACCTTAATGAAAGGAATGATTTAAATGTACGATGAATTATCGACAAATGTAATGTCTGCATTAACAGATTTAAAAGAAATAGATCATACGTCGGACATTTATAAACAAAATAAAACTCCGGAATTTATTTCAACACAAATTGATGGAATTCCATCTATAAAAGCAATAGATTTTTTATTTTCTCCACAAATAGATAAAGTTATAGACACATTATTAGATGTTTGCATAAATGGTAAATTTGATGCCATGTTAGACGGATTATCTAGATTTGTTAAAACTTTTGATGGTATGGGTATTGGAACAGGATTTTTCAACGGTCGTATTGGCGGAAGAGTTGTTGAAACGATTAAGAACTCTGTCAATTCTGTGAAATTTCAAAAAACATCTTCAAAAATTAAAAAAGTTCTATTAATATTAAGAAATCTTAAACGAAATATCAAAACATATACTGATCCTGTCGAAAAACAAAAATATGAAGAAGCATTATATGCTATAAAATCTATCATTTCCGTTATTGCAACTATATACAAGAATCGTAAAAAAATAAACGGAAAAGTTGTTAAAGGATTAAATAATATAATTTTTGAAGAAACAGATGAGACTATTAAAATAGATAAGGTAACTTTTTAGTTATCTTATTCTTTTTATTATTTTTAAAAATAATATTTTCATTATATAACAATATAATATAATATAAAAAGAGAAGATGAATGAATAATGGGGGAAATGGAGCTATAAATTGATATTGAAAAGGAAGTGAAAATGTAAATGGCAACAATGGAATCAAATATAAACGAAATTGGAACTGACTTCTATGTGGCAACTGTAAGGGGAATTGATGCGGTTAATAGAACTTGTAATGTTTTTATTCCTAAATTAATGATGACTCTTCCAGATTCAGAATTTATTAGTCACGAATATCCTTTATTTACAGATAAAATTATAGATGCAGAGAATTTAAAAATCAGTAAATCTTTAACAAAAATCAACTATTTTAAAGTTTTTGCAAAAGATCAGGATGAACCAATGCCAGCTGTAAATTCAAGAGTTATTGTATATTTTATAGATGGAGATCCTAAACAAGGATATTGGACAAAATTCAATCCAGATGGAAACTACGAAGTAATAGATTCTGAAAAATATAAAAAATGTTCTAGTCTTCAAATAGGAGATAAGAAAATAGATATTAATGAAGAAGACAATATTCAGATTTTTATTCCAAATGACTTTAAAGTAAATGTTGTTGAAAAAGGAAAAAATAAAAATATCTATATCGAACATAATATGAAATCGGATACATCAATTGGATATTTAAAAACATTTATTCAAGGATTAAAGAAAAACATGGATTATTTTGTTGATGAGAAAATATCTTCAGCAAATAAAGAAATTAAAGAATTAATTGTTTCTCATGTTGAAAATGTTGGAGAATTATTATATGATAAATTAACAAATAAAATAACAAATATAGATTTTTCTGGTAATACCGATATCGCAACAATCGAAAAATTAAAAAATCAAACAAAAGAAGAAATAACAAAATATAACAAATTACTAGATATTTATAATACATATATAGATTATATTACAGCTAACGAAAGTAAATTATTGGATATTACTTATCTAACAGTAAATGAGGCAAAAGAACAAGTTAATAAATATAATGATATACTTGATACAGATAATTTTGAGGAAAATTATAATAATTTAATTGAACCTATATCAGTAGATAAAGAAATAAAAGTAAATGTTAATGATGATTATGTTTTATCTTTAGAAGGACAACTTGGTGATAATATATCTTATATATATAAAGATGATAAATTTACAGAATATTTTAAAAATAATATATACGAAAAATACGCAGATGACAATAATACTAACAATATTGGAGTAATTAGCTATCATTCAAGTAAAGATATATCTGATTCAAATGTTTTTTCTGACCAAAAATATTATAAAGATAAAACTATATATGGAAATTTAATAAGGCTAGATTTTGATATTGATATTGCTGAAGATGAAAATCAAAATAGCTTTTTAATAATAACAGATGATTCGACTATTTTATATAATACATATTTGAAAAAAGATAATAGCTCAAAATCAGTTTCTTTAGATATTGATAAGTATATTTGTAAATATGTTCGTTTATATAGAGATGATACAAATTACACTGAAATACCACAGAGCAATTTTGTTAAAAATCGATTAGATGATAACACCATAGCAATCAATGCTGGAACAACTAAAATAGAGTTAGCTGGTAATGCTTTATATAGTATTGATGTTACAGGTATTACAAAAATAGAAGCTCAAATAGAATATACAATAGACGAGAATAATAGTTTAACAGTTACAAATATTTACACATTTGAGAATTAAAAATAATAAAGAACAATAAATTATATCAACCACCAAAACTTAATCGAGAAATTCAGAAAGAATGGAGTGTCTTAATCGAGCGGAAAGATTAATCCGCGGTGGTCTCTTAGAGAATCGAAACTTAAAAGACGATATTAAAATATGGCAAAATTTAAAGAATATCAAGATAAAAAACTTGAGACTAAAAACGCGCCTGCACCAACTTTATTAACACAAGATGAATATAGAGCTTTATTAAGAGCTGATAAAAGAGACAGAATAAATCAAATTTTACGTGGTGCTGGTATTATTTTCATTATTATACTTTATTTAGTAATGGCAGAATTTTTATTTGAAATTAGTATTTTTGGAGCTATTTTCCCAAATACTAGAGATGAACATATATATTTCTGGAAATTTGTTACAACAGATATTGCAGATGTAATTGTTCCAGATATTGAAACAAAATTAACTCCTTCAGGAAGAATCTTTGATGACTGGTGGCAAATGGGACCATTACTTCCTAAATTAGGGTTATCAATCGTGTTAGTTCTAGCGACTGTTGGAATTGGTTTCTTAATAGCATACAGTATTTCTGATATTATTGGAATTATTAAGAATATGTTTATTGTTACTCATAAAACAGTTAAAGATATTGGAGAAATTGCTCAAGAAGGAATTAGTGAAGAATTAGGAACTGAAGTTGTACCAAAGAAAAAAACTAAAAAACTATTTGAAGATACACCTGATGATCTTAAAGAACAAGTAAAAGTTAAACAACCAAAACAATCAAGAGCTGAAAAGAAAGCTGCAAAAACTGAAGCTTTAAATAACGAAGTAGATGCATTATTAGATCAGTTATTAACTCATCCACATACAGCAGCCGAAGAAAAAATTATTAGTGATACTTTTGGTAGCGAATCAACAGGCCAAAGAATAGATAATTAAATTATTTTTTAAAAAATATTTTTAAAAATAGAAAATAAAGTTAGAACAATATAATATATACGGATTCATAAACGATTCTTACACCGTATATGTGGCCTTCCGCGGTCGGCGGCGGCTTAAAAGAGACGAAGCGTACGATTAGTAACCTCAGCGGCAAAGCGAAAGCTTGTAGTCCGATCTGGAATCAATACTGTAAAGTATATTATAAGCACGAATCCAGAGAACACGACAGAATAATTTATAGTTTTCCTCCTTAATTAAATTAGAAAATAAAGTAACTTAACGTTGCTTTATTTTCATTTTTTATTTGTTTTTTACACTTGAACAATTAATTATAACATAATAAACAACCTATGAAAGTGGGGTATAACTATGAAAACATTGAAGCAAAATTTTTTAGTATTTAGAGGAACTCGCGAAGAAGTCGATGCTGCTCCAGGTATAGATCGTTGCTGGTATCTTGCTTGGGATACAGGAGAACTTTTCGTTGGCAACTCTGTAGGAACAAAAACTAAATATGGTGGAAATGCTAAAACAATGTCTAAATCCGATATTATAGACTTTGTTAATGAACAATTTAAACCAATATTACAAATAAACAATGATACTATCAACGAAATAAAGAAAACAACATCTGATTTTATTGATAAAACTGATAAAGTAGTAAAAGAAGTAAAAAACACAGTAGATTCTTTAAATAATGAAATTGTAGAGTTTGCAAAACAAAAAGTTGAAGAAGCAATTCAAGAAGGCGGATTTGAAAATTTCTTAACTAAAGACGAAATTGTAGATCTTCTTTCTAAGTATGTTACTAAAGAATATATTGAAAAGAATTATTATAATAAAGACAACTCTGATGGAAAATATATAATAGCCGCTATGGGAAAAGATATATTTGATAATAAATCAAAAAATGGAACTTATTTAGCGTTAAGTAGCTATCAATCTGGAGAGTATAATATTGAAAGCGGAGTTATATATAAAGCAACAAATGGTGTTTTAGTTAAAGTAATGTCTTCTGGAACAGGCGGAGTATCAGAATTTAAAATTAATAAATTTACTATAAATGGACAAACATCTATATTAAATTCTGTAGAACAAACAATCTCTGAAGATAACGGTGACATAAATTTAAATATTGTATTACCAACAGACTATACTGCTTTAACAAATGTAGAAAATGGAGATTTAGTTAAAGAATTAAAAATTCTTTTAGATAATAAAGTAGCAGTTTCAAACGTTAGTAAATTAGACGGAGATCAAATAGTTAAAGTTCCAGCATCTTTTTTAAATATAAATAATTTTTTAGGAAGACATATATTTAAATTAGTTGGAACTAAATCAAATAATACAACAGTTGAGAAAACTGTTACAATGGATTTTATTCGTCCTGTTTATTGGGGAATTGGTACTGATACAACACCAGATTTTTCCGACTTAACCAAAAAAGTAACTAGAAATCCTAGTGGAGAATATTCATTTACAACAACGGCAGAAAAGCCATATTTTTGGATTGCTGTTCCAATTAATGCTGGTGATGCAATGAGTATAACTAAAATATCTAGCGGAGGATTTGAAGTTCCTTCTACTAGTGTTGAAATACAAAAGAATAATTATTTATTTAGAAGAAACGATTCTGCATTTATTGGAAGTGCAAAATTTGATATAACGGGAACAGGATTATAAAGGAAGTGATTAATCATGGCAAAATTAGGCGAAATTGATATTTATGGTACTTTGAACGCCGCAACAATGGAAGGAATCATTGCTAAAGCAGACCAAATTAAAGTTCAATTACCATTTGAAACAGATGGAAAAGATTATACCACTTTAGCACAATACTTAAATCAACAAGTAATGTTTAAAAGAGGCGAAGAAATAGCTGAATGGATAACTAACGAAAAGAATACAACTCCTGCTTTTTTTATTTGTATTTCTGAACAAGGTGTTTTCAAAAAAGGACATTTTATTTATTATCCTGGTGAAGCAAATAAATATGAAGATCTAACTCCTTCTGGAGGTGGATCAGGAAGTTCAGATAGACCTATATTAACAGTTAATACTATTATAAAATCAGAGTATGCTACAAACGAAAGAATTGTTATAAACTATAGCTGGACTTCTCAAAATTCTGGTGCTGGTCGTGTTTATGTTATTCTAGACGGAACAACTAAATTATCTCGTCGTGAAAATCCTATGAATGAAAGCGGAGAAAACTCTAGAGATTGGGAGATTGGACAACTTTCAAGAGGAAAACATAATATTGAACTTTATGTTAATGACTCTAAAAATCTTCAATCAAATAGATATAGAGCAACTATTGTAGTCGGTGGATTAGAAATACAATCTGATTTTAATCAAAGCGGATTTTATTTAGCTGGAAGTGAATTAAATGTTCCTTTTACTATTTTAGACACTAGCGCCAATAGAATAGAAGTTGAAGCACAATTTGATGATGGTGAAATTTTTCATCCTCAAAATGAAAATTCTTTAGTATTATCTGGCGAACAAATGACAGATAAAGTTCATAAATTAAAATTAGTTGCAAAAGGTTATGATCCTGAAACAGGTGAGTTAAAAGCAACTTCTAATGAATTAACTTTAACAATTATTGCTGCTGTAGAAGGCAAAGTTTATGTTACTCCTTATTCAAATAGTGCTGAAAACGGCGGAATTGAAAATATCAAAATAGAAGAAAATCAACAAGTAAGATTAGCTGTTAATATTGTTGAAATAGGTGGAAAAAACTATGTAATCAAATATTGGCTAATTAAAAAGGGCACAGATGAAAGAAAAGAAATTCACAGAATTGTTTCGACTGTAGGTATTGCAGCAACATCTCTAGTATTTGACACCGCGGGTGAATATACTTTAATCGTAGAAGCAACTTCTGAAACAGGAAATGTTGGAAGCACAAGTTTTAACTGTACTATTGATAGATCTTCATTATTGTCTGTTGATCCAGTTACAAATGGAGCTCAATTATTGCTTAGTGCTAAGGGTAAAACAAATAACGATGTTAATAAAGAAACTTGGTTAGATGAATCTGGAAATAATATAAACGTTTCTTTGAAGGATTTTAACTATAAAACAAATGGTTGGGTAATGTCAGAAGACGGCGTATCTAAAAATTATTTATTAATAAATTCTCGAGCATATGTTGAAATAGACTTCGAACCATTTTTAAACGATATATCTGATGGTTTAACAGTAGATATTGAATTTGAAACAAGAGACGTCTCAAATGTAAATGCTAGAGTAATTTCTTGTTATGGTGCTCCAATTGGATTTTTCTGTGATACAAGCACAGCTCGTTTAGGTTCTTCTACGTCACCATCTGAAGTAACATACACAGATAAAATTAACAACGATGGAACCGTTACAACTATAAAGACAGGTCCGTTTGAAGTTAATTTCAGACAAGGTGTAAAAACACACTTAACTTTCTGTATTTACAAATATAAAGATTCTTTAGGAGAAAATAATATTTATCCTTTCTCATGTATGACAATGTATGTTAATGGCGTAATGAGCGGAATACAAGAATTAACTTCTAATGATGATTTCCAAGCAAACAAATGGCAAAAAATATATTTAGGATGCAGTCCAGTTCAAAGTTCTATAAGTCCAACAACAGGTGCAACAGAATTTGAAAATTTTGGTGAAGCTAAAATATATAATTTACGTGTTTATAATAGAGCATTAACAGACACAGAAATAGTAACAAACTATGTTACTGATATAGAAAATTTAGAAGAAAAGGATTTAAAAGTTCGTTCTAATAAATTAGGTGAAGCAGCAACCGATACAACAATGGTTATTCCAGAAATGAATTTCACGATGTTTGAAAGCAATTATAAAGGAATAACTAAAAAAGCAAAACAAAAAGCTATAATAACTTATACATCTCCTAGTGGATCATTACAATCATTAGACTCTTTTGGAACAGTTCAATGGCAAGGTACTTCTACATTAGCTTATGCTATTAAAAACTTTAAAATATTTTTATATGACAGAAATGACTTAAGCAATGTTTTGAAAGAATTTCCTGATTTAAATGCATTAGATGCAACAAAAAAATTATATGATAATTTGAAATTATACGGGAAAAAGAATAAAGTAGATATCGGAAACGGTATTGTTTCGCATAAATTTACTTTAAAAGCTGACTACATGGATTCCTCTTTATCACACAATACTGCGACAGGTATGTTTGTTAATGATTTAGGAACAGAAGAAACTCCTCCTCAAGAATATATTAGTGCAGCTAGAACAGCAATTTATGGTTTCCCTATGAGATTAAACGTAAATCTTGTACCAGACACAGAAATGGATGGTTCTGGGTTGCCAATAGAATCAAGTGGAAAAACTGAATCTTTAGGTATATTTAACTTTAATCTAGACAAAGGTTCAACCGATGCATTAGGATTATATGAAAAAGACGACATAATTTCTGAATTAAGCAAATCTGAACAAACAAGATTTTTAGAAGAATATCCTAATTTTGATACATTAAGCTTTGAAATATCTGCTAACTCTGATAGTTCAGCAGGAGCTTTTGCTGTGTCTGATTATAAAGGAATTATAACTGATTTTGAATATCGTTTCCCTGATGAAGACGATATCTCTGAAACTAGATACTATGGCGACTATGTTATTGACGGAGATAATTTAGTAATCGACGTAAATCACAAATTTAAATATAACGATGATGCATCTATTAGACTTACAAAATACGTTTCAAATAACTTAATTTCTGGAACATACACGAAATCTGGAAATGATTATAAATCTGCGTCTTGGACGTTAAAAGCATCTGCAGATGGAAAATATGTTATTGAAAACTATTTAAACTATGACGAAAATACAAATGAAGTTGTTGAATCAAATCTAGAATTTACTTTTGTACCTAGTGAAACAGAAGCAAATAAAGGTTATGTTTTATTTATTGAATCAAAAGGTCAATCTTATATGAATTCTCGAGTTCATTTAAAGAGGCTTATTGACTGGGTACTTGATGCTGACGATGAAACATTCTACAACGATTTTGAAAAGCATTTTAATTTATCTGCTGTTTTAGACTACTATCTATTAGTTATGACTTTAGGTATGGTCGATAACTTAGGTAAAAACATGATGCTTGACACATATGGACCAGTTAAAAAGGGAAGAACATTCTCTGTTGGTGCAAATCGTGGTTCTCAAATAACTTACACAGAAGAAGAACGTGCAAAATACGATGATTATGCATGGTATCCACACTTCTATGATATGGATTAATTTAGTCCATGTAAAACTTTTTCTGATATACGGCGAAACTCCTGAAGAGGACAACGCCTAGGAAGGAAATAAAAAAATGAAAAAAATTGATTTAAATAAAGAGTATGGAAATTGGAAAATATTAGAATATTCACATACAAAAAAGAGTATAGATTATTATAAATGTATGTGTAAATGTGGAAATATAAAAACAGTTAATATTTATAATTTAATAACAGGAAGATCTACAAATTGTGGATGCCTAAGAAAAGAAAAAATGAGTAAAAACAGAATTAAAGATTTAACTGGTAAAAAAATTGGAAAATTAACGATAATTAGAAGATTAAATCAAAATTCCAAAAATAATAAAGTAGTATATGAATGTCTTTGTGAATGTGGAACTGTGAAGAATATACTAGCAAATAGCATTCTAACAGGACATACTATTTCATGTGGATGTGTAGTTAGTAAATATCCATCTATTATATCAAATATTATAAAAAATAAATTTGGATTAGATTGTATTAAGGAATACTATATTGATTTAAGTGATTTAAATCTAGGTATAAAAAATATTCGATTTGATATCTTTATTCCAAAATTAAATATTGCTATTGAATATGATGGAGAACAACATTTTATTCCTATAAATTATTCTAATAATATAAACTCGTTAGAACTTTTAAAAATAACACAATATAGAGATAAAATTAAAAATGAATATTGTGCTAAAAACAACATACCTTTATTACGAATTCCATATTATTCAAAGGATAACATGGAAGAAATAATCACAAATTTTATTTCCGCCTACAACGACTGAGCGAAAAAGGCGCAATGCGCATGCAACAGTCTGCTCTGCAACTATAACAATATGAAATTGCAGAAGAAGGGTCAGGTGTAAAGACACCTTAAAGAAGAACTCTTCTCGCTTTACAATGTAAAGTACAATGCTTGCGAAAGACGAGCATAGTAACACAAGGACATGTCTTTCATTAGATAACTCTGGAAATATAAGATTTGATACAGATATTGAAATGACTCAAGGTGTTTTCAATACTTCTAAATCAGTTTTATGGACAAAGTTTTCAAGAGTTTTCGCAACAGAAATTAGAGATCGTTATATTGAACTTCGTAAAGATAAATTTACGATTGATAATTTCATGAAATATTATTATGAGGACCAAATATCAAAAATTCCAGAAATGGATTACAACAAAAACTTTTATAACAAATATTTAGCAACAAAAGACAGACAAGCATATTTATTTATGATGCATGGCCGTCAATATGAATATATGTATAAATGGATTGACGAGAGATTATATTTCTTAGACACATACTGGAGCTACGGATCAGAATTCTCTAGTCAATGTACAGTTCGTGTTGAATACGCTGATTACGCAACTGTACCAGTAACTTTTAATATCCAAACATATGTTCCATCTTATGTTGATATTATATTTAAAAACTCAGGTTCAGACGGTGGAACAAACGACATGACAGTTAGACAAAAAGTCCCTCGTGGAAAAACCGTTCAATTTTCTAAGTTTATTTCAACATCAACCGACCAAGAAATTATTATTTACAACGCATCAAATTTAAAAACAATAGGCGATGTCTCTGTATATACACCTAAAACAGTTTTAATTGGTGCTGCTAAAAAATTAGTTGAATTAACAGTTGGAACAGACATACATCCAAATCCAAACTTACAAGACCTATCGTTGTTAAATAATACTTATTTAACTTCTATAACAGCTAATAACTGTTCAGCTTTAAAATCTTTAAGTTTGAAAGATTGCTCAAATCTAGAATATTTCTATTCTAAAGGATCTGCTTTAACAAACGTAGAATTCCCAGAAGGTGCTCCATTAAAAGAAATAACACTTCCTGCAACAATAACAAATATAAATTTGAAAAACTTAGCAATTCTAGATAATCTAGAGATTGAAAGATCTTCTGTTGAAGGAACTAAGATTAGTAGAATATACATTGAAAATTGTCCAAAACTAACAGGATATAAGGACGCAGATGGAAATATTACAGAAGGTAAATTTGTATCAGAATTTTTGAATTATTATACTCCAACAAGTCCATTAACAAGAATCGATATGGAAGTGTATGGGTATATCTCAAATTCAGATTTCTTAAACTATTGTGCTACTTTAGCAAATCAATATCCTTCTAACTTTAATTTACGCGGACAAATAAGATATATTGGAAGAACCATTCCTTCGATGTATTCTTATTATGAAACTGACTTCCCTAAACTAAAAGTTACATATGACAATGTAAATGATGTTTCAGGTATGTTTGAAAAATATAAGAATATAAATTTAGTTTGGAACCGTGTAGAAAGACATGGAACTGACGACAATATCACAATTGAGACTGTTTATTATTGGACAGATTTAAGAGAAGGTGAATTCCCAGACGATGCATATGTTACATATGAAGGACGAAAAGGAAGACTTCTTGAATATTATGATGACCAGGATATGAAACTCTTGGCCGATGAAATTAAAAAGTTATTAAAACCTTTTAGTAAATTCACAAATATGAACAGTATGTTTAGCGGTATGACTTGTTTGGAATATTTACATGATGATACCTTTGACGGCATCGATATATCTGAAGCTCATAACGAACGTATGTTTAACAATTGTTATACTTTAAAATATTTTGAAATACCAAATAATACACAAGTTATAGAACCTTATATGTTTGCTAACTGTTATAGAGTATTAGCATATATTCCCGCTTCAGTTTCTAAAATTGACAGAGATGCTTTTTATATAAATACTATAGAATCTACAGATTTGGGAACACATCCAGTATTATTATTTGAAAGTAGTATGGATTGGAGTAATGTTGAAGGAATAAGAGACGCACGATTTGGAATTATTAGAAATCCTGAGTCAAATCACGCTATAAGAACAGAAAAACAAACTATTGGTGACACAGAAGTAAATATTAAATACTTCTTGAAAGACACTAAAAAAATAATTAAAGAAATTTATAAAGACGATAATAGTGCTATAACAGAACAATTGTTTAATATTTTAAATGAAAACGATACTGCTTCTAAATTCGATAATCCATTAGAAATTTCTGAATTATTAGGTGGAGCATTAGTTAATTTCACTAATTTAAAATCTATTGCAATTCCTTCTTTCTCAATACCTGTTGAGAATACCGATAGTGTAACTAAATTAAAAGAATTAGAAGTTTCTATTGCTAAATTATTTACAAATTATAAAGTAACAAACGACAACAGAAAAACTATTGCGTTTGAAAGTTTATATATTATTCCATCTGACGATAAGAGAAAAATAGTAAGTAGATACTTTGCAAAAGATACGAAAATTCAAAAAATATTTATATCTCCAGAGATTTTAGAAATCGAAAGGTCAGCTTTTGAAAACACAGTTGCAACAACAATAGAAGTTCCTGTTATATTAACTTCTAAATTAAAGACAATTGGTTACGCAGCATTTAAAAATTCTGGAATTACAAGTATAACTATTCCTGACACGGTAACAAATATTGGAGAAGAAGCATTTATGAACTGTCAAAGTTTTAATAGCTTACGTTATTCAAACTCTATGACATATGTTCCTGAATCTTGTTTTAGAAATGTTTTAACAGCTGAGGCTTCTCCAAGAGTTGAAACAATATCTGGTTTCTCTGCAAATATAACTGAAATAAAAGATTACGCATTTAATAATGCTAAAAATCTAGTTTTGTTTAAAGAAACTCCAGAAGATTTGAGAACAACAACTTTCGATTGTTATTTTATTTGCGACGAAACAAAAACAAAAAATATAAATTATTTTAAAAATTTAACTTATATTGGTAAATATGCATTTAATAATGTTTATAATATAAAGAGATTTGACATTTCAGACTCTATAACATATATAGGAGCAAGTGCATTTATTCCTCCTGTTGAATCAGTTGTTCCAGATACTTTGATATCTTGGACAGGAACGGATTACTCAAATATGACAATTGAAACTTCTGCTTTCTTAAACAGACAATTCAACTGGTTATGTTCTACTCCTGGTATGAAAAACCAAATTATGAACAAGATTTGCTATATTCCAAATGTTGGCCAAATAGGTCAAAACGCGTTCTCTCCATACTTTGGTTCAGATGCAGAAGAAACACATTTAGCATATTTAGACTACATGTTAGTTGCCTCTTCAAAAGAATATGTAAATGCAAATTGGAAAAATTTTGTTACAAATCATTTAGAGACAATATATAACTTTAGTGATGCAGTAATACAAAGCGATATAAATGCCGAAGGAACAAGTCGTTCAACATTTATGTATTTCTTACAAGATCTAGGTTCTAGTAGAAATGCTTTAATTGCTCGTTTAATGAAAACAAACAATATTGATTCTCAAACTGCATTTATTCAAAAAGAAATAGAATATAATTCAAGTAAATATACTATTACTGAAATATTGCCTAGAGCTTTAACATATAACGATTCTAATTTAAATAACATATATTTTGAACATAGTTCTGAATTAAAACGTATAGGTAGCGAAGCATTTACAAATACAAATATCTTCTCTATTTCAGTATTAGATGAATTAAGTTCTCCAACTGAAAAATGTATTCCGGCATCAATGGTTAAAAGTGAAAACTATCCTTTACCTATTGGAGAAGGAATTCCATTTAAAAATACAAGCTGGTTTAAATCAAACACAAATGTTAAAGACGATTTCGTTTATTTAAATGAATATTGTATTGGATATATTTATGGAGACACAACTGTAATAACTAAAGCTATTGAAAATAATACTAAATTTATATATGAAGATGCATTTGCTTACGATAGCGCATTAAAAAATATAACACTACCAAGTTCTTTAGTAAGAATTATGAACAGAGCATTTAGAAATACAGGATTATATGCTATTGATTTTACTCCATGCCAAGAAACTTTAGAATATATTGGAAACAATGCATTTGATAACTGCTTATCTTTAACTGAAATGAATTATACTAAGAATATAAATCATATTGGTAAATATGCAGTAAATAACTGTGTTTCATTAGAAAAAATTACATTTGCTGACGATATGGTTTTAGATTCAACATCTGAACCTATTAAACCATATGTAAATGATAAAAATAAGAATATTGTTACAAGAACATTTATTATATCTACTTCAATGGGAGATTTCTTTGCTCCATCTAGTTACGGATTTGAAGAATTCTATAAATTATCAAGAATTGACAATTTAACATTGAGTACAGCCATAAATATAATTAATTTACCAGAAATTACTTCTGATGGAGATTATAAAGATTTATATCAAAGTGATTGGGGAGAAACAAAATATTATGTAGTTGATTTTGGTAGAGATGAACTTGTAAAAGAATATCCTGAAGCAAGATATTCAAACGCTCCTTTAAGATTAGTTACATCTAAGAACACATTTATTTGTCCTAAAGGAGATTATAAATCTAATATCGATATTTCAGGTATAGATTCGACATTTGACGATGCGGATATCGCAAGAATTTTATTAGGAACATCTAAAACATCTTCTAAAAAATTTATTTTAAGAAGTGCGGTTGCCAATAGAATGAGCGCAGCTATATTTGCAAATATAAGAAACGTTAGACCAATTACGTTTGAAATTAAAGATCCAAAAGATAATATCTAAAAAGATATTATCTTTTTTGTTTATATATTATTGATATGAAAGAGGTGAAAATAAAATGACAGATGATTTTTTGCTAACTTTTTTTAAAAAATCAATAGTGACAGATATTAGTAAATATACTAAAGCTTATGTAGGATGTAAATTTTTAGAGAACAATCCAAATGTATTAATGACATCAACAGAAACTACAGAAACTATTTGTAATGATATAAAATCTAAAATTGCTTGTTATAAAAAAATGAAAATAAATTATGTGTTATTCGATAACGAAATATCATATTTTTTAAATCATAGTTTGTGTTTCATATATACAACATTGGGTAGTTCAATCCCTGTTATTTTATTTATTGATGATTATTCAGAAATAGTATATGAATACGCAAATCATTCTGATAAGTTTAGGATTATATCAATAATTTCGAATATGGTAACAAATGATAACTTTTTAAAAGTCGCATCTAATGTTATGGAAATAGCTCCTGTTACATTAAGAAGATATGGAACCACATTTTCAAATATTCCAAATAACAACGATGATAATTTTGAACATACTACAAGCATGATGTTAATAGCACCAATGAAAGATAGTTTAGATTTTAAACTTACATATACTCAATTTGAATATATACCAAACCCTTATACAAACTATTATGAATATTATGCAGGTAGATTTGAATCTGCAATTTTTAAATGTATTAAACATAGAATATTTTTAAAATATAAAGAACAAATAATTTACTCTACAGAACTATTTCCGGAGGATATAGAAGATAAAAAATTATTGGAACTGCTTCTTGATAGTTCTAGTTATGAAAATGAAATTCAATTTAAAATGTTTTTAATTGATTTGATTAAAAGAAAAGAAATTGAAAGTGAGGAAAGGGATATGATAGAAAAAATGGCAAATAAAAAATGTATGTTTGGAGGAGCATTTAATCCGCCAACAAAAACACATATACAAATAATAGAAATGTTATCTAATCTATTCTCAGAAGTATATGTTGTACCAAATGATTTAAAACATTATAAACAAGATGCTGTAAAGTTCGAATATCGTTATAAAATGTTACAAATGTGTATTAATAAATTAGATCACAATGAAAATATTATTATATCCGATATAGAGCATACTGGTAATTATTATGGTTCTTATGATACATTAAGAGCTTTAGATCATCCTGTGTTTGTGTGCGGAGACGACTTTTTTGAAAATGTTGTTTCGTGGCACAACCCAGAAATTTTATTAGAAGAGAATGAGTTTTTAGTTTTAACAAGAAATAAAACTATAAGAGAATGTAAGATTATAATTAATAACGATCCTATGTTTTCAAAATATAAAAACCATTTTAGCTTTATTCAATTGAATTTTGGTCGAGATGTTTCATCTAGTAAATATAGGGAAACTCATGACAAAACATTACTGCCAGCAAATTGCGGCATAGAAAATTATATAAAGAGGAGAAAATTATATGAAGAAAAGTAATTTTATAATATTATCAATTTTAGCGTTTATTTTAGTTTTTGGATTAATTTTTGTTGTAGGTGTATTTTCAAGTAAAAATACTGCAATAGATTATGAAGAAAAAATAAATGCTTCTATTTCAAATATAGATGTTCAAAGAAAAGCGGCGGTTACTAAATTAACACAAATGGAAACTGCAATAGATTCATCAAATGCTCAATATGAAAAAGTAATTGAAGCTATAACAAAAGCAAGAGAAGACCAAACAGTAGCTTCTTTAACCACTGCAGTTGATTTAATTAGAGAGGCATATCCAGAAAACGCTGGAAATCAAGAATTATATACTAATTATATGAATGAAGTAACTATTTCATATAATAGCATTGCAAAGTATAGAGAAAGCTACAATAATGATGTTAGACAATATAAAGCATTTTGTAGAAGATTTCCAAATGCGATGTGGCTGTCTATTGCAAATTATAAACAAATTGATTATCAATATATTTCATTAGAGGTTCCAGAGGACATTTAATATGAAATCTAAAGTTATTATTCAAGGCAAAAATTTTGAATTAACTATTAGAGAATTAGTTGTTTCTATTTTAATATTAATTATTGGAATAGCTTTTATATTTTTAGGTTGTAGAATAATTGATAAAAAATATATGGACTATAATGACAAATTTATAAAAGCAAATATAATAGAAGATCAAGAAATGTTTGATTATTGTTTAAACACTGAACGTGGGTTATCTTCTTCATTTGCTAAAATTGAAGCAGATAATTTTGTTTCATTTAGCGAAGTATATAAAGATTTTTTATATGTAGAAAGAATAAAAGAAGAATATACAATGCATACAAGTACAGATTCTGATGGAAATATTGAAACATATTATACCTGGGATAGAGTAGAAACAAAATCAAAACAAGTTGATTATATTGTTGTGAATGGTATAAAGGTCAATATGTCAGATGTTTTTATAAAAACACGAAAAGTTGATTTAAAAGAGACTGAAGTTAATTTAAAAGATTATGATTTAGATTATGAAGGTTTTAAATCTTATTTATATGAAAGAAGCGGAATATTTCATTTTAGTGGAGATGTTAGATATAGATATGAAGCGATGACATTAGACGATATTTATGAAAAAGGAAATACGTCTTTTCTATGTTCCTTTGAGAATAAAGAACTTCATCCTTATGAAAAACTATATAAATTTTATAATATGACTCCAAAAGAATTGAGATCGGATTCAATGAAAACTACAGATGTACCAAAAATATTACTTTCTATAGCAGTAAGCGCAATATTCATAATTGGAATATGTGTTTTTATTTATTTGGAAAATAATTATTTAAACAATAATAAAGAAATCAACTAGAACAATTAATTATATAAAGAACGATATTTTATATCGATATCGTTCTTTTTTTATTAAAAAATCCGTTCTGTGAGCGATCGAAAATTAAAAAGGTGGATATTTCTCCATTCGATTGCTGTGAGAAGCGTTTAGAAAGGGTTGATTACTATGGCTAGTTATACAAAAGAAGAAATAAAAAACTTTTCTGTTATTTATAAAGAAATAAAGAAACTTTTAAATGTAGATACTACATATCAGGAAAAAGTTAGAAATTTAAAATATAAAGTTCAATTGATAATGGATAAAAATAATAATGTTTTGAACTCTTATATTATGGGAAGACGTTTATTAATAAATGAAAAAGAAACAAATGATTTAATGAACGTTTTAGGTGTAACAAAAGAACAAATTGATAATATAATGAACATGTCTCCAGTATTTGATGAATATAGAGCAGATACAAAAAGAAAACCGATGTATTTAAATTTACCTCTTGTTGTTTTCTCTTCTGAACTATATAGGTTGGGTAAAAAAGAAGATGCATTTTTTGTTTATTTTATAATATTCCTTCGTGCATATGCTTCTAAAGTATTTTCTAGTTTTAGAATATGGAACGAAGAAATTGATAAACGTGTTATGGAATATGTAGTTAATATAGTTCTAGATGACAGATATGATTTAAAAAAATATGGTTCTATATTAGACGTATTAATGAAAACAGCTTCTAATTCATTCGAGCATTATATTCCAGAATTAGTAAAACCAAAAAATCAAAAAGATATGTTTATTGCTAACGATGTACTAACAAGTGGTATTTATACTCGTGTTGGCTCAACAATAAAGAAAGTTGCCGATAAGTTCTTTAAAGCAAAAGCAGATAAAAAATATTTAGATTTTGAAAACAGCTCGGCAATATCAACCGATGAAGAAACTGAAGGAGCATCTTATTCTATAGAAGTATCGTCGATTGCATCCTATAAACAAAATTTAATTCAAAAAGCATTAATGAATATTTCAACTGCTCCTATAGATGATAAAATTATAAATTTAGCAATTAAAAAAGCTTATCCAGGAGTTTCGAATCCAAGAAATAGTGCTTATTTTGATATTGTTAAAACGGCTGTTAAATCTATTTGTGAGGCTAAGAATAAAGAATTATATGAATATTTTGATTGTATTGTTTCCTCTTATTTTTATAATCTAGATAGATTTACTGGAAAGAAACATACAGCTGCAGACGTGAAATCTCCTTTGTTTATAGAGAATTGCAGATATTTCTTTATAAGTCCAAACACAAAAGATCCAAATATTTTAAAAGTTAGAAAAATGACCGCTGAGTTTTTAGATACAGCATCAGAATACTATCAAACACATACCGGCAATTCATCTAGATCATGTTTAAGAATTGCAGTATATTGTTATTTAGTTTATTTTATTTATTTAACTGCCAAAAGATAATAGAGGTGATCTATTGTCTTTTAATTTTTCGTTAAAAAATATATTATAATATAGATATATTAAAAATACATAAGCACGGCAGTAAAAATATTTTTGATATATCGAAGGAAAGGAAAATATAGATGGAACTAAGAGAAATTAAAAATTTAAATCAAAAACTATACCAATTAGACACTGAGATTGGTAGAAATAGTAAAACGATTTTTATAGCAACTTTAATTTTTGCAATTAAACTAAACACAGATTTTGCTATTAACGGTAAATTATCAGACATGATAAATTTCAATGATAACAATATTAGACCGATAGACCAATTAATAGCAATAGCAAAAGAAGGAATAAATACTCTTGATATGCCAGAAGCAACCAAACAAGCAATTTACGATTCTTTGAGAACAATATCAGGAGTAAATACTAAATTAGATAAGGATAGAACAGCATTTAAAAATTTTTTGAGTGATTTTATTTCAAGTTATAGTGATATACACGACGATGATTTATTTTTAGAAACATTATATATGGAAATAGATAAAAAATCTGGAACTGGAGATGATGGAATTGTATTAACTCCATTTTTTGCAGCTCAGCTTATGATAGATCTTGCTAATATAAACTATAAAACAGACGTTATAGCTGATTTATGCTGTGGAACTGGGTTATTCTCTCTATTATCATATCATAAGATGAGTTGTGATATGAACAGCGATTATAGAAAAGGATTGATTACTGAAGAAGAATACGACGACTATACCAATAGATTATATAGCTCGATTATTGCTAATGATATAGATTCAAAAATGATAACTTTATGTTTAGCCAATTTATTATTAATAGATATAAATAAATCTTTGATTTTTTGCGGAAATACGCTTGATATAAAAAGATCAAATTTAAAATATCAAAATGGCAATTCAGAAATATTTGTTCAACCAACAAAGGCAATATTAAATCCACCATATGAAGATGCATATAAACCATTAGAAATTTTAGAAAAGAATATTTCTTTAATTTCTGGAAATCCACAACATGGAACAAGAGTAGTTGTTATTGTTCCGCCACAAAAATTTGGACAAAAGAAAGAAGTATTTTCTAGAATATTAAACTCTGCAACATTAGAATGTGTTATAAAAATGCAAGATGATTTATTTATCGATAGTGGAAGATCACAACCAGCTTCTATATTTGTGTTCAATGTTGATAAACCTCATTCTAAAAATGATCAAATTAGATACTTTAACTTTACGGACACAGGATATGTTTATTTAAAAGATAGTGGATTAGTTGATAAAAATAATACATATAATCAAAAGAAACTAGAACTGTTAAATAAAATAGAAAATCCACAAGATAATTATAGTACTTTTGTTAGAACATGGAATAATTTTTATGAAGTTAATAGAGAGCTTGAAATAACAACTCAATTAGATCCAGATAAAGTAAAAACAAATAAAGAAGAAGCCGATATAACTTTAGAAAATATCACTATCAAGAAAATGATTAACGAAAAGATATCTTTACTTCAAAGTGTGGAAAATAATTTTAAAGACAACAATAATGAACTTGAAAATTATATTATTGATATATTAAGTGAGGATTAATATATGAAAACAAACAATGTAAAAAGTGAAATTATTTGGAAAGGATTTAGATTAGGAAATTTATTTGATTTTGATAGTAGCAATCAATATCCATGTACTCAAAAGCAAGTAGATATTAGTAGCGAAAAAAATGATGTATATCAAATTGCCGTTGTAGCACAGTCTGGAAAAAATAATGGTGTAATAGGATACATAAAAAGAAATGAAAATATTGATAAATATATATTCTCCAATTCTATGACTTTTTCTATGAATTTTGGTTTATGCTTTTATCACAATTATGAATATATTTTATTAGATACACATGGAAGTATATTTAGATTAATTCCTATGGATTTAAAACTAGAAGACATAATAAAAAATAATATTGATTGTGGAATATTTATTAATAAAATTATTAATAAAATATGTTCAAAATCTTTATATGACTGGCAATGGAAGCCAAACTCACAAAGAGCTGGACGCGAAATCATTCTTCTCCCATGTTTAGAAGTTTCACAGGATGATGAATATATTTGGGAAGAAAATGGACGTTATTATACGCTAGCGGTTGAATATATTAAAGAACTGATGGAGAAAGCAAAAGAACGAAAAGAAGCTAGAACAATCAGAATGTATGAAGCTGAAAGAGCTAAGTATGAAGCTGAAAGAGCTAAGTATGAAGCTGAA